GTATCCAGAGTTTGTTGCTGGAACCGTGTAGGTAGTAGAGGGAGCCTTCCAGACATAGAAGTCTCCGTACTTTTCCATCTGCAGACCTGGAACTGGGTGTCGGTAGGATATAAACCTCTTCAGCTTCTTGATCTTCGGCACAAGCTGCTCAAGTACATCCGAATACAAAAAGCTGACTCCAACGTCTGCTTCTACATCCTCCGTGATTGCATCCCCTTCGATGATCGTGATTTTGTCTTCTAGTGCTGCATCTTTGACAGCACGTCTGGCAATCTCTACCTGAGTAGGGTCAATCTCTACGCCGATGGAAGTGCAGCCATAATCTTCTGCGGCTGCAATGAGCCAACGAGCATCGCCGCAACCGTAATCAACGAATCTGTCACCCGGTTTGAGTTGTGCGTACTCAAGACCTTTGTAGACGTCTTTCAGCGGCGTCGGTGCTTTGGTGTTACCCTTCCTATAATTCGTACCAGTTGCTAGCCAAGCAAGAACGTAGGAGTCCAGTAGACCCCGGTCCCAACGACGGACAACCTGTTCGTTGCTGTCTAGACCCACAAGACATGGCAGGATTTCATCCTGCAGACCAAGTCTTTCGACTTCTGCCTTGTTGTCGTCATAGTCCAGAATCTGGATATGATCCGTTGCAGAGCTTCCGATTTTCCAGCCTTTTGACTGCAAGGCCTTAGTAGCGGAATTCAGATATTTTGACTTGAGCGCCACGCATTGACCGCACCAGACAGCACCAATGTATACTGCCCGACTCTTGTTGGTTATGAAATACTGATTGAAGAGTTCGTCTTCTGACCCTGACTTGTTGAGCAGTTTGCTTGAAGTCGGCAATGACTCAATCACTGCGTCTGGAATGAGAGACGAGTAGTCTTCGCTAGTAACAGAGTCTGGTGTGAGAGAAGTGTAGTCTTCACCAGCAAATGCGGCAGAGTACAGAGGTGAGATCAGTAGGAGTACCGCAACCCTACTTACGACGTCTCTTGCGAACTGTACCACGACGACTCCTTGTAGTGGTGTGGGGAGGTGGAGCCAAGACAGCACGAATTGCGAAGGCCCACTGTGCTGACTGACTGATTAGACTCTCTGAGTCAAAGCCGAACCCGTAAGGTAGATGACCCAGCGCCGCACCCCATTCACCCCATGAATTGATGTAGGGCACAACATGCTGTCCGCGGCTTCCTCGCATCACTGTGGTGTAGCAGACGGAGTGACCCTGCCGACCAACAATGACTGGATACTGCTTACACAGCGCTGTCTTGATTCCGGCGACAGATCGGATGATGTCGCACTCGTAACCCTTGAACAGTGCAGCCGTACTCATCCAACCGCTCGGCCACTTACTGTAGAATCCCGTGGCCGGCATTACATGATCGCCGAATCTTGCTTGGTTTTCCGTAGTGTTCAGAGGTAGGAACCCTACAGACTGCAATTTATCCAGCGCGTCGCTGACCATCGCTCCTGAATTCGGACCGCTGCCAATCTGCTTATACATTGAGATGGCACTCATCTGGATGACGTTCTCCAGACCATATTGAATGGCCTGAACAATCATGTCACCAGCAGTTGTTGCGTTTCCGACGCAACTACCCTCCTGTCCCTGATTTAGGACGTACTTCACAAGCCACTGGCACCCCGACTTGCCAGACTCCATTGCATCAATGGCCTCCTCAATTTCAGAGGGGGACATGATGCTCTCGCGTTCCTCAAAGACACCGAATCTGGCCTTTGACAATCCGACGCCTAAGTCGCCGAAGACATAGTGAGGCTGCTTCGTGAAGTCGAGGTCGAGATAGCGCTCGTCGATATCTGTATACACATTACCCTCCATGTGCCTTGATGGTAGCAATGACGCTATCCGCTGTGGCGTTTGCTGGCAGACTCTCTTTGTAGAGGACAGACTCAGTCTGTTGGTCTAGCAAGAACAGAACAGGCAAAGTCATAGACTGGTATGCAGATCGCAGCTTGTCTGAGATTTCAGATGATCCTGCATCGTCATCAGAGAACGTCAGCCAATGACCCTTACTGGAAAGGTAGTCTGCTGCAGGTCCGCTACGCAGTCCAGTTCTCATTCTTCCAAAGGCTGCAGATGAATCTGCTGTCTCATAGATGATGACTACGTACTTCTTCCCCTCTACTGTAGGGTCCGGTACTGCAGTAAGCCCCTGACGAATACCCTCTGCGATCTCCAACCACACTGCCGCATGTTGTGCAGTAGTAGTGAGTCTTCCGTCAGTCGACATCTGATTGAGCAGAGGCGTCAGACTTGTACTCAGAATGCTGGTCCACTGACTTAGCGCAGTAGCGTCACTACCAATAGCAGACTGAGAACGACTCTTCGTATCAGCCTTGATGTCCGCTATCGTAGTCAATTTTCCAGAGGTGATGTCTTCAGCAACGACCGTATAAGCAGCCGCTAGAGACGTAAATGACGCAACTGTGTTTGCAGTTACTGTATTCTTGACGGCATTTTTCACCGTCTCCACAACTGTCGATAGTGGTGGAGGAGGTGGGGGTGGAGGGGGTGGAGGCGTTGGATCGCCGCCAATAGAGAACGTTAGAAGCTCCTTAGACCTCTCATCGTTCTCAACAGCCTGAACAAGGACGATATACTTGTCACCCGCTCTGGAGGGTAGAACAAGTAACTTCCCACCCTCATACAAGAACCTCAAAGAGGGGTCGTCATTGCGAGGGGCTGGCCACGAAACGGAGCCTCCCAGAGCCGTAACAGCAGTCTCAATCTTCTTCCGCTCGACTGAGTCATCATCCGTCGTCTGGTTTGACACGATGACATCAAACCAGACGACAGCTTCTGTCTCAGTTGCGTCGATGATGAGCGGATCGCCTGGAACTTTTGGTTCTGTCGCATCGACAACCAACAGAGGAGGCTCTGCGAAAGCCGCTGTTGACAGAAAGACCAGAAGTAGCAGGGTGCGGTAGATTGTGTACATCAGATCAAGTCACTGTAGTCGTCAACTGGGAAGTCTTGATTGAACTCACGCGCAGCCGCCATTGTGAGCTTCGGATCGTTTCGACAGGTCTGTCCAATCCCATCGAAGAGGGCAGACTTGTCCGAAGCCAACATGCGACCGTGGCCCTGTTGATATCGGTCTCTCGCGACTCTCTTGATTGCGAGTCGTCGGGCAGCCTGCGCTCTGCTGCCATCCTCTGCGAGCGCCGCTTCCACTTCAGCGTCAGACGCTTTGTTGAAGCACGTCGACAGAAAGTTCGTCAAGATCGGAATGATCGCAGCGAGAATCTCCTTGAAGAGGTCCCCGATACCTGCGCTGAAACCAGCGTCTGCACAATTCTTTCCGCAGACTGACTCGAACTCGTGGTATTTCTCTCCCATGCGTGGCATAGCTCACCCTTGATAAAGCGTTTTGTGTCTGACTCACAACTCAATAGCTTGAGTTAGATTATGCACCCTCTCAACTGCTAATGCAACCCCAAGGGCATCTACACAACAGCACAGTAGATAGCGGCCCGCCAGTCTTCGCAGTAGGTAGCAGCCAGTGTGGCCTGAAAACACCAGACCTCCGGAGGGATGCTCCGGAGGTCTGTGCTCTCTCCAAGGCTCTTGCTACCGATCCCGGTCAGAGGTGAATCTACAGGTCAAGAAACAGTGTGTCAACAGACTTTCGTAAAAAAGATGGAACCCCGGATGCTGGCGGGCATCCGGGGTTCCGGCTCAACAGACAGTGCGGGTAGACCTGCGGATTGGTCCACTGTCCGGAGCGTGCACTAGAAAATCACAGTGTGTCTGAACTCGAAAACGAAGTCTTGTGTTTTTGGCAACCCAGGAAACGTTCTGTGTGCAATGAGCGTGTTATCCGCGCAGATCAGACCTTCTTCTGTGATTGTGAATCCGTTAGCTTCAGCTTCCAGAATGAAAGCAATCATGCGGACCGACGTACTTGTCGGAAACTCGAAGGTTGTGAAGTTCTTCACCAGGACTTGCGCTTCTAGTGCCGTGTCGGTCTCTGCTGGAGAAATTGGAGTAGACGGGTCCCCGACAGCGTGGCCTCCTGTACCCCAAGCCATCTTGTTCACGAATCTTGTGGAGGTTTCGTGACCAACCAGCATGTGAGAGAGTTGAGTCTTGATTCTGTTCGTGACGATATTCCCGCCGTACAGAACGTCTTCCACTTTCCCGTTTGGAAGCCACATCTGATAGGGTTTCCCATCAGACCCCACAAAAGACCGCAGCCCGCGAGACCCCGCTCTACGGACAAGACACTCAACGTCTCCTATTGGAGATCGTGAGTCCCCTCTTCCGGGGTAGGCATGGTCAGTGAATCGAAAATTTCTTGGGGTCATGATTACCTCTTTTGACGACTCTCAACCACAATCTGACTTCCAGGAGATGGAAGTTTCACTGGAATCTTCGACCTCATGTTCATGCGCCAGGCATACCCAGAGAGGTTGCGAGTTCTTATAGCAACCCGCAGTTCTTCCGTCAAAAACGGCGGAACATCTACAATCTTACCACTCTTGTGGTCTTTGGCGTATAGAGGTTCCCAGGATGGAGTGAACCCAAAAATTGTGCTCTCCACATTTCCAGTGTGCTGACAGTGGTAGGGGTTCGTCCAACGAATGAACATCTTGTATCCCGCTTCCTTGAGCATACCCCAGAAGACTGAGTTCGCCTTTTCTCCATTCGTCTGGTTTTTATAGGGATTCCCGATGTTTTGCATCAACTCCCTGGAAACCACAAAACAAGCCCCACCAATCTTCGATACAGTTGCGAAGTGTTCGTGGTCTTTTTCCCACTTGGCCCAAGGGTTCGCGTAAACGTGAACAATGCCTTGCCTGTTCAGAGGCCCCTCAAAATCAGCTACAGCCTCTTGAATAGTCTGGTTGCCGATCAGAATGTCGTCATCCAGATGAAACCAGTGAGTGAATCGGTTTTCTCTCAACAATCGGTCAACCAGCAACTCACGGCCGGCGCAGAATCCGATACGTTTCGGTAATGCCTCATAACGATGAATCAGGCCTCGCAGTTGGAGGTCCTGAAACAGGTGCTGCTTTGCCTCGCGTAATCCGTCGTCTGAAGCATCGTCAAGCACATGGATGAAACATCCTTTGTGCTGAACGTTTGCTACCGCTATCGCAGTCATGGCTGAATGCCAAAACCGATTTCTGGTTGTAATCGTGACGTACACCATCAGCAATAGACTCCCTCAATCACAGCAAGCCACCACGCTCAACAACTATAATTGAGTTGGCCCAAGGCTTTGGATGAACACCGTATTGACGAAGATTCGTATCTGGAATCCACGTTTCATCCATTCTTCGGGTAAGCGTGAACAGCCGAAACTCACTCGAATCCTTCAAGTCAAGCAAGAACGATTCGAGTTGAGCGTATGCCGGGTTGGTACTCCATCCGTAAGGGACTGTTACCAGGAAGTTCTCAGCTTCGTCAATGATCTTCTGCATCGCTGACATTGGAGTCGCGAGTTCGGAAAGACCATACCGTCGTTCACCAATATGCTCCAGAGTAGAAATTGAAAGAACGTGACATCCGCGAAGAGTGGTGTTGAACACTGATTCTCTGTACGTCGCTTTTGTGTCTATTGGATCAACAACTATGTCAACACCCTCATACCTCCAGTAGTAGGGTGTCACTGCACCAACCTCTACGACAACCTTGGGTGAGCAGTCACGAAGTGTGTTGAGCCAGTGCCTTGCAATCGGTATCTCAACCGTCCTTTCGGTGCGCCGTGCAGAATTTCTCCGCCCGCAGTTGTGACTATGGTACAGGTACGGCAAGACCTTACCATCTTTCTTGTAGGTAAACGTGTCAGCATCCATAAGGAATGAACCTCCCACAATTCATGGATTCAAAAATCGTCTGCAGTTCTGCGGAAGCGACACTCCACGGGTCTTCTGGGAACCGCAAAGAACGAATGACTGTGAGCAACCCGTCTATCGACCCGTCATAGTGAATGCAGGGGTATTCCCAGCACCAGCCGACATCAGGTGCAATTATCGGTACTCCAGCAGCAACAGCTTCTAAGACTGAGTAAGGACCACCTTCTGTGTCACTGGTCACTACAAGGTAGTCTAGTTCCTGAAACCAAACTAGCATCTCAGATTGACTGAGGTTCCCGCCACTGACGCGAACCTCAACCCCTGAAACCTTCTGCATCGCGCTCACTTTGTCAGGACATTTCCTGCGACTCATCTTCGCGGCTATGCCAAGCACAAGAGTCTTCTTCACGAATGCAGCGTCAGGTGCACCACCCCAAATTGCTGTCTTGCTTGGTGGGCAGTCTTGCGCTGTCTTTCGACTCATCGCGATACAATAGTCGGACAACCTTGTCGCTTCAAAGAATCTTGCTCGACGCCAGCCTCCGTCATCGGTAAGGGAAGGCAGATGAGTCATCCAAGGTACATTCAGTGTCCCCTTTGATCGTTGACGAAACCCTTGGTAGGAAACGTAGAAGTTGATGTCAGCCGTATTGTCAGCAGAGAGTCCTACAGTTATACCCGGAATGCGGATTGAGTGAGATATCCGCTTCAGAATCCAAGTATCTTCACTTTTGACTACGTGCACTCTCATCGTTTCATTTCCAGGCTTTCAGTTACAGCTTGTACCCATCGGTCAGCAAACTGCTTGTACCCATAGGCTTCAGCAACTCTCCTATTTCTTATTCGCTGCCTCTCCAATTCATCAGGGCTGTTCAGTAAACGCTTGATCGCTGACACTAGAACATCATCTGAGTCTTTAGCACTCACAACATTTATACATCCCCTGATGTCATCAGGTGGTGAGTTTGGCATATCACCAACAATGACGCACCCTGCAGCCATTGACTCAAAATACTTCCGAAGAGTTAGTGGGATGTAGGGACACGTTGAGACTATTGAAATCTTAGATGACATCAAAGATGCAGCGTACTGACGCTGCTCTTTGAAGACAGACTCGATTCTTGGCAATCGGTATCCAGGTGTTTGTCTGATTCGACCCACAATACGTCCGCGAGACATCAGTCTGCTGTATCGGACTCTCAGAGGGTAGACTTTCGGGTTTCTATTTCCAGTTAGGATGACTGGAATATGTCTTTCATGCATGAACCTGTCATGGTTGGTGTACAGTTCCAAATTGACTGCAAGTGGTAAGTAGACTGAACGTATTCCACCGCCTTGAAAAAACTGTCTATCCCAATGATCGTGGTAGAACAGAAGATCAAGGCCGGCACGTTTTGCCTCTAGGACTCCGTTACGTGGATCGTCTTGGTAGGCAGATACCTTCAATTGTCGAAGTCGACCTTCACCGCCGATAATGCCTGGAAACTCTGCAATACCAAATGGCCTCCACAGATACACTACATCTGCCGTAGGCATCAGGTTCTCGACATTCGATCGCAGACTGGCTTTCTGATCCCAGTTACTCCAGCCAGTACCTGTAGTTTCAATCCGAACGTCCGGATGGTTTCTAAGCGCGTTGTACTGTTCTGGCCAAAATGGTGGGCATTTACTTTCCCACCAGAGCTTGTTTATGACCAGCAGAACATTCATCTCTTCGGCATCCCTACAAAGTCACCAACGTTCTTGCGCAACCTCTTGAGTCTGTTGTAGAAGCCCAGACTCTGAAAGAAGTTCCTCACTTCTACAAATGAATCTCCTTGTTCCTCAAGAAGTCTTTGACAACCCTCAACAAAGACCACTGGACGCCAAAGTCGAATTGTGCCGATACCACCCTTTAGTACCTGTAGCTCAGTCCCCTGAGTATCCACCTTCAGCACACCGACGTTCTTGAATCCGTAACTGTCAATCCTGTTTTGGTTGACGTACAGAGAATCCTCTTCCGGTTGTTGTAGTACCTTGGAAAGACCACCAAGGTTGGTTTTACCCCTAAATGAGAGGTCACTGAAGTTTTGCATCCTCACTGTACGCTGACTGCCATCCCCAAGCGCTGAAGTATAGACAGTCACATTTGTGAGACCGTGGAGCTTGATATTCCACTGCAATAGTTCCGCGAACTCTGGGTAAGGCTCAAAAGCGTGAACATGAGAAAATCGCTTCGCCGCGAAAACAGTATGAGTCCCGATATACGCACCGGCATCTATATAGGAACGGCTGCGATCTGCACAACCAGCGACGGCATCGAGAACCCAAGGTTCCCACCTCTGGCCTGATAGAAGAATCTGCCCAATGTAGTCCTCGTCATAGACGTAGAACTTTCCGTCCGGAGTATCCGCAAGAACGACCTTCATTGGTCAGGCTCTTACAAATGATCCGAATGCCGGACCATTGGGAGAGAAGATGTCTTGTGGGGCGAAGTACGAGTCGCCCGACTTTAGAGCTTTCCGAGTACATGCATAAGGTTCTCGACCTGAGTCTGACAACCAGACAATTTCTGGGAAGGTGAAATCCTTATCCATACTCAGTGAACGAATGTCTACACATTCAATAGAGTAGTATCCTCCCTCTTTGTATGTTGGTGCAGACGTAGCCAGAAACAGTTCTTGGTCTGCGTATAAGACGAATGTACCGTCATCCTCCAGCATGACAAATTCGTCGCCCGGTCGTAAGTCTTTCATTCTGGTGCAAGACCACCAACCAATGTCATTATCTGACATGCCTGCCGGATGATCTCCGTAGTACGGCTTTCTTACGTAGACGGATCGTAACGTGTTATCCGCTGATGGTGCACCTAACTTGTTACGGCGTAAGAACACCCCAACAACCGGCAGGCTGCCCAACACCGCATACATCAAGCGAAGAATGAAGTTTCGACGGTACATGTTGTGTTCTCTACCGTAAAGAGGTCATCACAGCCTGACTAATCTCAATCGGACCCGCTGGGTTGTAATTCGTATCGTCGACGAATTCATCAACCGGAGCGTCTTGCAGATGTGGAAGCTCAGTATCTGCTCCGCAACCCTTCTTCACAAGAGCAATCAACGGGATGTTGCCTGCCCATTTCTGTCGGACAATCCCAGACTCATCGCGAGGCAGTTGCTCTTCTGAGATGAAGCTCAGCAGTTTCCGATCTGCATCATCACAAGGTTTCGGTTCCTTACAAAACTTCATGGTCACTGCTTTAGGGAGCTTAGCCATGACCTTCATGGCCATTCTGACCCACATGTCTTTCAACGCGCAGTGGACATTGGATGGTTCATGGATGTTACCCTTATCTCCTAGGGAGTCCTCTCTGCAACCTCCACCACAAGCAAACCGATGTCCACAATTCATGCAGTTGTGGCTGAACACGGCGGAGCTAACAGTGCCATCTGCGTTGATAAACCCGGTTGCGAAGTTATGACACTCGTGGTCGATCTCCACGCAGTAGACGTTGCCTGTCTCGGCAAGCTGTTCGACGCTGACGACTGTGTGGTTCGCCATCGCTAAATCTGGACGGTGTTCCCGGAACGCGGAGAACGGACAATCTTCCCGCGTCAGGTTGTTGACTGACAGCCAATGACGCCACGTATTCAAGGTGCGTGCGTGTTCAGCCCTTTCCTTGCTCGTGCGCTTGGCGATTGCTGAACGCCGCCGCTTGTACTCTTCCGTGTTGCGCGATGCCAACTGTCTTGCCCGGAATTCAGGATCGGACCATAGGTGCTTCGCGTTTTCAGACCGAACTTGGGATTGTTCTTGTCGGAATACCGGATCGTCCCAGCGTTCAGCGGCTGCGTCGGACGCGACCTTGGCCTGCCGTACCAGCTTGACCCGGAACTCCGCGTCGCGTGCGGCCCTTACTCGCCGAGCTTCAGCCGATGCAGCCTGCATCCGTCGCATGAACTCCCGATCTTTTCGGAGCCGTCTCATCGTGCGGGAAGCTCGGACTGACGTCCGTTTCCGGAACTCGACGGCCTCCGGAGCATCCGAGTTCCACAACCACAGCATCGTTTCTGAAAGATGTTCCGAGTTGCCAGCCTTCAACCGTTCACGGAATTCAGCGTACTCAGGTTTATTCCACAGCTTATGATTCAAGCTCACGACGTTCTCGCGAGCCTGATTGACCATCATGTCCCGATACCACTGATACTCCGGATCGTGCCACATCATCTGGAGTTTGGCCAGATGTGACTCGGACCCGTTGTACTCCAGCAGTTTCTGCCGCCCGAATTCTGAGTGCAGGCAGATATGATCGACGTACCGCATCCAGACTATGTTGTCAGGTCTGTTATCCAGCTTGTTGAAGTTGAGGTGGTGCCGGACGGAGTGCTGCGGCGTTTTGTCACACACGACAAGGCCGAACTCCGTGGTGTAGTCCACCGCGACTTCAGGGGTGAACGCTGCCCGGTGTGTAAACACCCACTGGTCGTTGGAGGGAGACAGGACCATTTCGTAGCCGACGCACTTTAGGTCGTCATCAGGCGTTGACAGGCGTCGGTACAACGGCATCAACGAGTCTCCAGGCTGCAACTCGGCGACTGTGGTGTATTGACCTGACCGTAGCAGGAACTGGTGCTCCGATGAGAACCGGGCGCTTTTGAGGACGCCGTCCTTGTCTCGCAGCGTCACGCGAAACAGAGATGCGTTGACACCAGCCAACACGACGCGACCCTTGGTTGCAATGATCCGGCCATCGTGACACGAATAGAAGTTGTGCAGCTTGTCTGAACCTTGGTCGTACAGTTCGCCGATCTTTGGGGATGTGCCGTCCAACAATGGAATTGGAGTTTCGTAAGCGCATGGTCCAGTGCGCGTGTAGATTCGGTTGTCAAGCCAAGGTTGTCGTAGCTTGGGGTCCATCCCGGTAACGAGTGTTCCTAGGTAGCTGTTACTCTCCCGATGACACCCGAAAATCTCCCCCTTAGCATTCACAGAGGCATAGCCGGCACCAGCGCCGCATTCAGTCCCAGAGTGGACGCAGTGGAAGATTCTTTCGATGCACTTATGTATGTTGTGGAATCTAGGCTGCTTATTGCTCAAAGCGCGTTCAATCCACCAGTCGGCCGCATCCATGTACTCGTCATAGAATCGGTCCCACACATTACCTACATGGATTTCAAGTTCGTCCTGGTTCGGTACGAAGCACTGAACAGATATACAGCTACTGTCTAGACCCTCTCCTGTGAACATAACAGCGAAGTTGTGGCAGTCATGCTCAACTGAGGGGCAGTATACGTCCTCCAATTCGTCTAGGAACTCAACCGACACAACCTTGTGGTTTAGTACGGCTTCCCGTTTCAGCTTCTTCTTGCGGCGCATTGAGTCTTCAAGTTCCGTACCGCGGAACTCTGCAAGCGGAAGCTCTTCCCGCGTCATGTCATGCTTATTTAGGTACAGTGTCCAACGTTTGTAGGCTGCCTGATATTCTCGCTTGTCATCTACTGTCGCCAAGCTGCGAGCATCAGGACGATCCTGACAATCTCGAACGTGAGCAGCATGTGCAGATATTCCTTCAGACTTAGTTCCGCAGTGGGGGCAGTCGTATTGGTTGTTTTGCATATTCGTGAAGGCAGCACTTTGACGCTGGTAGTGAATTGCCTTCCGATCCGCTGTCTCCGGATTATGGTCACACCAGCGGACGTGGATTGCGTGTGCCTGCAGCCCCGTATGTTGTTCACCACAATGCTGGCAAGTCAACGACACGTTTCGCAAGGCATCGAAGTTCGCTTGATGAATTGGTCGCATACGTTCTCTATTCTGGTCGTCTGACCAGAACATTTTCATCATCTCAGATACCTGCGCACACTTCCTGGCACGGAACTCAGGGTCTTTCCACGCCTCTTCCAGATTGATAGCAACTTTTTCTTTGTCGACTAGTAGACCATGCCACTGCAAGTGGTCGTGACTTGTCATCCACACCAAGTTCTCTGGCCGATTATCTAGTCGGTTGAAGTTCAGGTGATGAACAATAGTTTGACCCGGCTGTCGAAAGCCAAAGATCAATCTATGATTATCTACGTCGACTGTAGCTCCAATCTCCACCGAATGTCCCACACTGCGATGCGTATACCGTCGCTTGCCTGTCATTGGGTCCAAGAACATTGAGTATCCTGCCAATGGTCCGGAGCCTGCCAGTTCGGAGTAGAATGGCAACAATGAGTCACCCGGTTGCAGGGTATCCGCCCGCCGGGTTGTTTGATCCTTCAAAATGAACTGATGGTCCGGCGTGCAGCGCAAGCTCTTACGAAACCCGTGTCGATCTTCGACAGTTAGCTTCACCAGTTTTTGGTTACGCTTGATAAGGTGAACCTTCCCCTTAGTAGCAATGACTTTGTCATCAGCGAAGGAGTAGAAGTCAAACCACTCATCAGAATCAGCCATCTCTTTCATTGTGCGCGTCGTGCCATCAACTAATCCAACACGAGTATCCCCAGCAAAGCAAGTATTCTCCGACATTGCTGCGGGTTCGACTGAAACCCAAGACCCCTTCCCGTCATCGCAGAGTTGATTCAGGAACTCCAGTCGTTCGCGAATCGTCTCTCCACGGATAGCTGAGAACGTAGACCGCAGCGTGTTTCTTGCCGCCAGTTGTGGTGCGATCTTCTTCATCCGTTCCAGACCAGCCAGAATCTGAGCATGGGACCCCTTGCCAGACCTCTTCATTGGGCGCAATGCGTCATGCGCCTCACTAGTCCCGTCGATTGAAGTGATGACGGAGTATCCATGATCCTGAAGGAATCGCAGGTTGTCCTCACTGTAGAGCGTGCCGTTCGTAGTGACATGCAGCGTAGGGGCTTGCTTCCCCAATCCACGGCAAGCTCGACACGTCTCCCCACGAGACTTACCACCACCTCCACAGACTTGACAGACTGGTCCGTGTCTACGGGCAAGCGACTCGACGTACTCAGTCACTTCACGAATCAGCTTCATGTTGAGCATCGGCTCGCCGCCGAAGAATCCAGTAGACAGTCGAACCTTTCGATCTAGCAGCCTGTCAATGGCGCTCTTCGCCGTAGCGAAGGTCATGTAGTTGCCAGTTCCATGATCGGAGTAGTAGTTACGAACGAAACAGTAACTACACGCCAGATTGCAATCATGGCAGGCTTCCAGAACCAGAGTCTTCACCGTGGGGTTCGTGGACGCCTTCTGGAAATTTGGCTTGTACCTCGCCATCACGTAGGGCGACGGCGGGTTGAGTCGCAGAGACTGAAAGTCTTCGATCCCATCAATCTGCAGAAGACACATTGAGTTGGGGTCAAATGCGAACTCCAGTCCGTCCTCCACTTTGACGTAGACGAGTTCCGGGTGTTCGTCACTCCGCAGAGGGACGCACTGAATCCGGGGGTTCAGATGGGAGTTCAGCAGTCGATACGCCATGTCTCAGGTCCTCTGTCTTCTCCGAGTTTTGCGCAAAGGCAAACCAGACTGCCTCAAAGAATTCTGTGATTTCTGCTGCAATCCACGCAACGCCGCAGAGATAAAGTCCATCCATCAATGGATTGGACAACCAGCCAAAACCCGCAAAGTGGAATGCCAACCCTACCCAGAACCCGGTGCAGTAGAGACACCACTCGTCCCAGGACTCTTCAGATCGCCAGATTCTTTTGAGGAGCCAGTGGATTGGTGCACGGAAGATTCTACCAGCAATTGCACTTCGTGCAATGACTGCTGTGGCTCCAATCCCCGCGAAAGTTGCACAAGTGGCTTGATCCATTCAGCACCTTGATTGACAGCCTCACTCTTCTTGCAGTTGATACAGTCAAACAGCTTTGCTGGCTCATGCCCGTACAGAAGACATCGGAAGACCTGCCCCCTCTCGACCCGGCAGCAGACGCTTGTGGTGATTTTACCCGTGTTCTTTCTGTGCTTGCAATTCTTAGCGCACTGCAGCAGATGCTTGCGGATCAGAGGGAAGTTTTTCAACGCAAAGTAGTCTGTTGGCTTGGCAGCTTTCAACTGCTTAGCTTTGTAGGCTCTTCCACGAACGGTAGCCCTAGCGCGGCCCTTGTGAGATTGTCTTTTCACACTCAGACGCCTGCCATGAGTCTTGAGACTGAGTAGGTTCCCAAAGTTCGCATGATGGATTCAGGTAGGCAATGCGATTGGAAGAACAGCTTGGCTGCGACGCCAATCCTTCTGCAATCCTCTTTGTTACTGCGACACCATTCTATTCGCTCCACCAAGTCAGAGTAGTCATCGCGGCAAACGATGTAATGCTCATTGGGTACAGGGGGTCCCTCGTCAGAAACCCAGGTGTGAATATAGGGGCTGATTGTGCAGACCCCAAAGGCAAACAGTTGAAGCTGCGAGCTTCCAAGCATGTTGTTCCACAGACCGGGGACGTGTACGGAGACGAGACTCTTACTCGCCTTTGACCAGTATTCGACTTGTCCAGCAAACTTGTCGTCGACAAGGTCCCCATACTGACAGTGAAGAAGCTCAGACACTAGATGTCTTCTACGTCGCAGGTCGTCAGTCCACTGTTCAGTCGCTGTGCTGATGCGCAAGTTGTGGACGCACAGAATTGTCTCACTTGCGGCGGAGTACCGAATTGTCTTTTCCAGTTCCCTGTATCGCCGCCAGTCAGAGAACGTGACAGGTGGGAATGGCTGTACATTCCCATAAGGTACGTGCGACGAAGTCGTCTGCGTCTTGTACCAGACATCATAGTTTCCAGCCGCAGGCGGCAGTTGCGGCAGGTCGTTGAAATCGAACCCGCAAAGTAGGCTGCCTATCCGAAAAGAGAAAGATAGCGGAGTTGGGAACTTCAACCCGTCATCCTCAACAACCCTCATACCAAAACGACAGGATACGTCCTTGAGTATGTTCTCAAAGTATAGCGGACAGGTTGGTAGCTTCGACCGAAAGCTGAGCTTTGCCGGTATGCAGATTTCTCTTGGTATGCCTTCCACACGAAGTTCCTAACTACCCGCTCAAGATTCGACGCCGCTGCATCCCTCAGTGTACGAATACTGGCATTCGTACACGCAAGAGTCCTGGCATGTCAACTGACAGTCAGGTTCAATACCCGCCTGACAACCCCCCGCCGTGCACGAATCCTGGCAGATTGTTTCGCATCCAGGTTCAACACCAGCTTGGCAGTTTGCCTGACAAGCGTATTGGCACTCAGTCTCACAAGCATCCGAGCAACTGCCTTCAGTGTAGTTTTCACAACAGGCTTCACAGCAGTCGGAGCAAGATTCTGAAGAGCCTTCACAAGAGGCTTCGCAGGAAGTCTCACAACCACCCGATGCTTGGCATGATGACTCGCAAGCTGTCTGGCAACCTGTTGTACAGCCTGACGTGCAAGACTCTTCGCATCCCGACGATTGACACTGACACTCACAGCACCCCTGACAACCGGAAGACTCGCAAGCAGCCTGACAAGACGCGCCTTCGCATGTTACCTCACAAGAGCCTTGGCAGCCCCCCTGGCAACCACCCTCACAACCGACTTCGCATCCAACCCCCTGACAGTCAGCTTGGCAATTGAACTCGCAGGTAGATTGACAAGCCCCTTGGCAGGCATCCTGACAGTTAGTTTCGCACGACGTCTCACAGCCAGAAACGCAAGAGGCTTGACAGTCAAGCTCGCAGGTCGTTTGGCATCCAACACCTTCGCAAGAGTCCTGACAACATGTTTGGCAGGCGTCTTGACAACTAGTCTGGCAGCCGATCTCCGTAGGCGACTGACAGTCGAACTCGCACGCAATCTGACAGTCGAACTCGCAAAAGTCTTGACAACCAGAGGTGCAGGAAAGCTGACAACCAACAATCTCGCAGGACCCTTGACACGTATTCTCGCAGGAAACTTGACAAACACCCTCGCACGCCCCCTGACAGTAAGACTGACAGGCATCCGATTGGCAGGAGATGACGCAACCAGCTTGGCAGACTACCTCACAATCAGTTTGACAATTGGCCTCGCACCTGAGTTGGCAGGAGTTCTCACAAGCGCCGGCCCCCTGACAGTCTGTTTCACAACCGACTTCACAGAAAGTCTGACAAGACACCATACAACCCTGAGTACAACTCGGAACGATAACAAGGGTATCGTATCCGGGCGTACTTGCTTTGTCCTGGAATCTGCCAACAACTCTAGTGTACAGGTCATCTACTGGCTGCGAAGCGACTTCCGGCAAGTCAGCAATTGTAACGCAGTAGACAGGCAACACATGAATAGGTCGTTGATCCCTGAAGTAAGCATTCAGGATTCTCATAGCCTCAGAGTATCGCAAAGTGTTTCCCAGACACTTATTGATCTCGAAGCAAGCCTCCAGTTCATATTGGAGGTCCGGGTCTCCGGTAGGGTCGTGTGGTGGTAGGGAGAACAAGCCTTGAGTCGTTACCTGACACTGACCCTTGCAAACTGCTAATTCTAGTTCGGTTTGACAAACGCTCTCACACGTAGAGATGCACGTTGTTTCATCAGTCAACTGACACGCTACTTCACACCCTGCTTGGCAAAGGCACTCGCAAGCCTGTAGACAAGACTCTGAACTGTTCACTACAGGTTTGATTACGTCTTGCGTAATAACCAGTGACGCCGCGTACTTTCCGTAGTGGTACTCAAAGTCAAGGCTGTGCGCCCTAACTGATCCAAAAAATACAAGAGGGTCTCCGCTGGAGATTGCCTTTGAGTGCAGAAGTCTTTGCAGCCTAAACGTTACGTCAAACGTTCTAGGCTTCACATCGAATCTCATCGCATTGGACTCCTCTGACGTTGAGGAGTAAACGTAGTAGTTCCTTACGTTGACAAAGTAGTCGACGTCTCCCACCTCGTATGGTGGAAGCATACCTGTCATAAAAATAGGAACATACGTATCGTTGTAGCTTGGTTCCTCCACTGGCGAAAGGTAAAGAGTTGCATTACGAATACTGTCAGGGTCCCCCAAAGCTACATTCTTGAAGACCCAGAAAGGTTGGTTTATTATTGTGAGAGCTAAGTAAGAACCTCCAGATTCAGATGTACTTGTATGCGACCTTGCGATAATTGCAGTGTTGGACAAAGAGTATCTATTGGGACTTACAGTACCCACTGTAGAACTAGGGATTTCCGTTGTAAACGTTCCCGTATCCTGTGCTTCTGAGATTCGGTAGGTTGTTGTCTCCTCTGCAACCTCGTACTCTTCAACACTATACACACGTCTGACAACAAGCTCAGCAGCCGTGATATGTGCTTCTTGATCTGACTGAAACTGAACCCAGAACTGTGACCAGTTGATACTACTGATTAGCTCTCCCCAGAAGTCCTCTGCATTCCACCACACTTCATAAACCTGCGCACCAGTGTCTGTGATTGTTGCTGTGCGATCATTCAACTCACCTTGCGCCAAGGCATGGTTGACTCGAATTGTAGCTACGGTTTCTGAGTAGGCGCGAAATCGCACCCCAATCATGTCGTATGGCCCAACAAACGAAGAGGGGGGCGTGAGAACAGGCTGTTGTGGGTACAAGCTGCCGTCAATGGTAACGGCTGACGTGTCATCAGCAGCGTAGGTTGTATCAAGTCCTCCGATTGGAATGATCGCAAAATCTTCGCAGACAACAACGATCCGGTCATCAGGCTCTGTTACGAGGACAGCATTCCTGTTGAACGTATAGACAGCGCCGGCGTTCTCTACACCATTCCCACCTAACTCGTCATAATCGTCGTTAGGTGTTCCGACGAACAGAGTATCACTGGTAGACGCTATCCCATTACCGAACGCGGTTGTCTTTGGGTCATACTGTCTACCACGAAAGCCGAATGGAGTTAGTGTCTGCACCTCTTCGTGGTTGTAAGGTGTAGCCCTAAAGATGGTGATTGCGCCATCTGGCTTACTTGAGAAGTTCTCAAAGTTCTCGTCCCAACGATTACCCCATGCAGTAAGAGTTATGAAATCGCCATGCATCTCCAATGTAGAGGCATCAAAGATTGACAGACTGCTGCTATCAGTTCCTGTACTCAGTTCTGCTGGGTAGGTTCGCTTCAGCATGTGGGAGTAGACGAAATTCCCACTACCAGTTGAGTCAATAAAGACGAAGCAGCCTCCAAAGAATGTAACCTGACCTTCATTATTGGTCGGTACTGTGACGTATGGCCACTTTGCAGAAACAACCAGCGTACTGCCGTTTAGTTGCAATCCGTAACCAAACTCAGGTCCTGTATCTCCCTGACTTACGGCATAAGCAACGGCGGCTGCTTGATGCGGCCACGTCAATGCAGACAAATGATTGATCTGTAGGTCTGCACCAGAGGCTGAGACTTCATAGATGTCCACCTGTCCGACGTTAGGGACACCATCAATACTCAGCAAATGACGGCTGACGGCAACATAGTTCCCGGAAGCTGTTATTCGGTGAATACCTGCAAGCGGGATATCTGCGCCGATCTGCTCAAAAGCATCGCCTGTAGGAAGTCCAGTTTCTTGGTAGAACCGGATAGCCTCATTTCCACTGTCTCCGAAAAACGTGACGGCGTAGCATTTTCCAGTAGCTTCATGCTTACCAATTCCTACAGCGCGTCTGTTGATTGTTGCTGGTGAGACGTCAAGACTCCCGCGTCTTGTGTACGTACCGTCTGTCTCACGTTGAAAGATCAACGTAGGACCGAGCAACTCTGTGACAGCTACGTACCCATTAGACGTCAGTACAGAAGACCCAACTTGAAACCACGTTTGTCCGCTTGCCAGAGTCTCGTCCGCATCTTTTCTAAGTGCTGTGACGAACTCCCAGACTCCATCTACCTTCCGATAAACGGAGACGCGGCCCTCAAAAGTATCAGAACCATCTTCCGTCCACCGTCGCTCACCAATAAGAAGATCATCTTCGATTGCAGCAACATCGTACCCAAACTGAAAGTCAACACCACGTTCCGTACTGATAATCTTCTGACCCGCAGTGAACTCACGGTAGTCGTAGTCGATTGACGTTACGTCATAGTCAATGACTGTTGGTTCTGGTTCCGGCTCTGGTTCAACTGTTGGTTGTGGAGTGTAAGGGGGAACACAAACAATGGTGTCTGATGACCAGTCGTAGGGAAACAAGCCGACCGGGGACACGGCAATTCTTGACGACTTATACGGAAATGTACTGTTTCTGCGAGTGTTGTAGTCTGCCTCTTCATTTGGCTCTGTCTTGAAAAGCTCTGTGAAGCTGTACGAGGAGGCAGCCCGGTAGATGTTAGCCCTATCCCAGCCAAACACTGTCCCACTGATCTTATGCCAAGCCACGGACCCCGAAAGCATGAATCGTTCCAAGGATTCATACCACCCCTCTGCAACTTGCTGTCCCAGTAGGTAGAACAGCATAGACCTGTATTCACTGCCCGCTTTCAGATAGTCATACAGGTCTTTCATCGCAACAGCGAGCGCGATGAACTCGTCAGCCTCTTCCTGCAAAGTAGCATCCGTAATCTTCTTTAGGATTGGATCAATACCGAATCCACCGGACGCTTCTGCGTCTCGTAGTCTGATAATCAGAGGAAGAAGGTCATACAGCTTCATTGTTTTTCTGCCGTCAACTGACAACCTTGAGACTCACACCCTACGATGCACCCACATTGAATAAGAATTTCACAACCACCGTCCATCTGACAATGAGTCGTGCATCCAACAGTACAAGAGTCTTCGCAAACCCACTCACTGTTCAACTCTCTTGAAGAGGCTGGACCTGACTCTAACAAAGCCTCAACCAATCTCGGAAATTGACTGCGCCCTTGAACGTTGTGCTGGCAAGTATACTCGCAGCCGAACTGACAGGCACCATCGGATGGCCGCTGTCCTGGCTGCTGCTCAAGCTCGCACTCAAGCTCGCAGTCACATTCACAGATTGTCTGGCAATTCGTCTGACAAACTGTTGCTCCCTGACAGGCTTCTTGGCAGGCTTGCTCACAACTTGTCTCACATAATCCGGAGCTTTCAGGCTGGTAAAAATCCTGAGTCTCGTCTGATGACTGGCAAGCATACTGACAGACAAATGTGCAGTCGGATTGACACCCATCTAGCTCGCAGTACATCCTGCAGGCATATCCAGTGTTCTTCTCCGGCTGCAGAATTTGTGCGACGACTCCTGATTCTGTAATGACCTCTGTAACAACTTGCTGCTGCTTCTCACATCCTAGCTGACATGAAGAAGATTCACACCCTACATTCTCGCAGGAGGACATGCACCCATTTTGACAACCTTGCTCACAACTTTCAGACTCACACGATAGTTGGCAGCAGTTCTCACAGGCGCTTATGCAGGCTCCAAGCTCGGCTGCCGCTTGGCAATTCAGTTTGCAGTAAGTCGTCATCTCGCCCGGCATGACTAAACGACAACCCCTTCAGAAGCTGGAGGCCCTCCATCGCATGGGTCTTGTGCTGATGACTGGCACGAAAACTGACAAGCGTCAGTGCAAATAACTTCAACGTCGAACTGACAATTGGTTTCACAGTAAGACTGGCAACTCTCTCCGGAGCTTTGGCAGCCGGATTGGCACTGCTGCTGGCAGGAATACTCGCAGTCTGTCTGACACTCAGATTGGCAGCTTCCTTGACAGAAAGATTGGCAAGCATCCTGACAACCTTGCTCGCATGAGGCTTCACAAAAGAATTGACAGGTTGCCTGACAGTTATTTTCACACTGTGCTTGGCAAGTAGATTCACAAGTTGTTTCGCACGTAAACTCGCAGAGGACTTCACAACGTTCTTGGCAAGAAAGTTGACAACCTGACTGACACTGCTTCTGTATTACAAGCTCATCCTCCTGCGACGTAACTCTATCTTCAAACAGCACATACACTGTCGCTGCGATATCATCAGATGAACTTGATACTTGATCCTCAAACTCTGTGCGGTCTACGGGAGGGGGAATCAGTACATTGATAGGGAATACGTTGTTTAGACGTCTGCGAAAATCTTTCGCCTCTCCATAACCAATCTGGTCTACAGCAAATACGCCGATATCAAGGCCATCCGACTGTAGAGGTTCTCCTAGTCCGGGTTCATCCCCTGCAATGAACACGACTCTGGCGGCGCGGTAGGCTGTTGAGTAGGGTGCTTCATCTGGTGAAACAACGTACTCATCAACAGCGTTCAATTCCCATTTGTACAACTCATGGATGTACGTACCAGCAGCAATTGCCCTAGCTGCTCTTTCCTTCAGGATAGACAGAACAGTTCCTTTGATCCTATGTCTAGCTGAAAGAGTGGCTACATAGTTTCTTCTATCTGCTGTTATGCTTGAGAATGGAAACTCGGTAGACCCAAGATAATTAGACAGAAGAGACAGTATTAGATCAGTTGTACTGCTCGGTGAGATGAGGTCTTGAATTCCCTCAATTAGCGCAACAATGATATCCGTCTCGTCTTGCACAGCACCGACGATACGCTTCAAAATCGGATCATCACTCCCTTGACCAGAGGCCTCTGCATCGCGAAGGCGAATGATAAGTGGGAGTAGATCATACAGGCCGATCTTCACGTTCAATCCTCAGATTGAATCTCTACATCTACGAAACCATACGTTGCAAACTGGTTGGCGTCCACAGGAACATCGCCTGCGTTGACTGACAGAAGTTGGACATACATAGCGGCAATGCTTCTGTCCTCCGATGGTGCAGAGGCCAGAGTAAAGTCGAATGTCCCTGTGTTGTAGTCAATAATGTTCACGCCGGTCCCATCAATATCATCCCCGATGAGTGCACCTTCACCGTCATCGGAGATTGTCTGATAGCCATCCGTGAATGCGACTGTTCCCGGAACGATTGGAAAGTTTGTAAGCTGCCCGCGAAACCTAGCGACGACGCCGTTACCATTGGCTAGTTCTGACTCAGACCGTTGATACTCTAGCGGGTAGCGGTAGGAGATTCTTACAGGCTCAGAGGCTGCGGGAACAGGTGTGGCGAATCCGAAGCTGAGAGTTCCCAGATCATAGTCAACAGCATTGTCGAACAGCGGGTCGACGTCACCGATGAGATTTCCATTGCCATCATCCGTTACAACGTGGTCTCCAGATACTATTTGAATCGTACCTGCAAGAGGCTGACTGAACGTGGTATGTGTATACATCTGCGTTACGCCATCACTGGTTCCAACCACTTCACTAGTTTCAGCCGATGCTGTTACACGGCGAATCAGCGCGTAGCTGACCCCGTCAGTGTTCATGATGAGGCTGTAAAGCCTAGACAACCGCAGGTTTGTTCCAGGCTGATTTGTTGCTGACGTGAAGTACGATTTCAGAGCTTGAGCTACAGAAATCGAGAGTTCAGAATCAGCCACAGTACCGTCACCAGTTACAGCAACATCAACGTCAACAATGATGTTTTCTCCGTCTTGCACTTCAACGTCAACAGTGATAATGCGAACAGCGCCGTCACCGTTGTTGTCGAAGTAGTATTGAATCGCGGCCTTCAGACCAGATGATGGTGCAACAACGTTTCCGTAGCTATCACGCGACCATACGAAGACCTCAACAGTGTTGAGTTCTGGAATCCTCTGTTTCAGTCTAGCCTTGGCGTATGCAGGAGACCCGTAAACAGGATCATTGAATTGACTCGCCAAGGTGTCAAAATCGCGTTCAGTGACAGCACGTCCGTTTGTAGCTACAACCCGCGGTGCCCAGAATTTAGCTGAATCAATCGTCTCACGTTCCTCGCCGCCGGACCCACGTTCATTGTTTGTAAAGTGTACCTGAACGAACTCTTCAGGAGCGCTTCCTTCTCGCAGCCCCTGAATAGTAATATCGCTGATTTCGTTGATAGCGATATTCCCTCGTAGTCCTCCACCGATTCTGTAGGAGACTGTTATATTTGCGCCTGCCGTTGGTATTGCTCCGGAGGTTCCATCGCCGAAACTGATGTAGGCGTAGTCTTCCGTGTCAGTCCTAACAGCGTAGTTGTTACTCGACGTCCCAGAGAAAATGAGTGACTCGACTTCTTCCCATTCAAACCCATCGACATTGACAGTGATGGAGTCCTTGATGATTGGATTCAAGGCGAGCTTGTACTCTTGCAGAGAAGCTCCCGTTGAAGTGAAGGTATCTTGTTGAGACTGACCCTCCACCATTGTGATTTCAGCTTCTGTTGATCCAATCGTAATCTTCTGGTCATTCAAGACCTCAAAAGTGACCCCGTTGGCTGTCTCAATCGTTGTTCCTGCCTGGATGACAATGTCTACAAGCTCAACAGCGGAAAGTGTCGCTGTGACCGCTACCGAAGCACTGGTAGCAGGCCTCAGCTTGTAGCCCACAAGCTGAGTCAAAAGAATGATGGCCTCTCTGTCTGTAGCTGTCCCCAGAAATTGGTTACGCACCATCTCATCCAGCATGAAGCTGAGATTGTCGAAGACATAGGAGACAAGCTCCAACCATGCCATGCCGATGCTTGACTCTGTGAAGTCTCTCCAAGTATCTGGAAACGTAGCGCGGACTCTGTTCACCAGAGCCGCACGAATCGACTCAAAGTCCCGATCTGCATAGTTGATGTTCGGCGCTGCCATCATCCAATCCTTGAGACTACTTCACTTGGGATGGAAAACGTGAATCGGTCTTCAGAGTCTGTTGCTGCCAAGTCTCTATAGACGACCGATACTCTTTTTGCATTCTCATTTGTTGAGTCGGTCTGTACGGAGACATCGAGCACTTCAACCCTCTTATCCCAGAACGTCACATTCTGGGTAACGATACCTCTAAGAATACCGTCAAGCTGCTCGTCACCCGGCTCAAATGCAGCTTCCCGTAAAGGGGACCCAAAACCGGGAAGCATCACCCGTTCCCCGATGTAGGTCATCAAGATAGTCTGAATGGAAGTGCGCAAGACTTCTCGATCCCCCTTGGGATCAAAGTAGGACGACAAGTCCGTGCCAAAAGGAAAGGCCATGCCCTTGTAAAGTCCGGCCATTATCGGTCCTCAAACCCTTTGACGTGTCTTGCTTGCCCGGTCAATTTGCCAGGTTCCGACTTGATTCTAGACCCCATTCCGACGTCAGGGTCAAATACAGACAAGTCACAGAAAGTTTCTGGTGATTCAGGGTCTTTCTCCCACTCTTCAGATTCCGAGTTGTACCTCTGATTTGGAATCACTTGTACCCGAATCTGTGGTGCTCTGACAGTGATTCGACCTTGGCATCGAACGTCAATGCCGTACTTGCTTCTCAGCGACAACTTCTTCCTCTTCTTGTCAAGTACGATTGATGTCTCATGCTGAGCATGTTCACCGTCAGACTCAAACTTACCATCCTCGTTGAATGACCCCGATTTCCCCAAGTAGATTTCCAGTCGTTCACCGGCAACAAACCGGATCATCATACCATCTGGACCACGCCAACATGAAATGTGCGGGAACTTGTCACCTTCAGAGTTCTGAAAGGGGTAAGGCAACCCACCCTTTTTGGACCAGCCGCCAACCCATCTTGGCGCATTAGGGTCGCCGCGTTCAAAAAGAATACCCACTGTGGCACCCACAGGAGGCATCATAAAAAAGCCTGACTGACTTTCTACGTCGATGTACCCCGGAAAGAGCGGGTAGGCCCAAGGTAGTCTGTTTCTGGGAATCTTGTCCCCGTACACGTCAGGTATGTCTACACGGCACTTCCCGACGCGACGAGACGGCTCTGAGTCGTCCAACTCAACAATCTTCCCAGGCCATATTCCTGGAAATACGGGGCCTTCTTTTGAGTCAATCGGCATCAGCGTTCCCACCGTTTTTCCAGAACAACCCACGTTTTCACGTCGCCTCGCGAGTACGTGTGCTTGACCGTATGAATGAGCCAGTTACCCGTATTCTGATCCGGCAATCCAAAAGGCCCTGACAGGTCAACAACCGCAGGACGACCAATGGAGATTCCAGGTTCGTAGTCTAGTTCACACGAGATTCTGTAGAGGCTTCGAGCATAACGACTCCAAATCGTGCGTCCAACTTGCTGAACTAGCTTATCGGGTCTCAGATTAGTCTGCCGCTCTTTCAACATGTTGATGTTGAACGTCTGAGACACAAAGTTTCTGTTGACTGGCCTACCGCTTCCCAAGTAGTTGAAGTTGCCAGAGTTTTCGTCCACCTCTCTTCTCACAAGACGGTCCGTGTCCGTGTCATACATCACGACCTCGATCCTTCCTGTATTCAGGTGTGTATCGAACCTCGTGTCTTTGATGACCTCTGGCGATTTCATCTTCAACCAGCCAGAGCGAAACAAGTTTGTGAATCGGTACGGTTCCCCTTTTGGGTTAGTAGGCGAAAAGTGGACTGTCTTCCCGTCCTCTACCCAAAACCTCCAGTCAGCGCCTTGCTGCGAATAGGCAAGAGGGAGGAGTGATTTACTAATGTACTTCCCAGTGGGCTGATTACACCCCATCAAGGTGAACTGACCTTCTGTACTCTCGACCTTTGGTGAGAGACCGCGAAACTCAGAAAGAAGCTCAGATACGACATCACTGATCTTTGCATCTTTCCAGTGCTTGTCCTTTGCACGGTGTTTCTGGATGGCCACTCCAGAGCAAGCCCCCTTCAAGTTGAAGATGATATGTCCGTTACCAATCAGCCTCTTCTTCGCTAGTAGCAAACGGCCACTCTTCAAGGGGGAATAGCTAGGTCCATCCGTGTTCATTCCAGTTCCGAATCGGAACGTAAAGTCAGACTCATCATCTTTGATGAAGTTGCTGTATTTGCTGTTGTCTTGCGTATCGAAGCTGAATGCCCAACGAGCGCAGCCTTCTAACGACTCTTCAAAATTGAATCCGATGAGTTCATCACCGACCAAGTTTGAAAAGCCGGGCGCATTGATCTGCAGTGTAAACTTTTCTCCGCTCATGCTTCAAACAATGCACGGTTGCCTGTCTCCATCGCTTCATAGATAGCTTCACGACGTGGAATAATCAGAGTCATCCCGACTTCCATGTCACTCAACGGATTGATGATCCTGTTGACGTGCGCAATGGCCCACCAAAGTCTTGGGTCTCCGTAGTAACTCGACGCAATGTTGTCGAGTCTTCCCAAGTCCTCTGCACGGACAACATGGTACTGTGGGTTGGACAGCTTTATCTTTGGTGCATTCCAAATGCCGAAGCGAACTTGCCTCTTATTGACACTCGGATGAAGTCTTGTCAGGGAGTAACGACTAAAGTTGCTTCCTGCCTTAGTGCGCAACCTTTCTAGCTCTGCATCCAAGTTTTGACGAAGGCCATCAGCGATTGTGGGCACTTTAGCCATCTCTGTCTCCATTAGCCGTTGAATGCAAAACTGCTAGCAGTTGCTTTCTGGAGGTCCTCAAACTCAGCTTTCTTGTAGACACCGCCAGAACCTTGTTGTGACCCGCCTCCGAAATGCCGTAGAAATTCCATCTCAACAGTCATAAGCGTGGGGTATCCCTCTTTGTCAAAGGCACCCTGCGATACAAGACCAACCTTTTGGAATAGCCCAGTAGCTCTCCAGAAGTTGGCATAGGAGACTGTAACCAGAGGTGGGCCTACAAAGGTTTTCCCTGATGTACGCGGAAGCGATAATCGAAACAGAGTCTGTGCTACGTTGACAATATCACGGCCAGAATAAACCTCTTTTCCGTTGACAAGTACACCTGAGAAAAGCTGAACAGTCCACCGTGTGTTGTCAAACTGACCCTTATCGAAGTTTACATTGGGTGGATGAGGGGATTGTCCCGGACGGCCAGACCCTTCTGCTGTTTTATCTTTCGCGTCAATAGAGACTGAGTACCCCTCAGAAAAACTACTGGCCATTTCTCCGGCAGCGATAAACGATAGCGGGAGACCCGGCGCACTTCCGGTGATTTGGATGTAGGACATTTTAGAACTCCGTCACTGATCTAAGAGTTTCCAAGTCCAGGTCTAAACCACCATCGTTGATACTTCTGATGACAGAAGCCAGCACCTCAGTTTGCCTCTGAATGGCCTTCACGATCGGAGAGGAAATCCCATCACCAGTCGTCTCACTTTCAACTTCATACTCCAGCCTTCCAATCGAAACTTCAGGTGACACGATCGAAGGTGCAACCGCAGTTGCTGGCTGTGGGGTGATAGAAGTGTAAGGTCCTAGCAACGAAGAGAACAGGTCATCCAGAGGAAACTTTGACGCTACTGTAAGCAGCGTGTCTGTGAACGACCCCATGAGCGTCTCAGCCGCACCAACACCTGAAGCACTCAAAGTCTGGAACATCCCCCCTGTTCCGACAAAAGTGCTCGATGTACTTTCCCCGACAGCTTCGGCACTCTGCACAGCCGCGTCCACAACTGCGTCTGTAGGGTTCAAGCCAGATTCAGGTTGAACACCCCACATGGACAACCACCAATCTGGTTGGTTGTTTACAGAAGAGACAGCGCCTTCCTGTGCGCCTTCTACCATTGCAACTGCTTCATCAGCACCTGCTTTAGAGACACCTTCTGTGTCAATTTGTTGAGAGTCGTCAAGGCCCAACAACCATTTCATCCAACCAGGAATGTAGTCAAACCAGCCAAACATCCAGTCACTGAGCCATTTCACTGAATCAGTCAGCCAACCAAGACTAAAGGTACTAGAAGCCTCCTCGCTAGAACCAAAAATCCAAGAGAACAACTCACCTACCAGACTAAGAGTACCGGTCAGGATGCCAAACGGGTCCAATAGACTGAGTACAGCGGTGCCTAGGTACACGCACCAATCAACAGCCTCCGAAATCATGTCTGAAATTGGAGACAACCAATCCCAAAAAGCAGCAGCTACTCTACTGATGGGTTCCCATAGCTCATAAACAGCCCACGTAAGTAGACCGATAGCGGCTGCAACACCAAGAACAATCCAGGTGATTGGATTCGCCAGAAGAGCCGCAGCAAACGCCCACGCAGCCGTTGTAGCCGACATCAAGGATGGAATGATTCCGGACACAAAAACAACAACTGAAGACCACCCCATTTTGATCCAGCTACCGAGAGCTTTGACGTTATCTAGGAGGCTCCCCTTCAGACCAAGCATAGAAGCGCCAGCCGCCCAGGTTGTCAGGATGTCATCCTTCGTCGTCTTGATCTTGTCTTTTAGCGACCCAATGAACTTGATAGTCGCCACTGTTGCAGCGGGAATCGCAGTTGCTGCATAGGCCAGCACAGCGGGAATCAGTAGGACACTAAGAGTGTATCCAAGAATTTCAGATACACCAATCGTAGAGTCAAGCCAGTTGTAAAGGCCCTCCAAAGGTTTGAGGATGGATATGACTACATCTAATCCATAGCTCAGCACAGAGAACACCCACTCAAGAGCCGTAGCTACTGAGGAGAGTACAACACCCAACACCTCAAACTGAACATTGAGGTAGATACTCAGAACACGAGCCATGAGAGAAATCACAGGCATAAACGCCCGTAATACTGAACCCATTGACTCAAACAGAGGCAGAAGTCCGTCACCGATGCTACGAAGTACAAGGCCAATAGATTCAATGAACGGAGAGAGTGATTGAGTCACTGCATCAAAAGCAGGTCGAATAGACTCTTCCATGAAATCTACAAGTACGCGCATGAATGGTAGTAGCGCGTCGCCGATGATTTCAGAGAGCATATCCAGTGCTGGTCCAAATACTCGGTCAATGAGTTTGGACAACTGAATAGCTGCTGTGAACTGACCAATAGGTGATTCAAATACCTCTTTCAGTTTTTCACCCAGGAACTCCGTAATACCCTTGGAAGCCCTTTCTCCCTGCTTCTGGTATACCGGCCAGAAAAATTTCTGGGCAGTGGAACTCATCTTGTCCCACCACGTTTGGTAGGCTCTTTTTTCTGAGGTGAACTGCTTCCGTAGCTTGCTGAAGAACTCTCTGTCAACATTCTTGTTAGCTGCGATTGGTTTCCAGAATTCCTCTGCAAGCGCCGCGTCACCAAGTTGGCTAACCAGATTCTTGACCAACGGCTCTAAAGTTGCTTTGTCTGCGACCCGAAGTAGGTCCTGCACCTTGCGAATGTCTTCATCCTCTGCAGAGAAGAAACCATCCCAGACAGAAGCCGCGTCAGTAGCCTTAGCGAAAGCCTCTGCATTCTCAGCAAAGAACTCTTCAGCGGAGGTCTGCAGTCGTTTGTAAGCGTCTACAGTGTCACCTGCAAGTTTAGCCGCAGCAACCTTGCCACGATCCCCAAACTTCTCCATGCCGGGGACAAGCTCTTCATAGACAGTACGTCCTACCTTTGAGAGAGAAGCATCCAGGCCCTCAAAGGATTTTCTAAGCATGTTACGGGAAATCATCCCCGCATCGCCAATATCGTGCAAAGTACGTACATAAGCGCCAGCAGCAGAGTCTACCCCTTCAGTAGAAGCGACGACGTCATCAACTGCTTGCTTAGCAGCGTGAGCCTCTTCCTGAAAAGCCTGCCATTGTTCAAACTCAGGACCCTGCAGGTCGTGGATGTCATCATTCAAGCTATCAACAGCATCCGTAACACTGTCGAGACCAGAGTCTACTGGCTCACTAATCTTGTCTCCCAGGCTTTTCAGGGCCTCCTCAATAGGATCAACATCAGGAGGTTTGATTTCGATATCATCCAGCGCCTTCAGAGACTCCTCTACAGGAGAGACATCCGGTGCCTTGACCTCGATATCGCCAAGAGACTGCAATGAAGTCCGAAGCTCACTGGACTTACCAGCAACAGCGTCAATAGCTGCTGTGACAAGACCCGCGAGCTTTCCAGAACCCTCCTCTAGAAAAACGAACGCGGCCTGCGCTGCATCGACAGCATCCTCTAGAGCCTTGGATGCCGCTGTAAAGTCATCGTGAGCCTTCCGAAGTTCTTCGGAGGCTTCGTTTCTAAACTCTAGCAGGAACCCGACTGCTTGGTCTGTCACCGTCTAGCTCCGTTTCAGTAAGTTCGCTAGACCCTTGAACAGGACCTTGAACTTTGTCCTCTCCAAGTTGCCCTTGGCATTAGCACGTTCTTTGTCCCACTTTTGTGTTTGCTCGACTAACTCACGAACATCATTGAGTGTGAGTTGATCCGTGTACTCGAAGCTGACGTTCGCAACCATAGACAAGTAGAGTTGCTGCTTGAGTATCTCCTCACGATTGATCGACGTCCCCGCTCGGACGAAAAAACTCTGAGTCGAACGGCATTCTCGTCTTGTATGTACATCCGCACCCAGGACAATTGGTGTCGATCATCATGTCGACACCAAACTCTTTCTTCTCCAGAGCATGTCTGAGAACAATCGAATCACCACCAAGCATCTCTTCGACGTAATGCAGCCTCTTGACCGGATCAAGGTCAGCACCGTTGACAGAGACAATATGCTTTGCGAGTCGGTAGGTGTAAGCTGGGTCTCCAGCTTGGTAAGACCTCTGATACGCTTGCCGACTCCACCTTCTGATGTCGTTTTCGTCCTTCACTCTAAGCAGCTTGAATCGAAGCGTATCACCGGACCTTGGGAGCGACACTTCCCAAGGTTCGCCATCATCCGTGTCATCCAGGCAACGGAGAATGAGACCCTGTGGAAGATCAATTCGATGGTGATACGCAAGCTCGCAGCGACTGCACTCCAACTGGAACTTGTAATCATTCCCGTAGGTCAGGTTCCGAATCATGAGCAACATGTAGAACATGTCTGGAACGAGAAGATCATCATAAGCAACGGGGCAGTACACGAGGCATCTACGAATCAGTTCACCGATGATCTCCAGACGATCTTTCCCCTGTTGCTGAAGGATTTTCTCCTCTGACGTGGTCATCGGAGAGAGAACAACCTCACCACCCGGAAAATTGCCTCCGTACAGATGCCCTTGAGATGGACACCACGTTGTGTATGCGTACTTTCTGTCGTACTTGATCTTTGACTGTTCCACCGGAACACGAACGGCAGCGTAGTCAGAAGCCGGCGCAAAAGAAGACCCAGAGTCACCAGACACGGCGACTTCCGGGTTCGTCAAAGTCTGCATTTCGCTACTCATAGCTGATCCTCTCCACGGAAAGTGTACTTGCCTTCCCACGGCACTCACAGGATCAACTCACCTGCGAGCAAGCGGATCAACTCACCGCCCGGCCCCTGCTAAGACACGGCAGGGGCAAGCCATCCTGACAGTATACTACGTAAGGCCTGCAGGGATAACCTTGTCGACGGAAATCGTGCACGACAGGTTGTTCCTCTCACCGGAGTCCATAGAAAAGTTCTCTGTGGACAGAGTTTTTGGCCAGCAGCCAATAACGGTCCAGGATCGCTTCAGAGTTCCATCAGGACCGTAGTAGTTGGCTGAGCCTTCCTTCTTGTAGGCGGAGGCCAGTCCGATCGCACCCGTCTGTGGGTTGTGAACGAGATTGAGCCATTTGTCGAACTCAGCCCATGTATCCTTATCACAGTAGTCGACAATGACCATTGTGGCGTCAGACACGGTCACGCGACCTGCGACCTTCCGGTCTTCATTCGCGTAGGGGATGACCACTTCCGAGATGCTTCTCGTTGGCGGAGTCCATTGAGAGAGTGACTTCTCAAGGATTTCCGCCGGGCCGAGATTGGCAAACCGAACTGTGAAGTGGTTCAGCCGCTGGGGTTCGTAACCGCCAGTCGCTGCTGCAATGTGGTCAGCCGTGAAATCGAAGGCCATATCAGACTCCGTAGTGGGAGTGTTCGTATGAGGAGTGCAACCACCCACACGATTGGTTGTCAGAAACTGATTAGCTTGCCGTTGTAGACAAGAATTCGTCGAAGTTGGCTCCCTGAGGCAGAAGTGCAAAGTTGACGTTGATGATCTCTGCAGTCTTCTGAGGCTTCAGCAGAATACGGCCGAGAGCTTCGTTGCGATCCCTGAGGGAATCCGGGTTTGTGGTCTCATCCATGATGACCTTGTAATCCCGCAGACCGCGACCAGCCTTGACTGTGCGGAGAAGAGGATTGATAAGGTTCTTGAAGTCATCCCACATCCGCTCATCATTAGGCTCAAACGTCAGGTACATGACTGACGTAGCAATCGCCTTGCGGAGCATCAGAAGCATCCGGCGGACTGGAACACGATCAAGAGCCGTAGGCGATCTCTGCAGAGTTCTGTCGCCCCAGATGACTGTGCCACTGCCGACAAACGACATGATAGGGTTGACGGCATTCACCCCGAACGTACCTGCCCGACCACCATACATGTAGTCGCCCCCACCCTGTGAAGGGATGCGCTCAGTTTCCAGGACCTGTGGCAACTTCCCGCGCCGGAACCCAGCGGGAGCATACCACACGTCATAGGCCTTGTCCGTGTAAGCGTACTGCTGCGCCGCAAACCCTGAGGGGGGTGCCCACACGCTTTCGTTGTTGTAGGAGTCGTAGACACGACACCAAGGCCAGTACATCGCACCGTAAGACGAGTTGAGACTGGACGTCGGATACTTGCTCGACCCACCGAGAACACCGTTGTGCCAGTCAACGATTTCGGTTTCATCCAACCCGAACGGTGGATCAACCAGAGCGAAGCAATCCTGCCGAGACTCGCAGATGGCCAGAAGTTCTGCGATGACTGCACTGTCATCGACACCGGGAGCGCAGATTGTATTGACGTCAACCTGCCGTGGGTCCGAGAACAGCTTCAAGCCAGTCCGTGTACTTCCGACGATTGTACCGACATAGTCAGAAGCATTGACGCCTGTGCCGTCAACACCTCCGGAGAAGTTGGTTGACCCAGCTTCAAGTGTTGTCTGACCAGCAGTCACGACAGCCGTCGCGTATGCCGACGATGCCATACGAGTTTCGATGAAGTCATCGTCATCGGATGGATTCAGTTTCACACTGTCGAACGTCTCGACGAGGTAGCCGTTCCATCTCAAGCGAACCGTATAGGTTCCCGCAAGGTTGCCTGCAGTGACTTCCGCAGACAAACCACTGGAGCCGTTGGCCCATGATCCGCTGCTGCTGGCTGTCAGTACGACGGCATCAGCAGAATCAGCAGAGTTTCTCAACGTTGCTGTAGCCGTCGCTTCGTCATAACCGGCTACACGCACAACCCACAGCAGATTGCCCTGACGCAGATACTGTTGCGCTGCGATAAGCCCCTTGTACTGCGCTCCGGGAAACCCGAAGGTGTTGATGAGTTGTTCTTCCGTGGAAACCAGCACCCGCTGGTTCACAGGACCTTTGGAGGCCGTCGTGACGATAGCGAATGAGGTAGATGTCAGTGCCGGAAGATACAGCGAGAAGTCCTGTTCTTGCGTGTAGACTCCGGGGAACGTGAATGCGCCTGGCATGTTGATTCTTTCAGTGGGTCGAAGGATCAAATCACCTTCAACGGAACGGATCAAGTCACCGTTCTACAGTGACAGACAAGGATTCCCGGTACTGAACCGCGAAGTCCTGTAGTCAGTTCCTGTATAGTCGTCATCGAACGACTGGTCTCCCTCTACAATCTCTCCTGTCTCTGGGTTGCCCTGCGCGACAGGATAATAACTTTCGAGTGTGCTGTCTTCGTAAGGATCGTCTGGACTGCACAAATTCTCAGGTGCCTCAACATTCACGTTGATTTTGTGCACCAGCTTTTGCTCAATGGGTGTTGGAGGCAGCCAACCTTCTACACGAAATGTGAGTGTCCATCGAAGGGACCTCTGAGACTCAACAGGCTCCAAATTTGTGTTGTCAGAGATTCCTTCCAGGAAAAATGGAACCCACTTCACCCCCATCGGAGTTCCGTGGTCAACCTGTCTGAAAGCCATACCCCCTTCTTCCCAGAGGGAGGCAAACTGGCCAATAGCCATTCGAGCTTCATACCGTGTCTTGGTCCATACCTCAACGCTGTATTGGAACGTGAAAGGAAGTGGGTGTGCGTGTGCTAAGGCAGACGTGTAGTCTGTTGTGTTCAGGGCTACTTTGCGGTAAAGAACCTTACGATAGAGATACCGTCTAGGGTCAAAGACAGTTTCCCCGATCTGCTGGATACTCAGGAACGGAAGTGGAATACGAAAGTCTCTATCCTCAAGAATGTTCTTCTCGAACTTCTTTCGCATCACTGCCCAGGCGCGTTCTGGGGTAGCGAAGACAAGCGGAATTGGACGGTCTGTCGGCAACCCGGCAGCGTCAGTCAAACGCATGACATTGCAGAGGCGGGCTGCTGCCTTGTCATACGATTCGTAGTCCCACGCATATTGTCGGGGACTGTATGTGACCGTCTCAAAATCAGCCATTCTTGGATACCAGACTTCGCCGAAAGTCAACTAGGATTTCTGTTCTTAGCTGACTGGTAACTGTCGGCAGGTCCCGAATGAAGATTCCCCAAGTTGGCCGCCAGTGTGGTCGTGCATAGGGCTTCTTACCATCCCTACGCCCGAACTCCATGATTCTGGCTAACTCTCTGAATGGCAAACCTGAGTTGTGTTCCTCATCGGGTACTTCAACTCGAAACAAGAGTCCGAACTCTGTTTCTTCCTGTTCAGACACCTGTAAAGACTCAACGTACTCCTTGGTGCGAATCAGAATGCGAGGGTCAAAACCCTGCGCAACCTTTCGTCGCAGGTACTCAGGACTAAGCGGATACCAGTTGTACTTTTGACCAAGAATGGCGTCCCGCAGTTCGCGGGTCAGTTGTTCGCATCGAAGTTTCAAGACTCTCGATGCAGCAGACTTGGCACTCTCTTCAAAAATCCGCACAAAGTCTTGATGGTACTGATACTGTGTACGGACTTTACGAACAGGCATGTCTCCGTCCTTCTCTATACTGACGAACGCTGCACCTGAAAATTCTCAACGGCGCGCAGCGTACAAAACAGTCAGCGTCTGTAACACATTGACGTGTCTGGCATTACGTCAAAGCATGTTCTGGGTTGAACGGATCAGCCCGCCAATCATCTGTCGAATCATCCAGAGATGGGTCTGCCGTGACGTTTGGACTCCATTTTGTGCAGGCAGCAACAAGAAACGTTGGGATTTCAGTGTTCCCGAAGAATTGATCCTCGTGGATCGTACTGATTTCGTATAGGTGTCCCTGAAAGAAGATTCGATCGCCAATCACAACTTGAAACAGCAAGGGTCCCATATCCTTGGTATGTGGAACAGCGTCTTGCTCAGCACCATTGACAACCTCTTTGGCATTCAGTTGTACAACCAGTTCATGCTCTTCTAGAACCGGCAGCGCGAAGTAGGCGAGCAAGTCTCTCGGTTCATCAATCCCAAAACGAGACAGTTCCTGTCTCTTCGGTTGCGCCTCAACATAGATTGGGATTTTGAAGTCAATCCACTCTCTGTTCAGCGGTATCACTTCCGAGTGGAGATCATCAATCAATGATGTAGACGGCGTCGACCTCTGCCTATACGTCAGAGTAGGGAAGCGTGTGATACCGTTTGGCATTATGTCAGTTGCGTACTCATGCAACTGCATCATCATAGTTTCAAAGTCTGGAGAGAACTGCGAAAAGGATAGCGCAGTTACGAATGGAGTAGACATACGACTGAATCCTAACCGAATTCAGGTAATGCAAAGAGAGGCAATTTTTGCAGTCTTTCCTCAACCTCTTGAACCAGCGCTTCGCCTCGCTGCCTCTGCGTATCAGCATCAGTTTGCGTACCGCCGGTAGGTCCCGGAATCTGACTGCCAAACTTTCCACGAATCTCTGCAAGAATCTGTCGCGCATACCCCTCAGCGACCTTCAGAAAGTCATGGATGTAATTGCTAGGGAGTGAAGCCAATGTATGTGGGTAAGACTTCCAGTACGTCACTTCATACCCACCTCCCGGCATACTCAATACCAGTTTCTTCTGGTTGCCATCCCACAGCCAATCTGGGTCTGTACCAGTAAGTCGTTGAATAGCTTCGCTCTGGTTACGGTAAAATGCGATATCTCCGTAACCTACTCTTCCTGCCGCATCCATCTTTCCGTAACCGCTACCGTAGCCTCCGCCGTAATTGAATCCGCCCCCTTGAATTCTTGCTGTCAAAGAGAAGACGTCTTCACCACTGACTACAGAATCAGATGGTCGAAGGAACTCTACCCTGGCCACGCAAAGAAGCTCATCATCACTAGACAAGTCGATCGACTTATTCTCATCAGCCGATTCATCCAGATGAACAGCTTCTAATCGGAAGATGTACTTGTTGAACAAGTCTAGCGCTGTTTGGATGGCCTCAGATAGATGGTCATACTCACCAGAGGCAGACTGCTCTGAAAATTCAAGAACCCTACGTCCAGCGCCTAGGCGAGACTTGATTCGAGATTTCAGGTCTAGTTCAGTCTGAATCATGACAAGAATTTCACGGCCGTAAGAGGTAAACAATCAGGAGTGTACCGATGCCCAATATGCGTACATCAACACGGCCGGTGTCAGATAAGAGTCGCTTCCAGTCTCGTTACATGAGTCTTCATTGCTGTGAGATGCTCAGTTGTCCAACCAAGCTGTAACCGACTGACGTAGGTCTCTCTGCCATTGAGAAGAATCTTGAGGTACTTCTCGTTCACCTCAAGAATATGTTGATCGTCCAGATTGAAATGCTTCATCAGTTCTTCAACAGAGATAACACCAGTTGTGACACTGCCGTTGACCTGCGGTGGTGGAGGCAACTCATCGTCGTAGGTGTTGGCGGACTCGCTGGCCTCTGCAACCATCGAAGGGTCAATTACCGCTTCGAGAGGTTCTTCGGCGGACTTCAGTGAGTCATCTGGAAGAGGCTGAGCAGACTGCTTGTCCATTGAGTTGTTGATATCGTCAACAGTCAGATGAGAAGACGATGACTCAGCGGGAAACTGACAAGCTGCTTCACAAGAGGTTGTACACCCGGATGTTATCGGGGCCGCAGGAGTCCGTTTTGCCTTCGATCGAGACAAGACGGGTGGAGCCTGAATACTTGTACCCTCAGGAAGTTTGTCGACTCCGTAGGGTGTGCCGTCTGGATACTCCATCGTTAGTGGCTTGCGTCCACCTGGATTCTGTTCGTTGGCCAGTCTTGAGAATCGACTGTAGTACGGGTCAGAAGTCCATTCATCCGGAGCAAGCGCCATCCTCGCCCCGCGAGGTGTGGGGAAGTGCTGAACCACACCTGTTCTGTTGACGAAACGAATGGGCGTGTTTTCTGATGCCATAACTTAGTCCACTAGGCCCATGTAACTGTCTCGTGTGGCCGAATAGTAGCACCGAGGTCAACTTGATTGCAACGCAAAACGGACGGCAGGGCCTACCTGCCGTCCGTTTTTGGTTTCTATCTACACGGACACAACTCAGGCCGTCTGAGACGAGTCGAAGATGTAGCCGCGGGCGTAGAAGTTCTCGTTGACAACCTTCTGCGCGGTGCGGGACATCATACCCTTGCGGGTGATGAAGTCATCCAGTGTGATTGATGGCGTCGAGACAAGACCCTGGTAGACGGCATGAACGTAGCCGGTTTCCAGGAAGTTGCCGCCCTTGTGACCCATCAAGAACTCGTTGGACTGATACGACGGGTCCTTGAACACGTCCCAGTCTCCGAGCCGACCAATCTTGCGGATGCCAGAGACAGCCGAAGACTGTGGTGTCTTGACGAAGTGTGGAGCCAACGTCTCGATGATGTTGGCGACTTCGACCGATACCACCAGCCACGTCCCTTCGATACGCTGCGTCCGCTTGAAGATCGTGTTCGACAACTCGACGAAGGTGTCCACGAGGATTTCCTTGTGGTCCTTGTACGACACGCCTGTCGGAGGATTGACGTCGAACGAGACAGGGGACGAAGAGTTGAAGGCGATCGCACGCAGGTGTTGAATGATCTTCTGATTGATCTCCTGCGCGATGCGGTTCGACATGAGCGTGACGAATTCCGTCTCCGCGACCATGCCGTGAGTCGCCAACAAGTCTTGTTCCGCCTCCATTGACCACCGTGCCCGGAACTTATTCGGGCGAGCGACGACCGGTGCGGAAACCAACTGAATCTCGATCTCAGGGATCAAGTCGTTCGCTTCCATCTGGTACTCATAGGACGACGTAACAGCGGCTCCGTTATCCGGATTCGCCGCGAACGTAACGTCATAAGCACCAGTCGCGTAGTTGATGGTGTTGGTTCCACCACCGTTGATGCTTCCAATCAGGTTGCCAGCACCATCGTCCGTTGCAACCTGCGAGCCGTCAGTGATACTCACCGTTCCTGGACGGACTGGGAAGTACGACAGAGTACCCGTGAAGTGCGCAACCGCACCCGTACCAGTACCTGTACTCTCGTTTTCGACGACCTCATCGGTAAAGTGGTACGACTGTTCCGGTCCGAGCTTCGCATCAAAGAGCTTGTCGCCCTTCTGGACCGAACCCTTGGTACGACCGGCAATGGCGTCGTAGTAGAAGATCAGTCCTGATGGACCGGGCAGCGGCTGAACAGAAACAAGCTCAGCGGCGACGAGATTCGAGTACACCATCCGGATGATGGGGAACACGTACTTCTCGTAATTGCCGACAGCCAACGTGCGAGTCGTCTCGTCGAGACGGCTGAACGCCCTGTAAGTCTGTTCCAGCAGATGCCCAACGAGAGACCGACGGTACGGGTTCTCGATGCCTTGAATGAAGTTGACGTTCTCGTGTTTCTCCCAGCCACGGATTCGCTTGCCGGGGAACTTCGACCAACGTTCAGCCAGTTGCATACCCTGTTCATGCAGGATGCCATACTCTTCCTGCATGAGTTCCGGGTCGGCAGACATTGCGCGGGGCGAGAATGCGCCTTGCATGTTAGTATCTCCAGATTGGTCAGTCTTTCGCGGGCAGTTATCGTCCGATGTTGATGTTTGACCGACTGTTAGCCATACATCTGCTGACGACCTTGTTCAGAGGCCGTCAACATCTCCATCAGACCATTCTGACCACTGGAAGGCTGCCGTCGATTATCCGGGCTGGTCCCCACCTTCGTTTCAGACAGACGTCTGCTGGAGTAGGTGGGGGGCAGGTCGGTACGCGACCCTTCATACAGCGGTTTGATTGTTGTTTCGATGAGCTTCTTGAGTTCGACTTCGTTCTTGCACTCGCGAAGTCGTTTCTCGATAGGCTTCAATCTTGGATTCTTCTGGATGAGCGACTCGACGACAGACTGCACTCGCTCTCCCCTGTACTGGACAACAGTAGCTTCGAGCAGAGTTCGTGTCGCCTCATTCAGAGCCTTCGACTCCTTCAGTTCAGTCTGCGTCTTCTTCAGACGTGATTCCAACGTCTGACGATCAGAGTTGGCGCGGCTGAGGACGGCCTCACCAAGCTCAATGGCCTTTCTGTACTTCGCGTTCGGAACATGATCGGTGGTGAGGTCTTCAAGCTGCAAGATGCGAGCAGCCATCGCCTCGAACACCTGTGGCAGAGTCCAGTTCTTCATCGTGGTGACGCCCAGAGACTTCATCAGCCTCTCAGCTTTCTGGTCGTCATTACTGTCAGCGGTGCTACCAGCGTCATCAGACGCAGGAGCATCATCCTTGTTGTCCTTGTCATCGGCTGGAGGCTGTGGCGGATCGTCATCCTCTTCCGCAAGACGGGTGATTTCACGCCGAAGGGTATTGAGACGCTCAGACAGCTTTGCACGAAGACTGATGACTTCCGTAACATACTCGTCAGTAAACTGACCACTCAGACCAGTCGCTGCTTCGATCAGACAATTCTGCTGTTCGAGCAGTCCAGACAAAGTATGCCTGTCGCCGAGAAGGTATTTCGTCGACTCCTGCAATGCTTGCTGCGAAACAGCAATTGCGCGGGCGGATTCGATGCTACTCTGTGCCATGAGTGAAACTCCACTGGGTTCTGAAATCCTAACGATTGAGGGAGTGTGAATCACTCTCTCCGACACTGACTTACCTGTACCGGAGGTATCAGACTCTCCGATTTTGGACGGACGTGCCGTGGCTACTGAAGGTTGTGCAACAAAGTCCCATGTGTCAAGAACGAAGTCGCTTGCCTCTACGACGTCTACGCCATCAATAGACTTTGTAGACCCAGCCCCACGAGAGCTAACACCAGGAACTGCCCCAGCCCTATACAACTCTTCCACGATTTGCCCATTTGGTGTCCGAAAGATCAAATGCTGAGCGTAGATAACACCGCTGTCTCGCCACACCTTCTCAACAAGATGGCTGACACGAGGCAGTTTGGTGTTACCTTCAGATGGATGCTCAAGCTCACCGAGTGTTTGCCGGTTACGGACACGTTCCATGAAGTCGCTGGACTCATCCAACACGCTGTCCCACAAAGCTGTTGGATAGACTCTGCCGTTTCCGTTTCTCAGATTCTCAACTTGCGCAGGACCTGACACACGAAGACGTTCATGCTTGTGCGCTTCTTTGAGTTCGAGGACAAACGAGTCCTTGAAGGCAGCCAGAGATCGCTTGACTTGTTCTTCTGTAAGAGTCTCCGAATTCAGGAGAGACTCAGTCAACTCAGCATACCGTCTTTCAGTATTGGCGACGTAAGACTCGATCAAGTCGGCTCCAAATTGCTTTGGAGTCACAACTTCAACCTTCCACTGACTAGGAGACGTCATCAGCGGCGCGGCGTGCTCGCAAAGAAGGATTCGACTCATTTTACACGCCCAGGTTCGATGATCCACGAAATGTCTTCTAGAGGTCTAGGCCCTGTGACATCTGGATAAGTAGGGGCCTCCAGTGTTTCAATCTTGTAGTCCTGCAGATGGTTGTGAAATCTAATCGCATAGAAGTTCCACAACCAGTCAAGTGCCTTTTCTCTCCTAAGTTCCGGATACCCTTGTTGAAGTAGGTACAGCTTTGTCTGCTCTAGAGTGCATTCAAAGCTGTCGCCAGTAGGAAGACTAATCTCTATGTCCTCAGAGCCTACTTCTTTGCGTAGTTCGATGTACGGGAAATTACGATTGATTGGTGGAAGCTGCACGTCAATCAGCCAACTTCTGCAGGGACCCGCCAAACACGACTTGATGGATGGCCTCCTCTGTCGAGCGCGGGAAAAGACTCTTCAGCTTGCGAACAACCTCTGTACGAGCTTGCTCACTGAACCCCAAACCTGACAACGGTTGTGGGATCATCGGAAATGCACCCGTAATCGTAGTCTCCAGCAAGTTCGCCGAGGCTGTAACGGATTCACCTCTACTCTTTGCAGTTGCTTTCCTGAGCGCTCTTCTTTGACGGGCTGCCGCATTCTTGGACTTACGATCAGCCTCTTGGTCTCTTGGCTTACCTGTTCTTCGAGAGACAGGAGCAGCCTTTTTCCGAAGACGGTCTCGCCTGGCGCGAAGAGTCTTCAGGTCTGCCTTACTCATGTGCTTCAGATTGACTTTCTTCAGCTTCCTTCCAGTATCTGGATTCTTGATAGTCTTGCCCTTGCCCTTGCCACGCATCTTGGCAAGAACCTTTGGGTTTCCAGCGACAGGCTTCCCCTTACCTGGTGTGCCCTCGAAGCCAACTCTGTGCCCTGAATCCATTGTCCGCCAATAGTCAGGCTTAGGGGCTTCAAGCAAGATGTTGACAGCCTCTTCCAGTTGCTGCGACTCGTCAAGACCGATCATTTTCTTGTAGACTCCCATGATGTAGTCATACTCATTGTTGTGGCCTTGATCTTCAGCCGCAGCCTTCGCCATCTCCCATCTCTTCTCAGCTTCTGCTGTTGACAGACCAACCCTCTTAGCAAGCGAGTAGACAGCAGAAGCCGGCATAAAAACTCACCATGTAGTATAACTGCCGGGGTCCGGTGAGGACCCCGACAGCAACCGAGGCAACGGTTTAGGCCTGCACCTACCGTTTCAGGTTGTCCGACTGGTCGAAGATTTCGATCCGACCTTCCGAGGTTCCGGATGCTGTTTTGACAGCCAGACGCCAGTGCTCTTCTGTTCCACGAATCGCGCCGGAGAGAATAGCGTTACCCTTTGCCTTGACAGTGACAGACGCACGATTCGTCCAGTCCAATCCGTAACCGGCATCAGCAGACGAGCCGTCCAGAGTGATAGTGACGTCGTTGTCACCATCGTTATTCACGAAGGCCTTGAAAACACGAACGCCAGTACCGTAGTTACCGGACGGCGCGGAGACACGACCGCTCAACACCACCTTGTGTTGGGTTGTCGCTCCGAAGTACACAGATTCAGTCAGCAGCATGAGTGTCTCCCAACTTCAAGGTGTCGAGGGCTGTCTGCACAGGTAGGTTTCTATGAACCATCTCTTGTACAAGACGTTGTACCAGTAGTGCCTCTTTTCTTGCTTCCAGGACGCTTAGGACTTGACCGGCCAAGTCGGCCGGGGTCACGTCGGCCCGCTCCGTGACCACCGACCTTGATTTGGCCTGCTTGCCTTGAGCGTTGCCCAAGACGTTCAGCAGTAAACGTGCCGTTTTGTCCCCGACAGAGGCCTGTTCAGTCAAAAGAGTCTTAGCCTTATCGAGTCCATCCTTATAGACGACTCTCAGTAGGCCATTAGCTCTTTCGTGCGGAATCAGTTTCATGTCAAACTCAGACGTTCACGCGCAAGTTCGTGACTGGGAAGAGTTTGGTAGGACACAAGTTCAACCTTCACGCCATCTCCGATTCTAGCGTCCAGATGCAATGCAATGAACTTCGGGACATCTGTGATGACTGCTGGAACAATTCTGGCGCGAGGCTGAATAGTGATAACAGCATCTGACCCGTATTGCCGTACAAAGGGTCCGTCGATGCTCTCTCCACCTTTGATGTTCAGTGTAGCAACCTCATCACTGAGGTTTTCCACAAACACAACATACCCAGGTGCAGAGAATTCCCAGGGACCGACAACCTCTGGGTTATCCTCCAATTGATTCCTGAGAATCTTCTCAACACGACTTGTCATGCGGGTTCTCCAAGCAGTCGGTTCACGCTATCGAATAATACGCCCGGACGTGATGATCTTGTCTGGGTTGGCTCTCCGTCCTCTTCCTCATCATCTTTGTCATCTTTATTGAACGGAAACTCATCAGCATCCGTATCATCATCAGAGCTAGAATCAGCACTGTCGTCGTCAGGCTGCGCATCGCCATTAGAGCCTTTAGGCTGCGACGTAGCAGGTGACGACGATCCTGAAGTGTCATCAGGTTCGGGACCAGGGGGAGTACCATCGCCGGGTTCCCTTCCTAGTCCAGGTAAATCATCAGGTTCATTTACCGTTGTCTGTGATGTACTTTTTGTCGTTGGTAGTGCTGAATCATCAGATGAAGAGTCATTACTGTTGTCAGGCTCTTCGTCTGAAGAACTCGACGGATCATCATCATCATCATCATCGCTTGACGGCTCTTCTGCCTTGTCTTGTGGTGAGTTTACACCACCAAACCCCTTAGAGTTAGCCTTCTTCTCTGCGGGGCTGTCATTCCCTGCATCCGAACTGCCTTTCGCAGGAAAGCCATTGATGCCTTTAGAGGCTGAAGCCTTTTGCTCTGGAGACGGCATACTGCCATCTACAGATAGATTGATTTGGTCACTCGTTACAAGAAACACCCAAGGTAGCGCATCTGGGTTCTCAGTGTCAAACTGAGGTGTACCCGATGCAGATGTCTCGGTGTTCGTGTCTTGCTCAGATTCTGGCTCTTCAGGATCGTTACCCTCTACGTACTTGCGGAGAGATTCAAGCCTATCTTCATCGTCTTCATCGTCCTCTTCTTCGTCGCCCCCCTCTTCATCGTCTCCGAACTCTTCGTCGTCTCCGAACTCTTCGTCGTCCTCTTCTTCGTCGTATGAAGAGTCTACCAGAGGACCCTGAACAATCTGTGTTCCTGGCATGATCTCTTTCAGCAGTTGCAGTAGCTGCGCAGCTTGATGGGGCTGCATCTGCGGAGAAAAGAACAGCAGAAAAGCTCCCAACTCTTGCTCAATGTCTGATGCGATGAAATAGTCCAAAGCATCGGCTGCGTTCACTCTCAAGATTGCAGAGTCATAGATGTCATCCAGTGTAGGGCCTTGCTCTGGCTGAAGATCAATGGCCCCTGAAGCAAAATCCGCTAGACGAGGGTCTGGAACACCCTGTCCAGAAGCAAGTTTGCTGGCTGCTTCCCGAATGCTCGTTGTACCACGAATGATATCGTCAACTTGCACAGTCTGCGTTAGTCGCGTTTTACTGGACAGCGCATTTTTCACCCGCTGACCCAATGCAGATTTCAGAAACTCAGTAGCAACCCGCACTCGGTCAAGCCGAGAGTAGGCGGCTGTCGGGCTTCGTAGAATTGGTCCAGATACACGAGGCATGGTGTTTACTGTAACGACGACCGTATCAGGAACTTTTTCTGTTACAGACTATTTGACACGTCGTAACTCCTTCACAAAAATGAAGTTACGACTAGAGACTCAGCTTTTCAAGCTCCGTCAGTACAAAAGACTGTGTAACTGGAGTGGCCTGATAGCTTGAAAGAATATCGGGAGCCTCTCTCATACAAACCGAGTAGCTGTTTAGACTACCAGACTTGTAGGATTCGACCAAAGACTCGTCAACAAGGAAGCACAAAGCCTCAACTGCCTCTTCAGAAGATTCATCTAGGCTCTCTGCTGCGCGGAGTAGTCTCTCTCTGGTTGTATTCCATCGGTCAGCAGCCGAAAGCACCAACAAACTATTGTCGGTGTGCTGACTCTCGTACATGGCTCCAAAGAGAAGCATGATGAGACTACAGAGTGTCGTCGACTGTTATGTCCCGGATAATAGTGTTGTTCTGTCCACCAGTTTCCAGGATTCTTGGATCAGCAGCAATGAATGTAGACAGTACGTGGTCAGGCAATGATTCAATGTTTCTGGTTAGTCGAACAAACGGGTATAAGCCTGCAGCAAGTTCTTCCTCTTCAGGATCGTATACTCCGTTACACTGAGTCAGTATAGCCTCTCGAATTCCGTCTGCATCCAGCAACAAAACTAGATTGTAGTAGTTTGGGAATACATTCAGGTCTCGGCCAACCTGAAGATTCATGAAGCCTTCGGATCGTCCATTGAACTCGTCGATAAGCGAACCGCTTACGATCGCAGTGAGTTCTATGTCAGCTTGAATACTGACCTTTTTAGGAAGATTCGGCACTTCTAGTGGCTGATGACAGGTTGTAGGTCAATCGGCTCAAGACCAACCTCTTTGCGCGTCAGGTTTATAACTGACCACCGAATCTGATTGTTGTTGTGCATGGTCTCATCCTGATGATCTAGACGAGTTGCAAGCCTTCCGATGTCTTGCTGCATAGTTGCCATGTCATTCGACAATTCTCTTTCCAGTGATACTGGATGCCCGTCTAACATGTGTCTGTCCAACTGACTCTTGATTGGGTCTAGAGCCATGTTCCACAACACAGTCAGCACAGTGACAGCAAGTGCAGCAACTGTAATTCCGCCTCCTCCAACACTTACAATCAGAGGCCAGTTGACCGCTTTGGAGTCTGACAACTGCTGACCAATGACACTGATGTCTTTTCGGACTTCATCACCTTGATGCGAAATCACCAGTCGAAGCTCGTCACCCTGGTCTCGAATTGCTTTCCAATGCGCCTCAGCATTCGACTTCAGTGTTTCTGACAGACTCGAAACTGCCTGTGTGAGGTTGATGATGTCTCTCTCATGTGCCGCCAACCTCTCATGAATGGTAGCCAACGAATTGTCATCCATGACTTTATGTCCAGATCGCTTTGTACGTTCTTGTTGTGTCGTCATGACTACCTCGTTGACTTTTTAGAGGTAGTGTATGCATCACCAACGCTACACTCACTCAGAAGTTGGCTAATCGCCTGAAGGACCCCATTGGAGAACTCTAGATCGTTGTCGATGTAAGAGTGCGTTTCTTTTTTGACTACTGGTCCAACAAGCTGTGTATTCTGGTTGTTGACCACTACACGATGACCCGCAGGCTGAAATACTGACTTTCTGAAACCCCAGCGAGGATTCTGTTGTGTGAAGTATGTGCACTTCTCCACGATTTCTGGAACATGAATTGAACCAATCCCAAAAGCGGCAGCCGGGAAGAAGTGAAACGAATCGAACCTTCTGACAGCGTCACACAACCATAACTCTCGTACTGTGCACCCTCCTCTTTCTTGCAGAGCCTTGCAAAACTTTACGGCACGATCACCACCGTAGCTGTAACCAACGACAAGATGAACCTGCTTTGGATTCATCCCATTTTCCATAGGACGGTATCTCCAAAGAGATTCAGCAACATCGTCTACGTTCGTATTCCAGGGAAACAAACGTACCCTGACGTCAGATCGGCAACAAGCAAGGATAAAAGCGTCGTGCTCGATGCCTACCATCCCCGAACCTGGACTCCCTAGCGACTGCAGAAATCCAGAGAAGATGGTAACGGCGTATCGAATAGGTTCCTGGCCCATTTAGCCGTACAGCCGTTTTTAGGCTCCGCGAAGAAGTCTGGGTGCCAGCTTCTTAGCCAAGGTATCTCTGTCCGACGCACGCTGCACAAGGCTGATTGCCGTGTCCACGTCCTCTCGGACTGACTCAGTAGCGGAGCTTTCGCCTTCAGCGTCATCCGGTTCCCCAGGCTCATGCTCGTCATTCTGTGGCAGAGTCGAGTCGATTGTGGGGTCCCCTCCAACACTCCCGTGAGTCGAAACTTCATCTGTTGGCGCAGAACCAGGAACATTCGAGGAACTGTCACCTGCCATCGTCTGAACATCACCAGCAGTCTCGATTCCTGTCGTATCATTTGGTGGTGGTGTGTCTTCCACACCCTCACCGTCATTGTCGTCCTGTTCGCTGGAAACAGAACCGCCAACGGTGTCGTCTGGAACCTGACTACCATCTTCACCAAGAAATGACCTCAAGTCCTCGTTGAAGTCATCCTCGTTGAAGTCATCCTCGTCTCCAAGCTCAACTTCCAGATCGTCGTCTTCGCCGTAAAGGGAGTCATCGTCCCCGGCATCATCGAGGGGATCGTCAAAGTCGTCGTCAAACTCTTCGTGCATGTGAGATTGCGCCATTGTTCCCTCGTCGATCCAGTATTTGAATTCTCCAGAGGCGTCCCTCTCTGGAGATTCTGAGTTGAGTGTGACAGTTTCTTCGCCGGAACCATCCGGATCGCACACTGTGAGCTTGTTCGGGAGTTCGATTGACCGCACGAGCTTCCTTCTCACATTCTCACCATCCTTGATGAGTAAGCCGTCGCCAATCTGAAAATCAAAAGCGGACTGGGCAGGTGTGATGTGTCGACTCTTAGCTTCTTGAAAGGTAGTCTTCACTGCTGCAACTCCGATTGAATGCGTGACCGTATTTGGCGAAAGCAGGAAAGCTGTATGCGGAATCTGTCCGGGCTAGACGTAATCCGATTCTTGTGTACACGGTAGTAGTACAAAGGATCGGCCAAAGTGGCAACAGTATATTGCTTACAGACCCTCCAAAAGAAATCGTAGTCCTGTGCGTGTGGGTATTGCTCGTTGTACATTCCTACAGTATCAAGCACCTCTCTTCGGAATAATACAGACCCATGCGCCAGTGGAGACCTTTCAGAGAAATCCTTTTTTGTTACCAGACCTGATGCTTTGTACCAGACTTCCTGTTTGACCTGTGAGTCATGTACAACATGAACCGCAGAACCCAAAAGAACAACCTCTTGGTGTGCATTCAGATAATCAACTTGCTTGGAAATTCTACAGAGGCTTGACCAGTCGTCAGCATCTTGCCTAGCAACAAAGCTCCCTGTAACCTGACGAAGCCCATGATTGAGCGCCTTTGTAACCCCTTCATGCTTCACTGCAAAGACACGTAACACACGAGACTTTCGATTCTGCTGAATGGTATCAGACCAAACGGACAGTTGATTCGCGGTTCCATCTGATGATCCGTCATCAACTGCGATGATCTCAATTGGCCCGTCGTAGTCTTGATCCACCAGTGAGAATACTGATTGCTCCAAGTAGCCTCTTCCAGTAGAAAGGCCATTCCAGACTGGCAGGACAACAGATACCAAGGGTCTCACACCTGTACAGACGACGTGTCGCCCCAAAAACACTCTCAGCAGCACAAATGGATTGCACTTTTTTCGCTGCACTTTTCTCGTAACTTGTTTACTGCAAAGGAGTTACAGCTTCGTGTACTTTGCAGCCGTGTAAATCCTGCAGAGTAAACGCGCAAAATCAATGAGTTGCCCTTGACTCATCCGTGAGTTGTAGTACCCTGCAACAGTGGCCGGGTACTGGCAGAAAACGCGACGATCCCACAAAAAGAGAGTTCAATCCAATGAGCGCAATGGGAAAGGGTTACTGGCTCGACCCGGACAACAGGGCTATGTATCTGGTAGCGGATTTCCAGAACAGGCATGAGTTCTGGCTTCTTGACGCCAAAAATCAAGAGAAGACTCATCTTCCAAGTGCAGTCACCAAAACTCTGAACAGCATGGGGGAAAAGCTGCGAGCGGGTGATGCAAGAATGGTTGACGCCATCAGACTTGAGGGGATCAAGGCTGGCCTAATCCGCATCCGAGACTACTACAACTACATCAGTATCATGTTGTCGGCTCCGCGCAGCCGCGTGAGAGATGTATTGTGGTCCGTCTACATGGCGATGGACAACACAATGAAGCCACATGAGAATGCAGAGCTTCTGATCGTGAACATGAACGGGAACGATTCGACGAAAATCACTTGGGGTGACTTTCAGAAGAGTCTCGTCGACGACTCACCCATTCTTCGAGAGGATGAAAAAGAGGGTGGATTGAGTGAGCAGTTGGACAAGATCATGGGTAAGCCAGCTTGACATACTTCGTCTAGTGCCCTCCTAGGTCCCCCCTCTTTAGTGCTGTATGACTGGCAGCTTCTGTATCTCGATAGACACCAAGAGCTTCGAGAATATAGACGACACTCTTACCAGTTGACTGACACATTTCTCGTACTTCACAGATGGCTGTAGACTTTGAAGTCTCAGCGTTCATGATCCTGTCTTGATGCAAGTAGTACCGGTCATCTTGAGAGAGTAGAGAGTTGATCTCCTCATCCAGAGAGTCGTAGACCTGAACAAGGTTCTTACCACCTCTATTCTCTTTTCGGTTGCAAGCGTCTACGTAGCAACCGGCGCTGATATCCCGACACATTGCGCATGGTCCAGGATTACCGCAAGAGCCGTTTGGACCGCAAACCAGTTTTGTGACTCTTAGGCAGTCACCCAACGATAGCCCGGCGTCGAGCAGTCTCTGAAAGTCCTCAATTCGGACCATGTTTCCATTGGCCCCTGAAAACGCCAAATCGTAGTACCCCTTCTCATTCACATTGAGGTTGATAGGTGCTCCGTTGCTGCGTGCATTCCTCAAAGCCTGAATGATTGTCTCGTGCTCTGGGCAAGACGCTGTACCCACTCTGGACTCTAGCCATGCTTTGAGTGTAGGCGCTGTAGTCAGGTGCTGTACTTCTATGATTGGAAGCAGAACGTCTTCTGCCGTCTTCCGTTTTTCTACCCCCTGACCTGGAACTGGGTATAGCTTATCGTCAGCCGGCGATCTGGCGACAACACCAGAAGATAACGAAGTCAGTTCTCTGTTTGATTCCCCACTCATTGAATAATCTCATAGAACGGGAACGTGACGTCCCTAGATGAAAACTGATGAACTCCATCGAAGGTTGGTACAGTCTCTGATCGACGAAGCAAACACAAGTGTTCGCACTCTAAGCCATTGTCAGAGTAGACGTTGACTCTGTGAAAATCAGATGTCAACTTGCTGCAGAAATCGCAGAATGCTGATTCTGAGTATCGAGCGTACAGACGCGATTCAGAAACGTCTATACCTAGCTGATCTGCAGCTTGTTGCTTCAATGTCTCAGAGAACGTAATCAGTAATCCTTGCTGACACTTGCACCACAGGTCTCCAACCAACCTTGTATAGCCAGGGAGGGATTCAAGGATGGAAGACACGACGACAAAATGAAACTTACGGTGCAACTCAAAGTTGTACAATGAGTCGACTGCGCGAAACTGAACACCCGGCAGCCTTCCAAATCTAGATTGGCAAGACTTTATGCACTCTACGTCACAGTCCAACCCTAGAAACGAAACATTTTCGTGTTCTGACTGAAGAAGGCCGAGCAGCGATTCACCCAGACCACAGCCAACAACCAGAACAGACAGCGTACCGGATGCAGGCGTAACACTTCTCCAGTATCCGGAAAGAAGCCTTGATGAACCCAACGCTTCGTAGCCGATTAGAGACTCTCTTCGTTTACTTGATTGCAGCCAGCGCAGAAACGACCTGTCTCCAGACTTAGTTCTTGCCTCAATCTCGTCCAAACTAGTCGGCCGTATCATGTCTTTGCCTTAGAAGGCAGTTTAGCTTTTCAACAGATACAGGGTCCGTAAGAACAATATCCTGTTCCCCGTGCGGTATTGAAGACACCTGCATTCCCGGCTCTAGAAGTAAGACGATAGACGTCCTAGGGCAAAATACTCGTAGAGCAGACAGCACATCAAGAGTGTCGCTAAATGGAATAGCTAGAAGGTCTAGAATTAGTACGTCTGCTGAGGCTGCATTCACACCAGCAGCAAACAAGGTTACTGGGTACTGAAAGTTCCAGTTAGCAATCTCGCACAATGAAGATTCAAACTGTTCACGCCCTCCGCAGCGCTTGACATCACCAACAAAGACAAGTCTGTTAGTTCGCCTTTCTACGTTACCTGTCATTGACAGACCAGTCACCTTTCTGATGCCGAATCACAAACCCTGAGCAGTCCAGTCGATCTAACCATTCAATGATTAGACCCCGCAGGTAGTTCATGTTGTGAAGTTCAACGGCGATCTTCAAAGAACCAACTGTGTATACGTTGTATTTGGTGTCGAAGTCTTTGACAGTGGCGGGTTCTGCCAACTCAATCTTCGGATGTACGCCAGAAATACCAGTGACATCCAAGAACACAAGAACGACTACGTCAAACCCATCAATGTCCAAACCTTGTTCTTCGGCTTGCAACAAGAGTTTTGATAGTTGTTGTTCCGTAGCCTCTCTTTCAGCAAGTAGGTCTGGGGACAAGTTGGTAAGCCTAGACTGTAGGCTAGCAATCTTTCCCGGCAGATGGTGCCTCTTGTAATCCCGCACGTAAGCTAAAAGCTGGTCCGCAGCCCTTCTCGATACGTATACAGGAGACGGATTCACACTGAGTGTGTCCCCACCACCCATACTTGGACGAATCAGAGTCTCAGCAATACGCCGTCCGACAGATTGCCTGCGTTCCAGAGAACACTGAGGGCAGTGGTAGTAGGGCTGACCAGCGTGTTTTGGGCACTCACCATGAATGCGCATCCCTGGTACAAATGTTGAACCAGAGGACATGGTATCAATCCTGCGAGGCATCGCGTCCCAAGGAGATGGCATCTTTCCCGTACTTAGACCCGACGAAGCGTTCACCATCCACTCGTCGAAGGATGGCTTGAATCGCGTTGTATGGGACGATGACGAAAGACATTCCGTTGAAGAAGCATTCAGTCGCGCTGCCGCTGATAACGACACGGTCTCCGAGTTCCAGGTTGATCTTGTGACAGTGCTCGTCAAGAATAGACGAAATCTGATGCACAATCAGGTGCCACTCTTTGTCATTCCGAGCATTGCTCAATGACGGAACGATGATCTTGCTCGACCGAGGTAGCTGGCCGACAACCTCTCCAAGGAACGTATTGCGGTTCAGGGAGATATCCCAGCCATCATGAGGGAGTCTTTCATCAAACTTCCCATCATCGTCCTCGCCAACGACAGGGACTCCGCGCTGCAGCAGTGGATTCATGTGCTCTAGTTCCTTGCCCGCGAATTGTGCTGACTCTAGCACAAGACGTACTTGAGTCAAGCTACTTGCAGCAATGATGCCCTGATTTTTTACCTTGCATCTGCTTACGACGTTGAGATTTCCCCGCCTGTATGAACTTCTTGTAGGACTCGCGAATATGGCGGCGTTTCTTGATGTTGGCCATTGTGGTCACTCTTTGGTTCCCACTGAATATCCGTAGAGACTCTCAACCACAGACTCAAAAGAAGGACGAACTTTTCCGCATTCAACCCATTCAGGCCCCTTAGGTGCTCCGACCTCAGCATCGCCATCAACTTTGGTCACGCCGTCAATTTGATTGAAGGCAGAGTCCCACTCCTCATACTTGTCTTGTTCATCTGAGTCGCTTAGTGAATACCTAAGCATTCCAGTGGCTGTATTGAACCACACTTTCCCATATCCGGGGTCCTCTGCAGGTGATAGCCTCAGCATCACCTTTTTGATTTCAGCTACAGTGTCCGCCATACCATCACTTTATGGAAAGCAGTCTAGTGAACAGGTTTCTGTGGTCCTCCTTCCAACGCTCTACAGTATTGTTGGATACAGCAGAGTACCTAACCCTTAGAGGTTCGTAGGCATCCCACAGAGCAGACTCAAGGTCTTCTTGACTTCCAGGCTCAAATAAGTGAACTCCTGGAATATCAGCATACTCGTCAGCTAGCCCAACACCTCTTGGTATCACGATACTTTTGCCGAGCGACAGCCCCTCCAACAAGCTAACAGGGCCGCTTTCGTAGTCGCTTGTTGTAAGAAATACGTCGACTGCCTGCATCTGCGCGTGGAGATGACTCTCAGACCAATTGCCGGGGGAAGCTACAAGTTCAACCCAAGACAACTGCCTTACAAACTCCAGCAAGTCAGTCCGTTTTCTACGGCCATATCCATCAGGTGAACGGTGAAACCACCCCACACGGAGTCTAGGTATGGCTCTGGAAAATTTGACTGGTAAGTGAACACGAGTGACTTTGTCTTCGCCAACAAGATTTTTCAGGTACTCTGCATGTTGGCTGCTGAGAGCAACACAATGATCTACCTGAGAGGCAATCTTGTTGTATGTGTCTTGATGCTTTCCAGGTACATAGTGCGTAAACAACGCAACGCACTTGCCTACTGGTTTATAGAACTCCCTGAACAAGTATGTCAGGAAATACGTCAAATCCGTATCACGAGGAGGGTCACATGTAACACGAACGCGAAACCCATCAAGGGCTTGCAGGTGCTCCGATAGCCGCCTACAAATCCAAGATTCTTCCGTCGTGATATGCACCCGATGTATCATGTTTTGTGAGACACCAGCGATTCCAACTCTTCGTCGATACTCGCGCCACCCAAGACTCTATCCACAAGACCAGACAGGTATCCTGAAGGCAACTCTTCTAAATGAACGAATCGCATCCGACCTAAAGTCCTTGCGACCTTCATGTGTGCTGTTTCAACAACGAAGCTGTAGTTCCTAGAATTGTGTGGACTGAAGAGAAATGAGTCCCCAATCGGCAGTTTCTCGATACGGTAGTTTCCGTGAGTGATTGGAGAAGTCTCTTCAACAACCTTCCCACAATGCACCATCCGCCCCAACAGTTCGCCTTCAACCGTCACGTACTCAGACATCATAGACCTCTTAGATTGGTGACAGGTCGTTCTACTAAAGGTGCAGCAGCCGCTCTTTGATCCAAGTAGAACCGAAACTTGTCAGCGTCACAAGGTGAAACAGCAAATGGTATGGTTTCCAGCATACCAAGATCAGCCATGTCTCGCAGCAACACAAACAGATGCATTCCTGACCTGAAAGCTAGATGCGAGTTACCAAGCATCATCACTTCAGGGGGTTCAAGGTTTGCGTAGTTCTTCAAGAGATAATCTCTTGCAGCTTGATCTATCTCCTCGGCGTTACAGGCTTGTACACGAGATATGTACTCCTGTGGAACACTGCCACGCCAGCAACGATCAACAGTAAGCACGTTAGCGTCTACGACTCGAAACCCCAAAGAAGCTGCGCGGCGTGACAGCTTGAAGCGAAGCTCAGAAGGTTTGGGGCAGAGAATCATGACGAGTAAGCAACAGTCTACCAATGTAGACTTGAAGATGAGTCTTCAGAAAGAAGAGCTTCAACCTGTGACTCAAACGGACCCATAGTATCCTCATAGATATCGGTGTTTGATCTGCTGAACTTGCCAGAGTTCTTATCCGCCGACTTGATTTGCTTGTTGCTGAAGACGACAGCCATGTTTCTCTTGGGATCGAAGATTCCGTCATACCCCATTTTCTTCAAAACAGTGTGCAGCTTAGGCGTAGAGACACTGCCACCCGAAGAAGCAATTCGGTAAACATCATCGAACGTCGCAGGATTCTCAATTCTCAGGTAGCACTTGAGTGGACTGCCGAAGCCACTCGCGAAGTTCTCACGAGTCGCGAAGAACACTCCACGAATATCTGTCTTTCGAGAACGACTTACGTCGAACACCCGAAACTGCTTGCTCGTTCCGTGGTAGACGACCAACGGTCTACCCGCTGAATCGACAACCTTGGAATTCGCAAACCATTTCCGAAACTGTGGAGTGTCAGTCACTGTACTCATCATCAGGAAATGTAAGCGACCACTTCGTACCGACCGGTGTCGAATTTGTGCCACGACAGGATGAGCATGGCGTTGTCAATGATCGTATGAACATCGTAGTCGTCAGCAGTCCCCACAACACCGATTTCAATGCGAGCGTTTCCATCACGACCTGTCAAGAACCCGGACCATGTAGTTCCGTCTTCCTGCACAAGCAAGTACCCGCGTCTCCGCAGAATGTCATCAATAGACTTCAGCGGAATCTGAGACTGTATGGGTCTCACAAGGTCCGCAATGTCTCCGTTCATCTGATTTCGGATGCCTGCGGGTATCCGTATCATGGCCCCACTGAACTGAGATTCAACCTGTGACTCAAACGGACCCATGTTTTGGCCTTCAATAGCGCTGCCGTGAATCACCACCGGCTGAACTTTTCGGACAACCATCGTGGTGTTGGCTGGTTTCAACATCTTGATCTCGTACCCTGCTTTACAGAGAGGATTCCTCAGTTTTTCGAGTTCATCCCGATGTAGGTATTCATCCTCGCCGACGTTGCGCCAGATTACCGTAGCGTGATTCTCTTTGGCTATACGAACCTCAAATCCTGACTGTCCTCCTGCAATGTACAGAGGAGCAACTTGGCTAATCACAGCTTTTAGCCCTGTCGCATCTAGGGGTTCATAGACGTTCATGGTTTTGGTGATGGTAGCTGCTTCTCCCAAAATGATCCAGCTACGTCTACCCAAAGTTTTCTAGTCTTCGGTTCAGACGCCGCTACCCGAAGCAACTCACGATTGGCCTCATTACCGCCCTGAAGAACACCCGCGACTGGCTGCCAGATCAGCATCTGATGACGAAAAGTATGGTACAAGTCATAAGCCGGATCATGACCGATCCCGACAAAGCTGTAAGCTCTCCTAACAGCGTCAATGAACACTTGCCTATGGGGAAGCATCTTCTCTAGTGTCGTACTACGAATCACCTCCGGAGAAACACCTGAGAACTTGCTAGAAACTGATGCTACTGAATCTGCAACGCTGATAGCATCGAAGCTGACAAGCTCTGTTGTACTAGGGTCGAAAAGCTGATTCCTGGTACAGTCACCAGAGGTTGCTACCACTGGTACACCGCACAGCAGATATTCAGTTGAAGCGTAGTTTGACCCCTCTCTTTCAGAGAGTGACAACCCGCAAGTGGATCGTTGAATCCACGATGGAACTTTGTCTCTTGGAATAGCCCCCGTGAACGAACCATTTTTGAATTGCGGCGCAACAACGTTCTCAAAACTCAGTATTGATTCCGTATAGGTCTTCGTTTCGTCCTTGAAAGATTCCATTGTCAGCCACAACCACTTACCGCGAATATGGCTGCAGAGATCAAGTCGCTTTCTCGCTATAGGCCGAGCAATGTAGATGGCCGCATACTCTTTTGAGCAATCCAAAGGACGATACACCCTTTCATCACACAATGCGTTTGGTTGGAACGGAGAAGCCAACAAACCACTTGACAGGAAAGCATCAAGCTCTTGAGGTCTATCAAGAAGAAACTCAATGTAATGATTGGGGTGGGAACACTGATGTTCTAGTGCCCACTTCGTAGCGTACTCAATGTCTCTGGGGTACAGCTTCCAATTTGTAGAGGCTAACACAGCCAAAGGTTGTGGAGACTCAAGCGCAGAAGCAAATTGAGGTTCCCACGGTGTCTTAGCGTAGACAACAGTAGGCTCCCTGTGCAGCACTTGGAAGAACTGGGACGTAGACACTTCAATCCAGAAACTTCACCTTGACGGCTTTCTGCATATTGTCTTTTGGGTTTTCGTCAGTGTCCCCAAAATTGAAGTAGTTGCCGATGTAGTGACGTCGAATTTCGTCCTCCGTTCCATTGATGTCTGTACGAATCGTGTTACCGTCTTGAAACGTGACTTCAATGGACCGACGACGGCTCGCGTTAGGGTCAGATGCCTCTTCAATGCTGTTCCCGACACCCAGATAGGCTTGAACTGTTTTGTCGTCTGGATGCACGACCTTTGACTTCATCAACGGGTAGTCAAACTTCATGGCATCTTCGTAGGACGCTGCTTGAAATGCTCGCTGCTTGCTTCGAGTCACCAGGATCGTAACCCAAGCAGCTTTGTTTCCGCCCACGCTTTGGTACGACTTCACAGCGAACAAATCTCGTCGGATGCCTTCGTGGATTGGAAGTGTCACCAAACCATCATCGAGGTACGCCGCTTCCAAGCAATCCGCAGGTCCGGAGCCTTCAGCCATACGAACGTCATAGATGCCGTCCACAATAGCCTTCCGACCACGAGTTGATTCTCTCCAGACTTGAGGAGTTTTTGACAGCATCAGATGCAGCGCAGTAGCTTTTGGGTAGCCTCGCAGAAGAGAATCCAAAGAGGGCTTGTCAACACTCTCCCTCTTTGTTGTTGTGGACTCTTTGACTTTAGGGGGACTTCTACGAGCTTGCTCCATTTCTTTATCCTCTGGTTTTCTTCCAAGCAGAGCAACAACAGACTCTCCAACACTCAACCCAGCGCCGCTGTTTTGTACGCCCGTATTGCTAGCTGCAACTGCAGGAGTATGCGCACCCACACCACCTTGTTGAGAGAACCTTCCTCGTTTGAATCGAGACATGACAAACGATCGACGGTGTGGCAGAGCTTTCTGGCTGGAAAAGTGCTGAAGTGGAGACGGCTCTCCAACCTCAACTACAGTACATCGCGTTGCACTCTCTGCGCGGATTCTTGCAGTTGCGGGATTCCTTGCAACGACATGCAAGTAAGCATACCCGCCTCCGGACTCAAGCATACGAGTATGCTGCAGTTGAACAAGCTCAGGCAGCGTCCCAGATACTGCTAGCCTCTCTCCATCCCCACGGAAGGAAACTGTAACGGGATAGCATTGCGGGATTGAATTCATTGATGCAGTCCAGTGACCAAGGCCTCAAAGATTGATTTGGACTTTGCGCTTGGCATCATTGTATAGGATGCGAACTGCCTCTACCCCAGCACCCTGAAGATCAGACTTGTTGCATGACCGCTTGTACCAGAGTGACGTTGAGTCATGACAGACAAAGTCTTCATTGTTGACGAATGCGTGTACAGTGTCTTCTTCTGTATCGTAGTCCTGTCCGTAGGCAGGAGTCAGAATTACAAAAGACTTCTGAGACTCTCCGATAGCAGTTGCAAAGTCAATTATGTCCTTGCGCGCAGCCGTCGCACCTGCTTTGATTTGACTGTCGCTACTGCTCGTCAAATATCCAGGGTCTTTCCCAGTAATGACTTGCCGCAAGTAGGCTCGATACCCCAAGCCTGCAGTACACTGATGCTTCGGATTTTTCAAGCTGTCAGACAGAAGCCTCTCAGCCGCTTTGATCCAGTTGATTCCTTCATTGAGGCTGACGCTGCTGTGCTTGTTCTTTCTCTCACGGACATGTCTCTTGAAAGCGGCAGCTACATTGTCTGCGACACGACGATTTCGCTTGATTGCCGCAGCAGTGTGAGCTTTAGACGCCCCACTCTGCGGGGCTAAACGAAAGGGCGGTAGCTCAGCTTCTCCGTTAGTGGGGACAGGTCCAGAGGCTGACCAGACTCAGACAAGTTAGAATCAGTCTCTTCGATGTCTCCTCGCTGAAACGTATGCGAATTTCCGAGTGTGTCGATGAGAGTCACGTCTGTCAGCCTCTCTGCCAGACTAAACAACCCTGAAATGAACTTGTTGAAGTTGCTTTGCGACGGCTTCCCACTCTCATGCAGGACAGCATTCGCGTCAGCGCCTCGTTTTGAGATGACTCGGAATGTTCTCTCGCAGACGAGAGAAAGACGCACACCTCGATTGTGAGGTTCCAACTGACAGGACAGCACCCTGACTGGACCGTCCTTGATTGCAGCTTCAATGATGGGGTTGACTGTAGTCGCGTACTCTTGAGGAGAGTACGAGTCCGGATTGACGAAGCCGAACATGCGGCTGAGTGCCATTCTTGGCTCAATCTGTCGAACGTGTGCGTGCATACTGTCTCTCCAATCAACGGAAAATACCGTGTCTAGCTGATTGACGAAAAACCGCCCGCTTTTTTCTTTTCCAGGCTTGCAGTTGTTGTCGCAACCATGCTCCTGCGCAGACCTTACAGTCTGCTATCCTACGTCTGCAAGTGGAGTTGATCCTTCGCACCCGCAGCTACTTGCTCTGCCTTGATACTGACTACCCGACCTTTTCTCTCTGCAGCCGTCAACTTCCGGAAAGCCGCTTGGTAGTCCAGAAGTACAAGGTCTACCTGCCAATCGGCAATAGACGCAAAGTAGTCGATGGCCATCTTGGGCATGTGGACTCGATCTTTCGACGTCCAACGGTAGTCGTCAAACAACAGAATACCGTTTTCTTTCAACCGGGGAATAGACACTAGTCCATCATGGAGACAGTCAATGGCTTCATGTGACCCATCGACGTAGATTACGTCGAAGTGTTCCTCAGGAAACAAGGAAACAGCATTTCGAGAGAAATCACGTATCTTCCTAACACGGTGAGACTGGCCTGAAATTGCGATGTTCCAGTCAAATGCGCGCTCGCGGGATCGAAGTTGCCAAGGGTCAATGCAGACCAGCGAGGAGGATTGGTCCGTAAGGATATTCTCCAACCACCAGATTGCGCTCCGTCCCTCGTAAGAGCCAATCTCAAGGAATCGAAGATTGGGCTTCCCCTTCAGATGAGAAAACAGTCTGACCCAGTGTGGTATTCTGTGCGTAACGTAGTCTGTGCCAGAGGTGTATGCTGGGCGCATAGCTACCCTGAGAGCGTCATCACCTGTATTCAAAATAGGAAAGTCTTTGGACTCTTGCGGCTCTGCTACTTTCAGCATACCGCATACTGAAGACCAACTTAGTGAGTCTAATGGAATACTGTAGACCCGATCAGAATGTTTCAGCCTTGCGTCTGTTACTACTCTTTGATGCAGGTCATAATGCAACCTCAAGTGGTCTGTAGATGGTATATCCATCTCACTGTGCTTGCCAGACTTTCTGTACGCTGCTGTACGCACCAGCATAGACGTCACCCAGTCTTCTACTGGTCTATAGATGTTGACTAGGATTGCGTCTTCGTATAAGTCGGCAAGTTCCTCCACTGGAATGTCCATCTCGAAGCCGAACAGAGCTTGGACTTCATAGACAGACTTGTCGATCTCACCCTGTCTTGCTTTCCTTGCAATTTCAGCAGCCCATTTTGCGTCTCGTACACATTTCAGACCACATTGAACCATAGACTCTTGCAAGCTATGCGAGGCGGTTCGGGGAAGCCCAATGTAGATTACAGTCTTCATGCTTTATCCTCCTGCCTGTCAGAAAAGTATCCAGCCACTTTTCTAACCATCTCTGGTTTGTTACTCAACGCAGACTCGCTCCACTGCAAAAGACCAGACTCTGCATCCGTATCAATATCGGTTCTTGGATCGAAACTATAGTCACTGAGAAACAACCAGCGTTTCAAGTAGTTTCTTCGCGACCGGGAACCGTGAAACATGTGCACAATGTCACCGGGAATGTAAGTGAACGACTTACCCCCGCACTCTCTTACTTTGTTACCCCATTCCTCGATACACCGGAGCCAGCCCTTTGAAATGTATCTGTCAACCCAGAATCTGTCTCCGGATATTGCCTTGATCTGATTTACATCACCTCCGCCGATGACATTCGTATCCAAGAACCCAAACTGACGAAACCATTCTGTACGCGCAGCCCACGCAAACCCAGGATGAGACTTGCCAAATGACGTGAAGTCCTTGTGACAGTTTACGTAATGCCATCCAACTGACCTCTTGAGCGGCGTCAGCGATCCGTTGAACTGAGTGAAGAATGAGTTCTCAAAAAGTTGACACCAGTTATGCAGGCGTAATGCTTGCCTCAGGTCATCGACCCACTTCAAGCTACAGAAATGAACATCAGCATCAATCCAGCAAAATGCTTCGTAGCAGTCTGGTAGCTTGGCCAATAACAGATTGAGAAGCCTCTCCTTTTGCCACAATAGCTGCGTATCTCTGTTTCCCTCTACACGAAGAAACCTGTCTGACTGAGGAAACACAAATCCCGATGGACCATCGTAGGACAACTCTATGTTCCAGTGGTCTACATCGTACAACTCCAGTTCACGGCTAAACAGATTGAAGTTCCTTACCAAGTTAGTATAGCCACAGGGGTTGTAAAAGCAGGTTAGGACTGCAATTCGTTCAACATCCAACGGCCTGACAATATCAGGCCGAACAAAGTCACAAGGCTTAGACTCATAAGTGTTGAAGTAGACTACACGATCCACTTCAACTTGCTTCTGCTGCTGAAAAAAGAACAAGCCATTACGGTTTCCGTAGCGTCTAAAGTGCGCAGCAGCAGACGTCACTTCAGGGTCACGCTTTGCTTCTAAGAAGGCCCGCACTGCGGGGTAGTGCATTATATACAGGTTGCTATCCAATTGACTTGGAACAACCCATACAGGCTGGTGCCCAGCAGACTTACCAAAGCGAGTCCAATGATCGAACCCACTAGAGCATGATTTTGCCCTGACTGCAGTTCTTGCATCTTCGTAGCGTGCAAGGTAAGCCGCTTCATAGAAGACCGGCTGTTCTAGACTCATCTGCGACATGTCCTACGTCTTCTTTGCAGTTGCCCCGCGGCGCATTTGATTGTTTGGCCTTCTCGCTGCTGTGAAGTTCGGAGCTTTCGTTTTTCTGTAGTCGATACGGTGACGCCGTTCTGTAACAGGGCAACCTAAAAGAGCGTCAACAGCTTCCTTGATTCGATTGTCAAGCATTGAGCTACTCCCTTGTTCTGCGAACTTTGGTGTATTCACTGGTACTGTAGAGAGGTGGGACGACTCTTTCAACCTCACGCGCCCAACGTAGAAACCGTCCTCTTCCTGACTGACAAACTGAAATGAATGCTCACCTCGGTTCACCATCACATACCAGCAGTTTTTGGAACCGCTCCACCAAGAGAAAGCAGCAGCTTTACGAAGTACCGGTACACTGTGAATGAAAGCCTCTGCCGATGCACTTGAATGAAACTCAAGCGCATTCTTTGGTGCTTCTGATACTTCAGACTGTGACGTCATCAGCCGTGCGGATAGTTATTTCTGAGGTAGTTGGAAGCATCGTCCATCGAAGTAAATGTCAGCTTGAGAAGTTCTTTCGGGTTGCTGTGAGCGGGCCTAGCGATGAACATAGTAGGTTTTGTCCCTGTTTCGTTCACCCAGCCAATGATCTGCCGTGTCACAAAACTGCGCACCGTAATCCAGCCCTGCGGAACGATCTTTTCATCTGGTAGGGGCGTTGACTCAACCAGCGTCTCGACTTGCTCTTCAAATGGTCCCATGAGTATCCCCCTGACCTAGGTTAGAGCATCGTTGTAGTCATATTACTTGAGAAGAACTGCAACGGTGATATGAAAATCGAATTCGTTGTTACGAGGTAGCCGACTAAGCCCCAGAGACTCTCTGAAGTCTTCTAACTCTGGCGAACGAACAGTCACATACCAGACCTTTTCCCAAGTGTCTGATTCTGGAAAAACCAACTTGAGTGGTCCGATTTGATACCTGAACTCATGACCCTCAAAAACTTTCAGGCGGTCAGCCCCACCCGCCGCTTCGACATCCGATGGGTGCAAAACTGAAATGTGCGCATTCAGTCTACCTTCATTGTACTCATCGCTGGTAGGCAACTCGATCCCAGGAACATCAAGTGTTGAAAACACACCCTCAACGAACTTGTTCGGCACTGCGAGCAGCATCCACCCAGAATCTGCTCTGTAGAGTTTCCCAGACATACGAGTCTGAAGAATGGGGGATGTCGTCTCCCGCTCAACCACAACAATTCGACCTAACCCCCACGGAGTTCGTTGAAGTGGCGGAGTAGACGCTGAGCGTCCCTCACACAAGGCGTTCACACGGCGTTCAAATGGTCCCATCACCGCTTCCTAGGTACTTGTTTTCAAAGAAGGCCGCGACAACTTGTCGTGTAACTGGACTGTCGGACCCAGCACACTCAAATTGGAACTCAAAAGCGCGTCCGTCGTCACTCTTTGGTTGCTCTCGCGGACCTTTTCTCATCCTCGTGTAGTAAGCACTTGCGTTGTGGACCGACCATGCCCCTAGCTTGACGATGGAGCCGTCTCTGTTCAACAGAGAAGCTGTATCTGATCCTGCCAATTTCAGCAACACACCATCCTGGTTGTACTTCTGCCGCAACAACTTCATGCTACCCAGGAACTGCTCAGCAGACTGCGCATAGTCGTCCGAGGTTGGCCCTGAGACAATCAGGGATTCTTCCTCAACCTTTCTGGTCTCATCTGACCCATCTATGGATTCAATCCAACCTCCGTATACTGGCGTATACCCGTAGCCGAGACTACGGATGTCTGACATCAGTGACCGATTCCGTCCTCTATTCTGTGTCAGGGTAAACTCCCCGCCGCGGAATGCCGAGATGATGGCTACATTTCTTGCCGTCTCGCTGAACAGGGCGAATACGCGAGCAAGAGAGCGTCCCGCAGCCTCCTCAAGAGACACCCCATCCATTGCTGCCAGATACTCGACATACAGGCGCGGAAAGTCTTCCGTGTTGACGCGGGAGGCCTTGTAGGCGTTGTCGATCAAGTCCTCAAACAAACCCATGTTCTTCCCCTAGAAAGAGAGAATCTCTGTCCAATTGTATCACGTTTCTCTCTTGAGTCAAGCGTGAGTCATGTCACTGTCAGCCAGGGACCCATCGCGTTTTTCCAGTCTGAAATGGTCTTTGTTGGGACTTGGAAGTCAGCCTTTCTCTCATCCTTGGCGTTGAACAGACCCCATTTGTCCTCAGAGGCAGAATAAGGCATCAGTCTTTTGAGGACTGATCTGACTGGCGGCTCTTTCCACAAACAGAGCCTCAACCATAGACTCAAACAACCCAGGAGTATTCACAGGACTACTCATTGTTGTGAGAGTACCCAACGACTTAGCATAGACTGCGTATATTGCTGCCAGCCCTTTGGAAACACACGATTCAACTTCTGTAGAATCGTGTTGTACACAGTGGTTGCTCTTTTCAATTGTCTTCTCTGATTATCCAGCGTCAGGCTATCCCAATAGCCGATTTTTCTTGCGACTTCTACAAACTTCGCAGGGAACTCACGAGGACTTCTTCCGAGTATCCCTTGCCAGCCTCTGACCTCTTTGGCTGTATTCCTTGGTGAGCCGTCTCTTCCCAACGAAGTTAGAGTATGGTCAAGCTCTGAAAGCAGCGGTTCGACAGTCTGCTCAAAGTAAGCCTGCAATTCAGCATCTGAGTTGTAGTACGCCGTGAAAACACTCTTATCGTTAGTCTTGTCTGGTGTAGACTTGTCGATTACAGACGCATCAGGAGCTTTGTACCCACCCATTACCTTATTTCTCTTTGAATCAAGGTAATGTGTGTACTCGTGCTTGAACGATTCTGTGATTACAAGGCTGCGCCAGAACTTGTAAATGTTGTCACCGATGTAGAGCACAAAGTCTTCTGGAGACAACGGAACAGCAAGCTGAATTGTTGGTCTATCACCATCCCTCTGCGGAGGTCCAAAACCACCGGCGATATGACCTGTCATGGGTGCAAACGACAAGAACCCATCGAACACTTTGTTTACTCTAGTGATGCTTCTGAAGTCGAACCCGATTCCATGCTCTGGACCTTTCGGGTGTACCTCACAGAATCTTGCAAACAGGGGCGGACTACCCTGGATTGTCCTGAAGAATTCACCAATCGTATTGTGAGCTACGTTGACTCGATCATGTGTCGTCCAATCGTTACGTCGCTCCACGATACGATTGACTTCAGCCTCAAAGGGGCCAATACGAGATTCTGTACTTGTAGGCATTTCAGGCTACCTGAGATTGTTTGCGTAGCGACTGCTCATGAACTCAACTGTCTTTGATACGGCGTCGCGAAACCCGCGGCCTTCCATCATAACAGCTAGGACTGTAAAGAACTTGACATAGTCCTTGACTGTATTGAGTGCAACGCAGATAAGCTGCAGCGTACTTGACGTCTCGTAGAGAGACTCCTGTTGTTTTGTAGACAGGAAGTCAGATACTACCTTTCGTACAGCCTGTAACGGAGCGCGAGGACGAAAAGGGAGAACTGAAAGAAGTACAGCGGCCGAACCAACTGGTATTCCTGGAACCGCCCAGTCACCAATCAATGACAATGCGTAAGCAAGATGAGTTACCCATTTTGGCGCACCTGTAATGTCTACAGCAGCACCCGCGACTTCAGGCGCAGCATTCGCCAAGGTCCAGGCTTTTGTAAACAGCCTACTCAAAAATGACTCTTCCAATGCACCTTCTGTGTACAGCCTTTCCACTTGCTTCTCAAAAGGACCTTGTAGCATCAGGTCCGCAACGGTTCGTACAACTTCTGACCCCGGACTTGGACTAGTCACTGGAAATAGGAAGTTGATGTATTTCGACCACGCCCCATCTTCTTCTGGGTCTGGGTAGCCTGCAACAGACCAATCGTCGAAAGCCTCTTTCTCCGCTTCAAAAGCACTCTTTGAAAACTCATACACGTAATGTGCTGCTTCATAGCTACGATTCCAACGATCGTTAGCAGCATCAATCAGACGGGCCATAGCCAGTCTAATCTTGCGCTGCTTCTCGTCGATGGTCAGTGTATTCCAGTTCACGCAAAGATTTCCTTGAACTTAGAGTAGTGAGGTTCCTCTAAGTTACCCAGGATGTACATCGCAAAGGCTTCGCAAAAATGCTCTTCCGGGTCCCCAGAGTCCAATGAGTATTTTGTTGGGAAGCAGGACTCTGCTCTGCGCTCAATGTAGTAGTTTTGAATCTGACGTCTTGTGATGAATTTGTTATCTGCTACGTAGAACTTGTCTCCGTCAATGTGCAGCACAATTGGAGGCTCAGAGCCGTAACCCTGCACTTCTACTGGCAACCTTTCTCCTACCTTTGGGTAACTTCCGCTGGTTGGGTGAAACGACTGATACTTTGCTTTCAGTCTCAAACCCTTATCCCACTGCTTCCATTCTGGGATACCCTTAGACAGGAATCGTCCCCAGTACCGATGGCCAAACTCATGAATCACTGAATGCTCAGAAGCTGTACCTTGCCTTGTCTTCTCACGAATCCACATTGTGTCATCACTACCGCGGTAGAAAGCAAGACTACCCGCTGTCGATAGATTTGCTGCCACAAAAATCTGACCGTACAGGATGTCTGTTACTCTCGGCAGTCTACTAGCCCTTATCTTTGTAGCTGCGGACTGAATCAACTTCACAATAGAGGACATATCCGCGCGACCGGTCGTATCGCTTACAGTAATTCCGTCTACTGTGATACCAACATCTGCAAGCTCCCAGTCTTTTGACTCCAACAAAAGCCTCATGCCATCTCTATTCCTCGCAAAGAAGAGACGGACATCTTTAGGTTGTCGTCTTAGTGAAGTGAAGGCTTTAGCGACAGTAGACAAGTTCCTTACAGACGCTGGAGGTTTTCGTGTACGCAAGACGTGAAAAGCAAGCTCTTTGAAAGATCGAGCAACCTCAACTCCACCCGTAACGGACCACAGAACCTTGTCCGAATACTGGGCATCCTTCAAACGAGGTTCAAACCTCAACCAATGTTTCGCTGCATTCTCATAGACAATTCTCTCTGCTGGAGACAATGATTCATGCACAGCAAGTAGCAAAGAACGACGCGGACCTAGTCTAGGTTCGCATCGTTCCATCTCCTCGAAAATGCGCTCAAACGGTCCCATCAAGACTACTGAGTCTCAAACCTCAGCCTACCCTTCTTTGTTAGGCTAGTTCACGGATTCGAGTTCTTCCTCTCCTGTACCCTTATCACGAGAGAACTCTGCACCACAGTTTCGACAGCGGAAGTGTTCCTTGTTGCCAAGCGACCCCAGATACATACCAGGACCACCGCATACGGGGCATTCCGTCGGAAGATCGTCATCGACACCTTCCGTCATCGCTTCAACTGGTCTCTCGAAAGTTTTGCTCCTCTTCCTTCTCATATCGTACCACAGCGCCGCATTAGAGTAATGCAGTCTGTTGTTTGGATCGAATCGCACCGTGCGAGTCTTGATGATTGGATTTCCCTTCTTGTCAGAGACAGGCTTACCGTCAGAGCCGAGAATAAGCCAGTTAGCGCAGTCCTCCCACGACTCTCCGACGAAAGTCATACTGAGGTCTTGTGTATACGCAATGTACACACGGACGTTGTGTTCCAGTGCCTTCTGAATGATCTGGTCCCTAGGCGTAAAGTGATGCGCCCAGGTGAAACCCTCGTTGACCATAGACTCGACTTGCTTCTCGAACGGTCCCATAGTGTCAGACTCCTTCAGATTGTTAGGAACTTGATCGGCGCTTGCGACAATCCTGAACGGACCAACTCTAATCCCTTGGCCTGACTGGAAGTCATCCAGCTTTTGGGCAATCAGGTTGTATATGTACTGTACTGACTTGCCTGTCGTTCTGGCAATCCGTGTAGCTGTTTTTAGCAAGTTACCTGGAACTACCTCATCCGGTTCCAGGTAGACCTTTACTGTATCAGTGAATCTCATGACTACTCCAGTGTAACAAGCATCGAAACAGGGATGCTGTAGGGCAGGTCACTTTGATTCCGCTGGTTGCGGAACATCGAATCCCATTCGATCTCAGCCAGCAAGTTGTTGGCTCTAAACTTTTTGATGACGCCGCTGGCCGTGTACCTCAAATCACCCCGCTGAACACCCTGCTTTTTGAGGATGTCTGAGTTGCACATTACAGCGTCACCAACACTCAGTTCATTACCCCGTGAGTCCTTGATAGTCTCTTGCAGACTTTCATTCACCAGCGCATCCAGGACAGCCTGACCGTATCTGGTCATGGCATCGTACTTGGATATCCCTAGTGCAGCAGAAATTGCGTCAGTCAGAGGTTGCAAGTCACTGGGAGTGTTCTTGTCTCCGAATGGCCTATACGTTCCGTCTTTCAGCTTTTTACGGATTCTGTTAGCCGCCTGAACAACACCAGGATTTGTGAGCAGACCCGCAGGAAGTCCTTCACAGAGTGTTTCGACTTGTTGCTCAAAAGGACCCATTAGTTCTCACCTTGTAGTATGTCACCAATCTCATAGACTGTCATGACCTTTTCGGAGCCATTCGGCAACCTCACTCTGTATCTTGCTGACATAGACTGTGAGTCAAAAGCAGCGCCGCCTAACAGATGGTATCCAAGTTTACGTAACTCATCAGCCGCTTGAGTTATGTTCAGTTTACGCAGCTTGCTTGGAAGCCTGAGTTCGACCAAGAGTTCAAACAATCCCATAGCAGCCTCAGTAGTCACTGGGGAGAAGAATAGTCGTCACGCTTCGATCAGCCTCAGTAATGATCCAAATCTTCTCACCACTCTTGAGAACGTAGACTGAAAGAAGTCGCTCGCCATCCCTCAAGGCGTCTTCATTGCTTCTCGCATCTTCAGAGTCAACCTCACCCCAATCCCCTTTAGCGTGCCGCTGTAAGTAAGCAGCCGCTGTCTCCTTAGACTTACCGAGCGCGCGAAGGGCAGCCGGTGTTGCGACGATACGACCCATTGTAAAATGGCTAACGCTCTCCGTGAGAAGGTTGACTCGTCTCTCAAACGGACCAATCGAGCTTTCAGCGTTTCCACTATGGTCGACGATTCGGACGTCACGAAGGCTGTATCCAGTATCAGCAACAGCCTTACGAATGGCCTCAGTTCGGTCGTGCGAAGTAAAACGAAAGTACCTATCTTCATCTGTATGGTAGTATCTCGCTTCCCACCGACCGCCGATGTAGTCGACGTAGATAGGAAACTTGTCCATACCAAGATTAGATGCTGCGACGACGAACGGTTGTATTGGCACTGTAGTTGCACCTTACTGGTATCTTGAGTATGCGATAGTTACAGCAAATCAATCCCACGTCCAATTTTGCTGTCAATCGCAGAAGCCCAGACAGAAGTACGTCCATTACTCCCATACGAAAGATCGTACAGAAAGTCTTCCTCCCCGCTGATTCCATGATAACTCTGGGTGACTCTCTCAACGTGATAGGATAACCCACTATGAATCCTAGTCACGCCAACAGCTTTCGAGACATAGAACGAGTCACCAACTGCAAGTGCGGGTCTATTCAAAGAAAGCCACGCTGACTCAACCTGTCTCTCAAAAGGACCACGTTCCTCATTCTGAAGAGGGTACTGCTCAGGAGAATTTGAACGCAGCTTGCTCACCTCATTCTCTGTGGCAACCCTGTAGGTCATATTTGACGACCTGAACATCTTGACCAGTGCCTTGATCGCCTCTTCCTTGTCTCGGAATCTACGACGCTTCCCAGATGCGTCAGACCAGCCCATCGGATTGTCCGAAGACTTCACCCACCAACTGCGCGTACCACCAGCACCAGAAAAGATTCCGTAGACCGTTCCATTTACAATAAATCCGGGAATTCTAGCGGTATCCATACTTGGCTCCTCAGTGATTTTTGGCATCACGCATTCCTTCTATTACCGATAGCGTCGCCGTAGGCTAGAGACACAGGCAGCAGTTTTGATATTGGAAGGTCAATCTTGATCCCAGGCATCTGCATAGCCGGGTCAATGACTAGAGCACTAGTCCATCGGTGATGCCCGTCGATGATGTAGTTGTCCGAAGACATGATGGTCAAAGACTTGGACAGAAACGACCTTGTCGCAGCAACGCCGAACTTCCCAGTTGCGCCCATGCACTTGTCAAAGTAGATTTGCTTCTGTATCGGTTTCAAGTCTTTTGCAGCAACCTTGACAGACGTCACTTTGACCTTGTCATCTTGCAGGTCTTTGTCTTCTAGACCCAGACGGACGAACTCATCAGCTTCCTCACCAGAAAGACCCTCAGGCCAAGGATTTCCGGGATTCGTATGTGGAGCAAGAGGTTTCTCAATATCCAGATGTCCATCCTTCAGCCTCTGCTGAAACTCGCGAACCTGCGTGTCATTGATGACAGGCATATCGCGTCTCTGAGTCTTGCCGACTTTCGTCTTGTTCTGCGCCAGTAGAAAGTTCTGATCGAATTCAGGAATCTGGTCATCCAGACTACGATTGTTCGCCTTGAATACAGCCTCTGCATAGGCTCTAGCTACATCAAGCGAGATACGATCCACCTCAAGTTTTCCTGCGTCTTGTCCACCCTCTTCGTGAATCAAAGAACGCGCAAAACACAATTCCACCTGATTCTCAAACGGACCACAACAAGACTCACTGACGACACGACCATTCTTGTCAGTCTCCAGCCAGACGTAGTTGAATACTCGACGCCTAATCAAGTCTTCATTCCTGGAAGACAGTTCCCGTAAGGTGATGTGAACTACAGAAGCCTGAATCTTCAGGCTGTTTGCATCAAACATAGCAGCGTAGACATAATCACCCCAAGAACGGTTGTCGTTGCGAACCTGATTAGAAAACACTTCAGTCATCACAACTCTCCCCGCACAATTTGACCAGCATGGCCTACACCACGGGCGATCTCTACACCCTTCACAGCAGTCGCTGACGCTTCAGCAGAACCAAGCAGTGAGACGCCATAATGCAAGACTCCCAACAAACCATGAATGGCGAAGTAGACTAGCAGTAAGGAGTACAATACGCTCTCTGTCTTTTCACGAGCCTTGCTGTGCCTGTACTCATCGAAAGTCAGCAAAATTCCAGTAGCTTTGAACCCGCGATTCCAAGCTCTTCTGTAGACAGCGTAAGAGAGCCGGTCTGGGATGACAACGTCTAGCGTCCCCATCTCTACAAGATGTAAAACGTGCCAGCACTCATCAACAGCCCTTTGTATGCTACGCAGTCTTAGTAGACCACACAGCTTTGACAGACCTTTCAGCATCAGAGGTAGTCCGCCAATAGCGCCAAGAGTCAATCCGATAATGGAACTGACTCCCATATCCTCACGAAGATTGTAGCTCTCAGGGATTACTCGTAGAGAATCGCCAGAGACAAAACGGCGAACTTCTATCTCGGTATCCCTACTCCTGATGAGGTCAACAATACTCATCGCTCTAACAGCGGCTGCCGACCTTGGGATCATCTGCCCAGAGTCTTCGGAAGCTCCAAGCCAAAGTTCTTCTACGCCCTCCAACGGCTTTTTGAGGCGAAGAAGCTGGTTGAGCTTATTCCGTAGCGGTGAAAGTAAACGAGCAACAATCGCGCGGATAGAATCCAGAATCCCTTCTGTGTAAACAGTCTCAAGTTCTACTTCAAAGGGACCCATGAGCTTGACTCTAGAGAGTTGCACGTCTGTTTAGATGCTAGATACTCTCAATGTCTACCAGAGATCAAGCCCCAGACTCTCGATTCTTCCTATTCATGGCTGATTCGGGCGCTCACCAGAAAGTTGATACTGAGGGTGCCGGTCTAACCAAGACTCCCACAAAACAACACGGTCTTGCGGATTTTCAACAGAACGCAATCCGTACAAACAGGTAAAACACGTCTTGGTCTTTGACGGATTACTGCGACAATCCGGACAGACCCCGTGCCTGATGGCTCTCTGCGCAGCCTTTCTACGATACCACCGAACGAAAGACTGCAACAAGACTCCCCAATCGCTTCCTTGCATGGAGCACCCTAGCACTACGTAAGTGCAGCCGCAGCAACAAAATGAGTCGCCGTAGCCACAAAGATTGACGATTCAGCACCCAGATTTCAGTCTTCTAGGCAGACCGACAAGACAGAAACCCTTCTGATGGAATCTGTTACAACGTTTCAGGTTTCTCGGGCGCGTTCAGAGGCGCTGAACAGAAGAAGTGACCCAAGACCACATGGTGGCTCGATCTCAATAGGAGGGATGCCCCTGATGTTCACAGTATGGTCTTGACCACATAGGGGGCAATCATACAAGACTCTAAACCTCTTTGATGGGATGTCACAACGTGTCAGGATTCCTGATATCCTAGGGAGACCTCCACTTTTCTTGTCCTCGCAACCCGGATTCGGCATGAGAAGACCCTTTCAGTTCTGCGATTTCGTCACTTGTTCGACTTGATTTCCTCTTCCGTCATGTTCTGCCGCTGCCAGCCACAATGCTCCCAAATAGCCATCTCGCCGACCCCCAACGAGAACCAAGCCTCCTGAAACCCTCTGAGTTCTCCAGTTTCCGGGTCTTGTAGAATGCGGTCCACAACGACAGTCTCCCGCGTCCATCTTCTGTAATCAAGCTCTACACCCAAAAATGGAACGTGGTGTTGCTTTGCCAACCAGTAGTGGCCGTTCAAGCCCCCATCTGTTGTCACCTCAACTTTGATGTAGACCCAAATCGGGACCGCTGGCTGCTGCACCATCATCAACACCTGCTACCGTGGCCGTCAAACATCGTAGAGTTGTGCACCCAAATTGCCAGTGTGCTGAAGCCCAATAGAAGAAGAATCTCACTTGCCGGGTGCGCCAAAACATTGTGCACGCAACTGTTCTTCCATAGATTCGACCACTTCAATCCGCGCCGCTGCAGCCTTTGGATACCAGAATCCGCCCTGTAAGGCCCCTCTTCAGCAAAGAGTTCCAGATCGCAGTCGCATCGACTGCAAGGCCCTTCAGGGTCTTCAGTTTCTTGTCCGCACGCTGTGCAGTGCCAAACGTTTTGCAGAAGCTGGCGACGTTCAATTGAATTTCCGGAAAGCAACTGATTGCAAATCTGTGTTGCTTCATCGACAGTGACAGACTCACACTCAGAGTAGAGTAACCCAGTAGCAGGTGATGCCGTAGGATGCGTATCCGAGAGCTTGAGAGTCTGATCCAGGAATCCATCTTGGGAGACCAAGAGAACTATAGCAGTCTTTTTTCGGACTCTCTCTGGAGAATGCGCAATACGAAACAGCCAGTCTTTCATGCAATCGCTCATACTCAATCCCTTTCGTACAAGACGAATCACTCCGTATTTTGCTGACGCATAGAAATCAGGTACTCACCCTTCGCAGTACGCACAACAGGCGCACATTGAAGACGGGCAGTTGTGTACGGTAAACCGCAAGCCAAAGCATCAGCCCTACTATCGTTCACAGGCAACAGATCAACGCAGATAGGGCCTGCATCAATCATTGGTGTGTAGTAGAAAAGCAATCCCGTCAGAGTTGACATGTTCTTCAACTGAATGAGAAGAGACTCTGGCGCAACTGGACCACCTCCATAAGAGGACCACAGTGCTCGAAGATGGTCCTCAAACTCAGTCAGTGTAATCGGACTTTTCACCTATAGCCTCCACTGTTTGTGTACACGTTTGGTAGCCATCATCGTTAGTCTTCGCCACGTAGAAGATTACGAAGCATAGACATCCTCTGTCCCCTATAGTGATGATTAGAGTTCCAGTGCTGCGGCCAGATGAGCGCCTGACCTCCGCGTGATTGGAAGGCTTTGCAGTTGTCCGGTGAATCGTCAATCAACAAGGCGCGTGGATTGTAGCCCATCAGATGCTTGTGCTTACCCACCATATAGTTCGAGAACTTGTCATCGTCGAAGAACTTATGGAGCCACTGAACCTTTGCCGTTGCATCTGCTGGGTTGAGAGAGGGTGAGGTGCTGATGAAAAATGGGATATTCCCAATGCACTTGATGATATCCTTAGCGTCTTCTGTGGCTGGCAAGTTGGCAAAAAAGCTCCCGTTTGAATGCAGCCTTCTCCAGAAGGACCCGCTGCTGATTTCAAGAACGCTAGGAATGTTCCACTCACCGAATGGATAGTGCAAACTCTCATGACCTTCGCCTGAGTAGATTACACCTTTGTCGTCTTCACCTACGAGAGTGTACCCGAATGCTTTCATGGCTGATCCCATGAAATCCACCAAGACACCATCCATATCGACAAGCACGTAATCAACAGCGCTCTTCATTTGTAATCCTTGAAAACCTGCTGCTCGGTTGAAGTACGCAGGGCGTCAACCGAGTGCAGGACTATGACTAAGGCAACGGACTGGAACAATTGTCACCGACGAGGCCCCATGTACCTTCGGATTTTCAATCCGTAGTTCCAAGCTGCCAAAGTCAGATGAGAGTATCTTGACTCATGCTAAAGTTCAACTGGAGTTGACTCTTCGGAGGGAAGACCAAAGCCTTGAATTCCGGACGACTCACGTAGACGTTGACGTCAGCGATTGAGTGCCTCCGGTAAACTCGCAGGCTCAGCCGTTCATCAAGTTGTCTCGTTCTCTCGCGGAACCACGAAAGACGAATCGTCCAACCGATACCGTATCCGTTCTGTCCGTAACCCAAACGATCTCCGGAACTGGTGTACGCAGAATTGACTTTACGGGTAGGTCGGTTCTTCACTGACTCTTGCAACAACCCGGCGTCTACCACGTACAGATTTCTGGTAGCCGATGCCAAGTTGTCTCTCAGGTTGTCGTAGGTGGTCGCTTGCAGAACTGGATAGGTGTGATGCCAGAACCAGTAGACGATCTCTTTCTCGCAGGACTGCATGAACTTCTGGTCTTTGACGACGCGACACTCGTAGAGGATGACTGAAGCACCACGGCCGACACCTTTTGACTCGAAGAACAAGTCTTCACTCTGCTGCAGGTCAGGGCAGATATCACATGTTGCATCCGTTTTCAGACGAGCAGCGCCCGTGACGTGAACGACAGCTTGCTCGAAGAACTCCCCAGTTGCCCAGCGAGCTTCACCGGGCGACTGTAAAAGCCTGTCCGCACGAAACAGCTCTCCTTGCAGGTCAACTTTTTTGGGACGAGGGAGTTTCATGTCTGGGGGTAATAAGTTATCTGGTCCCTTTCATTCATAGACTTCAGCAATCGCGCCTCAACCGCTTTGTAGTCGACGTCGACTAAAACCTCGTCGTCGATCTGCGTCATTCGAGTCACTTGAAGATTCATCTTATCGAGGACATCCAGTGCTTTCGGTAAAACAGGATCATCACTGGCTGCTCGAAATGTGGACGGTGGATACGTGTTGACCTTCGATACTCCCGCCATCTTGTCTGAATTCTGGATGTCTGCAAGCGTTGGCATACCTAGAAGTCTGCTGAAAACCTCATCCTCACGACTTTCATAAACTTGGTGTCTCCCGCTTCCGTACATGACGCCAAACCTCGCCGTCTTGAGCGCCTTTCGATCGTTGTGATATCTGTCCCCACCGCTTGCATATTTGCTGTCGAACCGTTCCAGTGTGTACTCAAGCAGAGTCTCAAATTCAGACTCTTTGAAGCCAAACAAGTACACAGGATCAACTGCCACTAGCCTTCCAGGCAAAGCGACGTTCAAGATGAAATGAGAGCCAGGACGATCCTCCTCCAGAGACTTCCGATCTTTTTCGTGGGCGTTCAGCGAGACGTGCTGACGCAAGAGACCTGCGAATTTTCGACCCAGTGAGAAGAACATAGCGTTCTCCAAACGGCTACGGGTCTGTTCCATCGTCATGAATTCAAGCATGGCTACAGCCTAAATGTTCCTACGGTAGAATGACTTATACGTGAGTCACGTTATCCAGTCAAGTCTACAGGAAGGCAAAAAAGGCAGCAATGAGAAGCAACACCACAACGCCTAGGACCTTGCCAGCATTCACAGCCCAACGAGGCAACGGGTCTTCTGACAAAAACTCGATGACGTCTCCATTTTGATTTACCATGATGTACTCGCCTTGAGGGCAGGTAACTACCTCCAGTCTGACGCTGCAGCATGGACAACTCAGGTCCAACAGAGAAACACTCCCATCCGGATGCAAACCTCGAACGCGGCGTGCGCCGCATGTTGGGCAAAACTCGTGCACGCGCATAGAACTACCTGCCCTTCCTGATAAAGAATTCCGGAGGAGGCATCTCCAACTCAGCTATTGCGTAGTCAGCGTTAGTAGCCTCTTCCTCTTCAGTCTTCACAGAGTGCGGACCCGCCAAGAGCTTCAAGCAGGATAAGCATCTCGGTTTACCAAATGGGTCTGCTGTCACCAGACTACTAAGCTGGGCAGGAATCCGTGAACCACAAAGAGCAGTAGTCTGGTCTCTGGTTACGTGCGCAGATGGACAACCCATCCACGTCATATACAGAAAACCAGAAGGCAGCCGATTTGATTCACTCGGAAGCGGAACCACGAGACTATGGTCACTCCGACTCATCAAGGCAACACCCGTGTAATGCTTATCTTGCATTTTTCGCAGCGTTGAATCATATCCTGCGTTCCACGCCCACCATGAAATGCTAGGAGATGGTCAATACGACCAACATCAATCATAGACTGATTTCGCAAGACTCCAGCGCGTCGACCAATATGACGCCAGTCATCCTTCGTAACTGGAAATGGTAGCTGCGGTACAACACGACAAGTCGCCCAGTCACTACAAATGGAGTCAACACCTCTAGCTGCACCATGAATGAGTATTGTCACTGGCCAGTAGAAATAGAACCAGTCTAGGACCCACCAGATACGATTTACGTCCGCGTAGTCTCTTCCGCCAGTCACACCCAATCGCATGTAAGGTCTACTCCCAGGAATCAAAAACCCACGTCATGTTACGAAAAACGTACTTAGGCTTGTTTGAGTTTTTCGTCTTCGGCCAAAACACCATCCCATTCTTAGCCGATGGTGCAGTCAAAAACTCACCGCCGTCAAACGGCCCGCCAAATACGGGACATCTGGCAGGAACAGACTCCGGATACTGAACTTCGTCAGACATCACTACTCAGTGAACATTGGGAGATACAACTTCTTCTCAGAAGACCGCGCATTGAGCTTTGGTCTCTGAGGGTAGTCGTAAGACGGAAGCGATTTACGAATACGGTTATACCAGGATTGAAACGTGATATTCCGTTTCATGGCCTTCAGGGCGTCCAGAGCAACACGACTAAACGCTCCGTTCGGACGATCGTCGAACACGGCGTCGTAGCAGTATTCTGTGTCTTGGCACCCAGCAAGATGTACAACGCCGGGAGAGATCGTCGCCTTCGGGACGACAATGCGACCAGCGATTCTCTCTGCGTGAGTATGCACCTCTCTGTCATCCTGGTTCAACATACGATGCGGGTCCATGAAACGGACCTTGGCGCGGCAAGCCACAGGATTGAACATCCGGTAGACGGTTCCACTGCTGCACGCATCGGTTACAAAGAGGACCCGGCTGCCCGCTGGCCTGTCCTGTAGAAGCTGATGAATCTCATCGTCGACGATTGGATTCCAGTAATCGTGAGGGACAAGAACCTCATCGCGGCCGTCAGGCTCATCACCATCACGATCTGGAATCCAGGAGCCGTGCCCGCTGAATGTGATGATCGCCCAGTCTCCAACACTCAGCCGGGATAAGACGGCTTTGGTCTGCGACAAGATAGTAGCGCGGGTTGCTTCACTGTCGATCAGCATTACGGTGGAGGCAGCCTGCGAGCACGAGGATCGCCAGTCATTTGCGTCATTGACGCAACCACCCAAGTCAATGTCACTGCCTGGATAGTCGTTGATTCCGATGAACAGTCCGTGCACCTTACCCATTTTTAGTCCTCAGGTCTGAGTGAATTTGCTTGCAGGTATGACAAGTCTCGCAGCCAACAGGAATTTTCGTATCCCAATCAGCTTGCATTCCGCACAGGGTAACAGGCTTCGGAGAAGTGTGCCCACCAAGATTGACAGGTGACGTCGCCGCCACTTGACGTAAGTGCTGTACCATCGCCGTAAGGGTCTCACAAACGACGAATTCAGCATCTTCAGTATTCGACATTGCTCGACTCTTTGCTGGAACCCATCCCCAGAAACAAAAAGGTATGTGGCTGAATTGTAGTGCGTACTACGAAACAGCACGCAGGTCAAAGAGTCGAGCAGTGCCGAACAGCCGAAGTATACCTTGAATCACGCTAGAGTCAATTCCATCGCCACTCTGACCAACAGCCCTCGTACCGCCCCTCCCAACCATGATCTGGCTGCGGGTAGAAGTAGCCGACAAACATGGCGTACTTCCAACTCTTCTCCAATCCATCCTTTGGCACAGAGTGGTCACACAAAGCCGCCCAACCTGTCGTCCTGAGGTTGTCCTGACAACGTCTGGAAGCCAGCGCCTGCAGCAAGTACCACTCACCATCAAACGCTTTTGCATAGTAGAGACTGACGCTTTCGCGTATTGGAGTTTCACTGGCAGACTCTGGCAGTTTTGAGCTACTCATTGTCTTTTTCCGCTAAGTACACGCCGAGAATAATCTGAGACAGCACATCAGCTAGTAGATTGACGTCGCTATGTTTAGCTCGTTCTGTCGGTACTGTAATGTTCACAGCAACTGTTCCAAATGTTCGATTTGACGAGTACAAAACACCGACAGTTTCACAGTCAGTATCAGATGCGGCGTTCAATGCATCTGCATACATATTCATTTCTTCATAGTAGATAGTCACTTCCTTTCCAAGTATCAACGCCTTGAAATTTCCCCATCCACGCACTTCCCTAAGTTGCTGCAGTGTCAAATATGATCTACGACTGACACTGGTTCTGACACATTCAACCAGCACATTAGACAGCCGAAGGTTTGGAATGTGTCTTGCGGCTCGAAGGTACAGCATCTTCCTGCACACTAACGCTACATTGTCTCCACTAATGCTAGTATTCGTGTACAGTCCTTTTGTGACAGAACGAATGAACTCTGCTGACATCGAGTATATGTGCTGGCTAGTACCGGAATCTACTCCTTCGTCTCTAAGCAACGAAACGAACAGACAAGGTCTAGTTGCGTTTTCATGGGTATGCGACACCATGTGAGACCAACTGTCCTTGTATTCGTAGAAGGCACCAAACTCCTGCATAGAGAATTTGGCGTTCCAGTTATTGCGAGTTGAAGCCAGAAAGGCAATAAGATGATAAGCAAGGTGTTCAAGACGATCGCAACCCAGTGAACCCGACAACCATTGGTTGTTGTGATCCCTGATGTAGCTTAGCAGGTCTGATGGATATTCTAGCATGATACAACTAGCACTTAGACACGTCATGAACAATGCAGTCTACCAGCAGTCTTGACATACCCAAAGCAACGGCCTCCTCATGAGTCTTACCCAAAAGCTCTAGGCTCGACCAATGAACAACCGAACGACCGAATGTGTACTTGTAGTCCCTAGCTACCACTTCCTCTAACCCCTCCTTCTTGTCAATTGTTAGACCCATAGTTCGTCGTAAGAATGAGATGACGTCTTTGTTGAAGAGGCCGCTCGCTGTTTTGTGTCCTAAGTCAACTCTCCAAGCAATCGACGCAGAAGAGACAATGAATGACAATTCAATGTTATCGAGTCTCATTTGGGGCAGCATCCTGCCTAGTCTTGTGAACAGCGGAAATTTCGTCAGCGAGAACAATTGACCGTACTCAATACCCCCGATGACCTTGGTACGATTACCGAGTATATTCCTGCAACGACCGCACAGATTGTCATAGTTGTGTACTGAGGACAACTCATCCCAGGTAAGGAACATCGCTGTGCTGCGCAGACCACACAGAGTGAAGAAGCAAGTTACGAACATACCGTTCTTGTCAATATCATCTCTCCAGTTGCCTACATGCAGAACATCAGAATCTGCCAGCATCGTGCATACGGGGTCCTTGAGACTTGGCGCACTGACATTACCAACCGGAAGCGACATACCCGCGACGTTGGTGATTTTCGCCGAGCACGGACCACAGTAAATAGTATCACCGCGGTTTAGCGACGATCCACAAATTGGGCACAAGTCGTCCATTTTGACGTTCAACTCCATCTTCGTCCAAAGTTACAATCACACTGTTGACAATAACTTTGGCTGCTCGGTTCAGGTCATCCTGACTTCCACCTCTACCACACAACACCTTACGAATGTGTAAGAAGCCGTCCAACGTGAACCTACAGCACTCCCCTTGAACAGCAACCTCAATAATTCCACTCTGGTCCAATGGCCCAACAAAAATAGAGTCCAGACGAAGACCGGGAAGTTTACGTCCAAAGTAGCAGAACAGGTACAACTGCACGCGATTGGATATGTGACTCCAATTACTATCTGACGTCTCTTCAGTACAATCGACTGTCTGGTCACTCAACGGTGAAGGAAGCATACCAATAGCAGAGACGACATTCTCGTGCGCATCAGCGGCTAGCTTAGCGTTGACAACAGCCTGAAGGGAAGTTGTGTACAGATCATCCATCTTGGCGCTCAAGCCTGCGAGTACATACAGCACAGGGACGGACAGTATTCGGGTCAGCTTCTGATGGATACAGGTTCACCCTCCTACCACAAACAGATACTGCCTCCGCGAAGTCTACGTGACCATTTGAGTCGGCAACAAAAGCATGGCATACAGAAGTGCGCTCATGCACTACGCCAGATGGACGTCTTCCATCATTACCAGACTTCTGAAAACACCACGTAATCCACTTCACCATGACACTACCCTCGCGTAGTAGTTCCTGGTCCTGCATTTGATGAGCAGACCTCAGGCTTCGTCAACTCAAACAAAGCCGTAGTAGTGTCGACAATAAACAGGTCTGACCGACTCTTCCCAGGCCACACAGCCATGACAAATGGTCTGACCCCAGTACAAGACTTGTACTCTCTCGCCAGCCGGAGCATCTCAATCTTGTCCTCGACACTGCAAGCGTACTTGAAACCACCGCTGAACCAACAGATGAACGGAACTGTAGGCTCTTTCCAGGGGAACTTATCAGGGCAGTCTACAACTCGCGGATTTCGCATCGGTACACCTGTTAGCGTACTAGTCTGAACCAACAATCTGCGCCGGCAAAGACGGGTCAGACTTCATCAGGCTACAAAGTTTGTCTAACGACACTTCAAGAACGATGACTTTGAAAGTGCCTGCATCTCTTCCTATGTTTCCGATCTCGCGTTCACATTGTTCTGTGAACCACTCCGAGTTCTCTTCCATCGTGAACTCATCAACTGCAGCCAGTAGTTCAGGCGCATTTTCCCCTTCATACCTCTCAGGACGCTGAAGAAACAGACAGTGAATTTTCATGCTACCCTCAGGAAAAGGAACAATCGCACCTGACCCTGCCAGTTGGTGACGTAATCTTTCCACGTCCACACTTTTTGCACAGTGGACGAGACTTCTCTTTCTCAATTAGCGCGGCTAGACGCTTCTTCGTCAGCGACCCATTCTCGCTACGACGACAGTTCCAGACCTCAAATCCATGTAATCGACCAACGAACAACTTAGCAGACTGCCTGCGAAGACACTCTACGACGTCTGACGTCTTGTACCGGTCAACCCACGGCGAAATGTATTGAGTGCCGAGAACATTGTAGAGTGGTCCGCCCGGCCACTTGAGAAGCACAAAATTCTCGTCTACGTACAAACAGATTACCTTGCCGTAGTCTGTTGTCGAACGAGAGATAATGTCCTCTGCCTCTTCTTTTGTGGGTAGAGCTACTGACATGAGACTGGACTCACATGGATGGTAGACGCTGCCTGAAGCAGTGCAGTATACCGTGACTTAGGCGCAAGTCAAGCCCATGTTCCGAAACGCACTATCTCAGGTCATGCAACGGCAATGTATCCGGCATCTGCTCATCCCAAGGGATTCTGCCTTCGGAATCAATTTCCTTCACAAGCTGGGTTTCAAGAGCCGCCAGTTGTCTGTAGCCAGTTTCGGCAATGACGCGGTCGGACCACTGCGCCAACTCTCGGCCAGCGTTCGTGCCTGTCCTCAATCCAGCCAGAAAGGCACGACGAAGTCGATTGTGCTCCTCTGTCGTCCGGGTCTCAGATTCATTTGATTCCTTCGACATCATCGTACCCCTGCATCAAGTGTTAGTAGAAGCTCTGGCGTCAGTAGACAGACAGATTGAAATTGGACCAGGGACATACAAGTCAAAATGACTGGTTGGACTGTTCTGGCACTTTTCAAGAGCAAAACCAGCTTCCGACTTGATCCGCATGATCGTCGCGCCTGCCGGACTCTGAAGCCATAGAGTATTTCCGGTAGACTCAAACTCCAATACTGTGACCGGGATATAAACCCGTCCAGACAGTCCCTCAATTTTGGACACCTCTGAAAGACTACTCAAGAAGTCTTCCTCGTTGTCTTCGTCACCACTTTCAAGAGCAGCAAGTTCACGCCTCCAAGACTCCAACTTCTGTAGAGTCTCTTGACATGTCTGTAGAGTCTCTTGACATGTTAGCCTAGCAGAGACTACAGCCAGCCTGCATTTCACTGCAACCACAAAGGATGCAAACACGAATAGTGATAGAAGCAACCAGGGCAAGTTGCGAACCACGATCAAAACAACATCTTGCAGTGACACGGAAAACCTCCGTCAGATGCCCTAGAAGTTACAAATCGGGACGACAGGATTTGAACCTGCGGCCTCCTGCTCCCAAAGCAGGCGCTCTAGCCAAGCTGAGCTACGTCCCGTAAACATGTCACCTGATTGTCACAGACGCTACTCTGTGACAATCGGGGGCCATGCCCGGCCCCCCGTATCTAAGTGAATCCACTCGGATACCCACGATTGGCGGTTTGCCAGATTTCGTCTGGAACAAACACGGAGTAGCTGGTTGCCAACGCCCTATCCTGTGGCATCAGTGTCGGACCCACACCAGCATCCGCGGTCTCTAACCCGTATGGCGAAAGATGCAGTAACCCCAAGCTACATTTAGCTGGAATTATCTGATAGGTCGCTGATAGTCGCAGCAACGCCAAAAACCACACGGGTACTTCCTCCTATGAATCGGTTAGTAACCCCGGCAGGGATCGAACCTGCAACCCCCGACTTAGAAGGTCGGTGCTCTATCCATTTGAGCTACAGGGTCTCTTATTTACGCTTCCTGTTCTTCCGTCTTGCCCGTCGTTTGATCTTGGACTCTTCTGAGTAAACAGGCTCATCTGTTTTCAGGTCTAAGTTCCCGGCATGGTACTCTTCAGCCATCAGAAGAGTACCAGCCCACTGCATATACTTGCTCCGCGTTCTTGGGTCTGAGTAGAACTGTCGGAAGTCCCCCAGCTTGTATGCGTCGACATTGAGTAGACTCTCAACGGGTACACTGATTGAGGTCTTCAGCAAGTCACCGTAACTCTGATTCGACCACCGTTCAACACGTCGACGATTCCTGTACCAGACGAATTTGGCTTTTCCGGCTCGCACAGATTCGACAACCGCCAGATTTCCAGGACCAGGATTGCCGGGGGGTGCAAACTCTTTCAGTTCAATCCAGTCTCGTCTGTAGTCATTCTCACGACGGCTGTTTTCTTTGTCCGCTTCCACTTTCAGCCAGAACGCTTGCTGACCGATGGTAACTGATCCCTTTCTGATTGTCTTCTGACTATCTCGAAGGTAAGCCTCGTAGTCTGGCGCATCACCATCGTACAAGGTTCGGTCTTTGTCGTAGACTAGTCGAATGATGGAATTGAAGCTATCCGGCTCCCACAACTTGGCTGGAGGGTGCGGATGCAGAACAGGACTGCGATCCAGCAACCCCTGAAGCAGCAAGCAGATTCGATTGTAGTCACGAATGTCTCGTGAAATCTTCTCAGAGGCTGCGTCGTAGTAGACGCTAGACTGGTCGAATGGTTCGTAGGTGCATCCCCAAGGGTCTGTGTTTCTACCTGACCATTTATTATGTGGGTTGTATACCCAGCTTTTCTCTGGATTGTCTTTGGTCCACTGTTTGGCGAGGACCACCTCCGCGGCTTCTGCCTCTTCGTTCTTAGCAATCGTCTCCATACGATCCCTGTACTGCCTGTCTGGAATGATCCCAGAGACTCCACCATCCCGACTGACAGCAATCCAGCATTTGCCTGTTACGTCAAACTCATGCTTATCCGGGAACAGTTGCCTGCCGAATTCGATCTCAGTATCCAGACGAAAAAGCTGATCGCCGTTACGAATGTAAAGGTACGTCCACTTGTCACACTCTTCGAGTTGTATGCGAACCAGCAAATCAACAAGGTCACGACAACTCCGCTCCTTTCGGTAACGACGGACGCGAAAAGAAACAAGAGTCCGCTCGTGCGGTAGAATCTGCTTGTAGTTCTCTGGACGACTCAACCAACGATCGAAGTCTTCAATGCGCTCACAGCAGATGCCGCCGTGCGTGTAACCGGCGATGCATTCTTCATCCATGTAGAGGCGGTTCTGCATGACATGCAGAGGTTCGTGGATTGCTGCAGGCTTGCCTTTGCGAACCTGAACCACGTTCTCCGCCAGACCTGCATACAGACTCACAGAGAAAACCCGATCCTCAATCTGTTGAACATTACGCTTCAAACCCCAAGATTGAGCCTTCACCGGTAAAGTCTTCAGCAGCATCCAGTCCGCGAGCCGTTGATTGTTGTCCTTGATCTCTTTGAACAGCGTCGGCAGTTCATTTTCCTTCGCCTCGATGAGGGCGCGTTCGTATTCTTTCACGTCACCAACGTGAAGGCTCAGCGTGTTCATCGCAACTGTGGACTCGTCAGCGTTTTGGCGAGTCAACTTCTGCTGTGAGGCGCAGCCAAGTCGCTGCATCACCTTCTGAACCTCTTCAAGGTTCTGTTGGACAGCCTCTTCGTAGTAGTTGATCTGCTGCTGCACCACCCTTTCAGGGTTCAACTCTCGACGGCAGTCTTGGTCGAAGACGTCGAAATGGACGTCGGTTTCCCACTCACAGTCATCGTAGGGAACGCGACCCTTCAGTCTCACGAAGTTTGAGCCGATATGCATAACGCATCCCAGCACTTCAACAGCTACCTTCTGGTACTCCCCCAACGAGTTGTTCTCATCATCGTCCGAGTCTTCGCTTTCCAGATTGGGATTGTAGTCCGGGTTTGGAACCCAGACGTTCTTATGGTCCTTGAACCAGTACCACTGACCAATTTCAATCGGTTCTTCCGCGTCTTGGAAGGCCTCGACTTGACGGGTTTCAATGATTTTGGTCATGGCAGTCAGCCAGAAAAGAAAGTGAGGGGCAGTAGCTCACGGACAACCTCGCTGCAACACGCACACTAGTAATGCGCTGGTAGTTTGGTTCGGAATGACCCCCAGGTCGCTGTGCCCAGAAAGTCCTGCCCCTCACGTTCTCGAATAGTCACCGTTTTCCGTAGTTGATGCGAATCCCGTCCCAACCGTTGATACCCTCACAGGCGTGAAACAGGACAACCTCAAAGCCAGCCCGACGAAGGTCTTTGGGCATTCTCCGCTCGCCGTACAGACGGGCCTGCTTTTCAGTCAGGCGCTTGGGCAGCGTCTGCTGTCCGATCTTGATGGTATGCTGTTTCATCGAGTTGCTTTCTAGTCATCTACGCATTCCAGGATACTTTCGAGAACACTGCATTCAGCGCCATTCGACCCGCTAAGAACCGCATCCTCTGCGAGAATTGCAGCATACTCTTCGGAACCTGCACGGACCCTCACACTAACTTCCACCTTGAACGTGTACGTCTTCTCTTTCGGTTCTTTGATTTTCTTGCTCATGACCTCTTCAGTGACCTCGGCTGGACTCGAACCAGCACCCTTGTACTTCGGGGTTTTTCGTCGTACCTTTCGATTCTCGCGTGGACCGCCTTTTACGGCGTATGCACCCTGACCGGCCTTGAACCGGTTACGGACACACTACTCAGCACAGACTAAGCGTCTGCCAATTTCGCCACGAGGTCTACCATCAGTATAGCTTGACTCAAGCGTGAGTCAAGACAATCGACAACGGGGGACGAAGCCGTCACAAAGCTCGCCAGTTTCACGATCAATGTGATTGACGAAGCCCAGAACGTCGTGGAGAAAGTCTTCCTCCGGAAACTCAGCCAGTCCCTTGAAATTCAAGGGACACTGACTGTGCAGCGCCGCAAGGTCCATCTCAACCAGCAAACGATCCCCGCTGTAGAGATCGTTGCAATCAGTCAAGATACGTTCAACGCATCGCTGGTAGTCGTCCTTCTGTTCTTCGGTCAGCGTCGGCCACTGAATCATGGTTCTGGTCTTTCAAGATTGATGGGTCAGTGGACCAGCAGCAGAGGTGCAGCCTGCTACTGCTGGTCCACTGAGAGAACTGCTATCGACGGCGAGCCGCAGACTTGCGCTTCGGAACGCTATGGGCGGGACCGGGGATCGAAAGCAAGTCTGCGGGTGCGTCGATGACGTCACCCCGCAGAATGGCGATGCGCTCCTGCAGACGCCTCTGCCCGGCTTCCTCGAATCCGTCCATGTAGGCGTCGACAGCTTCGGAGCCGTGCTGACTCCCAACCGACCGCGCTTCGGCGAGTTGTTGGTCGAGACTCAGACCACCGAACAGATTCGAGAGGAACTTGGAAAACCGCAACATGGAACACCTCCTGAGGTTGTTAGCTGCAGGCAGACCCCCTGCCTGCCGACTGGTTACTCAACACTGATGCGGGCGGATCGAATCTGGAAGTTGTAGACGTCTTCAGCAGACAGAATCCGCTCCCGCAAGTTGACAGCTTCGTACTCGGTCAAGTTACAGTAGAGAGACTTGCTGCCAGATTTCCTGGTGACTGTAAGACGGTACAGCATTTTGATTCCTGTCGATTGATCCTACACCCGCGACAGATAGGACTACGGAAGACAGAGATGCTGGGTTCAACGAAAGTCAGAAGATTCTGGAAGTCAATCAAGTCATGCGTACCAACTGGAGTAGTGCTCCGAATCGTCGGAACACGCAGTCAAGTGACAGTGCTCATGCAGCTTGACGCCGTAAGCGCCAAGCGAGCAGATGATTTCAGGGCCGCAGAACTCGTCCCGCAGTGGTCGGACCATCTCAGCCATTGGTCCTGTCGATCGAACAGTCTCCGCCTTCACGGGACGAATGGCGACTCGATTTTTTGCTGGTTTGCCGACGATCTGGTAGAGTTCGCAGTTCGTCTGGTCGTAACCCCACGATCCGTGAAGCATCTGACCGACAAGGTAGGTCTCGCGAACCTTCGCAGTTGCTTCCTTCTGCGCAACCTTACGCCTCTCCCGGAACTCTTCCGTCGCACGATCGTTGTCGATACTCCGCTGGACTTCAGCGTCGACGCGGTCGTCTTTGAGGAGGTAGTTGTAGAACGGTTTGGACTGCTTCCCACGCCAGATACGAACGTGTTTGTAGCCCGGCCGTGACGGGTAGTCCACCACGACGATTTTCAGGTTTCCGACCTGTTGCACCTGACCCGCGGCCTCGAACTCTTCAAGCTCGTGGCGAGCCATCTGGTTGAGCATTGAACTGACAGACATGGAATCGACCTGTTGAATGGGTTGTTTCAGGGGTTCAGTTCCCCAACAACCGGACTATAGCAGGTTCTTTCCGTGAGTCAAGCACAACTCACGCATGAGTCACGATTTTTCAAGAATGGTCAGTTTCAGCGGGAGAATCAGGCCTCAGACTCTGGTAGTACCACGATTGCAGGAACAGAAATCGTTCCCAACGCGAGTCGGAGTCTCGATTCATGCACCAGAGCCAGAGCAGCCGTCCAACCCTGCCGTTGCCGTCCATGAAGGGGTGTAGGCGCTCAAATTCTCGGTGTGCCTCGAATGCTGACAGGCTGCCAGAGTTCACCCGCTGACAGATACCTTGCAGCGCCTTAGAAACCGCACGACCGCCGGGTAGGGGGTTGTAGACCTCCGTATTGCTGAGACGAATGTAGACGTTCAAGCCCCTCTTCGACCTGAGTACGCTGTTGTCTCCAGCGAAGATTCGGCAGATTCTTTCTAACTCGCTGACAGTCACCTTGCTCCTCTGCAAGAACTCGTTGTGCAGTCCAGCTAAGGCCAGCGCCTCAGCACGATGCAGATGGATGCCCTCAATGCGCCAAGATTCCAACACAAAATCGGTCAGATGATTGAATGTGTCCACCGTATCGTCTTACTCTAAAGCTGAGTGACAGAGACCAGTCTGATGCACCTAACCCACTGGCTGCAAAGAGTCTTCATTCTCAAAAGCAAATGCATCCACGTCTTCTGGGATCATAGCCTTCTCCGACAACTCCTGGGGTTCACCCAGACGATCGGCTAGGACAACAAACTCTCCACATTTCGGCTCTTCATCAAGTTTGTACCCGAAGAATTGCATGGAGTATTGCTCAACGGACTGTCGGTTGTAGACAGTCATTTTGCCATTGTGGAATACCAGCAGCCACAAGGCAGAACAAGGAAGCCTCACACCATCATGCGGGCCTTGAATCAGCGTCACTTCCTTGACCATCGAAAGCTCTCCTCTTCTGGAGCTTACAGAGTACCAAAGAGAAGAGCCGGCGAGAACTACAAGTCCCCACCGGCTCTTCGATTGTCGTCGGCAAGTGCGGGCCTACGCTCGCCGCGACAATGTCCATGATACAGGGTAAATAGCTTGAGTCAAGCCACACTCACGCTATTTTTCTCGAATTCTCTCAAAGCCAAATCGCGGCAGTAGTCCTGAATTTCGGCCCCGGTCAGACCAATAGCCTTACAGTGCCGCGTAGCCTGTTCGATCAACTCCGGATAGTCGCACAGAATTCGGGAAGCAAGAAACCGGACGCCCTCCTCTGGCATTCCATCGAAATTGATGAGTTTGTCGACTCTCCCCTTGCGGACCATTGCAGTGTCAAGACTATCCGGATGATTTGTAGCCACGACTAGCAGCACACCATCGGACCTCCTAATGCCATCAATGCAGTTGATGAGGCAGTCAAAAGACAGAGCGCCGTTAGCTGTCACATTCTCCCTACCGTGGAACACTGCATCGTAATCCTCAATCAGCGCAATGCACGGCGTACTAGTCAGCATCCGGCTCCATCCTTCAACCAACTCCGAATTGCGGAGCGTTCTCAGATCGAAGTTGAAGATGGGAAGATCGAAGTCTTCAGCAACGGCTCTAGTGAACGATGTCTTCCCCGTTCCAGGTTTACCCGTCAGACCAAAGCCAGCACGCCAAGGAACATGATGATCCTTGTACCACTTCTCAGACTTCAACCACCGTTTGACACCAGAGACAAACTGAGCCGAGTCTCCGGAATTTGCCAACAGACTGATGGAAGACACGTCAGGCGGCAATTCCCGTCCAACATCCTCAATTGAAAGCCCTACAAGTCTATGGGATGTAGTTCGCCACTGAACTCCATCAGGTAAATGCTGCGATGTATCTTCACTGTCCGGTACGACAGGTTGCTGAGTTGAAGAGACGAACTCTCGATCTCCTGTACCTGTCACAATTTTTACGAAGTGCCGTCTAATCTTGCTATCAGCAAACGGATCAAGACTCTGCCGGGCCTCATTGTATACGTCACACACCTGTTGAATGAACAGGTCTGAATCAATAGTCCACCTTAGATATGTGATGGACAACATACCTGGATGGTTACTGTCAACCGGCCTAGCTACAGTTCGATTATCAGACTTCTGGCTTTTGACCCAGATGGGTATCCACCCATTCCAGTAGAGCTTAGACTCAGTCGCGTGCTCCAGCGCAACAAGCTGACAACGACCAACCTTCCGAACAAACACATTCCAGCCCATGTATCGGCGGAAGCCGAATGCTGATGATTTGAATCTCGTGTTGCAGTAGTGTCCGACTGCTTCAACCAGAGAACCATCCACGATGTAATGAACCACCAGAAAGCTGGCAAGCATCTGGTAGAACCCCTGGATCGTTCGCCACGATGAAGCAATCAGCCCGCCGAGGACAGCCAAGCCCCCGACGGGCAGAATGCTCTTCCAGTCCAAGTCCATAACAAGACCTCAAAGTGGTCAACGACTCAGACCGGTCATCAGGAAATCACGTTCATCAGATCGTTGAGGAACGTCTCCTCATCAATCGTTCCGGCGACGTACTCCAAGAACCGGGCGATGAACTGCTTGCCGCGATCCGGAACCGTCTCCGATTCCGAGAACTTCGTGAACGTCGTCCGAACGTCCTTGAGCGACCGAGCGACTCGCTTACCACTGTTGCGAGCCGTCTGACGGACATGGCTGGTGTCGACGGTCCCCTTACCCGTGTTCTGGGACAGGGCCTCTTCCAGCGCGTCACCGGTCAGTCCGACCAGCAGTTGCATCGCAGCCACGGACAGCTTGCGTTGATGCACCAGCTTCTGGACCTTCCGCGGCATCGACAGCAGCGTCTCCAACTGCCGCAGGTACGTGGACTTGCAGTGGAGGATGTCGCAGACTTCCTGGTCTTCCTTCCCGTACCGCTCGCGGAGAGCGCGAACGTTCACCGCGTCGTCCATCGGCGACGTCTCGTTGCGGATGCGGTTCTCGATGATGGCCGAGACGAACCCGTCCTCCTCGTTGTGGTCCATGACCTTGACTTCGATGCGCCAGTTGGGGTCGCGATTGGCGACGATCAACTTGGCCGCTTCGAGCCGAGTCCCACCCGCCTCCAGCACGAGCTTCTTGTCTTCAGGTCGGCAACGACAGATGATCGGTTGCTGCTGACCGAAGTCGAACATGCTGTCCGCGATCTCCAGCACTCGATCTTCGCCGGGGACCTCCCAGCGAGCACGCATCTCCGGATCAACGATGATCTCATTCGGATCAACCTTGAACATGTCGGAACGCCCGACGTTTCCCGCGTTGATGTGCTTAGCCATTCTTCAGTCCTTCCCCGCTAAGGGTGTGTGAGGAACCTGTTACACTATCAGGGTTTGCACGCCAGACCCTGACATCCGCAATTCGCAAAAACAGGCTTCTTTTTGCGAATCCTCTCTAATCCGCCAACGCAAGGTAGGCGGCTGTTGAGTAGTCACCAACTTCAATCTTCAAGAACGACGAGTAAGGCCCCGCTCTCTGGCCCCAAATGTATTCCAGGCAGGCAGCGAACTCTCCAATCAACCTTTCCTCTTGGGTCCCAATAACGCGCTGCAAGACTTGAGAGTCTAGACGAAAGTCAGTGGTATAAGCCTGAACTGAACGCCAGCCCCCGAAAGCATGAGAGTAGTAGACCTTCATCGGTAACGACAGTGAACCCACCGGAGGGTTACACGAGTACGTACCATCGGTGTTGTAACTCCCGTCATACACAGCACCAATCGAAAACAACCGCTGACCGATCCATACGTCCCGATCAACAGAAAGCATCCTGTTCCAGTTATCGAACTTCTGGTCGATTGTGTGAACTTTGAACGCGGGCACGTCTGACTGATTCTGTTTGATGCTTAGAACTGATGACCTGAGTTACGTTGACCCTTCTACGTCTTCTTGATGCAAAGACTTGAACTCGCGCCCGAAACCTTCGCGGTCTTCTGGCAAGTATTTCATCTCTTGCTCGGCCAACTGAAGCTGACGGATCAAGTCGCCGATCCAAAAGGATGAGAACGTCTCCCCCATCTCATCCCAGTGGCCGTCATCTTCCGCAATCAATTGAACGCAGACATGCGGGTCTTTAGGTCCTCTTTGGACCAATCGAACCCCAAACACTTCTCCCTTGAATTCCAACCTTGGCATTGTCGGTTCCTGGATCATTGTGCGACTTCTATTTGAGGTTGCTTCAGTTCTTCTCTGCGAGATACGCCGACAAGGCTAAAGATGGTAGCCGCCAGCGCATTCAACCCCCTCTGCGTATCAACGTGATAGAGTCCACACGCCAGACCTTTGAACCATTCGCGAGGTGACGGACACCCGCAGTGGCCAGCAACACGAACCTCTTTCCCAAACTCTTCATGTAGCTTTTCGGCTGCAGCAACCTCGATACCCGGACCTTTGGCAGTCCAGTATCGCCACTGGCGCTCAAACACCCATCCATACAGTACGCCAACCACGACGGTTCGCATTTCTGGGTGTACAAGCCTAAACGCTTCTGACAATCGTTGTTGTTCTATCCCAGCTTCAGCCAACTCGGCTGCGATTATGTCATCAACGTCAGACTTCCCAGCTAAATTGGGAAGCCTCTTGACTGGAGTCCGATTGGTTGCATTCTCTGGTCTACTCATGGGACACCTTCACACTCTGGAACTCCAACAGCTTTCTGACGTCTAGCCCTGCCGCCGCCGGCGCGAACGCTCTTCTGCATCGACCCCTTGAAGATCGAACATATCAGGGTGGCTGGTGCTCCCGATCATGTTGTCTCTGCCTCCGATCTTGAACAGAGGAACCCCAGTTGGCGACATCACCCACCAGTACGGGGACACGCAGGAAGTTTCATCCAACTGACATGTCAAGCCAGTCCTTTTCTCCACCTCCAGCACGAATTGCGGTTTGAGAGTCGTGTCCATTCTTGAACCTTCTGATGAGGCGATGTCTATTCTGCGGATGCAGTTTACAATGACTCACGCTTGAGTCAAGCTACAAAACGACACCTGCAGTCACAAGGTTCAACTTTCTTGACGTGAATTCTCGAAACAGCAGAGAAAAGGCGGATTCATCAAAACAACCGCCGTACTTCTCCGGTTCAAGACTGATCGAAACCAGGGACTTCCAGACCCTTTCCGTGTACCCACTGGTCCAAGAATCCAGGTCCCCCATCGCCTCCCACAAGTTGGCGCACATGTCCCAGAAAAGGCTGTCAGCCTCAGTCTTCAGATTCGTCCTCATCATCCCGGCCTCCATGCTTGGCAAAAACTGGCAGTTGGCAGAGTGCCTGGAAGCAGTATCGGCTAAGCCGCTGGAATCCTTTACCCAGGTCATGCACCTGCGCGAGGAACTCCAGCTTTTCTTCGGGAGACATCGACAACGCCCTGTCCAAAAAGGCGTCGAGATTGACCACGTCTGGCAGACTGTTGATCCTGTCTTGCTCTGCCCTCTTGACTCTTTCCGCCTCTTCCTCTTTCAGGCGACGACTCTGCGACCTTCGGTCAGCCCCCGTAGGAATACGAATCCTGGATTGGAACTGTCGGTAGTAGGGGTATCCGTCGATATGGTACTTACAGCCATCGACTTCAATCGTCTTAGGCGTCCGCTTAGTGACCTTCTCAATACGGATATACTTGTGTCGTCGGCTGTTGGTCAGACTCAGTGTTCTGTGATAGACGGTAACTTCGTCACCGACTTGAACATCATCCAGCATCTTAGGACTTTGCTTCTTAGACATAGTAGTGACTCCTAAGGGACTTCTTGCCGTTGTTTGCAACACCTAGCAACACAAGGATTGAAAGTGAACACCACCAACTACTCAGCCGTTGCAGACACCACTGCAACCTCAACAGCAGCATCCGCAGCAGCCTCTTCCGCAGTAATTGGAGTCCCCCTCAGCAAGTTCACAGCAGCGTTGAGGTCCTGGTCCCACTGACTCGCACAGTGCGAACAGGTATGAATGAGGCTGGCCGGAGAGGATTCACCACTGAGCTTTTCACACAGATGGCACATCCGCGTCGTGTCCTTCGCCGGGATCAACCCGACATCCATCGACTCGCTGAAGTACCTTCTCAGTTCGCCGACTGCGGCAATGTCGCGGTACATGACAACACCGCCATCTGCAGCAGTCTCTTCCGCAGTTGGCTTGCGGCGGAGTTCAACCAAGTTGAGCTTCTCCAGATGCACCGTCTTGTACTTCCGGCGCATTTCCGCGACAAAGTTCCTGTAGAGGTCACGACGATAGCGAATGGCCTTCAACCGGGTTCCCGCAGCCCAGTTGTGGAGGTGCCGCCACTTCTTCGCCCAAGCCTCCATCAAATCGTACATGCTGACCGGACTGCCATAGTGGTCGATGTCCAGATGCAGTACCTGCCGCAGCTTACCAGCACCCTCGATCTCTTGATCGTCCCCCGGAATGCGGTTGGTGCGCCAACGATCCACGAGCTTCTGCAGCCGTTCGGGAGACCTCCACTGAGAGAGTGTATCTACCCCCAGTTCTTCCGCCCACTCCGGAATCGAGCCGAGTGACTTGAACCACTTGGACACAACGGGCAGAACAGCATTGAGATGCTGGCTGATGACTGACTGCAGATTCTCAGATTCCCCCCAACGGCCCACCGTCTGGGACGGGATAACCAACTGTCCATACTCATCGTTATCGCCGTACCAGTAGGCAACTCGCAAGCCCTCTGGGAGCAGACGCCAACCGACGTCGATACCGACGACTCCGCTATCGGCACGGTCCTTCTTCTCCCAGACTGAGGCTTCTTCCGCTTCCAGGGTGAGGATGACACGCCACTCGTTGCGAGTTCCCACGCGGCGACGAATGAGCTTACACCACTTCACTCTGACCCCGTCCGGGAGTGAGCGATGCAGGGTAAACCTCACTTTGCACCAGATGGGTTCACGCCCATCTGATCCGATCCGAATCCAGATGAAAGTCTTGCCGCCCTCCTCAAAAGTCACTCGAAGCCTCTTATCTTGCGCGGCGAGAAGCTCATCAACTGAGAGTCCTCCCTGAAGCTGCACTGAGACCGAACCGTCCCCACGCCATCGTTGGAACTGAGGCGGCGCTCCTGACCTCGCGCCACTCATCGACTGTTCAACGGTCAAGTAGGTGCCCCAGTAGAGTCCGCTGGCGGCACGGCTTGCCTTCTGCTGCGCAGAGTGCCACTGATTGATGTCTTCCTGCTTAGTCTTCCACTCCAGTGAGTCGAAGAGTTGCGACCGCATCAGCTTTCGAGTCGCACGTCCTTCCTTGAGTTGCAGCTTGAGATCGGCGATTTTCTGACGATCTTCCTTGCTGGCTGCTCTCTTCCGTTCCTTCGCATTACGCTTCTTGATCCTGTCCCGAATCTCCTCAATCTCCGCCTCCAGTGCCGCCAGTCTGGTATCGACACCGCACAGACCCGGTGCCAATTCTCGGAGCGAAACCTCCACCTTGTCGCGTCTCTCCCGCTCCAGCGCAACAAGCCGGTTGTGATAGACGTGCGCCAGGTGCATCTGATCCTGAACTTCCTTCAGAGAGGTATTCGGGATACGTGCACCGAATTCCCAGTTACGCGCATACTTGCTTTCGTTTCCGAACATGATTTCGAGTCCTTGAGAGAGTTGTCATACAACAGCTAGCAGCATCAGTATAGCGTGAGTCAAGCGTGAGTCAAGCTCACTACCCAGAAAAAACAATGGCCTGCGAGGTCAGAGACCTCGCAGGCCGTGGTTTCTCAAAGATACGTTACCGCCAAGGCGGGGGAGGGCGTGCTCTATGCATGTCTAGCTCCCTGGGTGGAATCAATCTAACTCTGCGGGCGTGATACTGTCACCGCCGTGACACTACTGCGGCGGGGGAGGGCGTGCTCTATGCATTTTGACTCCTCTTGGCGTATCGGGGCTACAGTCTTGACACCTCTTCCTCTTCTTTCGGCTCACTCTTCCTCTTCTTTCGGCTCAAAAGCCGAGACACTGAGAGTCTACCCGTGACTCATTCGTGAGTCAAGTGCTTTTTCAGCTTTCCGGGTAAATTCGTTTGGATGCGCAGTCCAACAAGTACGAAACCCGCTGCAAAAACCAGTCAACCGTATCCGCCCTCAAGTACGGCAATGAGGCGTTCAGTTGCTGGCTCAGCATCTGAGCACACTGCTCATCGGTCATCTTTTCTGGTTTCTGCTCACTCATGGAAACACCCATCAAAGAGTGGTAAGCCCTGTCAGCGTCGGCAAGACAGTCAGTGTGAATCCGTAGCCAAAATTGAGCATCCTCTGCCGTTGGGACGAATCCGTCACGGATTGCATCCTCAAGAGTCTTGACCCCAAAATGCGTCAAGCCATCAGGCCGCAGCGCATGGATGGCCCACAAAGAAGTCAGATGCTCGCGTCGGTCTTGCTCTTCAGTCACCGCACGGTCCTAGAGATTTGGCTCAACTCTGAATCCTCGTGGAGACCCACGGTAGATCAATCCTCCCATCTCCACAATTGGTTGAATGAACCATTCACCTGTCTGGTCAAGCTCATCTGGTGTGAAGGCGCAGTGCACTTTTCCGTCAGTTCCGTCAGTCGTCAAGACGCCCACCTTCGTGACGTAGGTCTTGTCTGGCTTCACAACGGCGAAGAGCATAGCAGTCGCAGTCGAGACGTCGAGAATCGTTGCCCCGTGCGTCTTGAGCGTCGCTCTGTATGTGAAGTCTGTTGCAACTTGAATTGACATTGCAAGCTCTCAAGTCAAGGCTGCGATATCAGTGCGAACTTCCACAAACTGAACGATCGCATCATCAATCGTGAACGTCTGATCCAGAATTGGAACGAACGATACAAACTGATGCAACTCAGAGTGTGGTCGAAAGACTCGCCGTTCATTGTCCGCGCTGACAACGTAATCCTCTTGAAATACGGAGTCCAGATCGAAAAGAACATCCAGGTGAGGTACGAAAGTGTGAAAGCCGTATAGAACCTGCAGCAACGATTCTGTGTACGTAGACGAAACAGCAAGAACCGCTGCAGACGACGAAAGATTGGAGAAGGCTGTGACTGTCTCAGCAAAACCAAACAACCCGGAAGCTGAGACTGTCGATGAACCGCCGATCAAGCTACCCACTCCAGAGTAGCCGGGAGACTCAAATGTTGACGTAGCTTCGATAACGGAGGACCCAACAACCCAGGCAGCCGTCGAGTAAAATTCTCCTACAGGCTGAGATGCTAAAGCATTCAGTCCAGCAGTTGAAGTGGTTGCATCAAAGAAGCCTGAGTAGGTCGGACCTGTGAATTCGGTAGACGCTTCCGCTGTAGCTGTTGCTGTCAGAAAAAGGGCAACCCCAGACGACGCACCGGCATCGTAGCCTCCAACACCTGCAACAGAAACAATTGAAGAGGTAAGGGTAGCCTGCCCAGAGAACAGTGGTGCAGTTGAAGAGGCTGAAGCCTCAAGCACCAAGACTGATGACTCGAAAGTTGCATCACCGGTATACGTAGGGGCAGCAACAAGCGCTGAAGACTCTAAACTCACAGAGCCTGAAACAGAATCGAAGACACCCTGAAACACGGCCGTCGCGAAAATCGCAGTACCTTCCAGAAGTACAGGGTCTGACTGTAATCCGGCAGATGCCACATAGGAAGGGGCCTGATGAGAGGCAGATGCTGAAAACGTCGACACGCCCGCCTGAAGCTCAGCAGATGCTTCGTAAGCGGGGGTTGAGTAGAAAGCTGTACCAGCAATTTCAGACGTACCAGCCTGCAAGTCCGTGGATGCTGTGTAAGCTAGAAGTGTGTAAGACGCCGACGCCGAAAGCTCAAAAACACCTACCTGCAGTTCTGTAGACGCTGCGTATATTGGCGCACTGTGAGAGGCGGACGCTGCAAGCTCGAAAGGCCCCGGCTGAAAAGTCACTGAGGCCGCGTAGACTGGTTGAGCTACAGTCGCTAAAGCATCCAAACTCAAAGCACCTGCCGTAAACGTGGACGTTGCTTCGTAAACGGGGGCTACGTGGGAAGCATCCGCAGACAATCCGACAGCGCCTGAAGACAGATTATCAGCCTGACCAGCGTATGTAGGTTGTACTTCCGTAGCATCTGCTACGATCGAAGCCGCTGATGTCGTCAGAGTAGAGGAGCCAGTAAAGCTCCCAGCGTCGTAGACAGCAGTGGACGACAGCAACGACGCAGAGGCTGCCAGACTCGAATCCCCACTGTAGACTGGAACATCTACAGTCGCACTGCCTGAAAACGATGACGCACCTACACTAAGGTTAGAGGACCCCGCGTACTCAGGTACAGCGTGGGAAGCTACCGCAACCAGCGTTGTAGCACCCAACTGCAGTTCAGATGAGCCACTGTACGTCGGGGAAACATGTGAAGCTGAGACTGAAAGAGTAACCGACCCAGCGCTCAAAGCAGCAACGCCTGTTGACTCTAAATCACCTGAAACAGCAACCGCGTCCAACGTAACTGAACCGAGGAGTAACGCAGCATACTCATCGCCTCTGTAGAGTCCCGCTATATGCAGCAAGTCACCCGGACTACTAATAGCCGTTATAACAGGATACTCCATCCTCCACGGAGTATCTGGAAAGATCGCAGACGATTGTTTATTGCGTGTGTCGACGGACATCGACCTAGCTCAACGAACCAACTGATAGAGTTGTTCCGTCAGAAGACACGGAACGCGAGCCTACGTCGTCATTGTCTGCGTAGTTTCTAAGCACAAACGTAGAGTTGCTCTGAGTTCTCGCATTCAAGACGGAAGCCATCAACATCTTGAACATGGCGAAGTAATCTGATCCCCACCCAGGGACGCTAGCAGGCTCACCGATTGAATTGGCGGACTCAAAGAAGGCTCGCACAAACTCTGGGATCGGTTCGTAACTGATGTACGTACCATCGACTAGCAGCAAGTCTACATCCCATTCGCAGCACAGTTCACTGTTCGCATTCACAGCAAACAGTCCGTAGCAACCAGCAGCTACATCTACAAAAGTCGCCAGCCAGCGACCGGGTGCATTTGTTCTCTGCGCAACGGCTGAAGCAGTCGCCGTTACAGAGTCAGTGCCTCTAACTACCAACTTGACTGTTGCTGGCGTCTCTTTGCTCACGAACTCAACATACTGAGTTACAGGCACTGCAGTGTAGACCCCTAGACGTGAGAAACCTTAGACGCTTTGATGACTGTATTGTTGTACGAAGAATTCGTTTGAATCTGTGCTGTAGCCCAAGTAGGTGAACTGGTATTAGTACAGTTGCCCCTCAATATAACAGTCTTCGTTCCAGACGTAACAACCAGCATCGCTGACATGTGTACGAATCTCATGTCATTTGTATTGATCGTACCACTGTTAGAGTACATGAAACGACCGACAGCATTCCCCAATTGAGCAGCGTCCTCTTCGCAGTAAAGTTGGCAATACATAAAGTTGTTTGCCTTGTTGACATTATAGAAGGCATAGACGTCAGCCTCTATTTTCCAGGTTCCGACTCCAAGAGTCAGTGAACCACCAGTCACACTCGTCCACGCCGTTCCAATATCAGTCGTTGTACAAACCTGTTCGTAGTACGTCTTTCCAGGTGAGTCCATCCAAGTAATCTGGGAATCCTCTGATGTATCGACAACTGGAGACTGACCCGCCGACCCTACAGGGAGCCTAACAATCCCAGGAGACTCACCACCCTGATAGACGAACTGATCCCCCGCAGTGGTCAACAACGACTTGGTCAATAAGTTGGACTGATCGGCATCACCAACAATGTTGATGCTCCTCACAACAACGTTTCCATCTTTGTCCCAGGTATACTCCGCCGTCGCATCGTAGATTAGGATCGAAGATGCCTCCGGAGTCACGTCAACTGTCGAAGCCTGTCGCGTAAGGCGGAACGTGTACTTCCCATCAGACCCTGGATTGCATCCGTTCTCATACAGGTCTTCATACTGCATGATGATGGCACCGGATTGCTTGAATCCGTTCGTACCATCAATAACTTTGATCTCACACCATGAGTCATCCGGCATCTGCGTCTCAACTTTGAAGTTGACGCTTTCACTCGCCTTCGTACTCAGGACAAACAGAATGCCGTCGATCGGTATGTACGCCTTGACTAGTAGATAGTCTCCATTGAGGGAGAACACGGACTCTGGCGACACTAGCGGGAATGTCACACCAGTTCCATTGTTACTGATGGAGTGCAGGTTCACTGAATTTGCCGGAGTCATCTGACGAATCAGGTTGATGTCCCCATTGCTGAGGATCAACACGGACTTGTACAACTCTCCGTAGTAACCTGCAGCGACAAGTGCGGCATAGGAGCCATTGATTGCGCCGAAAGAGTCGATACCTGCGACGAAGCCCGCCCGGTTCTGTCCGGTAGAGATGCTGCCTCCCTGAATCAAGGAGTAAATCTCGTTCTGGAAGGCAGAAAGCTGATGCATGGTTACTCTACCCTAAGACGACAACTCGGAATTCGTCAACAGCCGGCGCATCCCTGAATACGAGCGTAATTATTGACTCGCTAGTGTGTAGGACGTCGCAAGGTGCTTCATCCTTGCTTCCACTGTTACGGTAAACCCTTGCTACGACATCTAGAGTGCCTAGGTTGTGCGTCACTTGAATGACAGTATTGGAACCGTCACCGATATTGGCAGCAAACTTCGGCCGAATGCTGAAAGCTGCCAAGTCACACCCCAGTCACAGATTCAAGCGTGATTGGTTCACGGTCGAGGTTCAACTCTCGCACGTACCACAACAGATGAAAGGCACACTTGCGCAGCACATGGTCGGTTGCGGGGATAGTGTCAAATAACCCCTGGATTGCATCCAACTCATGCGACCACGGAATCAGTTCGTAGATGGCGTCCTTCACTTCAGCAGTCAGCGGTACGATTACTCCGCGGCCTGAGGGATGAGGTGAACCTACCTCATCAGATTCCGGAAGAGACCACCACTTGTGCACACAACCTACCAGAGTTTGCAGGGCGTCCTTGATCGGACCTTCTGGCAGACGCTCAATCATCATGCTGTACTGCGACAGGACGTCATACGTCAATGCAGGGGCCAATGAGCCGCCAATCCGTGCCGCCATGATTCATACCCCTGACTACGAAATCGGTACGGTAAGCGTCATCGACGAAATGGCGATTGTGCCTCCCGCCACGATGACGTTGTTGTCGAAGTTGATGTCGCCCGAACCCATACCACAAGTGCAATCTGAGTGGATTGCGGGTCCACTGGTCAAGATACGGGCGTGCCCCGCCGTCCCAGAGTTGTCTGCTGACGTATCACTCGCGATAGCGTTTGCCGTCGCAACACCAGAAGCCGACGCCCCAAAAGCAGTCGCCCCAAACGTCAACGTCCCCAGAAGAGTGCCTTGTGCCGCGTCACCAACGTTTGTTGGTTGTGCGCCGGTACGAATCTCAATGCTCCCGCTGTCAAGCAGGTCGACAATTGCGTCGCAAGCGGCTGAACGTGTAGCTGTCGCAAGTCGCAGTGACATAATAGCGCAACCTCATCGCAGAACTTGTCGGCGAACACGAGGCTGTTGTATCTGACTCAGAGAACAGTGTCAAGGCTGATGAAGCTGAACGTCAGAATCCTCAGCGACAACCATCAGTTTCAGGTCCTTTGAATCCTCCGCTTGTCTTGCCAAGCTGCAGTGCAGATGCCTCCAATCTGGAGATTCCACAAAAGCTCCCAGGTGGACGCCCTTGACAGGTAAAAATGCATCCAGGTTTCGCTGGTCCGCCAGATACATTCCGTAGACCCCGTTTGTCTGCCTGTACCAGATGACAGCAAAACCTTTGCGGAGCCAGTCTACTAGACTTTCCGGAATGTAGACGAACTGCCGCCCGTGCTCACTGAAAGAATCGTGCCGTGAGTTGAGAACAGCACCGCACAACAGCCCGACAGTGAACCAAATGATGTAGATGATCCACTGCTGCTTGAGCCACAGACTCAATGCGTAGATGGCGATGGATGCCAGAAAAGACAGAATTGTGACGATCATCCTTGACATCTTGAAAATGAAAAGTCTTGTTGAGTATGATCTAGAAGCCCATCATCACAAGGACTCTACCATGAAACCCAACTCGTTTGAAGAAGCCGTTGAATCTCTGGCATCTGGCACAAGACTGGAAGAGTCCCCTCAACCGTTCAAGTGGAGAGTCCCAGGTGAGCGCGACCGGGTGATTTCCGCAGTCAGAAGACTCTCCAGTCCAACTGACGAGCAGATCATCAGCACTGCTGAAAGGGTCCTTGGGTTCAGCATCCTATCCCTTACAAAGCGGAGCAATCTGGTTGCTGAGATTAGGTCTGAACTCTAGTAGTAGTGAATCTGCTGTCCATCTCGGACGTCGCAACCAATACCTAGGTAGACCCAAGTCTCCATACAACCTCCCACCGTCTTGACGGTGATGGCGAAGTGCTTTCCGTACTTATGGTATTCTGCCGCATACTCACCTGGAAGCATCTTTTTCCAGGGTCTGAAGTTGGTATCCAGCACTGCTTCCGTGCTAATCATATATCGACCTCGATTGTGTCTTTAGGTTTCAGATACGTAGACACCTCAGGCGTTGCACCCACAACTTCCAACTCACGATTGTTGGTCAAGCTAACACAGCACTGAGCAGCATTGACCTCCTCAAGCACAGCATCAGGTTCGTCGTTCAACACCGCTTGAGTGTTCTCAGACGCTGGCATCCAGCCCTCTTCAGTCAGAACCCAGTGTTCTCCTGTCAGAGCATAGAACCTCTTCAGCCAGTTGTCGGCTTCCTGTCCTTGCCACAGGCATTCACCAAGTACGCCGTAAGCAACTTCAAGAGCCAGTTGCAGCGTCCGATTGCTGTGCAGCTTACCGCGAACCTCCTCGCTGACACCAGCAAGGCGAAGAAGCTCCAGCGCTTCGCTCTTCTCCTCTTCGATCCAGTCTTTCCATTCCATGATACACCTCGTGAGTAACGCCCGCGGTTGTACTATTGATCCCCCAACAGAGCCAATAGAAGTCTACGAACAGCGCCGAAAGTCTTCCACCTGTTCTTGAGTCCAAAAGCCCAAACGTCAGGCTCGGCATCAGAGAACGTCATCCAGTAGATTCCACCGTTCGGGTATCTGTAGTGCAAGCTACCAGCTTCCGAAACGGAATCTGCAAACCCCAAAGACTTCAAGGCTGTCCTGACCTCTTCTGTATCCTGGTCGATTCGTAGGGAATCAGAGAACCTTGTAGGTTTCTCTATGGCTGACAGAATTTCTTTCAACCTCTGTCTCAACTCCCGGTCTTCGCTCAAGATAATGTCTATGTAGAGCGTGCCGTCACTTGTGACACTATTGAGAATTCGACGAAGGTCTTCAATAGCCTTCTTGGTTGCAAGATTTGGTTTATCTGACATGCCTCAATCCTACAAGTCAGAACCAATCTGGTTGCTGCGCATTGCTGCTGCAAACGCTTTCTGAAAGTCTTCTCTTACATCAGACACTTTTGGTCGGCGTCCGGTAAGACCCTCGATTTGATCGGCCAGACCGACACAATCGCAGTATGCAAGTTCATACTGCATATCTGATTCCATGCTCCCAGTCTTCCCACTAGTGGAGAATCCAAATCCTGTAAAAGACGGTATCCCAGACCAGTAACGCAAACGCCTCTTAGCGTTTTTCAGTAGTTTGCGTAGATTGCTCAGGGTTTCGTCCATTGACTATTTCTACTTCGTTCCAGCCTCTTTGATTCTGTCCTCAAGCTCAGTGCACTTGAGGCGCAACCAAGCAACCGCAGCCACTACGTTTGTGAATTGTACGTCAGTTGGATTCAGCGAGTTCACTTCAGCCAGCGCAGCTTCTATGTCTCGTTTCAGTTTGCTCATCGGATGATGAGGACACTCTTCAACGTGCGCCTTGAGAACATCAGCCATGCTGGTAGGCGTCCCCTCTTTCGGCCCATAACGATGGCCGCAGTAGACGCAGTTGACGTACATCCCAGATTGCAAGTCTGCAACCCACTTCTCCAGTTGCACAATTTTCTTCGCAGCGTCTGAGGCGCGGACTTCAGCGCACTCAACCTCGTGTTGATTCACGTACAACCTAGTACCATCATCAACACGAGGCATCACTGACAAATCGAAGTACCTACCCTCCTGACTACATTGCAGTGACCAAGCTCGACGATTGTGTGGCTTGGGACTTCCGGGCCGTTCGCGACCTTCGACTCTTTCTTCTTCTGTCTTGATTCTCAGTCCGCATTGCGACACCAGACACTCCACCAACTCTTCCGCTGATACAGCATTGCAAGTCCAAGGACACGCAATGAGATCGGCGTCTCTCTGAAAGCTGCCGTGTAGTGCGATGGCGTAACCGCACGACCTCGCTACTTCTATGATAGTTGGCACTACACCTTCATAATGAAGTTGTAACTCCAGTTTTCTGTTCTTGTTGATGGCAGACTGATACGCAAGATTGATGTCTTCGTTAGACCCCCTCTCCATATCCGCACGCTGCCCCCAAGGGTTACACACCTTGGGTACAGTTTTGCTCCTGCGGATATCCTTCGCCTGACCCGTAGCCAGAAAAGCAGCAAAGATTCCACAACCGGGAGCGTGCCAGTTCTCATCAACCCCCTCAAGAACATTCCACAGCACAGCCCCGCACTCGGCACACTGAATCGTCTGCCCGCAAGGTAAGTAGCAGGATTCAAGAACCTTCTTCAGCAGAGCCTCAAGCTCTTCAATGCGCCTTTGGGGAGAGACGTACTCCGTCGCCGGGTTATGACGACACTCGATGTATTTCTGACACAGTTCCAGTTCCACCGTCGTGTCTCTCTCAGGCGGCGTATACCCTTCCGGAAGAGCCTTGTAAAGCTCCTCATCATCAAGCCAGCAACGATCGTCACCACGAGCGTCGCGATGTTTTCTGATTGCAGACAGAAGGTGAGCGACCTGTTCGTCCGTTGTCATGATCGTCGGTTCTGTAAGGCTTGAAAGTGAGAAACTACAGCCTTGGCTGCTCTGTAGCACTCAGCATACCTTGGCTGAAGAGGACCATTGGTGTCAAATCCGAATTTCTGAAGCTCCGCAATCCTTTCCTTTCGCGACATACCTTGGATGGCGTGCTTAGCGGCCAATGAGGAGTAGTCCACGCCCGGCCGCAGACTGCGAACTGGATTCGGGACTGCGATCCCTGCATCTTGCATATTCGCAAAGGCGTGGTCTGGCCGGAGAATGGTCTTTACAACAAGGTCTCTGGAGACTGCCGCAAAGTAGTTGCTGGGCAACTTATACAGAGTATCTGTACCCCTCTGAGCGCCGTAAGGTACAGCAAGATGCAGTTGAGAATCCAACTCGTCTACGCCTAGTCCAGTGTACTCCCTCCACCTGTCAAGGGCGTGCTGAGAAACACTGAATCGTTTGGTACTCATCATAACCTCAGTCGATGCTTGTCTTCTTACGAAGAGCTTCTACGTGCGGACTGATCCAGGTTCTCGCCAACTCCGCTGTCGAGAGTCCCACCCGCGCCGCATGATCTCGGATGAGACACCAATCTCTCAACGGCATGTGAACCGTTACCTGCTTCCGAATCGTGGTATCCGTAGTCTTGGACCTCTTTGACCTGTTGGCATCACCACTAAACTCACAGGGTTTCAACTCAGAAACTCGTGGTTGCATCCAACTCCACACCAAGTCTTTCACACTCAAGCCGCGACGAATTGCGCTGTTGCGAATGAGCGTCCAGTCACTCACTGGAATCTCAAACTGAAGCGCATGGCGTAGACCTGTCTTGGGGTCTGTTCGCAGCAGCAGAGTCTTTCGTTTCCGTAGCATACTCAAGAAGCCTTATCTGAGGAAGCATCAGACAGTCTTGAAGCCCAAGCCTCAAACACTGCGACGCATCTAGTCATGTAGGGCTGAAAAGTACGAAGCGCCTCAGCCGCTTGCCGGTGAGTCACCCTGAATCCGCAATTCGGGCACTTATGGTCCATGATTCTCAGAGAACCCGGTCCCTTGGCGTACTGAACCTCAAAGTCCTGAGACGTTCCAAGGTAAGAGCACTTCGGACAATGTCCATCATGCATCGCACGGACAACACGATGCACAGCGCGGGCCTCCTCCTGCGAAGAGACATCCAGATTGAGTTCACCGTTAGCCATTGCATCAGCTTCCACGGCCCGATACCCAGATGATGACGTCTGAGAAAGAAAACGGAAGACGCGGGCTACTCCGCCTCTTTTGACGCAGCTTCCGTGTAACCCAGTTTCTGCCGTGTGGATCGAAGTACATCCCAGAATACTTCAGCCTCATTGAGCAGATGCCAAGCTACCATGTCCAGTTTGCCACTCTCCAGAACATCAACTTGGCGGAAAGCCTTGTGCATGTACGCAGCATCATCGTCACTGACAATCACTGGCCAGCGATCTTTGAACGCCATCATGAAGTTCAGCAGAGCACGCTCAATCGAATACTGCTTTGACGGTGTGGAAGACCGAGCTTCAAGAAGCTCAAAGTCATAGTTCTTCAGAAGCTGATCCATGATCCTCTTCTGATGCACTTTCTTTTCTTCCCAGTCCATCGTCACTTCCTCCGCCAAGGTGGTTAGATGTTGAGTTGTCTGAACGAATGTTAGGCATGACTCACGCCGAAGTCAAGCTACACGTCCTCAGGTGGACAGATGAAAGAGAACTCCACGTACCGACTATCCTGGAGAGTCAGCTTGAACCTTTGGACAGATGACCCTTGAGAGCCTTCCAACGATTCAATACGCGAGTGTTTGACGCCGGATGTCGCCACGACCTGTCTGATGAAGCTCACCCACCCGAACAATGGGTTCGTTGTCTTGACTCTGATAGCATAGGACGTGTGTCCCTTATCTGCTGAAACCTGATGGAGACCGAACGTATATGCCCGGCACTTGTCAGTCAGCACTTGATCGACAATGCGCAGCGAATCGTTATCTGACAGTACAGCCTTCGGTGGATCATCTCGCAAGAACTCGATTACCGCTGTCTGCCCTAGACTCAGGCTCACACGACACGCATACGTCACGGGTTCATGCGCAGCGATGAGTTCCTCAGTCGACGATTCACAGCCTTCTACCTTCGAGGCTACGTTATCTAAGAACCGTGTGACGTCTTCACTCGTCAGGTACTCTTGAGGGTACGTGAGTCTAAACCTTCTTTCAGCGCCATGCACAGAAGCTCTGACGAACCTGAACCCCCAACACTCACACTCTCGCATGATGCGTTCGTAGTAACTTGCCCACAGACACTGGGTCAACTCAATCACGCCCCGCTTACGAATTGAGACGTAAATCTGCTGAGACACTTCCGCAGGCCTAAGAATAGTCCAGGTCTTAGCGCCACAAACCAACGACCTGTCGTTTTTCACAAGATTGCAGCCCTTAGCAGATGGCAGGTAGGTGCACAGCACAGTTGCCAAGTCAAGTTCACTGACGCAGGCCTCCCTGATGGACTCGCAGATGATATGCAGATGAGGTTCAGTCTCTTGAAGGATTTCAACACGAGATTCATACCCCAGTTGATTTGTGAGGGCTGCAACCTCATTACCCACCTTCAATCGCAGAGCTTCGGTCAACTCTCCACCCGCTTCTTGCTCAGCAGATCGTGTTGACTCCTCAGGTTTCTCATCACCATCATCGAAGAGCAACCAGAGCAGATTCCCTCCGTCCAGTTTGAGAATCCAGCCACGCTTGCCAGAAGACGGTACGACTTTCTCTACCCTATAGTCACCCAGTTGCAGCGCAGTCGTGACGGCCTTCAGCACGTCCTCACTGTAAGAGGGAGTAGACCGCATCTTCTCCAAGTAGAATTTCTGCTCCCTCTCCGTGACAACTGACTTTTTGCAGACCCCGTAGCCCAGCCTCTCGCTCTCAAAGTAGAGGCTAGCCGCCGCTGTTCGGAACACTTGGGAGTCATCACCCCGGCAGACAACCTTACCGGTGATTTTGTACTGCACCTCCCCCGTATCGAGGATGCTGTGATTCTGTTCATCGTCGTACAGGAAGACGTCTCCATCAGGCAACCTCCCTCCTCCACGAACGACGAGGTAGCCTTTCAGGTCCTCAGACTGTTCCGTGGTGTCATCCGAAAGCACCTTGCAGAGCAGCTTGTCGAGCTTGTCGAGCCTGCCACTCAACTCCCTCAACAGGCGCAACTCATCTTCCGAGCCGAACAGCCACGAGAACAGACGCTTGAGCCAAGACATGGTACACCCTATTTCAGTTCAATCCGTGGATACGTGAAGCAGTTCTACACGAACTGGGGGCAACAACCCCGAAAGAGAGACCCTCACGGATTCGAGTCTCCTACAAGATACACTTGACTCAAGCGTGAGTCAAGCTACATTCAACCCAGATTGGCCACAATCCGACAACGGGCAATCTCACAGTACGCGAGGTTGTCATCAGCCCCCAGAAACCGAAAACCCTCCTGCACCGCAGCCTTGCCCGTTGACCCGCTACCGCAAAATGGGTCAAGGACAACCCCATTCGGCGGAGTCACCAACCTGCACAGATACCGCATCAGGTCAGTCGGCTTGACAGTCGGATGGTTGTTCTCAACCTGCCCACTCTCAGTCCTGTCGCTTTTGGAGGCTTTGGCGCAGTAGAAGAATCGGGCTGCCGAACCTTGCCCTCCGTAACCTTCATCCTTACCAGAGTGCTTCCGCCCTTCAGCATAGACTCGCCCTGAAGTAACGCATTTAGACTTCCTATTCCTATTTGTTGCGACGCCATCCTTTGAGTATGGGAACAACTCTAGCACTTCCTCGCTGCCGTCGTGAATGAGATTCGCGGGCCAGCGGCCAGCGGGGCTGCCTCCACGAGGCCCTGGCGTAGCAGCAAAGTTTGTCACACCTTGCTCTGTATAACGACGGTCCTGTGATTCCTCTTCAATACGTAGCTTGCCCTCCCCAGTCGGACTAACACGACACATATCCACGTTGATCGCCCCTGTCCCGTACTGCAAGACATTCGTGACAACTGTCCCGACAAGAGGCTTACGGGCGACGATAATTGGCTCCCATGCAGGTTTCAGAGCAGTGCCCCAACCTTGCCATTGCTTGGCGGCGTCGGTATTCCCTCCATTCATCAGTTCCCCAGAATGACCAATTCCATACACTGTTCCGTCGCCTCTACGGTCAGTCGAGACCCCACTCTTCTTCCGTTCATCTTTAGTGTACCCAAGAACCCCGGCTAATCTTTCTCTGTACTCTTGAGACGGGACCATGAATTCCAGTGGTAGTCCCTTTGCCCTAGATCGCCCCTCTTCCCAGTCACGAATGCTGGCAGTTGTACACCCGACTTTCTCTGATAGTTCTTCGCGACTCAGCCCAGACATCTCTCGTCGCTTGCGGAGAATGGATGCCATTGTTTCTGGGTTTATTCCACCAGACTTGTCAATCGCCTTACCCACATCAAGAGACTTGGGGAAGCCACTACCATAGACCCACATGATGCAATCTCTGATCTCAAACCCTGCATCCTCAATCGCGCACGCCAGTCTGTGAAACGTGCGAGTTCCGCCGAATGCCAACAAGTGAGCGCCGGGCTTGAGGACTCTCAGAATCTCTTCCCAGAAATGTCGCCCTGGAACACCGTGGTCCCAGTCCTTACCCATAAACGACAGACCATAGGGCGGGTCTGTGACACATGAGTCTATTTGATTCTCAACCATACTACTCAGCATCTGTCGACAGTCTGAGTTGACAACTAACCAACGATCCATGTCGAGTCTCAAACAGAGAACAACTGTGAACAGGCAGATTCAAGATGAGTCAAGACTTGACCTTCTTCAACTTGGCCAGCGTCCTCTTGAGAGTCGCAAGCATAGGTCTGGCGTCGCCCGTGTCTTCCCAGATGCTGTAAGGAGAAGTGTCCACCGCGTCGCATCTGCCTCCGAGGTATTCAGCTAGCGGACAGACAGTACACATAAAGATGGATTCTTGTCTAGCCTTCAGGCAGAGAGAACAGGAGGCGCTGTCGATTTCCAGAGCATTCTCACTACTGTCTTTGATCTTGATACCCTCAACAGTAAGTCCATGACGCTTGAGGTTTGTCTTGAGCAGCCCCGTCCATTTCAAGATTGAATGCCTCAAGCACCTCTTCCACGACTGGTGGGCTGTACTCTGGGCCGAGACACGGTAGAACTCTTGCTTCCAAGTCTTCAGGGACATGGATACTACTTTCTGGTAAACATGGAATCACAATCTTCAATCCGCCTTGACCACCCAGCCGCGTGCTTCAGCGCCTTTGATTACCACGGACTACCCCCGCTTAGGTTTCACTGTCTTCTCCACCCGCGATAGTCGTTCTGCCTCAGCAACCAGCGATCCATATCGGACCTCAAACAGAGAACAGACAGATTCAAGCTAAGTCAAGACTTCCGATTCTTACGCTCACTCAGCTTAGCAGGCCGACCCCTCTTCGGGATTTCGGACAATTGCCGCGCAGTGGCTTTTGGCAAAGCTGAACGAATAGCCTCACTCACCCACTGAGTACGAGGCTCGCCATCAACCTTGTTCCGGTCAATGGCGTCAACCCAATCATCAGGAAGAGACAGCTTGATGATAACCATTACTCATCACCTTTCTGCGCCGGCCCTTCAACATCCTTATACTTGAACTTCCTCACTTGCATCAACTGAATACGAAGCTCGGCAACCTTCTTGTTCAACGTCCGAATCAACCCAGCCTTCGCCTCACCGAAGGTTCGATACCAGTCTGGCTCTTCACTACCAGTCCACGGATAATCCGGAAATGCCTTGTTCAGCTTCCCCTTTTCATCGAAGTCATAATCAAAAACGTCCACGCAGAAATTGAACGTCTGCTTCTGAATCTTGGTACAACTTTCAGTGTCGATGCTGTCCCAGCCGTAGAGAGTAATCTTCATACCTTCACCTCCAGAGGCTTGTCCTGGTTCATCAGAATCGGGGCAACCCACTTGTCATTCAGGACCTGCAGAAGAAGAGTCCAACTGACTCTGAACTCGAACGTCTTTCCCGCCGCCTGACAGACGACCCAAGGCGCGTTCCCGTCAACCGCAATGGTTCCGTTGACATCTCGCAGTGACGTTTCTCTCCCGCCACGATCGTCAACAAAGACGAATTCCACCTGACAACGAACAGCGGGACGATCCCAACTATTCAGAGCCTCAATGCTCTCACGATCCCAGACAACGGTTGTTGCAGACATTGTAGCATTCACTCCTGAAAATCTTCCGGACTGTAGACCTATCAACCCTGAAGCCAGTACGAAGATCAGGCTGGCTGCCTCTTTCCCTCGTTACGGTTGTCCTGATTCAGCAGATTCGTCTGCACTTGCCGGTACGCTCGGTAAGCGCTCGTGCAGTCGCTGGATTGCCCTTTCTTGGCCTGCACCCTTCCACGGTCAGAGTTGATTCCCACAACGCGGGACCTCCAGAAACCAGCAGTGCGGGGATGAACCTCAATGCCATGATGACGGCAGAGCTTCAGCAGTTCTTCCCCGTCGATCATCATGTTCTTCCTGACTTCGTCTTCGAGAATCGACAGGACAGCCAATTCCCGCTGTCGGTCTTCTTCCTCCTGCCTCTGCCTCTTCGCTTCCGCGGCAGAGTCTTTTGCGTCTTGGAGGACCTTCATCGCCACGCCGTAGGGCGTTCCATCAAGAACTTCTTTCGTACCCTTGATCGTGTTCGGTAGGACGATCCCAGTGACTGCGGAGAACAGCTTCCGAGTCCGCGGGTTGCTGGTATGCAACGCACCTTGGCACAGCTTCGGCGCGTATCTTGCCGGATCGCACATCATTTGAGCAAGCTCTTCAGCATCATGCTGTAGCTTCTCCCGGAACTCATCAAGAGCCTGCGGATTCTCAGCCAGCAACTTCTCCAGCCTCTGGGCATTGCACGTCCGGTTGAACTCCATCTCCGCGGCGTACAGACTCTGTGCATACTCGTTGATCGCTTCCTGAATGTGTTCGCTCATGACTGCCTCTTGGAATGCTTATGAAGGTGCGGTTGACTTGGACTGGGTACATGGAAACAGTACCCGATTTTTCAGACACGTCAAGACAAATCGGGTACTGTTTACAGAATTCTCTACCCCAGCACGTTGACGGACCAGTGCACATCATTGCCGTCAGCCAGTTCCTGGCAGGCCGTGAAACACTCCGTCCTGGACTGTCCCAGCCCGGCAAGGTCGTTCAGCTTGTTGAGCAGAGACAAGCTCACCGGGTTTTGCAGGCCGATATCCGTACCCCCGAATTCTTGTCCGTGAATGTGGCCGACGCGGAAGTGTTTCTGGGTCTCCAGCAGCAGACTACAGAGGGGGACAGGATTACAGGCGTCCTGAACGTCGAGAGCAAGCCTCGCCAGCCTTCTGGCTTCTTCAGTCGCCTTGATCTTGATTGTTTCTGAGATTCTCATGGTTCAGTTCCTTGGACTTGTGAGTTTGGTTGTAGTGAGTGGTCAACTGGCCGACCCACTCGAAGGCTCGCCGACAATCGGCAATCTCATCTGCGCTGTACACCTGCAACTCGCTGTCATCCGGCACGGACAACAGCAGTTCCATTACAGTTTCCCAGTTCTCCAGACCTCGAACGACGGCGGAAGTCAGCCTAGGCTTGGGCATGACGTATCTTCGTGTTGATGCGACCCAGGTACTGCAAAGCCGTCTCGATGAGGAAGTGCGGATACTTCGTCACGACCTCAACGTCACGACGATCAAACAACTCCACGACGGCTCCCGTATTCATGTTGGTCACGATCCAACTTCCGCAGTGAGATTCAAGTTCAGGAATGGCACTCACGAGAGACTCGCTTGTAAGGGTTTCAGAATTGAAGATCAGATGACTGGAAGAACTCGTGCAACCCCCAGAAACTCAGCCAGAGCTTCCACCTTGGTAACTGCAAGGTCATAGACGTTGACCTTCCGCAGAGCAGCTTCGACTTGCTGCTGCAACAGAGCATCCGAAACTTCCTTGTTGATCTTCTGACCATAACGAGGACAACTCCTACTAGGTTGACCACGCACCGACAAATCCGCATTGAGCATATAAGGTCCGCAGAGGACCCTGCCTGTCGGAGTAATCTTGCTGACCTTGTAGACGTACCAACGACCGAACCCACCCTGAAACGCCAATTCATCACCAACTTGGACTTTGCTTTCCATGATGCACCTGACTGAGGTTAGAAGACTTGAAGTAGTCCGCTAAAAATCACTGAGAGCACTCGAATGCCGTAATCGCGGATGCGAGCGCCGACAGGGCGTACCATTTCACATCTTTGGGATGCACAGCCCCAGAAGTCAGCGATTTCAACACTGCGGCTTTCGTCTCCCGCAACAGTTCAGTGAGCGAGGTTTCCGTCCACCCCCTTGAGAGCGACGAACGTGCGATCCTCATGGAATGTACGTTCGCGTCCGACAGCCACACGTCGAGATACTCTTCCCCGAAATCCCACTCGTCCTCATCCGCCCACACGTTCGTACCGTGGTACTCGTGGTCCGGCTGAAGGGTCGAGGGTTGGTTGATCCAGAGTCGCACAAGTCGGGTTTTCATTTTGGAGCCTGCGAAGTACGACAGAAGACAGATTACGCGGTGAAGGTTTGCCAGCTACACGCCGGCTTGTCAGGATCGGCCCGGAAGCCAACGGCTCCGAACTGGGAACATTGCCACCAGCCCGTAAGGGCCAGATTGCGACGAATCGGAGCGCCGCAGCAAGGACATCCATTCTTCAGGGCGAGAGCGACTTCGGCTTCGCGGGCCTGACGGCGTTTCTCTTGCTCTAGTTTCTGCAGACGACGCTCGCGTAGGGACAGACGTGGCATTGAGGACTCACAGGTTTACATCTGATTTTGGTGGACCTCAATGGTATCCCCAACGCGAGGAACCCAGTCCACCGGTTTGGTCGCAATCGCAAAACCCCGACTGAACTGCTGACCTTTGAGGGTCATGTTGAGGCTCTGCATTCTTCCCCGGAACAGGATCGTGTGACAGTCGCCTGTACCGCCTTCAGCCAGCGTGAACGTGTAGTGCTGAATGCCGGTTTTCCACACCAGCGGCCCAAGTTCGGCAATGTGAAACGTAGTCATGGTTGTTTCCGTTAGACTTCCAGGCTTGAGGTGAGACGCCCCAGCAAGAAACCTCAGTTCACTTCCGTTTGCTTGCCGCCCGACGCTGCTGGCGGCTCAGAATCATCTGTCGAAGCGTCTTGATTGCCAGACGCAGTTCTCGATCGGTTCTCGGTGCAAAGTCGCCTTTGACCTGCAGAACAAGAATCGCGTCATCCGCTTTCTGACTCTCACTCTGTCTCTTCATCTGAACCTCCCGTAGATTTCAGGCCCCACAAACAAATCGTACCCGATTTCTGACCGGAGTCAAGTAAAATCGGGTACGATTTTTCAGAGTCAGTGAAGACCGCCGCTCAGCCGCCGAATTCCGGCGGATTCTGCCCCTCGTCCTTGGGCAGGAACTCATACGTTTGAATCCCCTGCGGGATAAACCGTTTCTCCGGACGACTGAGAGATGCTTGAATGATGTCCCCCAAGTGAGGTCCACACCTATCAGCCTCAGAGCATTCTCGAACTTGATCTGTAACCCACTGCAAGTCCGGCGTCCAGGCGACATAAACGGACTCATCAAAAGTCTTGAGGGGATAACCCGCCCTCAGCATTTCCAGATTTCGAGAGTCCACCACAATGACTTTCAATCCACTTTCAGTCGTCGCGTAAAGCATCCGCAACCCCTTTCTAGGTGTGCGTGTTGAAACCCGCATCAGTTGATAACGTCATCTTCAGAAACACGCGAGTGCATTAGCGCCGCTGCTCGACTCGAACACCAGCCCCAACCAAACAAGCCAGAATGGGCAACCAGCTTGTCGCCATTTGCGTCTACAACGCAGTACCCGTGAGGGTACTTCTTGTTATTCGTCGTCATCTGCGCAACTCGAAACGGCCGCACGAATCGAGTAACGTTCTGTTTCTTATCGGGTCTTGCTGCACCCATTTTGTCCTCTACATCTGCGACGTATTGACTTCGATTTCATCACCAACACGGGGGTTCCAATCAATCGGCTTGAACGACAGGCCAAAGCCACGATGGAATTGCGCACCGTCAAGTACGATCAGCGTCTCACGCATGAGGCGTCTAAACCCCCGCTTGTTGCAGCGTCCAAGGATGTTGCCTTCCAGGACAAACTGGTCCTGCAAAACACCATGCTCATCAGTGTCGCAAAGCAATCGGGTAATCCGAAACGTCTGCACGTCCTTGACTACTGCGTTCATGACCACCTCCTGTTTTGTTACAGATGCTGAAGACCAGCCTTCAGCAGTTCACTGCTCGACGCCAACAAGTGTCGTAAGCACAGAAACCTGGCGCTCCAGCGCCGAAACACGATCGCTGATTGGCAGTGTCGGCTTGAGGTCTGCAAGGGCCAACTCCAGAAGTTCACAGACAGCCGTAGTGCGGAGCATCATCTTGCCTGTCTCTTCCTTGCGAGCCTTGCGGTACTCATCAACCTTGTGTTCCAACCCCGTTGGAATGTAAACATTCATTGTATCACCCTAGTTAGACGGAATCCGTTGGTAGTCTACTTTCTTGAACACCTAAAGCAGCAAGGTCAAAAGCCAGCGGTGGGACTCGAACCCACAACCTCCGGTTTACAAAACCGGTGCTCTGCCATTGAGCTACGCTGGCCTCAGTAGGCATACCTACTGAACGGCCAAGTAACACGCCTTCGCGATTTCCTTGGCCTCCTCCAGACTCCCACAGATGATGAGGCGGTCGTGACGTCCATTCTGAGTGACGACCTTGACGTAGGGAGGCATCGACTTGTCGCTCCCTGGAACCGTTTTCGCGTCTTGGTACATGATGCCCACCACCTCAACGGGGTCGATGTATCCACCCTCCCTGGGCAACTGCACCAGACGGTGGAAGAGATCAACCCCCTTCACCTTCACCTTCTCAGCAGCTTCCGCCAGAAGCTCACCAGCGGAACCCACCACACTCTTACCTTCGACAGACATAGCAGACTTCTCCCCTCTTTGTGAAAGCGACCCGCACGGAATCCAACGAGCAGCAAGGCTCATCGGTTCAACTCTTTTACCCCAGATTCAGTGAGAATGACATGCTTGTGGTCAAACGGTCCTGCGCCGGGCAGAAACACAACAGCCACAAACCCGCGTGCCAGCAACGACTTGACTTGCGGGCTGCACCTTCCACCGTTGACTCTGTAGAAGACCCCACCGCCAAAGTCTCCCAGACAGGGGGTCTGCTTGACAGCCTCTCCATTCCTCAGAGCCTGCAGTAGCTCTTTCCATTTTGGTTCATTCCGCTTCGACATTTGACACCTCAAGGAGAGTACACGCCAACCATGCCCATACCCGCAAGTTGCTCTGCTGTATAGTCCTTTGTTGCCTTGGGTGGTCCGATGATGTTTCCGCCAATCCACGCCAAGTACAGTCGCCACTCTTCATCCCTCTTGGCAGGGTCCTCAACTGCATCCAACGAGTAATAGGCAATATCACGCGCGTTTGGAAGTGCCGGATTGTAGGTGTTGCTAAGCCATCTGCCATGTTCTTTCGACATCTGACACCTCAACAGTGATAGTAGTGACGAACCTACTCTGACGAACATCAGAGTCTCAGGCGTTGGTTGCTCCGGGTTTCTTCCATTCCGATGGGTAAGTGCAGTCAGAGAAAATGCCAGTATTGCAGTCAGCAATATGGCCTGGATTACTTCGGCATTGATGGATTGACCCAAAGCAATCTGCCGGTGAACCGCAGATGGTACACTGACAAGAACCACGAAGAGTCATACCCCTCTTCCGTTGATCTTCGTTGGGGTAGAATGGGTTGATTGAATTCAAGCCAGCATCATCGTGCAAAGACATCATCAACTCCTCTGTGTGTAGTGGTGTGTGTGTGAAGACCAGGCCTGACCAATCTCAATCGACGAAAGACCGGCGCGCAAAGTGCTTGGGCTTATTCGCGTCGATCCATTTGAGGGCCAATTTACGGATTGTGGCCCACGCAACTACGTGGAATGGATGGGCGTACTCTTCCCAAGGCTTATTGAGAACGTCGACAAGCGCCTTGTAGTTCTCGTCATCATCAAGAGATTTGATGACGGCATCAGCTTCTTTCGGCCAGAGGCCGCTGTTGACCATCATCTCTGTCAGCTTATCACGAACGGTCATTGTTGTACTCCCTGTCGATTCTAGTAAATGGTGCCCCCATTCCCGCCGTTCACAGAACGCAACATGCGAACTATGCCACACTCACGGGGCGCGGTCGCTGACGTCTGAGTGTCCTGTATCGCCAGCCTCCCAAGTCTCTACTGCTTGTAACCTGCAGCATACCCGATGATCCAACCAATCGCCCTCTGCAATTCCGACCGCTTCCAGACCTCTCTCTGTAACTGCACGACATCGTCGGTCACAGACACGTTGATGCTTCCGCCAGTCACGCTAGCGCGAATGCAAAAGTCATCATCAAGCCTGAGCACAACGCCCGTTCCGATGGGACGGTCGATCCCGATAAACCTCATAGTCTCCTCAGAAGCGCCGTACTCAGACAACTCAAGAAGAAGCCTTGAATGTGCCCGATTGTCAAGCAACGCCTCAGACCGCTTTTCGCTTGTTTCGGACTTCAACATCAGTCTTTCCCTTGTAATTTGTTGGGCGTGGATTGCAGTCTATCTGACCCTCCCGCACGTCGGAGATTGTCCAGTGCTCGCCAAGTTTTTGTGAGTATTCGTTGACGCACTCTTCGGCGTGCTCGCGGCACATAAAGCACCCTGGAACGGCAATACCATGCTGTCTTCATCTCTCTCCTCTGTACCTCGCGTCGATCTTGGCTGCAGATGGGTCAGTTCGCGCGAGGTCATCGGAGCGAGTCCATTAGCGAGGCTATCTCGATGGCCAACGGGTCGACCTTGGAGGCAACAAGAATTTCGTGCGTTATCCTCCGCTCGACAATCTCATGTTGGCCTCGCCTCGACGCAATGACAACGAGACAGTCCGCCTCCAGGTCTCGACTGAACCGCAGGTCCAGCCCGGAATTGATCGCCGCCAAAATGGTGCGGCCCGTGTTGCGAAATTGGCTGGCTGAGTTCATATCGCTGAGTCACTAAGCACAAGAAACTGAGGGGGCTGAAGACGTCGGGCCGCGACTGAACGTTAGTCTCAGACTGACCCGTAGCCTGATTCAGCTTCAACGAGACAGACGGCGAACGAAACGGGTGGTGACAATCTCTCCGCCGCCAGCCAGCGTGTTCCAGACATCGTCTACTGTACGATGGAGGCTGGCCGCTAGCTTACGAATCAACTCGCGTGTGTTTTCGCCGAGAGCGATTCTATCAACTTCGCCTGACAGGCGGTCCGTCACTTCGAGGTACTTGAACTCGTCCATCTCTCTCTCCCGTATAAAGGAACTGCGGGCAACCAGCCGGCTCAGACCATCTGAGCGACAAGTTCGGGACTCCCGTGCTTCCGGACGAACTCCTCACTGATCCAGCGAGACAGGCTGCGCCAGTGGCCTCCGCGTTCCAGTTCACGGCGCAGCGCCCGGTCCGCCTGTTCCCGGTTCCACTGCGAATCGTCCTGCAGCCACTTGTAGCCCTCGTCCAGAGTGACGCCAGCCAACTTGGGCAGGGAGTGTACGTAGACCGAAACAGGAACAGTGTACTCCTCGCCAACCGCCCGCTTACCGGCGTCATCCTTACCGCTGATTGGCACCCCCGCCCACAGTGACAGAAAGCTGGCGTCCACAGTGACGCCGCTCAGCCCCCAGTGAAGCATTGACGGACGTCCTTCGGGAGTACGTGTCAGGTACAGATCGGACGTCTGAGGCTCGCACCGGACATCTCGAAACCAAGCTGCACACTCGTAGCCGACCCGCCGGGTCGTAGATTCCGTGGTCGTAATCGTACCGATTCGCTCGCGAGACATGACACTCTCCCCGGTGAAAACACCGACGTATCCGCGTCGGACGTTTGTGCTCAACCGAGCACCATGAACAAATAGTACCAGATATATCGGCAGCGTCAAGAGAAATCCGGTACTATTTTCTGCGATTTCTCCCAGCCCTCAAAAAACAGCGGAAAACAGGCTGTTTTCAGATTGCCGGACCGCAGACAGGAGAGTCCACAACCTTCTCAGGAACCCGCGCAGTCAGGCGCTACGACGCCAGTGACAACCACCTGGAAGAAGCTCATACCCGTAAGCAAGCAACATGTCGTGAACAACAGCAACGGGCGGAATCCGCACCAAGTAGCCGTATCTCCAGAGCGTCCGTGAGACAACAGTCTGAAAGGCAGCAGTGTTGAACTCAGCCTGACTACCTCCAGTAAAACCAAACTCTTTGCGGGCCTGCCGGACCCACAGCCACATCAACAGCTTCCAGACACAGTGAGACAACATGAGTAACTTCCAAGGTACTGAGTTTTCGTAGTACGCGCTTAGGTGGGCTTCCTCTTTTCACACTCCTCAAACCCGTAGCCAACGAGAAGCAGTTGCGCGTTGAGTGCAGACTGTGACACAATCTCGTACAGCGAGCACACCAGTTCAACGACATGTGTGCCGTCTCTGTACCTGACCTCTTCAACAGCAAGAACCAGATAGTCAGATGCATCATGTCTGTGACTGACTACAACGTACCCACACCCCGGCTCCGGAGACTCGATTAGATGGACTCCACGGGTGTACTTAGACCCCTTGAACTCAAACAAGATGACGAAGGGTTTCAACTGTGATTCGTCGACCCTGGTACACGACACGGTTGGCTGATCTTTTTTCATAGAGAGCCTCAGTTGATTTGCCCGCCGGATCGTCTTTGCTTTTCATCAACTTCATGCTTGCATAGGTGACAAGCATGTTTCACTGTCCCGCACTTCTCAGTCTTGAACCAAACCCAACCATCGGGAAACCGAGCAACGAATCGCTCCACGCCGCAGAGGTCGCATCGGAAGTGTTCGTACTTTCCCAGGTACATCAACACACTCTACTGCAACAAGGTAAGGTATCTGTCCCTATAATTTTCAAGCATCCTGATATCCGATGCTGCGAACTCAGTGAGAGGTAGTTTCTTCGCGTCGTCGACAAGCAGCCATTGCATGTCTACACACTTATCCGGTTCCATGATCCGTGGCTGCTCATCCGCATCAAGACTTAGGCACAAGAACGTAAACCCAACAACGTGCAAGTTTCCAAGCGTCTTTGTCTCATAGCCCAATAACATAGACACTGAAACATGAAGACCGGTTTCTTCCAGCACTTCACGAACAGTCGCCTGCACAGGAGTTTCTCCGAACTCCAGCTTTCCGCTAGGAAAGTCCCAAAGTCCAGCGTCTTTTGAGCAACCCGGTCCGCGATGCATCATGAGAACTTTAGACCGACGTACAATAAGTCCGCCAACTCCGACTACAGTCTCACGATCGTCTGTCTCAATCATGTGCTGTGACCTTCGTAACGACTTGGAAATTCTGGTGTTCAAATTTGGTAGTCGTCAACAGGTTGCGGCTTGTGGAGTTTGTGCTCACTGATCTTGTTGTACAAGGTCTTCAGACAAACTCCCAGCGCCTCTGCGATTTCGGGTTTGTGTCCTGGATATCGTGATAGTGCATACGCGATGATATTTCGCTCTACGTCCTTCAATCGCGGCAGAGGCAAGTTCACTGGATTCTTGGACATGGCGGCATCGCACCTTCGCTTATCACAGCTTTCACCCTAGTGCGCAGGGTTCTTCTTCTTCTTCTTCTTCCGCGACTTGGTGACTGTTGTTCTGAGTTCACCGAACTTCTCCCCCGCTTCCGCTGCGAGTTTCAAAGCGGTTCTCGGCATACCTTCAGTGTAGCCACTCAAGGCCCAAGCTGCGAGGTACACGAGTCGTCGATCCCTAGCATCCATCGTGTCATTGGCTCGAATCACCCCACGATGAATAGTATCAGGATGAAGCGTTTGGTAACAACGCATGTACGCTTCTCGCCATATTTTGCTTTCCGACCCCTCCTCAACCCCCGTTCGCGAAAAGCTAAACCGCGGTTCATTACGAAACGCACAAGTCATATGGCCAAGAGCGCAAACAGGAACACCTAGATCAGTGGCAAAGTATCCAGTGCCGACAGTCTTGGGAATCGGAACCTCTGCAGGCCAAACACTCATAGCAGTCTCCACTTGTTTCGAGATGCCCCTTCCCCGTGTCAAGTTACCGCCCAGTCTTGCGAGGATTGTGCCTCTGTAATCATTCTGGTCTACGAACGCAGGCTACTCAGAAATCAGGCTCGTACTCAAGTTGGTGAACCTTCAACCCAAGCAGCAGACGCCGAAGTTCCCCGCGAGTATCACACCACCTCACCAGATCGCTGGCCGCATGGGGTCCGAAGACCAAAACCGCTTTCCAGTGCGCGTTGATTTTCCACATTCCGATTGGCAACCCATTACGTCGCGTGAGAGTCCACTTGATCTTGTCATCAGGGTCCTGCGTAAACCCCTGAGACCGAAGAAAGCCTTCGTCGATGAACTCTTGATCGTCATCCTTTTCACAGCTAACCAGCATAACCCAAGTCTCCGTCTTCGACGTTTGGGAGTTTGATCGGCTTGCGCCTTCGGTTGGTGCCGTGACGCTCGCAGTAACCGGGAAGCTCAGCCTTGGTTCTGGCCATATATGAGCAAGAGCACACCTCGTACTCTTCAAACCAAGCATGGCTTGGAGCTTTACGTTGAGTTTGATCGACAGGCAATTTCTTCGTCATCGCCACTCTTGCCCAGTGACGCAAAGATTGTGACTCTTCAGCCGCTCTACAGGTAGACTTCGAGCGGTTGCAGTCGCCATTCTTACCCAATGACGCAAAGATTGTGACTCTTCAGCCGCTCCGACTTTTGGTCTGCGGACGCAGGCTACTCAGAAGTCAGGACAGGGTCAGTGTAACGTGAGTCACGGAAAAGTCAAGTGCAAGTCAAGTCCGAAGGTGAAAATCCAGTTCTGCGTCTACCCCTCACACTGACTAGATGGCCCTGTCGCTGCCGCTGTCGTTCGGGAATGGGAACCCCTGACGCTCTTCGATCAGATTGAACACAGACTCGAAGTCCAGAAATGCGTAGCACTGAAAACAAAGGTACAGAAGAAGGCTGATGACGTCTTCCCTGCATGGAACGAAACCCGAAGCCCTCGCCGCTTCAAGAGCTTTCAGGCCCTTAGGTGTAAGTTCCGGTGCACAACTTGATATAGCTCCCTCCGCTTCGAGAATCGCACAGTAGTAAGAAACCCAAAGCATGGTCAACTCACCCCTACCCGGTTTCACTTCAGCTACATTCATCTTACTCTCCTAATGTGAAACTATCGTGGACGTGAACTTGTCGGACCCAATACTATCAACCAGTTCCGCTAGTATTGACAGTCAGTTGCACCGCTCTTCTTAGTTTCCTAGATCATCGGGGATCGTCGGCACATGTCACGTCAAGTTATTGCCTACTTGCGCAAGGATTGTTACTTCGTTGCATTGCGAACTTGTTTTTCTACAGTCACAGAGTGTTCGTTGGCCAATACCCAAGCAGTCACAGTATGGGTGTTCAAGCCCAATTTATCGCCTATCTGCACAAGGGTTGTTCTTCTATCGAGCGCTTCATTTGTCGCCTAGTTGCTGCACTCCTCTGTCGTACTCAGTCGTCACCCGTATGCGCAGGGATTGTGACTCCGTAGTTTAGCGTGTCGTACTCAGTTACCGCCTGCATACGCAAGGATTGTAACTCCGTTGGTGTATCGTACTCAGTTACCGCCTGCATACGCAAGGATTGTTACCACTCATCCACTCTTACATGCTCTTGGTCGTCATCGCAGCTTTCACCCAACAACGCAAGGATTGTTATTCTAACAAGAACATCAGACCGTGGGCCAGTTATCGCGACTTTCACCCAGGTGTGAAGTGTCTGCCAAGAGTCGCATCTTTCACCTAATCGCGCAGGGATTGTGATTCTATCTCTTTGACCACAGATACCGGACTAACTCCTTCCGGTCACACTATTCACCCAAGTGCGCAAAGATTGTAACGCTAACAGGAACATCAGCGCGAGTGGACGGTCGAGGTTACAGCTTTCACCCAACTGTACGAGGATTGTGACTCTCTCTCTCTCTCTCTCTCTCTCTCTTTGACCACAGTCGTCTCACTGGACCCACCTTCCTGTCGCATCTTTCACCCAATCGCACAGGGATTGTGATTCTCTCTCTCTCTCTTTGACCAAAGACACCTAACTAGTTCCACCTATCACGCTGTTCACCCAAGTGCGCAGGGATTGTAACGCTAACAGGGACATCAGCGTGGATATGAGACGGACGTGGTCACAGCTTTCACCCAACTGTACAAGGTTTGTAACTCTTCAATCTATTGCGCGCTGGTCATCGTCACAGCTTTCACCCAACTGTACAAGGATTGTAACTCGGCCATCTGCCACACTCATACAGTCGCGTCGCATCTTCACTTGTTACAGCTTTCACCCAACTGCACAGGGATTGCACGTCTCAGCCGGAGAAGTGCAAAAGGTCATACAGAGCGTCGTGATACTCAGTATCCTTGCACTCTTCACGGTTGAGTTTGCGGACAGCTTTGATCCTCTCAGTCACCATCTGGAGTTTTCCGCTGCGAAGCAGAAGCTCATCGAAGAGTTCCCGGAAGCTGCCAGTACGCCCTAAGTGGCGGACAAGCTCATTATAGGCTGCCGAGATAACTTCAGAGTTGGCCTGAAAGAGGTCACAGGCCTCGCAGACCATCTGAAACGACTCCTGCAATCCACGGTAGGCCAACTCTTGTAAATCAAGTCGGTTCTGCAGTTCGTTCACCCTTGCAGACAAGCAAGTGTACCCAGCGATCAGACGATCCTTCTTCGCATCAGGGTTCCCAAGAGTATCAGCCTGTTCTGAGGCCAATTGATTCTTGAGAGCTTGAGCGCGAGCCTCTTCTTGCTGGTGTAGCCTAGCCCTCAGGTTGCACAGTTCGCAGGTGTTCCGCTCACCGCCATGACTACACGCGATATCGGTCTTGTTGGTCTCGTTCATTTCTACCTCGCCTTGAAGAGTTTACCACAGCGACCGCATCGCCGTGGATCGGTTGAATCAAGAATCCGCGTCCACTCTTTGCATCTGCAAGTGTCTCCCACAGATGATGGATCAGTCACTTTGGGATACCTCTTGCGAGTATTTGCTCTTCTACGTGACGGCATAGCTCACCCCTAGTCTGTTGTGCAGTCGACCAACTGATTGTAATTCCCGGTGCGTGGTATTTGTAGCAGTCGACTAAAGTACCCAAGTATTGAAGAGGTAGACAACCGTCACCAGTCTAAGCATCATGTCGTCGATCTGTCTATACACTCATCCCGCCTAGCTGGAACTGTTCTACAGAGACCTAGACTAATTCACCCTGTCTAGTAGGGATTAGACGGAGTCTGACGCCGACTAGACAATGCCTAGATCAGTTACGCAATCGCCCTGTCTAGTAGGGATTGGACGCTCAACATCACGACCGCCGGGGGTCTCCACCTAAACAATCGCCCTGTCTAGTAGGGATTGGACACTCACATCACGGCTGGGCTGGGCTGGTGCGAGTGCGAGTGACCAGCCTAGACAATCGCCCTGTCTAGTAGGGGTTAGAGATGCTGTTCAGGCTGTCAGTCAGCCTGCCAAACACTGAAAGTTACTTGCGCCAGTTGCCTTTTACATCCCACCCAAAGGCAAAGGTACTGCGTTAGGTTATCTCCATCGTGACGTTCGCCCAAGGTCCGCGTAAACAGCCAACACGTCAGGTACTGTAAACCGACTACCATCTGTTTACGTATCTCTTGTTCACAGTACGAACAAACACGATGGCAAGTATCAAAACCTCATGTGTTGTCCGCACTATTTCAAGAACTCAACCAATACGACAGGTACTGTACTCCGAAATTCACCTTCGTGTTTCTGTTTCTGTCTCTAGACTCAGCCTCCAGAACAGGCACTGTGCATGAAGACTTTTGTTAGTTTCTGCAACGCATACTATGAGATGTTTCCTAGCTCCCGAATCTCAACCTCCAGAACAGGTACTGTGCTATTTGACAGTGTCCGCGAATCGCAGTCCACCAGCGGTGACGCCGCTAGTTATCGCCTACTTGCGCAAGGTTTGTGACTCACACCTAACCACCGAGACCTTCTAGGGCCTATGAACTGTCTCAAGAACGGCGGATCGCCTCAAGACTCTCAACCGTCAGAGTCGGTACTGTACTGTGCGTTACACGTCGTACCAAGTTATCGCCTACTTGCGCAAGGTTTGTGACTCAAACACAACTGTAACGACACTGCCTCTTATCCCTGGATACAGAACCGCTCAAACATCTATAGACTCAATCTCCAGAGCAGATACTGCAACTACCTTCTCGCTGTGTGGGGTTGTCTCACACCACGATTACATCTTTGTGTGTGGCTACGTTGCCGTGCGAGCACTGTATGTAACTACTCGCCCTACCCACCAGGGATTGCTACTAACTAAGGTATCTCATGTCATTCAGGACAGTACACCATTCCTGACAAGGACTGCTACTAATGACGGCAACTGACTGTCTACTTCTGATGGCAGCTTGAGTAACCAGCACTGTTCTTCCGCTTGATGCTGAGTGGGGCCGTAGTTGTGTAGACGGCTCACCTAGTCTACCGAGGATTGCTACTACGTATCGTTGAAATCATTGAAAAACAACCTCAATCGCAGGTATTGCTCCGTTCTGTCTACCCCTCATAACAGCCTTGGTAGCTGGCACTATCGACGTAGATGAGTGCAGTGCATGGTCACTTATTGTATCGGCCAAAAGTGCAGGTATTGCACCCTTCTGTCTACCCCTCATAACAGTCTTGGTAACAGACTCGGAAGTCGCTCATCGTTCACTCGGAAGTCACTCATCACAGACGCACACTCATTCCGCTGGTCGCCGTATGACGATCTAAACAAAGTTCTCCGCTGTGCGTCACTACTGCCAAGCACCAACCTCAAGCGCAGGTACTGTTCTGTCAACACGCCTTGGATTTCCGACCCGTCACTGAACACCAACCTCAAGTACAGGCACTGAACAGAGGCTATTCTCAACAGTCAAAATCACGGTATAGGTCAAGTATACGACAGCCAGATTCGCAGGCACTGAGCAACTGACGGGCATTTCTCGCGGTCAAGTCTACACCAACCAGATTCGCAGGCACTGAGCATCATCGGAAGGCGCTCGCGGTCAAGTCATAGTCAAGTCGTACAACCAGACTCACTGGTACTGATTATCCGCTGTCTTATTCGCACCCAGTCAAGTCTACGCCAACCAGATTCGCGGGTACTGAGGATCAACTGCGACTTGTCAGCCGTCAAGTCTACACCAACCAGACTCACTGGTACTGAACAGGTACTCTTCTACTACGAGTCAAGTCTACATCAGATGGACTTGCAGGCACTGAGCAACATCATATGACCAACACACAGTCGGTAGCCGTCAAGTCTACGTCAGCCAGACTTACAGGCGCTGAGCAGCATCGTGCAACCAACACAACGTCTGTGTTCGTGTCAAGTCTACGTCAGCCGTACTTGCTGGCACACGTTCATATTTCCGCAGGTGTCAAGTCTACGTCAACCAGACTTGTTGGCATTGATCCGCAGAAACAGAGAAGAATCGCCGCCAGCGTCTTCTCTGTATCAGAGATTGTAACCGATCCTGACTCACGGGCAAGTCAATTTTCTCAACTCGACGACAGTCCCATGATGGGAGAACACGTAACGGAACCTCGGAACGTGACAGCCCCAGTAGACCATCGCACAAGCCATCGGGGCACCCTTCCCAGCCCCAGCGCCTGGAATGATGAACTTCAACCGCGTGTCACCCAGAAACGCAATCGCAGCGGCGCTGCCCCAGACGAAGTCTTTCCAGTGACGGGTATTCGTCGCCACGGGAATCAAAGCCAGAACTTCAGACCCGTACTTCTGATGAGCCAAACTGCATCTCTGCAACCAATCTCCGATCTTGGTCTTTCTCTCTCGATCCACCCCGTATGGTGGATTCACGTAAATCGTGGGGAAGAACCACGAACACTTCAAGCCGTCATTATCCGGCAGACGGTACTCAGTAGACGCCCCGACCGTTGACCAAAGATTCGAGCACGGATCAAGTTCAGGCAGACCACCAAAGAACCGATGCACAGCCTCAACGTACTTCTGAGGTGTGCACCAGTCTTTGTTCTTGGATACTGAGATTCTGCCGGCAGTCACTGCTGAGGCTGGGGTTGAGTCTGCGGCTGGGGCGGATACTGGGATTGAGGCTGTGACACGTACTGGGGTTGAGCCTGGGGCTGTGGCTGAGATTGGGGCTGAGTCTGGGGTTGAAGCTCTTCCGGAGTCAGAACGCGCAGACGGCTGTAGTGCACCTTCCGACTCAAGCTCGTCTTGTTGTTCAGCACCTCGACGTACAACGGGCACTCATCATTCGGGTTTGCAATAGCCCGGACAGTCCCGCGGGTCTCACCCCTACCAGCAGAGTAGGCAACAACCGTACCGACAGGGAACGTGATGGCCAGAGCCATACGAACCCGCTCGCAGGCTCTGTTGTACTCAGTCATCGCAACGTTGAGTTCCGTATCCACAAGTCACTCTCCCTTCGCCCGCATTGATTTGTACAAGTCACAGTGTAGGGAAGAATAGCGAGGTTGCAAGTCAACTAGGAGTAGCAGTGTTCCGCGTCCTCAGGAGAGGCTTCAGCTAACCGAGCGTAGAGTGTGTTCAGCAACCACGCTTCCCCATCCAACAGAACAGCAGTTGGTAGAGACTCCAGAAGCTCAATCTTCTGTGCAAGCTCGGATAGCGAGAGTTTGCTAAACGGCCGATGAGCGAAATAGTTGTAAGGTCGTCTGAGCATTGAGCTTACCTCGGTTTAGAACGTGAGTTATACGTGAGATTGTAATCCCGTGCAAAACTGGCCCCTACTGGACTATTACCTAGCCACAGTTGTCACAAGGGGTTACGTCAATTTTCTCAGTTTCTCAGGAATCACTCTCTACTTCATCGTCTCGCGCACTTCCATGCGTCTTCTGCTCTGGCTTCGATCTGTTGGACGGTTGCGTCTTCGCCCCCACATACTGTCTTAGTCTGAGTGTGAACCGAATAGCGTCGGAGAGCTTGATGCTTTCGTACTCGTACCCGAAGACCGCTTCGACGGCTGCGTCGTAGTATTCAATGACTGTACTGACGTCAGGGCACCCAAGCTGTTTCAGTCGTTCTGCAGTCCACCAGCCAAGCAGCTTAGCTTCGTAGAAGCCGATGAACCACCCGGCCAGACCGAACTCTCGTTCTCTGCCGGAATTGGCGCTTGCTCTAATCATTGTCTGTAACCTCACCTAACGACGTTTCTTCTGTTTGCTCAAGACACCTGTGCCCTTCACAGTCTGTTCAGCGTCAACCTGCTTCAGCTTGCTGAGAGCATCCATTCTCTCTATCGCGGCTGACCGTACCTGAATCAGAAGTTCGACAAGTTTCCCAATCTTGTCGAACAGTCTTTTCTGGGTATCGCCGTCGTAGTCTACCCAGTTCTCTGGAATATGATCCAGTCCCTCGTAGATGTACTGAAGCTCTTGTTCTGTCAACTCAACGTTGACTCGCAACTCCAGTTTCAAGTTGTAGTCTTCCATATTGCTGTCTTCTTCGGACGGTTGTTGAAGCGGATTGACTTCACAGAGGCTTCTTACCCACCTCTCTCTTCTTGAACTCCTCAGAGATAAGACGAGAGCACTTCACGCACACTTTGCTGTAACCGGACAAGCACAAGTCAACAAAGCACCGAGGATGCATGTTGACTGGGATAATTTCTCCGTAATCGTTCTCCAGGTAGAACACCTTCGGTTTGTTGTCGTCAAACTCCTGACGACTGACAGGCTGCACAATTTCGCTATTCTTGAGAATGTCACTATTCTTGCTCACACCACACCTCACAAACACTGTTGATGTTGATCCTGGTCAAGTCAAGGTCTTCAATCACTGTGCTCGCCAAGTTGTCAACTCGTCTCGACGATTCACCGCGCGTTCAAACGCATCCAGACACAATGAAAGAAACTCAGCCATGACAAAGTCTGGTGTATGACAAGCGTTGTCTCTACTGAACTCGCTCAACAAGACGCCCAGTCTGCAATTCAGTTTCTCGGCAGTAACGTCTGTCTGCTCGTGTACACCCGCGTCTGCGTAGTCTGAGATAGCGGAAGACTCATCTGAGTCATCAACTGTGATAGCGTTCTTCGGCTCTTTCTGAGTTGCTGTAGCAGCAGAAGCAAGGACCTGTTCAAGAGAGGTAAGACCCAAAGCCTTCTTCTCATCATCAGAGAGCTTACTCAGAGCTTGACTCCGGTGAAGCTCAGTCAGTGAGGTCATGTCGAGAAAGTAAACCTTGCCGTTGACGATACATCGTCCATCACCCAGAGACTCACAGGCTTCCTTTACAATCGAAACCATGTTCTGATTGTTACTTCTGTCACTTGCAGCTTCCAGCGCAACAGCCTCTGTAAAGTAAGCTGTATCCATCAACTCACTACCTCCCATATAAGACTCTTTCAAGAGCCAGACCTGGAAGCAAGTACCGAACACTGGAATCGCATTCACCATCTCAGCTACTCCCGTTGTGAGTTGTTGTAACCCAGGTTGACTGAATCAGCTTGTACTCGTTACCTGAATCGCATCTCAGAGACGAAGCAGTAACCGTGAAACTCAACTGGCTGTCCGTCGACCACGATCCAGGTCCCTTCGTAGCACCATAGTTCCTTGCCCGGCCACGGAATCACACCTCTGATTCTCATCTCGCTGCCGTGGTCGCTGATTCCAATTCTCCCGTGGGACATCGCACTCCACACTGCCGGAACAATGCCTACGTACAACAGAAGTAGAATCATGAACAGACAGAACACAACACGCCTTAGCTCTGACATCTCAGCCTCCAATCGTCCATTTGGCGCGTCTGTAGCGACTGTTACCGAATTCTGCGAGTGTCAAAACACGCCGCTACCCGAAGAAACTCGTAACCTCGGTTGTCTGTAGCTTGGAAAGGGCGTTGTCCGTAGACGGGACAAGACGACCATCTTTGTAGGCGTTACCACTACACGGCTGCGTCATCCGCCCCAGTAAACGCAGAGCGCTATTCGTGTTGTAGACTCTATCGAATCTTAGAGGCTCGTCAGCATCATACTGCTGTGACTTATCCGGTTTGTCCCTCTTTGACGCCGCAGCCCGCGTAATCTTCCCTTGAACTTGAGCCTCAACCTCAGCCTGATAGCGGTAGTGGTCGAACAACCTTTTCAGCACCCTGGCTGGTACGTTTCGCAGAGACTCCAGAAGGTAGACGATATGACTCGTACTCGGCATGTCCTGCAGATGGACAAGGTCTGCACCACGGCCTGTCATAATAGCTTCCATCCACCTCAGGTCCCGATCAATGAGCGCATGAAACGGAGTTACTTGTTCGACTTCAACTTTCTCTGTTGGCATTGAAAGACCTTCTTTGAGTTACAGACAGTCTCCACAAGTCGGCGCAGTTCGTCAGCCCTGATTATCCGACGGTTTCTTGTCCTCCAGACGACTGTCGTACTTCCTACCGGTGTTCAAGCCGCGAACACCGAGAGCCAACTGACGAGACAGCATAAGAGCCTCACCCACTGACAGATTCATGTGGAACAGTTCACCCTTGTTGCTCCCAGAACCTCGCACAGATACCTGAACGAAGCCCCCTTCTTCCGCCACAAGACTGCCTTCCAACTCAGACCCTTCTGGAGGTTCTTCTACCTCAATCGACTCGACGTAAGCGGCATTGTCAGAGAACCTCTCCATGACAAAGTCGCTTACTTTGAAGCTCCCCTTCCTAAGCGTGACCGTCACCATAGCTGCGCTCCCTGAAAAGGCCTGATAGTGTCTTGGACCCGCGTCCTGGAACTGTGACAACATCCCTAACCGCCGTCAGCCTCCCCTCATGATTGAGGGCGTAGTGACGTCCGGTACACTGATTGACTTCTGCAAACCCCAGACTCAGCAGCTTCCTCTGAAACCGAAATGATTGCGCATTCTCAACGTAGATCGCCAGAGGCCGTTCTCGAAGCTCTTTGACCAAGTTCGTGAATGCACCTGAACCGGGCTTATCCGCCTCTACAACGGCAATCGTCAGACACGGTTCGCACCAGTAGAACACGTCGTCGATGACAAACCCAACTTTCCCTCTACGGACATACAAACTGCGAAAACCGGGTTGGTGAACCCAGCCGTTGTTTGGATGACCATCCCAATTTTCGATGAACTCGTCCAGAGTCGTAGGCAGTATCATGAGTCAACACCCCTTTCGTCGCCTAACTTCACAACGGGGAACGGATCAACATTGATGTCGTCGATTCGTTCGTCGTCGCAACCCTGCGTGTCGCTGACCGGTGTGAGGTAACTTCGGCAGACACGTTCTCGATGGCGTGGCGTCATCGAATCTTCGTATGCCCGCACAGGGGCTGCGAGCGGATCGGGGTCACACAAGCCCAAGAAGACAAAATGACCGTCCTCCCCCACACCCACAAACTCTGGCCTAAGCTGCCCCTTCTCCACCTTCCTCTCCAAGGCTCTGGCTTCATGCAAAACCAGCGCCATCTGCAGATGATGGATGATGAGGTCATTTCCAGGCCAGCGAATACAAGCGTCGCAATGTCGCGTTCTGTCGATGAGCGCCCGCAGGACCTCTTGCGTCTGTGTACCTGAATGCTCGTGACCCGGCTCACGGTTCACGAACCGGAGCACTTCCGGCGTGCCGTCGCCATCCAACGTATTCAGTTCGTAGATGTGTCCGGGTTCTTTGACCTTCACGGTGTTACCCTTGAGTTACTCAATCCAGATGGAGTTAGCGTCCGCGTAGTCGTACATCCGCTCCAACAGCCGATTGGCGTAGTCGAACGCTGTGAGGATATGATCCCCAACCGGAAGGTCACGGAAGTCTGCAGAGTTGAAAGCAGCGAAACACTGATGCTTATCAAGTACATCAGCAATAGCCTTCATAGACCGTGAAAGTGGCTCGTAATCTTCGCCGACGTAGAACAGATGCTTGACCGCGACCTTGTGCTTCCAGTTCATGGCTAATCCTGACTCTCCTGATTAGGGACAAGCTCGATGAACGGAGATTGCTCCAGATCGTTAGCGTTGTAGACGATGCCATCAACCTGACTGACAGCTACCGCGCCAAGCGGAATGCAGATGAACCCTTCAACCGACTCATCGTCCTCGTCATCCTCTTCATCGGGGTCTTCCATCTCGTTGAAATAATCATCAACGGGACCCATGTCCTCATAACCCGGATGGACGATTTGTGGCTGCGGCTGCGGCTGTGTCTGAACCTGCACATCTTCACCGCCGTCAGCAGCAGCTTGGTTCTCTCCAGTATCGGGTGGAAAGCAACTCATCAACAACAACTCCCGAATGTCAGGTCCCGGCGGCATAACCTCCAGCGTGTAGGGAAACAGAGAGGAAGCACCCTGAGGGGGAAACTTACCGTGCCTCGCCAAAGCGGCGCTGACAGCGTCCTCCATAAACCGGCTGACGATGTAGACCACCTCAGTCTCATCACCCGTTACTACAAGGGCAGCATCCTTGATGTAATTGATGATCCTAAGCTGCACCTGCCAGAGAGTCATACTCAGTTGCCTTCCGTACTGGGAATGTCGGGGTAAATCTCAGTCGGCTGCGAATACTGCAGCGACAAACGGCCAAGCTCACGTAGTGGAATGTCTTGAATCAAAGACAGCAGAGCACGTAGTCCGTCTCTCTGCTCTCCTGGACCTTGAAACGAAAGCCAACTGTCGTAGAACTTCAAAACCTGTTGATGTCCCGTAATCGGCTGATTCATTGATTCACCGTTCTGAGTATTTCATGAACAGGATAGTGCTCCGGAATGTAACGAACGACAGCCACAAGACGGCCGCGGCGTCGCCCTAAACGGCTTACACGAATAAGCGTCTTGTTTTTGGTGGACCGCTGAGCAGAAGACCACCAAACATTCCCCGCAACCATCCGAAAGGAAGAAGCGCCTAGCATCTCTGCCCAGTGGTCAGCAAGCTCCCCCAGCGTCGCAAACGGAGAACGCGGGTCTTTCTTGAAGACATTCGGATCGACGTATCTTGTCGTAGAACGACCCATTACACCCACCCGCCAGTAGGTCCAATGTTTCAATGACAACCACCGCTGGTCGTCAGTCCGCAGTAATCGTCAGCTTATCGCTATGATGCCTCTGGCCAAGGAACCGAATCCCTGGAACAGGTTGGGCAACGTCATTCAATCGTTGATGATCGCAGGAACTCAGCAGCGTCCAAAGCAACTCAATTCGCTCTGGATGCTCGCGGAGATCATGCAGGTAATCGTGGTTGATCTCAACGATAGTTCTGACGCTCATCTCGCTTCTCCCATTTACGTCCGCTCGCTTCTCCCATTTACGTCCGCAGGAGCAACCAACGAAGATAGCACGGCCCTTGTATATGACTGTTACTGCATGACAGCGCCTAAAGTGCATACGCTGCCAAAACAGATGAAGTAGACGAAGAAACTTCTGTTTCAGCATGGCTCATCGACAAGGAAAAACTCATAGGCCTCATCCATCGGAATCGTCCGACCATCACCCAGTTCAATCCCCTCCGCGGATATAGCCACAACATGGATGTTGCGTAAAACTTCTAAACCACGCTGGTAGTCTCTTCCAGCAGCACGAGCTAGAGGTATGTTTGCCAACGTTATGCGGCCATCATCCCGGTGGGCACAACTTGGGCACTGAGGTCTACGCTCATCAGATTTCGACTCCGTGTGCCACGGATTGCTACAGAACGCTGACATCTTCATCTTCTCCGCAGATGATGTTCCTGATCTCGCGCTCAATCAGTGAAACAACAGACTCGTACAAGACCTTCTCTCGCTCCGCATCTCGATTGCAGACGTGCAAGGTCCTGTACGCCGCGAAACTGGAAGACCGTGTCCATTCCTGTCCAATGATCTTTCCGCCTCTAATCCGAGTCGATCTCCGTATCTCTTCTGCCCAGATAGCATACAAGCCGGGAAACACTTTCATGCTTCCCCGGCAAAGTCCGATAGCCTGCCTGACAGCTTCTTCGCTGCGATCCAACAAGGGACCAACGAAGCCGTCGTCAAGAGGTTCTGGGGGCATCGCCTCGGCTGTCCATAGAGTTCGCGGCAGATACCTGCAAGACTCAATCAGTATAGCGTGAGTCGTGCGTGAGTCAAGGTTGTTTTTCCATGTGTACGGAAAATCTCCCAGAGCGACTCTTAGGCGTCTCCCCTCCGCACAGCCGACGCCTGGATATTCCACGAACGACCCTTGTCTGTTGGAGAGCCATCAACGGACAAGAGGCCCCAATCGACGAGATCGTCAAAACAGGAATCCCCCTCTTTCTTCGTAGCTCGGCCATTGCGACAGGCCACTTCAAGCAGTCGACGACAGCGCTTCGACAACTTGGTCACGTCATGCGGATTGCTGCTACGACTCACAAGTAGGCTCCTCCAATTGACCTGTAGTAGAACCACCGCACTCAGATGAGTCCGGGTCATCAGAGGCGACTCTGATGTCTTCAAGATCGTCAGACGCAGATGGTGCAGCGTCGTCCAAGTCAGTCGTCAAAAGCTCTGCCGATTCCACGGATTCTGTCGTTTGAGTTTCGCACTCCTGAGTAGGAATAACGATAGACTCATACTCGACTGCATCCGACTCAGTCAGACACGGAGACGACTCACCTTCCTGCAGATAGTGGTGAGGAAGAACATCAGGCATGTGCTTCCCGTTGACAGATTGCCATGCACGCATCCTAGCTGCGTGCAATTCTACCTGACGGACAAGCTCACGATCGCTGGTGTGGTGTCGCAGCAGATTGGCATAGGCCTCCAGAACAAGAGGAGCCAAAGCATCCCGCGATCGAAAGAGCATCACCGGTTCATCTTCTGCGATGCCATTCGGACGTGGGTCTTGAATCGGCGAGTAATCCGTGCGAGCGTGCAGCATCTGTGAACTCCCAATGGTAAAAACAGATTCAAAGTATACCGTGAGTCAGTCACAAGTCAAATCTAGAAAACCTCATCAGCGCCAGGATACCCAGCAATTTGATTCTCTAGACTCTCCCGCAATTCCAGGTTGCAAATTGCGTTGCACTTTTCTTCTGGTCTTCGAGGAGACGTCTTGTGATGTACGTCGTACCCCTCAGGAATCAACTCTCCAGTAGCTGCCATCCACTGCAATCTGTGAACAGCAATCTTCTTCTTCCTACCTCCGACGCACACAGAAACGAAGCGGTAGCCGCTGCCATGCTGATCCTCAACTTGATTCAACACCACCCAACAACCACGACCATTGGACGTAACAACAGCAGTTGTTGGACAAATCTTGAGACTACCTGACAGCAGTCGATCAAGAATATCTGAATCAGTCAGCCCACGTCGTGACCTTTCTTTCCAGTCAGGAAGTCTTTGAACGTACTTACACCTGCTTCTCCACTTCCATCCGCACCGTAAGCACTTTAGCTTACTAGACTTCTCACCACGATCAAGAACCACCCATTGAATGAGCTTGTCTCGCCAAGTCCCTGCACAGGGGCAATTGGAATACTGAGTTCTCATTGCAACAGGCCAGAGAATCTAGCTGTCGTAATAGGTTCGTCATCAATCAGACTTCAGCAGACCAAGTGCTTGCAGCGTCGCCCTTGCCTCATCCCTCTCCCGATGCGGTTTCAGCGCCCCGTCTTTCTTTTCACTCACCCAGTCAGGAAACACGTCACGGACTGCAACCCGGAATGCTGCCTCATTGTAATCACCGCCAGAGAAGTAATCAGGGTCCCCAGCATACTTCTTCAGTGATTTGATGATCCGACTCACAGACTCTGAAACGAATGACGAGTTGAGTCTGTATGCCTCAAATGCAGACCACACCTTAGGAAAGAGCGGTTTGACGATCTCTAACCCGATTGTTGTAGCGTACTGTCGAATCTCCTGTTGAGCGTGAGAATCCATCCGCAGACCCAGGAAGTGCAATAGGTTGTGCAAGTCGATCTTCCAGTAGGCCATCGTATTTCCAGACAGAACAACCCGCCCATTCCTACGAACCACAAGGATGCCTGTACTCGTCTTGGCGCAGTAGACAAACCCAGAGTACGGCTCCCACGCGGTGTTACGGGTCATCTGATTCACGACAGGTTCCCGCCCACGGTCGAGAAACCCAACCCGATACAAATCCTGACAGTTGTCCTTAGCCGCGACAACCAACTTCGGGCCGTTCACCGCTTCACCTGCATGAATCCCAAGCTGAACAATCTGCTCCGCCAAAAACGGAGAGGTCGTTGGAAACTTCCAACTCCCACGCTTCCCATACGTCGTCCCGTCCGAATTTCTCAATCCCCTGAGAATAGCCTGCGCATCCGACTGGTTGATCGCACGCAAATCGTAAGGGAGGGTCTTGTGTTCGCCCGCGTAAAAACGGTCCCTGAAAAACTCAGTGATCCCCTCACCCCGGACGACATGTTGCCCGGCTCGCAACTCGCAAGTGAGGCCCATCGCCACACAGAGTCGCTTCAAGTATTCAATCTTGCGCGGCTTTCGGAGATGGAACACCAGAGCGTTCTTGTCTCCCGTTTTCGGTGCGTTCCCGTCGCCAAGAAAGAAACCGGCGAACTCGCAGAACGCAGCAGGGTCACGGTCTGCGTAGGGTGAAAACGAAGACAACCAGAAAGCACTCTTGGGCGACAAAAACGGAGCGCACTTCTGATAGCGGACCAGAGAACGATGACCCAACTCTTCCGCAGCGACAAGGTGAAAGCCCTTATCAAACTGCGTTTGGACATACATCTTGTGATGGGGAGTGACGAGCAAATCAACCCCACGGTGATGAACACGGTACATCATACCGTCGTACCGATCGCGAGTAAGATACTCCGGAGTCTCGTATTGCAAACTCCCAGTTTCGGGGTTCCACACCCCCAACTGATGGTGATCCTTCACTTCTGGCCAAGGAATAAATCCACTAGAAGTCAGAACCTCCGTAGCGGAATCGTAGCAGTAGGTAGACAACGGCAGGTCTTTGCGGGCCTGTTCACGAGCTACACCAAACTTGAGTCGAGTCTCATATGCTGCTCGCGAGATTTCATGAAGCCTCTTTTCGACTTGAGACAGGTATTCACCCGGCGTCGTAGAGTCAGAATCAAGCTGCACATTCATCGTGTAAGGAAGATTCTCCATAACCTCAACACGATCATTGTACGGCTGCAGCACAACACCTACCGGCCACTCCTCCACAGTGCCATCTGACCCCTGCTTGTTCGACCCGGATTGGAGCCTCCAAGCATTGGGGGCAGTCTGGTCCATTTCGTCGATCGCTTCCGAGTATCTCGTACTGTACTCGTTGACCGAGTTATGAACAACAAAGTCGTTGGCGGAGAAGTTGTGCCACGGACCGGCCACTTCCACGTCGTATGTCATCTCTTCCCCATCCGGAACAATGGAGACAACACGGCAGACCTGTGAGCACAGACACATGCTGCGACCATGATCTACCATGTCTTGCGCGTTCTCTCCACTAGACCCCCAACGCAAGTTATCAATCCGGTTGTCCAAAGAATTTCCGTTGCTGTGGAGGCATTCCTGACCAGCTTCTGGCTCACCTACGAACGTCCGAAGCATCTCGTGATGTACCTGAATCACAACTTGCTCTCCCGGACGGTTGAGACTTGTAACGCCCCGCCCGTTGGAGACTGTAATCTGCTTGCACCGACCATGAGAACGGGAACCACGACCACCCACAATACGACGAACCCGCCCCTGTGTTGAAATCTCGTAGTAGTCCTCCCACCCAACAATTGAACCCCACTCTTCGGAGTCTGGGTCAATCTTATTGAACACTGAAGCAGGAACACCCTCACGAGAGGAAATCGTAATAACTTCACCAGCAAGGTCGACCAACTTCTTCCACCCCAATGGTGTGAGAAACAAATGGTCCTGCGACGCACGAATCTCTCGCAACCCATGAGCCGTGTCGATAGTCACCTTGAACAACTGTTTCACGCCAGACTGCCAGATATCAACAATGGACGTATGCAGCACTTCGCCAGTTCTCTCGTTCATGCAACGAAGCTGCATTTGCTGAATCCGATCCCTCTTGAAATATGGGTTCCGCTGCTTGTCTGGCCGCTGTGTATTCTGCGTTGGTTGAAACCGATCGAAGACTTCCTTTGCAGTCAGCCTGTAAGCTCTGCCGTCACAAGGCCGAGAGAATACCAGCGGCGTATCCCCTGCAAGACAAGCTGTCCGGTGCCTGATCCACTGACGCCAGCAGTCCATCGGGACACGGACGAGGAGCTTGATCTCCGCCATCTCGAATGGGGTAGAATGACGATGTCTCATCAAATAGTTGATGAGGCCTTGATCTTCACTGACCTGCTTAGTACCAGCGCCATAGCTGACACGGGCTGCCTGTACGACAGAATCGTCACTCCCCATGCAATCAACAAGACAGACGAATCCAGACGACAGCACATGGAACTTCTTCCACCGCAGCTTCTCAACCTCAGCCAGTCTGCGCAACGAGTCCTCTGGAATCTGTGACAGCATGTCAAACAGCAATACAGATTCGATCTTTTCAGATGTTCTACTTCCTACATTCATCACTGACTCCTAAGCAAAGAGGATATCGTGTCTATGTAAGCAGTAGCCTCAGCAACCTGAATGCCACGGTACTCTGCTAGGTTTGTAGTCAACTGCCTCACCAAGGGATGAGAACACCAGTCAATCAACTCCGACGTGGTTAGCCAATACCCCTGTCTAGCCAGACCTTCTAACACGGATACAAAGAATGACTGCAGTGCGGCCTTCAACTGATCCGGAGTAATCTCACAACCCCGATTAGCTGACAGTATACAGACTCTTTGCAGAGCATCTTTTGGAAAAGGGTCGTCGTAATCGTCGATGTTACTCAAACTCAATCATCCCCTTCCATTGAGGCTGAACACAATGCATCCGCGTTTCAGAGTAGGCCTCAATATACTGCTCACGAATTGAAGCTAACGGTGGACTCAATTCTCCAGAAAACTTGAGCCAAGGGGGATTCAACCAACTCATCTTTGAGCAGAGCAATGCGTCCTTCAGCGTCTCGCTAATGTTACTCAAAGAGCAGCCAGGAATAGTTACTGCACACCAGTCAGAGTATGGAGTATCTAGCACCCTAGGTTCATAAGGGGTCAAGTCCGCCGAATGACTCATGCTAAAGATTGGTTTTCGCTCGCAAACAGGTTGACAACCAATCCAACCCTCAGCCCTAAACGCGGACTCATTATGGTCAAGCATCAACACGGAAGGCGGACCAATAGGCGATGCAGCTATTGGATACTTCGTCCTGAAATACTGACGGACCTGAACCTCAATGTAAGATACAGGATAAATCCAGTAAGCAATCAAGACAGGAGGTGGTATCCACTGCAACACACGAGACCACACAACACCGGGTCCCAAAAAAGGCACAGTAGCAACAACGTACATTGGCGGTTCGCAGATCGCAGTTGTCAAGCTCTGTACAACATAGGGCACAGAAGCTACCGCTGAACCAGCCGGCGGAGTGCTTGGAAAGAACCAGCCGCTGCCATCGTCTCCATCGCCATCACCTCCACCATCATCAAACGTATTCGGTGGTACTGGCGGCGCACTCTTCAACTTTGGCGCACCTTTCCCGTTAGCCCCGTTGACCCCTCCGCTACCGTAAAATGACTTTGGGGGTGTAGGTGGCTCCACAAGGTCTGCATTCCGAACAGGGATCAATGCTTGACCGCTGTATCTCCTAAACATTCGGGTCTTGCTCATGTATTTGCCCATCGAGACATCGTACCGTATGTCATCTACAAGTCAAGCCTAAGTCCCGCTTCCTCAAAAAACGGGAGATTTCCTACCTCGCCAGTTCACCCCTCCAGTATGACCACCACAGTCAAGATGGACTACCCAAGTGTCCAAGTAATCACGCTTCGGGAACCTTTTCGAGAACAATACATCTGTCCTGTCAGCGCCGCCGTGTGTCTCTTCATACCAAGGTCCACAAGGCATGGCAGATGAATGAAACAGTTGAAAGTACCCGGCAGGAGGCTCACCGCCGCACAACCTGATACGCTTCATCAGAGGCAGATAGAAAAAATCCATCTTACCTGCAGTCACGTAATTCAGCATCACGTCACTATTGCAGACTCTTCTATCTACCCCATAGAGCTTTTCTGTATCCAGAGTTGATTCTCTAAGAACCAAGGAAACATGATTTGGGATGATGATATCCGCGTCAAGTATGAGTAACCAATCTCTTCGACTCAAAGCAGACAAGCCTACATTGACAGCAGCGCCTTTGTTGAATGGTCCACCACCATACTGAAAGGCTTCTGTCTTCAGGGACTCAACTGCAAAAGATTCACAAACCTTCTGAGTCTCCAAATCCTCTGGCGACGTAACTACAACAACACGACTGGAGAAGCAAACAGTCCAGGGCAAAGTCCTCTTCAAATAGTCAGAGTAGTCCCGACAAACGATGACTGTCTCAACATTCATGCTTGTTCGCCAAAAGCAAGTCGAACGGCTTTGGACCAGTACCTGCGCGTTTCTCTCATCTCCCGCGTCTCGCACCCAGAGGGGTACTCCGCATGAGACGCTTGGTCCTTAGACACTGCATTCATAATGTCGCTGATTGTACTATCCGACCTAGTATAACCCAGGAATTTAGCATCCAGGAAGTCTTCTCCGTAAAGGCGCTCAAACCACCCTGTCGCCAAAGGTGCAGGCTGAGGCTCAAGCATACCCTCCATAATGATACCGACAAGTTTTGTCCGTCTACCAAGAGGCTCCAACTTGTCTCGCGGTTTTCCTCGAACGTCACGAGGTTCCAACTCCAGAAGACCAACAGCGTCGACTACCCTATCAGATATCAGTAGACGGAATCCCCCCGTACTTGCATCCTTGACTTTTAGTGCATAGACAGCACGTAAGCCGTCAGGAACAGAGCAAACCTGAGATAGAGTCACAACGAGGCCTCTATCGGAAAGTTAGGAGGCAAGTCTCTGCCCACAGCCTTAGCAGAGTAGTAGCACAGACGAAACACAAGGTCTCTGCACTCAGATGGCGTCAACGTCAACTCCGACACCTCTGTTCTCGTTTCAACCAGCACCTTCCCATCAAACACCTGAACCGAGATGTCACCACGCCTTGCTTGAAGCCTACCAGTAGGATCAGCTTGGCAGCACTTTTCATAAAGAGCGATACCTAGCTTCCAGGCTACTGGAGGAATCATAGGCAGATGATTCACAGGAACGCCGAACGTGACAAGCACATTCTGATTGTTGTCCAGTAAAACATGCACACGGAAACCTGGCCTATCAGGACCCGGATTGTGCACCCACGCATATCTATTAGCTGTCATCGTCTGCCTGCATTGCGCTTTTCAATGATCTTGGAAATCTTATCCCCCACAGGTTTCCCACTCTCATAGCGAGAATCTAGTGGTGCTGCCGCTGAGGAAGTGGGCCGAGGCTTCAATATGTCTGGCCAGAACCTTTCGTGAACAAGAGGCCCAACCATGAAACCACCCTTCTCCGCAGGTGTTGTCAGCAGAGAAATCATAGCGCGCTGAAACAGAGACATCTGCAGCCAACAGCTATTACAACAGACAAGACCTGTTGGCTCTGTCCTCCCCTCAGCATCCACAACGACAGGCGGCGTCAGGTGGATATAAGGCCTCTCACCTTCAGAGAAGGACTGAAGACACAAGCAGGAAACCGTTCTACCTGACTCAGGTTTCCTTGCGCAAAGCTCTTCCTGTCCTGGTGATTCCAAAGATGTCGTTTCCATTGCACGTTTTGATATGGCGAATTGCAACCAGCAGCATAAGGTTCTTGAATGTCAGATGGTGAAGTGTATCACCGCCATCACGCCAAGAAACCTTAAACCTCCGCACTCTGCGAACAAGTTTGTCGCCCGCAGCCAACCTGTTCAACGCTGTCTTAGCACCTTCCGTGAGCTTCACAGAACTCTCCTACCAGAACCCGTTTATGAGAAGTCATTATACCGTGAGTCGCAGGATAATCAAGAATGATTCAAGCTATACCATACCGGCGACTCTGGCTGCAAACAAGGCCTTGTACTTCTCCCCAACTTTCAACCCACGGTCTTCTAGAAACTTCTGCACAACGCTGTAAGCCTCTTCCGCAGGGATTTTTTTAGACCTCATGTGTTCCGTAATCTCACGGGCCAGTGACTCCGCCTTGTTTTCTCCGGACCCGGAACCTTTAGACCTGTCGATGAACCGAAAGCCAGTCTCTGGTGCGGATCGAAAAGTGTTCTGCCAAGAAGGGTCTGGACGACGCCACTGCCTTGCCGTCTGCAGCGTAGAGAGAATTTCTTCAGGACTCATGCGGCTAGTGATGGCTAGAAACGCATCATTCTGATTCTTCACCAGAGCTTGCGCAGCCTGTTGCACCAAATCCTCCCTCAGACTCCCACCTCTCTTCTCCGCACGACGAGAGTTCGTCTCAGTCAACGGACTGAGGTCAAGGTAAGATTCATTCTTTTCTCCGGCAGAACCATTTCCCGAAAATAGACCCTTGGCGAAAGACGCATCAGGGTGTGCCGTACTACTGGGGGCGTCACCCTCAGATAGACTGACACGAGGCTGTTGACCCATAATAGAGGCAGCAACCTCTTTCAGATTCTCAGGCTTCATGCGGTCATCAAGCATTGAAGGACCTCAACACAGAATTGACTGGGGGCGTCCAGTTGATGGAGAGTCTGCAAGCATCTTGAGTTCTGGTTGGTTTCTCAACTTACGAAAGTAGTTCCGACACTGTAACTCAGACAGCGCAGAGTATGGACCATTGCCTGGAACCAACTTCGTCGGATGGTACAAACTATATCCGCCCGCAGGTAGTTTGCGGTAGTCCTCTTCCATCCTCCACTTGATGTAAGCCTTTTGTCCAATCTCTCGGAATGTATATCCAGATGCTGCGACCATCAACGACAGCAGAGGGTCGTCAGCAATAGAGAGATTGGCACCCAGGTCGCGAAATGGAGACTCAAGCAACCCCATGTTGAGCATCTGAGCAACACACCGACCTTTGAAGACTCCGCAGGCTCCGGCTACATGATCTCCGACAGCGTAGTTCTTCGGCCACTGCTTCCCAAACTCACTGAAGGTCTTCTTGATCTTCGGCAAACGCTCTCGCATTCTGCGTTTCCAGAAAGATGAATTCGGGTTGTACTTTCCCAATTGTCCGACTTGTGGGTCATCCTGAAAACGCCTAGTGAGTTGCTCATCCCACCCCTGCGCTATCGGAATCAGGTCGTAGTCAATGTTCCACAAAACATCAAAACTGATCCGCCTCTCTCGGCATAGCCAAGTCACTGCCTCGCAGAACAGACGAAACAGTCCGCCGCCCCAACCACAGTTAGAGCTACTAGTGTAGTACAACAGGTCTGGATAACCACGTCGCATCTCACGTTCAATACGTGAATTCCTGTCTACTGCAATCACAATCAAAGGCTGATGCGCAGCATAATACCTTACAGCGTCAACGGTATCTGCAACGAATTCAGGAAATTCGTGACACCTAACCATCACCACAGTAGGGTAATGTCCAGGAGACGTCAGTGACACAGGTTCTCCAGTCATCACAACCCATTAGTGAGTACAGACGAAATCTCATTCAAAGCATTCAACGCAGGATCAAGCTCTCGTCCAGTACAGCCAGCGCGAGGGTCTTCGGACACTACAGGAACAACGTATACGTCACCCGCTACACGACTTCGATGTTGGAGGAATAGCTCCAAGCATCCATGCTTGCACTTTTCAAAAACAGCCTCAGGATGAATAGGGCAAGGACCGGAAAGTGGTGGAATTGGCGCTTCCTCCTCCAACCGTAACGTATGTCCCTTAGTAGGCGCACACCTCTGACTCTCCTCCAGTTTACGTCGAGAGTCGAGAGCAACACGACGCCTACGCAGTTTCATGCGAACTTCAGCCTCGCGTTTCTTTTTCTTGCGGCTGCATAGTTTCTTCCTACTCATAGACTCGGCTCCTGCAACAAGCCACCCCAGAATCCATGTCTTGTACTCAGGCGAAAGTCGCGGTCATCTCGCAGTTCTACCTTAGACAAACGACCACCGCAACATTGATATAGTGGTACGTCAATGTAAGAGTATTCGTGACCTGAGACAGTCGATCCACGTAGAACTAGTAAGCCGTCTACCTCAGAAGCTGAACGCTTCAGATGATCTGTACGCAAAACAGAATCCCACACCACCAAATGATTTGGCTTTAGCACACTTCTAGCAGCTTGTATCACACCCGCACGGTACTCTGCGAAGATAGACTCTGGCCCCTCTCCAAGACAGAGGTAGAGTTGAACAGGCTTACCATCAACCTGCATACACCTCAGGCTTGAAATCTGCTGCACAATATCCAAGTGTGGAACAGCATCTTCACACAACAGAAGCCTAAAGTAGTCAGACTCAATCTTCGCAGAATGCTTGAATCCTAACGGTGGGCCGTACAAAGGCGGCAAGCATTTTACGGACTGTACCCCCAAATCATAGTACAGTTGACAATGCTGAGTCTCCTCAATAGCGAGTGTGCAATAACCGTCTCTCGCATCGTCTACAAAACTCAACCAGTCGGTGACAGGCATCGTAGGACTTCTGAGCATGTCATCAGGATTGCCAACAACGAATACTGGCTTTACTGACGGAAAGTTTGTGACGACCTCTCGGTACACCTTACTTGTAATTGTTCTCCTGTGAAACACAACATGAGATGCACCACTCTCCATAAGTGCGATGCTAATCTGTGAAGAAAACCCACTTCGAGAAATGAAAGAGGTAGAGATTGGGTATTTTCTAGCTTCCTCTACAGAAGGCTTGTATCTAGTCCACCACCAAGCCTCTGGAGAGTAGTCTGCAAATACTTGTAGTATCCTAGACCTACCCCGTACACGGAGCGACCTCCAAGCATTCTGTGACGTCAGGTAATCATCAATCTTCATTTATTCAGTATCGTAACAGTTATCGGCTCTTCCGGCAATTTACTGTCTAGACCTCCAGAAGAGTCAATATCTACAGAAGCAAGCTCAGCCTCTATTGAAGACGCACTGGCACGTATACGAGAGGCTGATCTATTCGCGTGCTTTCTGGCGCTGACAGGCATTCTTGGAACAGGACCTGTAGAAGCAGACTCCGACTCAGCTACTAACTCAGCAGCCCTGTTAGCTCGCTGCTTCGCATACAGAGAAACGACACGACGAGAGACCACCTGATACCAAACTTCGTTCAGGATACCTACAAGTAACAGCATTGTAGAACCGCACACAACCCCTACGACAGAAACCAAAACGCAAGTAAGAAATACTCGAAAGAGTCCGAAAGAGACAGCCTCTATCTGATATGCGATAGTCCCAGAATGCGTAGAAATAAGCCAGTCTCCCAACACGTCCCGGCATAGATACCCGGACAAAAAGACCAACCAAACCACAGCAGATGAGACTGTATAGCGAAGCAGCCTATCAACCATCAGAAGGTATCCCCAAGCGGCTCCGCAGATGACTTTCTCTGTTTCACGGCTTCTGAACTCACAGGTTCTACACTCGACTTTGGTGCCGACCCTTCAACACGATTAGGAATCAGTGATGGCGGACGCCGGACCCCAGACGCACCACTTGTCACAGAAGCAGGTATCTGAAGATTGAACCCCATCTGAGATGAGACCCGAACGAGTTCTGCAATCAGGATACCTGTAGCTTCAGGCGTCAAAACCACAAGCCAAGGATGAGACGGGTCACTCCCCTCAATCTTCAACCTTAGATTCCCAGGCAGTGAATCGACAGAAATCTTCCCCAGACTACTCATCACAACTCCTTGCGCAGTCTCTCGGCCACGATACTCTTGGCACGCATAATCGAGTCCAGACGATAGTTCACTAGAAACTCAATCTTCTGCTGCTCGTCCAAACCCTCCGGAATGGTAGGAGTGGGAACAATAGAGAGCACACTCTCAATCACTGGTAGAAGCGACAGCAACTCTTGCAGACTACCCTTCTGCCGATCCCCCCAATAAGACTTTGGGAGTCCCACTGAACTTGCAGGCTTGCCGATCAAGGGTGGCGCAACACCACGGGCCTTGTCAAATCGTTCACGCGGAGATTCTTTAGGCGTACTCATGCGTACCGCTACCCCTGGATAACGCGACGACCGTTTGTGTCTGTTTTCGTAGCCCCTTCTTGAACACCTTGACCGTTACTCTTACGAGGTTCTTCTCGTTCTTGGATCGGACGACTTGTTTCGGTGGGGTGTAACCCAGAAGTTGGAAGGTCTTCAGTCAGTTGCGCCCTTCTTGTCTTTTCACTTCCCATCGTCAAGTTCCTCCAAAAACGGACACGTCCTCATCAACGACGCTCGACTTGAGCGGAAGTGAACAAACGTAACTTCAACGACTCTTTGAGTCAAGTCTGACTCATTAGTAGGACGCCCTTGCTTGGCGACTTGAAGTTTAGAGACAAACTTTCCAAATCCCGGCAAGCTAACCTCTTCTCCTCTCGACATTGCCGTGCAGACAGCACGCACAAAGCCTTGGTAGAACTGCTTCGCAGTTTCCTGAGTAACTCCTAGCTCAGTAGACAGCAAATCTACGAACTCATCAACCTTCATTTTACGAAACCTCCAAGCCCGGAAGCGACTCCCTCAAAGACAGAGAAGAAACACCGTTCATTGACGCGCTACGAATATCTACCCCGATGCTCTCTGGGAGAGACTCCATCAAGAATCTCTGTTCCCTGGAAGACAACTCGCAGCCTTCAAGGCCAAATCCACCTGAACCAGGAACACCGTCAGAGGCGTCTCTCTTAGCCTGTGTCACAAACTGGTCCAGAAACTGCTCATCAAAGCCGCCAAACTTTGACAGCAAGAACTTGAACCACGCCTTCTTATCCAGGCCTTGAAGGTCTGAAACAAGCCGCGTCAAAGCCTCCATTGATCTCAGTCTGGTATCATACAAGTCAGCCCTCTGAGTCTCATCCAGAGCGGAGACTGCAGCCATCTTGACGAAGAACTCATTCACTGTGGCCAAGGGGTCAACACCTCGCAGAGCCATGTCAATCATCAGCATTCTGGCGTAACCAGTACACACGGCTGATTGCAAAGACTTTACGCCACGAGACCAGCGGATGTCCTGTTGCTCAAGACTCTTCCCACGATCCCAACCACCTGAGTCGCCAAAGCCAAAATACTCCTTTGGTGCTCGAAGCGCGGAGAACATCCTATTGACCATAAACTCGACGTCGAAAAGCTCACCCACATTCGACGAGCCGGAGAGCCTTTCAATTCTTGAGTTGTTCCCCTCTTTGGTCGGCCAGAAGATTGACTCGTCAGAAGCCAACGGATTGAATTCACCCCTCAAAACCCCAGTCTGTGGATTGTAGCTAATGTTCTTCTTGAACAACCTCTTCCACATTTTGACAATCTGAACCTGTTGATCCGGAGGGGCTTGTCCAACGTCAACATAATAGACGTCTCTGTCAGGGGCCATCCGGATACGATACATAATCATTGCGTCCTCTGTCATGCGCATTTTCCTATACAGACGCCTTGCAGGACGAATCAAAGCATCACCGTATTGCACACCTGGATACCTACGCCCACCAACTCGCATAAAGTGTGCGATCTGCCAAGGAAGCATCAAGTCCTGTCCAGACTGAACCGGCTGCTCACTAAATGTAAACCCAGACAGCCTTCCACTCCTCTCATACCTCCAAACATTGTGAGGCTGGACGTATTCGTGGGCAATCACTCCGATCTCACGAGAGTGATGAAGGTACTCAAAACAATCACCGTACTTAGCAACCTCCCGCATAATACCCGGTGCGTGCTTCTCTGCCTCAAGCCGTTCCAGAACTTCATTAGCCCCTTTTTCCAGCACCTTGTTTTTCGACTCCACCCAGATTGGTTTCTCCCGCATGAAGTCTTTCTGGCAACCATCCTCAGCAACAGCATCAAGCACGGAAGCGACCAAGTCGTCCTGATCCATGTCATCGTAGTCACGGTACAGATCAAGGCGCTCCTGACCAATCTCCAACTGCTGACGATACCAGTCCCACGTAGAAGCGGTAGAACCACCGACCCCGCCCTGAGAAGAGAAACCCAATGGGTCTTCGCCAACAGGAATCCACTGAGCAGACGCAGGACGGCGAACGCCTTGCCCGAACAGCTTCGCCAAAAGACCAGTCGGATTGAGACTCAGAAGTTCTGGCATGAGTTTCTCGCCTAAACCAGAGAACCTTGTGAACCTGAAACAGCCGACGCCATGCTGCCGACATCCTGCAGCATTTCTTCAAGACTTCTGACAGGTTGAGGCACGATCAAATCATCAGTTGAAGACATCGCCCGAATACGTTCGTCTTTACCCATCGCTTCGGTCAACTGAAAAACAACCGCAGCTACAGAGTCTGAGACGTCTTTTGATCCACCCTCTGGATGGTCAACCTTTCTTTTCACTCGATCGTGAATCAGGGTAGCCAATTCAGTGACGAGTGGTGGGTAATCGTAGAGTAGCAGCCTACCCTCTGAAAGAGTAGACCGAAGAACAATGTATGCCTCATCAGTCTTGTCAACAGAAAAGTGAGGTGACTCAAACCCCAACTTTGTCAGAATCTGCCGCGCATGGGTACTCTGAAAACGGTCAAAGCTGATGCGCTTTATAGGATACCCACAGTCCTTTTGCAGGTAGAGAACAAAGTCGACAATCTTGCTGAAATCAATCTCCCCTTCAACAGGAGCCATGATGCGAAGCATGAAGTCTAACGAAATGTGTGGATTCGACCCAGAAATCTTGCTGATATGACCCATCGCAATTCCCGCCGCATCTTGAGTCTCAGCCAAGTCAATGTGCAAAAATCGAACTGCTGAAGGGTTCAACAAAGGCTTGGGGAATGACTTGACGTATCGAATGACGCTCTTCTTTTTGTGGAAACGACTAATCTCCACGTCGTCAAGATGAGTAATCGGAAACTGAGTCATTGTGAACGGATGAGAGAGCTTCGGGTCGATCGCCGCCTTGATCGAATCTCTGTCACGAATCAGAGGCGAGATGGAGACATTAGCAACACCAGCAATGTCGCGAAGAGCGCCCTCGATGTCCCTAACAAATTCCTCATGATGCTCAACAGGTGGAGCAACTACTTTGGAACCGATTCGGGCATCCTTAGGAGAGTCGATAATCCGGGAGGGATGCAGGAAGTCACCGACTTCCACAAAGAACCTCTTACCTGAATAGCCCATCACCTCTCTCTTGACGTCCCACAAAGCATAATCACTGATATGCACATTAGATGCAGTTGATAGCTCCTGTATATGCTTTTCGAGCCAAGACGTCTCAGCGTTCCGCGAAGAGATAAGAATCATCAAACCAGGGTTGACACCTCGATACTGAAACCGAGACTCCAAACGTCTCTTAGAGGCTGTGTACAGATTGTGGGCCTGACTCACCTTCTCTGACAACGTCGCTGTTCTCTTTGAAGTACCAGACTTTTCCGTCTCCTTCATGAAGTTGACTTCGTCCATCAGAAGGCACATCAAATTGAGACCAATCGCGTGCAACTCTGTAGAACCTGCAAGCACAGACACACGATGAGGAAAATCAAGAGTATCTGAGCCAAGCGCAGATGTATGCCTGGGTCTTGGAAACTCCTGCCTGAAAAACGGAATCCCATCAATCATAGTCTTCAGCAAAGCATAGTTGTCATCCTGAGACTTGTACTTGAATAGGGAGTATACACCAAAGACGATAGCAGAGTCTTCCATCAAGTTGAAAAACTTGGCTGGATTTAGCAAACAACCAAGTAGATACAACTTGTACGTAAGAGCTAACGCAGCAACCGTACTGTTGTGTGATATGAAACCACCTGAAACGTAAGACGGATCATCAGCCACAGTTAGGTCGCAACAACGTCCGAAAGAACTTGTGACGGACTCTACCGTATCAAACAGTAACTCACCGTCAGCAATTTTTTGCAGTACATCTGGCAGAACGCCATGAACTGCAATCTCCTTCAACAGACGAACCGTGCACCCCTGCCCTCCCTTCAAGCGAGAAACCTTACGACGGGGTGAAGTCTGTTTCGTAACCCCGTATGGATTTCTCTTTGCATTGAATCTTGGCTGCATCTGCGCAAGCTGATCGGCTGCATCAACAGTCAGCTTGAATGAAAACCAGTGGTCATCATTCCGATTCTCTCTAACAGACCTCAGCAAGATTGCTTCTTGCTTATAGGGTTGAACAAATCCAATCTCATCAGCGAACTTTCGTATCGAGTCTCGACCAACAACCCGAATCGTGTACTTCGGACCAGTTACAACTCGTCGCCCAGACTTGAAGTAGGACGCCACACCTTCCCTCACAGAGCAATAGTAACCTAGACTCACAAACAAAACACGAATCTGCTCCGCAAGGTCAGAAGACACAGTCGTCACCGCTGGACTGCCTCCAGTCGCAGCATCACCATCACCTGAAAAGTATCCACGGAGAAAAGCGCGAATAACCGGAGCAGATGCCTGCATGATTACTGGCGGAATCTGCTTGTTACGACTGTACTCAAATGGCAAATGACTTCTAAACGCGCCACCGCGAATAAATACGCGACCATGCTTGACTGACTCATGAACAGTACAACCAAAGTACCCGGCAGAAGCCCTAGCAAGGGAAGCGACGTATGGCACCACACTCCTATCCAATGATAGAACATCACTAACACCACTAGAATCATCGCGACTGCCTTCAGCCACAGCCCAACCCAACAACTCAGCAGCTTCCAGTGGTATGGCATTTTTGCCGAAGCAAGTAGCAGGAGACTGCAGCACACAATCTCCTGGAACCAGTTCATCTAAGCTCCGCCACACAATTTCCAAACCAGACAAAACACGCACACGATGATTCGGTCGTCCCTCAAATAGATGACCGTTAGTCGTCACCACTCGTCGCGTTTCAGTCATCCCCTCATCATGTTGGAGTTGGACTTCTCTAGAACCTGATTCCGACTGCACATTCAGGTTCAACCGATTCTCGATGATCTCACCAATACGCAAAAAACCTTGATCTGTATTTACGTAAGTCCTTTCATGACAGCATTTCCCCAAACCAATTGCCCCTGTCATGATCCACTCGGTAATCCCATTAGCGGGATCAAGGACGTACACTAATTCATCCTTCCATTTACCGTACAGAGACCTTCCGTATTTTCCAGCGTAAGCGTCATCGAACAAAAACACTTCTGGTCGAACAGGGTGAAGTCTGTACTGTCTACCCATAAGCTCTTCATACGTTGGTGAAGCGCCTAAAACAGATTCCTCAGCATAAATTCTCTGAGCAATCTCTATTGCGAGGTTCAAGTCAGAAGACTGACTACTTTGTTTCGCTTGACTCAACGTAGATGACCTCTCCGTCAGATGAACTAGGTTTCACAGGTGGACCAGACTTAGCAGGCAACTCTGGAACCTCCCCATTTCTAAACTTACCAAGAAACGACTCGACTTGCTGCATCAAACTAGCCTGCGCCCTAGGATCATGCGGAAGTCTGGAGTCAAACTGGGTCACAACACCCTGCGAATTCACAATGTTGTAGTTGTACAGATTCTCGACAGCCGCCTGAAATCCGGCCTTCTTAGCATCCCCAGAAAGCTGCTTGATGATGGTCTCAATATCTGCACTGGCGAACTTAGCCAACTCCAAAAGGTCCTTGAACGTGCACTGAGCCAGTTGCTCATCATCCAGAAGAACACCATCAATCCGCTCCAACCGCTCCATCAGCTTTGTCAGCCGCAGAACACGCCGCATGTCTGTAGCAGACAGGACGCCGGGCATGGATAGCCTACGACCCGCGTTGATCTCCGCCAGCTTCCGTGAGTGCTCCTCAGGAATTTCCTGCCGATGCAACAGTCTATGGGCTACCTCGCGAATCAGATTTTGGTCAGGCCGCTTTGTCTTGGCCACGACCTCCTCGTACTGATCCCAAGAGACAATCCCATGAGTTCTCAGATGATTCAACTTCAGTGTTCGGAAGGTCTTTCCGCAGACTTCGCAGAGTGTGGACATGTCTTCACTCCAACCCGCTCTAGACAATTCACAATACCGGTAATTCGATCTCTCACTTCAGCCTCGCACAGACCGTGGTCTTTGGCTATTTGTGGAATCGACTTCTCACCACCCTCAGTGAACTCAAGCCACATCGAAACGTCACGAACCTTAGCTTCAATGACATCTCTGGGTGGTACGGTAATTGTTTGGCCTGCAAAAATATCAAGGAACGTAAGGACCATATTCTCTCCACAGATGTCAACCATCTCTGGAAAAAACTGTAGTTCATCTGAGGCTACAAGAACAGCATACAGCGCATCGACATACTTTCCTGTTCTCTCCTCAAAAAGTCGGATGTCTCCAGCCATCTTGCAACCTGACTACAATACATGACACAACTGATCGACAGCAAACACTCGTTCTGCCAACTCTCCATCCAGCACTGGCGCAAACTTCTCACGGTACTTGTACAAAAACCATCGTGACATGAGAGTCACAAAAGCAATGCACCTCCCCGGCTCCTGAACCCCCATCCAATTACGAAGCATGTCTTCAGACACCATCTTACCCGACAACATCATCTTGACTGTAAGAAGAATGGAATCACGGCCAAAACCAAAACGATCTCGCTTCACTGCGAACATAGTGATTTGTAGTGGCAACTCTTCCATAATCAACCGAAGCTCTACCTCCTTGGGTACAGATAACTGCGGTCGTATGTAGAACAACTCACGAGGAACCTCACGTTCCTTGTTTGCTGTCAACTTCACATGATCCAGAATCAGATTTTTGATAGCCACAGCCATCAGTTTAGTGAAGGCGTTCTCATCTGCAGCCTTCAGAAAGCTATCCTTATTCCTCCGCACTTTGGGCAACAACCGAATAGCCAACTCCGAACAGCAATCATCGCGGTCTGCCGTCTGCATCCGACGAAAACGAACACGAATCACAGACCCTGCGAGGGGAATCACCTCTCGCAGAAACCTTGACTCCAGTTCTCCCAACTGCCGTTTCGTCAAACGCGAGTTCGCAGACACCAAATCCTGGAATGCAGCAAATGCACTCTCGGAGTTGTAGTCGCGACCTCGGAGCTTTTGCCAGTCATCCATGACGAGAGTGTACAAATTGAGGCTAAAATGCGAAAGTCTGGATACCCCAAGACCTGCAATCACCGTGGAACAGCGCCAATCCTGTACTGTCCATAAAGAGCTAACCCGACAGCGTCCGCAAGACCGTCATGAAGATTCTTCGCACGGGGTCCTGACCGTAAATCAAGAGTCGGGAATCTCTGGCGACAGACAGCAAACATAGCTGCTTTGTCTTTGTCTCCAAACCCGGCCAGTACAGCGGCTTTCCATCTTTGCGGTGTAGGTTCTTCAATCGAAAAACCCAAAACTTCAAAGAGTCCAACCACTACACCAGCGTTGAACCCTTGAGTATGCAAAGCCCGTGGAGACTGACGCCCACGACTTCTACCGCCTTCACCCATTGGCTGAGATTTCTCCACAACGACAAGCGAAGGTATGCCATACTGAACGATCAAGTCACACAACCAATCCTTGAGCTTTGCAGTGTCCGGTCTATTAGAGCCAACAGCTTTGCGAACTGGCATAGTCAGAAGGCGTTTCCACGAATCGTTCGTCAAACCACCTAAGGCGCAGAGTCCTCCTGACAATCCTTGATCGACGCCTAAGGTCCAAGGCATGTTCAGACCTCACTCCCCTCGACGCCGGCGCAGGTCAGACTTTGGGATTTTACTTCTCACCCCTATACGCGGATCAAACACCGTCACGAACTCAGGGGTGTCTTCCACAGCATAAGGCAACGACTCACGGTCGAACATCGGACTGCGGAGAGTGGCGAGCGTCTCTCGCCAGAGTCCGTCGTAGCTGTCGCAGCGGCACAACCACACCTGGACATACGACCCGCCTTTAGTTGACGGCTCACGAATAGCCCACATGTGATGGTTGTCTCGAATCAGGTGCAAGCGATGTTGAATAGCAACTTCACAAGCCTGAATACGGGGTGTGTACGGAAACCTGTCAATCGGATAGCTATCCTGAGGCTGCGCCGTCTCTTTTTCAGAACCCGATTCAGTTTTATGTGCCTTACGCTCTTTTGTCTTCATCTAGTTTCCCCAATCTTACGGCCCCCCTCAGAATTCTACCAACAGCAGAGTCAGCCTCAGATTCACCAATCTCAATCCCCACGCATGAACGACCCAAGGCACGGGCTACCGTCAATTCCGTACCGCTGCCCACAAACGGAGTAAAGACAGCAGAGTCGACATTTGAAGTCGACCGAATAACGCGCTCAAGATACTTCTCTGGCAATTGATTCGAGTGAAGAGGCTGCCTCTCACGACTGTTTCCCTGAACACGTCCCCAGTAGCTTCCATCACCTGGATAGTCTGGATCAAACGCAGTATCCACACCCCAAACATCGAGTGGTACACGCCGCCCAGGATTGCTCGTTCCGTCTGTTCTTGAATCACCGTATTTTGAGGCTCTGTCTGACGGAACAAGAACCTCATCAGGATTCCAGATACTACACTTTCTATCCCTAACAAAGTGCAGAGCGTGCGTCTTGCTTTTTATGAACCCAGAATCTTTCCACTGACCAAACCGATAGTGCCAGATACACCAGTCAGCTAGAACAAGACCACAATCCTCCGAATAGACCACGATTCTGGCAGCAATCTCATTTGGGCAGTTGACCCAGAAACTTCCACGCGGACTCAGCAGACGAATGCAGCCATCCAACCACTGATTTGTAAACTCCCTGTAATCACGCCCTGAAAGCGAGTCCCGCCATTCACTGTAGGGTTCCCCTATATTGAACGGCGGGTCAGCTACAATCAGATCAAAAGACTGCGGAGGCATCAGTGGCATGATCTCTCTGCAATCACCAACCAGGACCTTACATGGCGGATTTCCCGCCACGTTGATGACCTTCTTGATTGGTTGGTCTGCAGGCATGATGCCCAAAGGATACGGCTATCTTAGGCTTGAGTCAAGTGGAAGTCACAGATTCAAGACACTGGCTTGTCAAGCAAAAGCAGACCAGTCCGTACATCCACACCCGATTTCTTGAAAGCATCCTTCGCAAGTGGAACCCAGACATGTCCGAGTGAGTCAACCCAACCCCGGAATTCTGAGGCCTTGCGGTCACTGCGAAAAGTCCATCCGATACTCATCACTGAAACCAACCTTCCCCCTGGCTTCAACCATTCATAGGCGCAAGTGACGTGCGCAATGTCTTTAGATCGACTGAATGGTGGGTTCATCAGAACACGATCGAATCTCTCGTCAATCTGTCTTGGTTCCTTTCCACCCTCTTTCAGCAACCCCACACCGGGTTTCGGCAGATAGAGGAAGTTATCGCAGTAGACGGCCAACCCAGTCTCTTCTTCCAGGTAGTCAGCCCGACTCTGCTCAATCTCCACGCATTCGACACGCAAGCCAAGCCCAAGAGAAAGCAAATTCTTGGCGATCGCTCCTCTACCAGCAGAAGGCTCCAACACTGACATACCAACCTGCAGGTCAGCCATATCAATCATGCATCTAACAACCGCCTCCGGAGTCTCATAGAACTGTAACTCCCTCTTCTGATCCACATACTCTCCAAGAGAAACTACATCAGCCAGAATCTGTGAAGCCGATTCGCTACCTAGTAGTTCCTCATCAAAGATGTGAGCCTTCTTCGTGCGACTCCACTTTCCTCCGATAGACTCTAGAACCTTGTTGACCTTCAGGTACATAGGCCTATCCAACTGCTTCGCAATACGAGCCTCCGCACCAGAACACTCCATCCCTGCTAGAACTTCCAGAACGTCTTCATCAATTCGAGTAGGCATTTTAGACTCATGCAAGATGACCATGTCAGTGGGGGTGACGGGAATCGAACCCGTGCATTGCGACGCCACACCCGCCGCTACACCCCCAGTTGCCGCATACCGCCGTTGTCGGGCCTAGGATGCTGCGGCCTCACCCACATTCCATTCGCGCCGGAGTTACGGCACGCGCCGGGCTATGCGAACCCGAACTTCCCTTGGCACGCCCCTGCACAACGACATACCGAGTCATGCGCAGGATTTCGCGGTTGGCCTTCCCTGCGGCTGTCTCAACATACGGACTGTCTCGATCCGTAGGAAGGACTCAAACCTCTGCGATTGCGCTTAGGCTGCAGAAGCTCCGCTTATTGGGGCTGGGACAGCCCGCTGGATCAAACCTCAACGTACTTCGGAAACGAGACCATCACGTTGTCAAAACCAAGGCGCTTCCAGGAAGCCAGAGCTTCAGGAACGTCAACCGGTTTGACGCTGCATTCCAGTGAAACCCTTACACTGGAGTCTTCGTTGACACTCACAATGGACACACTGGAGTCAGGTGGAAGACCCAACTCCACATTTCTATCGCGAACTTCAGAAACCGTCATGATCCACCCCCTGTAACAGAGTTGCGACCCCTCTCAGCCGACTTGAACACGGTACGACCGTCAGCAAGGTGTCTGTGTAACTGAACGTACCCACCGACCACAAGGTTCACGGCAGACTTGAAATCAACCGGCCCCACAGACTCAGGACAATTGTAGGGATACAATTCAGCCTTAGACTCACCATCCAACGTCAGCCAACAGTTGTCCGTGACCATTGAATTCAGGATGTCCATAGACTCCGCAGGCAAAGAGTCAGTTGTCGGACGAATCTGACTCTGAAGCCTTTTTTCCAGGTCTACAAGGTTAGACCTCTTGCCTTCCAGCACGCTAGCCTGTCCGTGCAAAAGTTGCAGCTTCTCCTCAAGCTGAACAATCTGATTGTTTACCTCGGTAAGCCTAGCGTAGACCAGCAACTCAGGCCGCTGGTCCATGTAAGCCTCCCAGCCATCCAACAGATCATCGTGAATCTCGGTGCGAACACTGTCAGGTACAGCTTGACGAGACTCCACGTAATCAACGACAGGCTCTGCAACGTCCGTCCTCTGCCAACGATTGTCCTTCCCGGCAGGCTGGATGAGCATCTTATAACGCAGCCGACAACCGCCTGACTGAATGTCTCCCTCAGAACCCACACTGTGATTGGACAAAACCACAAACGGCAACGCCTTTCCAGAAGCCACAAACTGGAACTGTACATGACGCCCTGTGCGCGTCTTGATAGTCCCCGTCAATGTCGGAAGGTGCTTACGCGAAGATGGCATGAGTCAAGAATACCCGTAAGTCATGCTTGAGTCAAGATCAACTCACGAAGAAACGAAGACGCCCGGCTGTTGTGATGCCAGCCGGGCGTCCTCTAAGTTGAAGTTCAGTTACCGGTGACGAAGCTCATCAAGTTACCGGCCTTGCGTTCGAGGTCGACTCGATCATCCGCGTAATCGACTCCGCGAGCGACAGCCGTAACGCCCTGGATGATGTTCCAGAGCGAACCAGCGCCCCCCTCTTCCTCTTCCGCCTTGCTGACGGAAGCATCGGCAACGGCCTTCGTGAACCCGCGGTCGCGAAGCCAGTTCGAGACGGCCTTGTTGTCCTTCCCGACCGACTTGTTCTGCGCTGCGGCGATCTGCCCTTCGATGACCAGAGACGATTCATTGGAGTACCGTTCGAGCAGCTTGCGGCCCTCAACCGCAAACCTGTCCGGAGCACCGGCTGTGTGACGAATCTTGAGTTCGTTCACGTCCGTCGCACCCCAGATGATTCGGTTGTCGCAGACGTACCTGTACAGGAACGTGCACAGCCCGAACGTCGACCGGCCGACTTCGCTGTTCCACAGCATGACGCCGCGAAACAGGCTCTCATCACCGCGTTCGATCGGTCGGCTCTCATCCACCAGGAAGATGAAGACGTCACGATCGGAGGCGTACAGCGTCGTCGCACGCTTCGGGTCACGCGAAGCGTAACTGGCGGACGGGACCTTCCAGTTCCCTTCGGAGTTGACCTTGATGACAGCGTCCACGACCTGTTCGTCCCAGATACGTCCGTAGGTCGTACTGGTGAGAGACGTCAGACGGCTCTCGCCGTTCTGATGCGCCAGGATCAACCCGTTATCGCGCTGCGCGAAGTTCTCAAGACCCCACTGCATGTTGATCGCAGCGAGCGCTCCGGGGAGCTTCCGCAGATACGAAGCCGGGCTGGAGATTGCGGAGCAGACCTGTCCGAAGCTCCAATTGGATGGCCGCAGGAGGACCTCTTGACCCGTCGCCTGACGCTGGACGGAGAAGACCAAGTCACCGACGTCTGCAGCGTCAGTCTGAACTCGGATATCTTCGAGGGCGACTTCCGTCGTCCAGGACTCCTGACGCCGCTGACTCACATGCTGTCGCAGTTCTTCGAGCGAGAGGAACCGCTGATCGTTCGGGCGAGTCGCCCACTGCTGTGACGCCGTGTAGAGATTGTCACTCATGGTAGTAGCACTCCTAGACTGCTGGGGAATCACCTGACTCGCACAGTCCCACGAGTCGGGAGCGATGGAACCGCCATCACCGGGTGAACAGGCTTCTGCTCACGACTCCCCCATTGTACCATGACTCAAGCGTGAGTCAAGCGTGAATCAAGAATTTTTCACTTTTCCTCGTTTTCGGCGGAAAGAACGCCCTCCAGAACCAAGCAAACGATATCCGGCTCAGACCCACTGTCAGCGCAGTCAGGGCAGCACTCATACTCGTCAATACGACGAGTGAACGTGCGGTTGCAGTCAGGGCAAGCCCTTTCTCCAGGCTCTGCAAAGAACTCGACGTTGCAGTGCGGACATTCCCGATGAATCCGCGTAACACGCTCACTGCCGTCAAAGGTTCTCTCACACTCATTGCATCTATACAACGTCCTGCCGGTAGATACAGCTAGCTCCACCTCGGCAGCCTCCTGAGACTCCAACTCCTCGCACTTAGCCTTATTAGCTTCACGGACTTCCTTGGCAGACTTTCGCAGACTGTTCAACTCCTCTTCAGACGGAGACTCCGGACGGTCTTGCGTGAACTCAGGAAAATCGGGAGGAATCTGCAAGGGCTGATCCCAAAACAGCAACTGATCGGCATTCACGCTGCCGGTGTAAGACCACTGCTTGCTCTCTGCAGACTCACCGAAAAATGCACGTCCATGATTTGAATCGTGTTCACCGAAAATGCAGCAAGATGCAACCTCCAAAACCGAAGGTGAGCAGTAGTCTTCGTAGTAGTAGGCCTTGCTCCAAGCAACTAAACAAATCCCATACTGATTATGCTTCATGTCCTTGTAAAAGTACCTACCAGGAGCAGAAGGAAGACTAGAAGACCACATGTCATTTCCTCTTGTGCACTGCCAACATCTCTTTCAATGATCCGCAAACAGGCGCAGACACATCAAGTTTTGCAGCCAGCCCAAGGCGCTCCATAATCCGACCCAACTGGGTAGACTTGTTCTGCTTGAGCAAGAAAATCTCACTCCCTGCACAAGCCTGTGAATCCGGACCTACAACACGATCATCAGCATCATCGCACTCTTCTGTCTCTCTAGAAACAGTCGTCTTGTGGCATGGAAAAGCCCTCTGATTGAACAGAGACTTGACGATCTCGCGCACACGATCCGAGCGCAGATACCCTTTCGGAAGATCATTCCGAAAGGGACAATCGTCGCACGGACGTGTCATGTCAAACTTCATGACAGCCTCATTGTACCTTGACTCAAGCACAAGTCAAGTACAAGTCAAGTCACACCGCGTAGCCGCACGAGGTACAGACTCGACATCCGTGGAAAGCCAGCGTATAGGCGAGCGACTGAAACCGCCTGGACTCAACGCCGCCGTCAGACGCCAAAGAAGCAACGAAGTGGACAACCTCGTACAGACTGGGAGTCAACGAATTGAACCTCTCAGCAGAGCCTTTCAAGAGGTGCTCCATCGACTGAGTCGAGAACTTGTTGCCTAGAGCCATGCGAGACAAAAAGCGCTGAACATCAGACACTGACTGTGACGCTAGACTATAGATTTGACGAGCCTCACCCATAGCCTCGTTGGTCTTCGCCTCTACGAATCGAGCAGCAGCAATCTGACAAGCCTCACGAGACTTCCTCTGCTTAGCCGCCTTCAGCGGACTAATCACATAAGAGTGGTCATGGAGCACAACCAACGTACCGAATGTCGGACGTCCGCCATGTAGCATGTACAGGCCGGGCGTTGTACTAGAAGTCAAGTCACCCTGCACAGCAACAAACTCAAACGTACCCTCTGAGTTGATGAACATGTCACCAAATCTAACCCCAGGAGCCGTAAACAGAATGTCGTAGGCTGTCTTCAGTCCAAGAAACGGCTTCTCACTGCTATACACACCGACCACTTGATGAGGTGTATACGCCACGTAAGCGGAACCACCACGATCGGACCTCGACATGCTGTAGTGGATCATCTGCGCCGTCAAAGGAGCGTTCCGGACGAACTCCTTATAGATTCCAGGCTTCACACCCGACAGCCTTCCGAACTGACCCGCCGCCAGACGAGAAAGAGGCAGATTGTTTGTCCACCCTGGAAGTGTCAGAAAGAAGTCAGGGGGTCCCTTGTCATCGACTGGACTCACAATGGACAACCCATGCTCAAGATCGTTCCAGTCAACCTGAGTCTCTGTGTAGTGCAACCCCGCCAATGATTGGTCTAGCTCTTGAATCGTTCGCAACATGACTCTTCCCTACAGTGAAGACGGACAAACCCTGTCGAGAAACTCGACACAACTCAGACTCCACAGAGCCGACGCGGCGGTTGGTAAACCCGAACACAACACCCTGCGTTGGCTGACCACGATAATCTCTGACATCCAACACTCTTTGCTCCCGACAGCGAAGTCGAAAGGCATCCACAATGTCTGGACGGTCGAAGTCGTCTGCAACTATAACATACGCTTGAGTCACGTTCAAGACACGCTTCTCACAACCACAACAAGGAACGCCAAATCGAAACACTGAAGATTGCCGAGTAACCCGCCTCCCGCAAAACAAGCAGGCAAAGGGGGACTCCACTTGAAACCGATATCCACAAAGAGTCGTCGAGTCAGAAAAACCACAGGTCCACAAAAACGCAAACGAAAGAGGGTCGACGGTCTGCAGTCTCGCATCCTCCGGCCAGCAGAAAGCCGGGAAAGTATGATGAATGTAGGCGTACATCCAAACAAGCGACCAATGACGCGCCAAATGATCCACAACCCGCAGCCAATCTGCAGAGAATCCGAACTCCTCCAAAGCGACACGACTACCGCCTTTCCGCTGTAGAGTCTCCATCACACGACGGAGTCTGTTGTGGTAGTAGAGGTATTTTACATGATCCGCAACCGAAAGTCTGTCCAACACAACGTCAGACAGTCTTGGTGGTACAGACAATCGCTTGAATGATCGCCCCGGCACGTCAGCAGATACCCTCTTTCTCTGCAAACCACTCAGGAATCTCAACGTACCCCTCGTCCCCTACGTTGTGCAAATCTGTTGCGCTAATCAACGAACGCGGAATCCACCACTGGTCCTCACCCATAACAGCGTCGTCCTCATCAACGTCTACTATTCGGACAAGCAACGCACCGTCTGTTGCAGCTATAAGAGCAACATCGTCAAGCTCGTAATAGTCATTTTTGCTCATAGCGGTTCTGACGTTAGAACTACAAAACGCCCGCGCATATTTCCCGTATGCGTTGCAACGCAATCTCAGCCGTCTCTGACGTTGACTGAGAGAGTATGTCAGCAATGTCTAAACAAGCCTGCCTGTGCCTGCCCGACCTCTTCTGCACACTTCCCGTTACTCCGTGAAACGTAACGTCCCACAGAATGATAGTCATTCCGCTTACAGAGCACTTCCGCACACCGAGTTCTCGAACAACACCTAAATCCCTCAGTTCCGTCAACCGCCCGGAAGTTGATCCATGACGACGTTCGCCTATGCCGACTGCAACCTCATTACAGGTAGCGGGTCCGTGCCTAAACAACCAGTCATACACCTTCGCTCTGGCATCTGACAATACGCCAGACGCCATCAACTGGGCGTAAACTTGTGAAGATGTATCTCTGACCGCCATCAGAAGTCTCAACGCATCTTGATTGCACCCGACTTGTAAAGCGCCAGAGCCAGATTCATCGCGTGCTTACAAATCCCCGCCAGACCAGACGGATTAGCTGGACCTCTATACCGTTCCGGATGCGCAGGTTTGTAAGGCGGAGCTTTTGGACCAAACAGGGCTGTTGGTTCCTCAGACTCGCACTCCCAGTTGAACCTCCAGCGGAAATCTGGGCAGTTACACCTTACCCTGACAGAATCATTGAACGAAAGCTGCTCGAAATAAACCTCACCCTTTGGAATCGTCGGGGAGCTACCACGGACTCGCAACCGCAGAAGACCCTTGCGAGGGGATTCCGAAAACTTGACGTCACGAAACATCAAGTGAGTGCGGTATTTCCTCTGTGCAGGCTTGCGGCCATCATCGTACCGTTCACCCAACACCTTTGAGGACGCAAGAAGCACCTGCATTCCAGGAAAGGCCTGCCACTTGACCTCTTCCGTCTTCACGCGGTCGACCACATGCTGACGCCTTCTCGTATGTGGAAACGCTCGAATGGCTTTCGACCACAAGTCTCGAATAGACGATTCCAACAAAGACTGCTCAACAAGCTCAGCCTCGGACTCAGACAATGAAACAGCCAGCAACTCGGCGACGGTAAGCCGCAGCGTCTGATCCTCTTCCAAAACTGCTGTCAGCAAAGTGGACATGCATCTCTCCTAGAATCGTGCGTCTTTGAGGCATTCTAGCCCACACCGGAAGTTCAGTTCAATGTTGTCTTCTGGTCCTCACATTTCACGCGCCAGACAGAATCGCACAGAGACTGCAAATCAAGGCTATGAGTGACTAGAAACACTCTCTTGGCTTCCCCTTTGATGATTTCCAGTGCCCGCACAGACAGGTCACGATCAAGATGGTCAAACACTTCATCACCGACCAAAAAGTTGCTACCCCAGCCATGCACAGCCTGCATGGCAAACCTGCGCAGCGCGAAGTGTAATGCAAGATCAATGCATCTACCTTGACCACCAGACGAGAAGCCATAAGACCCCGCAGAAGAGTCCACGCTGATCGTCACGACTGACTTCGCTGAAGCAGTCTTCTGCTGCTTCTCTGGTAGTAAACGGACCTCGATATCTCCGTCAAAAAGCTGTTCGCAGTACAACTTCAGATTCGCGTTCATACTCTCAAGAACATCACCCAACCTCTTGGATCGAATTCCACGAATAGAAAATCCCTCGATCCACCAACTAAGCCTTGATTTGATCTGCTGATACTCAAGAATGGCAGACCAAACTTCATCACGTTGAGCCTCCTCCGAAGCCAGACGATTCGCCAGACTTTGAATGGACTGATGCATTGAAGCCCCAGCGTCATCAACACGCGAAAGTTCACTTTGTAGCGCCTGATACCTGGACTCAAGTCTGGAAAGCTCCGTATTGATCGCCACACTCTGATTGACTAAAGCAGCACCTCTCCTCCTAACAGCCTCAGTAGAACCTCTTACTGACTGATACTCTAATCTAGCTTGAGACAGACTAGAGGAAACTATCTGCAACTCACCAGACAATGCCGCCAAGGTAGAATTACCTGAATCAACCTCATGCCTAACCGACTCGTTAGAGACTGCCTGCCCACAAGTAGGGCAAGAATCCTTCAACGATGAGAAGTTTGATACACGCCGGCTCAACTCGGTCTGCCTACCTACAAGTTGAGACTCAAGCTGAACAAGAGACTCAACCTTTGATTGGGTTTCACTCTCGTGAGATAACCACTGATTCAACAGAGCAACACACTCTTCTTGACTCGCAACACACTTACCAAGTGACTCTTTCCCAGACCCAAGCTGCAACCCAATAGCCTCACACTCAGACTCAACCCTCTTCCGTTCAGCAGCAGCCAATTCACTCCACTTAGCAGCAGTGTCTTGAGCTTCAAGAAGTTGACATCGGGTAGTTTCTATAGCCCGATCAAGGGTAGCTTTCCTGGAACACAAACCTGACAGTGTAACTTCCAAAGCAGCCAACTGATGCTTTGAAAGCTCGTGTGCTCGCTCATAGTCAGCCGCACCAAGAAAGTCCTCTATGATCGACGTTCTTTCAGAATCGCCAAATCCAGAAAACCTCTCCGTAAACCCCTGACCCATAACAGCGATGGCACAAAACAGTCGAAGAGGTAGCCCAATAACCGACCGCATTGCAGCCACTCCGTCCTCTTTTCGCAGATAGGGTGTTACGGCTGCGCCGTCGCAAGACAACTCCCAACCAGATTTCAGAGACCTCTTCACGTAATAGGAATGGCCAGCATTGGAAAACCAAGCCTCTACTGAAGTATCACCGCCTACAACGTCTCTTCTGTACCTGCGCTGCACACCACGCATTTGACTCCTCTCAACAGGCCTATTGAGAGTGTCATAGAACAACCAAAGAAGCGGCTCCACGAGAAGAGCAGACTTGCCGGAGCCTGTAGGACCAACAACAAGAGTCACACCAGAACCACTAAAGTCCACAACAGCGTGGTCTACTGAAAGAAAATTCGTGATTCGTACAGACTGCAATTCCATTGAGCGTCAACCTATAGGAAGGTTATACGTACCTTGGACAAGAGATATTCCATCTTTCTTCAAGTCATCTCGCCCTAGCCCATTCAATCTAGAGTCTGCAAGACTATCAACGTAATCACAGATGGAAGATTCTGGAGTGGAGTTCGGATCAATCTGAATAGACGACGCAACTCCAGCTAACGCTGAAGCCTCAGACAGCAAAGTCAGGCTATGAACATGGGGCTTCAAGATAAGCTCAGCTATGACTTCTTTTCCAGTAGGTACTGTTAGCCGTAAATGTGTACGTTCAAGAGGAACCCGCCTACTACAGTTGAACCACGAATCGTGAACGTACCCAACGTTACAGGCAGCATCAAAAGACACGTCTGTAGAAAAGGAAACGTAATAATGAGAATAAGGATTTTCAATGAACGTAGGAGCCGACTGTAACTCTCCGCGCACAACATCAAACACCCACACGCCGCGAAGCTGCTGAGAGGGAAGCAGTCCGTAGCAGTTGTCTCGAAAATCATGAGACATAGGAGCGCCGCAGTACCAAATTGTCTTATCTGGCCAACCCAACGACAAGTCTGGTGGGTTTGGTTTATGGTAGTGACCAACAACCGTTGTCTTTGGAAAGCAATCCGGGTCCAGACCAGACCCGTCAAACCTATTAGGGCCGAACATGCCGCCCTTGACAGGCAAGTGCGAAAACAGGACGCACTTGTCGAACTCAGAAAACACTAACCCGGCTTCAGCCCGCCATCGTTCTTTGTTCCCCTCACCTAGGTAGGAAACAAAAGATGTTCCTTCTGGTCCGTTACACCAGGGCCACACAACCTGATGGCTGGGGGAAAACAGCCTACCCAGTGAAGACATCAGATTCACGGAACCATCTTCAGTACAGAAGTCGTGATTCCCTACAAGCCAATAGGACGTCGGAACGGACTTGAAAACCTCCGCAAGGAACCAAGTCATCAAACCAAGACTACGGTGGTCAACTCCACGGTTGTCCTCGCCGAAGTCACCAAGATGAACCAGCATACCCGGCTGCTGACTGGCAATGAGAGACAGCAACCAACACAGAGTATTCTGAGTCTGCTCCGACCTCTTAGAGGTGCTATCCGCGCAGTCAATCTGCAAGTCACCAATGACTAGAATCTTCAAGGCTTAGCAACCTCCACAAACTCAACCGAAAGTGTTCACGAAATTCTACGGAACGGTTCACTCCAATAAGCGAAGTTGTTCAATACGCTGTTGACATTCAATTCGCCAAGTTGACGTATGACCTCCATTTCATCAAAAGCCCTAGAAGTCAACAGCCCGCCTAACAAGACGTCAACATGCTCTTGAGGAAACACTTCTAACGCGAAGTCGACTAACTCAAGATTTCGCAGAACAAGGGACCTATTCTTGCCTATACTCTGTACTTTCTTACGACTGTCCCTCTCACAACAGTCAAAGAATTGAGTCAAGTCAGCGGGGCAGGTATCACGATACTGGTGTGAGTCGTAGTAATCCTGCTTGAATCCCGGCAGCGACGACGACAAAAACTGATGAACAGCCTTGCCAGCCCAAACCTTTCCAACACCAGACACACCGGGAACGTCATCACCATTTTTGCCCAGGATCGCCTTACGAACAGCATACCAATCTACTGGGACTGACAACTTCTCCATGAAGTTGTACAAGCTAAGCCAGTCATCAGCCATTGGACGGTACACGCACACTCGTTCTGAGCAGCACTGTGCAAAGTCCCAGTCATCGCTACATATAATCACCTGACCGGCATAAAAACCAGCAAGCCTATTTGCCAGCAAGGCAATTACATCGTCAGCCTCCCTCTCAGGCCAACGAACGACATGTACTCCAGCCGCCAGCAATAATGGCGTGGCTAGTTCAACGCTTGTAGAAGCAACCCTACGAAGCTCTTCTTTCTCTTGTCTTTCGGACGGGTCCATACCCTCGTGAATGATTCGAGAGACTTTGTACCCGGTCTTCTCTTGTACGTTAGGCGGAAACATTGCAAGACGTCTAGGAGACCTACCTCCGTCCCACACACCAACAACCTTGTCGCAAGGACTACACTTCATCAAGCACGTCTGGATTGTACTAAGCAGTCCAAACACACCACCGGTCTTACGGCCGAAGTCATCCATCAACTCTGCGAACGCTTTGACGTGCAAAGCGCGTTGAAGATGGTAATTCAAGTCTAGGATGAGAATACGCTCTAGCACGGACGCACCTACTTCCTTTGCGCCACAAGAGCATTCACAAGAGCATCAACAGCTTTTGGAGCCAACGACTTGATCTCCCTCTGCAGAATACCGCTAACAGGACCCACACCATCACTGGAGATCATCGGCAGGTGAACATTCAAACGAAAGTTCGCCACTGGCCCAACCTGTACGTTACCGCATACAAGGTACACTGGGTAGACATCAGCCTTCTCCGCACCATTAGCTGGTAAGACTGACGAGGAATTGTCACTCACCTCTTCCTTCTCCAACAATGCATCAAGAGCCGCATCCTCCTCAGGGGTAGATTCCTCAATCATACTCCTGACAGCCCTCTCAACTTCGGTAGCAGGCTCTGGCTCATCATAGGCGATTCCAGTGTTGTCAGATCGTGAAGGACTGGAATCTGCAACAACTCGTGATTCATCTCCGGCAGTCACAGAAGATTCAACAACATCCCCTGTAGAACCGAAACCACCCGACCTGATTGATTCTGTAAGGCTATCCGTTTTAGGCCAAGACGCCTGAATACGACTAATCAGAACGCACTGCACAATCCTCTGTCCGTGCGTAATCAACAGAGGGTTGGTTCCACAATTCTTCACTGCCGCAAACCATTCTTCGCGGTAGTCAGAATCAATCACACCAACACAATTCCCCAGCCGGTACTCCTTAGAGCTAGACGACGCCCGCGGGAACAGAAGACAAACCATATCCTCAGGGATAGCCGTCTTGATACCCAGAGGAACACGAACAGTCTCGCCTGGACTCACAACCAGAGACAAATGCTCCGCCGGGAAATTGTTCATCCTCTTGATAAGTTCCACGTCCTCTTTCTTGTTGTCAATCAGCCAGCGAAAAACTGAATCATGATCCTCCGCTGCGACACGAACGCGCTTCCATGTAAAGAACCCAGACTGTCCGTGAAGATTCAAACAGGGTCTTGTAAGGATTGCCGGCATATCGTACCCAGCAGACCCTGGCGTCGCCAAAGACGGCTGACCCTTATCATGGCCGGGAAGATACACAGTTGCGACTGACGTATTCATAGTGACTACTCAACAGGATGGAACTTGGCAGGCTCTGGCTTGCTGCACATTCTCCAGCACTGCTCAGCCAACCATGTACGAAGCCCAGGTCTTGCATCAAACGTCGATCTCAAATCCTTCTCAGTAGTAGTGATTTTGTCTTCACCCGGCCAGCCAAAGATGTATCTCCACTGCGTTGCGTTTCCAGCGGAACTCAGCCCATCTGCGCAAATCTTAGTAGGAGATGCCCCTTTGCCGTCACCTCGATCAATCAGACGAAAGACCTCCCCTGAACCATTGCACTGAGTACACATCCTGAACGACAAAGACTTCCAAACCAACTTGCCGGATTCGTCAACAATTGGAATCTTGCCGCCACAAACTGGACATGGATCGACGACGTACACGTCTCTCAGAAAACGGTACATGGAAGCGTCATTATCCACCCCATCCCAAGACCTGATAACAATCTCAGAGGAGCGAAATGGGGGTGCGCTACCCTTGGACTTATAAAGTTCCATCATCGACACAACGCCGATATTCCTGTCATCAATCCCAGGGGTGAAGATTCGATCAACCACTCGCATCTGCATTCTGAATGTGGCATTGTACTTCGGACCGCCCCCACAATCGACTTCAGTACCCCCATAGTTTCCGATCTTCTTGTGCTTCTGCAGCAACAAAAAGAGTGTTGCCCCAAGACGGGATGACAACGGCCCTATCGACCGCAGAATGCTACGAACCTTTCTAGCCTTCGATGCCATGCCTTCAGAGAACATAGCGTCTGGATCGTCGAATATGTTCTGCTCTTGAGCATTAGACGGTGTATCCCACCCAATCACTAACGGATGTTGACGTGAAAAATCTTCTCCCCACGAAATCCTATTCATGAGGGTGTCATAAATGTACGAGAATCCCTGTTCGAGCGTATCCACCTCGACCACCATCAGAGACTTATCCGTAAGCCCCTCGCGCATCATCCTCTGTCGATCAATACTATGCTCACTAGTCACAAGGATGTTGATCCCTCCGACTTTCTCATTCTGAGCCATTGCTGACTCAAGCATAGTTGTCTTACCTTGAGACGACTCCCCCTCAATCGTCATGATCCGACCGCGTGGCCAACCACCCCACATACCAACATCGCTGGGCGTACACCCGGTACTCAACCAGTTGGTGATGTCAGAGTGAAATTGACCGGCAGCCTTGTAGCCAAGCTCGGCTGCTGAAGACCTAGCATTGATGCTTTCCTGCAAAGACGACAGCGCCGAAGCAACAGACTCAGGAGACGCCTCGCTACGTTTCTTGCCAGACTTTTTAGCTGGCTTAGTCGTAGAAGACCCCTCTGTTGTCTGATTCTTCGGCGCTGCTTTTTTCTTTGCCACGTTACTGCTACCCCTGAACCTGAGACCTGTACTGGTCAGACGCACCCTTACAGCGTTCCTCCCAGGGACACGTCAAGCACTGCATTGGATTTGCAGCAGACACGACATAGTACCCTGTACTACTCGGCTGATTTGGGTTGAAGTAGCAAGCTGGCGGTCTTCCTCCGGTGCTCTCAACCGACGTTCCAGGATAAGGTCCCGGAGGTTGGTTGATATCAACGGGCTGCTCTGGCTGTGCTGGCTGTGCTGGCACAGGCGCTGGAGGTGTGGATTGAAGGTTCGGAAGCGGAGGTTCAGCGACAGGAGTTGCTGGTGCAGACTCTTCTGGACTCTCCACAACAGCGACACCTCGCTTCTGAAGAAGCGAATTGATGTGCCTCTTCAGGCCTCTCAAGCTGTCTGTCTTCCAGAACTTCTGCTTCCCAGCAAACTCACCGCGCTTTCCACAATCCTCGATGAGTGAAACAAACCACTCGCCTTCGTACCCAAGCTGTGCAGCGGCAGGCACAACGACTCTGCACCAGTAGCCGTCTTCACTGACACTCTCAACCCACTCAGAGTGAAGACCCCAGTTCTGCACGAGCATTCTTGCACCGTCCAGATCATACCGGAGAACAGACCCAGCCTGAACAGACGTCTGACCGCCTGACGTAGTAGGCACAACCTGACCGGCGGCGTCTGGTGTGCCTTCATCAAAAGGGCGCGTCGCCCCCATCTGCTGCGGAGGGTATCCCGGCTGTCCACCCTGCGGAGGGTATCCAGGCTGTCCACCCTGCGGAGGGTATCCAGGCTGCTGGGGCTGCTGCGGAGGGTATCCAGGCTGCTGCTGCGACTGGGGCTGCTGCTGTTGTGGAGGGTATCCAGGCTGCCCACCCTGCGGAGGAGCAGCAGATGGAAACTGTCCGTTAGCCATCTGCGGGACACCAGCATTCGTGCTTGGGAAGGAGCTTCCGTGAATGTAGGACGTCGCCGACATTCTCCGGAAATGATCCTCAATCCTCCTCGCAGCTTCCTCCATAGCGCCGATTTGATCCGGCGTCGGAGTCGGAAACTGTTCAGTCAGCGGCTTCATCGCATCAAGCATCTGCCGTGCGACGTTCTGGTCAGGATGCACAGGCCCACTGGACCCAAGCCACGAGCACGGAACGACACTGAGAGTGTACTTCGTATTGTACCTCCCAGACCCCGATCTCGTAATCAACCAGTCCCAGCCATTCACCGGGTTGAACAGATCGCCGTAAATCTTCCGTTGGTTGCCAATCGCTTGGACCAACTGATTGTACTGCGACTTCTTCAAGTTGATCCACTGCGGCTTGATCCGTGTCACGTTGACACCAGTGTCGTCACGGAACCAACCCTGAACATAAGCGCAGTCGACAGGGTCGATATCCGAAAGCAATTCTTCGCTGACGCCAACCTGCTTGAGTCGAGAGATGGCCTCCAGAATCGGATTCTGACGACCGGTCGTCTGTTCTGAACCTTCCGGCCAGAGAAAGACGTCCTTCTCAGACTGAGGATCATTGAAGTTCTTCGGAACGAAGAACTTGAGAACCTGACGAACGACCTTCCCATCGGGTGTCAGTGATGGGCCAATCCGGAAGTGAAACTGGGACGGACTACCGTCCGTAGAACCAGGCCACTTGTCCCAGAAATCCCCAGCTTCGCCAGACTTGACCGCCTTTGCCTCAGCCGAGTAGTCAGCGGTGTCGTAGAATCTTGGAGTAGCTCCCGCATGACCCGCAACATGTGGAGACGGAGCACCCTGAGGAGGTGCAGCCTGCGGAGGTGCAGCCTGCGAAGGGGAAACCTGCATCTGTGGCTGTGGCTGTGGCTGTGGCTGTGGCACACCCTGTTGTGGGTAAGCTGGCTGCTGTGGGGGAGCGCTTGCAGGTGGTGAAGAAGCCTGCATAGGCTGCTGCATACCCGGCGTGGGGTAATGCGGCTGTGGAGGGGCAGCCTGCATCTGTGGCTGCGGAGAGTAAGTACCGGGTGGGGCACTCGCGGGAGGAGGCACGGAACCAGGCGCAGGTGGCGCACCGACGCTCGGAGGTCCTGAATACCCAGTAGGCATTCCCGGCGGAGGTGCCATACCGGGCGGAGGAGCGAATCCGGGCGGAGGGGCAAATCCGGGAGGTGTACCGGGGGCTGGAGCCATTCCCGGCGGAGGTGCCATACCGGGAGGCATACCCGGCTGCGGAGGTGCAAACTGCTGATTCATCTCACACGTTCCTAAGGGGTCAAGGGGTCAAGCTGTCAAGCTGTCCTGTTCTTCCTGTCTACGAATTGCGACAGCTTCCTGGACAACAAGAGCAGTATCTAGAGCAGCCTCGATTCCTTCGAGCAACCCTAACGCACACTCATACTGATGGATGGTATCCGCCATGTATGAGAAACCGCTGTCTTCCAACACAGCAGCATTCACGTAACGAGTTCGTACCTGGACTCCAGACGTCACAAGTCTGTCTCTTGCTTCTCTGTCTAAGGTCAGACGTCTAACATCTGATTCCATCTGCAGTCTGGACTTGATGTACCTCAATCTCGACTTCCAGAACTGCACAACGACAACAGCCCGCCGGCTTTCAGCGACGAACCAGCTTGAATCGTTCTCAGACGACAGAAAATCAAGAACGGATACAACATCCGCAGTGAAGTTACCGCCCTCAATCCATGTCAAGCTAGTCGTGTAGTCGCGGGTTGACTGTAACGAGACTGACACAAGCGTACTCCAACACAGTAATCGAGAAACAGTGTCTAATCTGACAACCAAAACAAGAAAATCATCTGGAAACTTCCAGATGCCAAGCACTGGCCTTTTTGTCGTCAACCACCTCTTCTGTGACACTGTAACGAATGTGATGACCGCCTAGAAGCAATTGATGCACCAGCGCCGCACAGTTCTCCTCTTTCCCGACGACCTTCCAGTGATTCCGATCAAACCTCTCGACGCCCGCCATCGCACCCCAGGAGTAACCAGAATCTGAATCCACAGCAAGTGGGACGTCAAGCCAAGGGTAAATCTGAGGAGGAACAACTGACATCTGATAATGGACTAACTCCCACAAGTCAAAATACTCAGGCGGGTAGACGTCAAAACCCAAAGAGTCGTGCACAAACAAGTAAGGAAGTGATTTGTAGCCGGTAGACTTCAAATAGTGATACAGGCGGATATACGAAGTCAGTGTGACGTCCGAAGCTGTAGACTGAATTGGCGTGTTGACTGCACGGCGCTCAATCTCACCTTGGCTATACACGTCCAATGTTAGCGGCCTGACTCTTCCAAAAGCCGAATACACACAACCGTTCTCCAAGGCGAATCGCTCTTGAGAAACCTTCCACCTAGCAACAGCGGGAAGCGCACCCAAATACTCCGCAATGAACTTCTCAGCCCGCGTCTTAGACACCCCAAGCAATCCGGCGACGTTTTCAGGGCCAGACCCGTACAGAGTCGCAAAATTCACAGTCTTGCATATCTTGCGCTCTTCTGCCGTAACATGCTCAATAGGCTTGTTGAAGATCAATGCTGCAACATACTTATGTGCATCAAAGCCCTGATTGAATGCAGCCTTCAGAGTAGGATCGTTAGCCATCACGCTACAGGCGAGGATACGAACCTCCATCGCACCGTAGTCGAACTGAAGGTGAACACCACCTCTATCCCTCCACCTAGACCTCGCAAGACGCTTGATAGCGCTCTTGCTTGGCATATTGTGAATCGCCGGGTCAGAGGCAGATAGACGACCAGTTTGAGTACCTTCCTGCTTATATCTTGGATGCCAAGACCAAGGCACTAACTCATCAGGGTAGAATGGGGCAAACAACTCGTGTCTCGGCCCACCCTTGTCATCAACAACATTCCCCATATTTGTCACATAAGCTGAATTCAGCTTAGCGACTGTCGTGTATTCCTGAAGCGACTTCACGACAGCAAGATGCTCACTCCAACCGTTCGATGAGCAGACGTCATGCAAATGCGACATCGCCCTTTTGTCTGTAGACTGATTTTGTGTCGTCTTAGAAACATGCTCTTTACTCTTAGGCAAACCCATAACGTCGAACAGAAGATCGACTTTCTGATTCACGCTTCCAGGGTTGAAATCCCATTTACGCACAGATTGCGGCGCTGTACCTTCTACAAGCATCTTCTGGTAATGCTCAGGACAACCAGACCTCTGTAAAAATGCAAGGTAGAATGGAGACTTGCGCAACGGCTCCATAATAGAGTCAAGATGATTTGGCATTTCATACTTCAACCAGTCGTACACTGCGAGGTCGATAGGAATGCCATTGATCTCCATTTCCGCCAAGGGGATTATCGCGTTCAGAACACACTCTTGGAACGGACCCAACAGCTTACGGTCTGTAAGCTCCTGAATAATAGTAGGGGCCATCCGGTAGACGGAATCTGTATCGCCACAAGCGTAGGCAACATAAGAGCTATCAAGAGGCAAGTTCTGGAAGGACTTCTTTCCTTTAGGCAGCTTACCCATCCTCTCTTTCAGACCATCCCCATACCCCTGCATACCACAGTATTTAGCTGCAAGGTAGTCCAAATCATTAGGCTGGCTGCCTACAAAAAGAAACTGGTGCGCCTGCATTGCATCGAACGCAATGCTACCCAATCTCACACCGAGCTTGCAGAAAATCTGCTTGTAGTCGAATGACAGATTCGTCCCGATAGCCGGAATGCCTTCATCAACAAACAGACGCTTCATGAAGGAGCGAATAGCCGACACACCAAAGGCGTTAGCAAAGTTGCCCTCAGGATGAGACACTGGAATAACTATACCAGTCTTAGGTGCCCACGACAATTGGATGGAGACAAGCTCAGTAGCCGGGTCAAAAACACGCAAACCAGCCGTATCGTCAACACCGCCAGTTTCTGTATCCAACGACAACCAAGGTGTTTGTCCGGAACGGTACAGCCCAACAAAATAGTCAGCCCATTGATTCAACTCTTCAATAGACTGAACTACTCTGTAATCAACACCATCCAAGCGTGATTCGTTGTAAGCAACCTTACGAGCATAGATCAAGTCTGAAGCGATGAACCCAGCAACGTTCTGACTCTTCCTATGCAATGATGCGGCAGGGTGATAGGAAACAACAACAGGATACTCGACCGATTTACAGGTCTTCTTGTTGTACCTCTGCTGAGGCAACCCACCAGTCAACTCAGGGATGGCCTCATACAGAACAAGACCGTACTTAGCTTCAGCCTCTGCAATGAAGTCATCCGGAAACCTAAACGAGTGCTGAAACCCACGCAGTCGATCAATTGCGGCGCGACTACCTGTCAAAGCAATAGACGCCGTCTTTCCCAGTGCAACTATCACTTCTGGCTTTTGTACAGCTATCTCATAGAAGAGCCAAGCCGCAGAACAAGTCTTTGCATCATTAGGATTAGGTGCTTCAACCTTACCGTTTACTTTTGGGATGCATCGCACGACATTAGTCCAGCGACACACGCTGAGGTCAATGCCAGCCTGACCTAGCAACTCATCTAGCAGCTTACCTGACCTTCCAATAAAAGGTTGGTTGTATCTATCCTCATCCTTACCAGGCGCTTCACCCACAAGCATGATCTTTGGATGATCTGCACCTCTGGGAGGAACACAGTTGGAGTTGGCTGTCAAATGCAACGGACACTGCATACATACCTTAGGCCTTGCATACTGAGGCAAGGCAGATGTATCGCCGATTCCATTCGCCCATTTATGCATGACAGAATCCATTCACACCAACAAGCACACAGACTCTGATGGAACATAAGCGGACGTACCATCAATCACAAAAATCCAATCTTCTGGTCGAGACAGCGAACGGCCTGAACCGCCAAAGTACCCATCCGTCAAACAGATGACACAGTCCGCTTCAATCTCTTCCGCAACGCGATTCACATCCACCAAAGACGTACCACCACCGCCTCTGACGGCGTCTAGGGACTCAATAATGTAGCACTTCGTGTCAAAGGACGCAATCGTCGTCTTGTACTGCTCAGGCAGACTTTTGTGAATCGCTCGCATCCTGTCCAGGTCTTCCATAGTCATTGAAGCTGATGCGTCGAGAGCAATCAGGATATGGATTCCCGTCTTACACATACCAATCCGCTGTGAAGGCAAAACAATCTTACCCCACAAGCCGCTCAATCTAGCTGGAAGCCTATCCCATCGCTCTTGAGGGACAGCCTGATACATACTACCGAGTCTCCTACGGAGTAAAGCATCCCACGGAACCGAGTGCTCAGCGTACAGGTTATCAGACACCTGACGAAGCTCACCCATCGCGCCATCGCCTGGAAGTTTTCCACACCCGAAACGATTGCCGTTGTTACCGCTTGTACGATCCTTGTCTGCGGCGCGACATTGAGCCTCAGAGATACTACTGTCTAGCGTCTTGCGAGTCTCTTCGTCTATAGTCGGCCACTGATCGTGATGTCCGCTAGGAGGGGAGAATCCTGGTTTATCTCCAGAGCCTGAACAGCCTGCAACATCCGCGTGACTTACCAGTATCTCATAAATCTGTTCAGTCGTCTGGGTCTCAGGATCAATACCCCATTCTACTGGGTACAACTCTTTTGTAATGCTTCCAGGAAGCGGCTCAAGACCATACCACTTGCAATAGTGGTTAGAGACTATGTCAGCAGCATAGTTCCAAATTAGAGTATCCTTGCCGCTTGCCCTCGTTATGTGCCTAAGCATAACGTGCAAGGACTCATGCGCCAGTACAAAAGCCACTCGACCGGACGCGGTAGAACCATTAGTCCACTTACTGTCATCTTGGAGTAGGTCAAAAAAGTGTCGTCCCCAGCAGAACACAAACTCACCCTTATCATTGACTCCTACAAAGGCAGTCATGGGGACACCAGCGACTTGAACAGCATCTGTAAACTTAGGATACCCTAAGTTATAAGCCTCTCGAAACAGAAACGAACTCTCGTCAAGAGACTGCAACGCCCTTGAAATATCGCGAGTCCTATTCAAGTCATCAAACTTCTTCCTAGTTCCAAGCATATATCACAACCCCGTATCTGAGAGTCTAAGCATCTCAACGAAATTATGAAAACCGGGAGTAGTGGCTACATCGGTAGGGATGACTCTTGTAGACCGAAGGTTGACGTAATCAAGCATCCTCCTAAGCCAAACAGGATCAGTGTAGCACTTTGACTGAAACTCGAAAGGCATTGCGATGAACACAGAAGAAGTCTTCAAGACGGCAGACGGAATAGACTCTGGCTTTCTAACCAAGTCAGTGTAGTAAGCGCAGAAATCCAGATCATTCGTTGCAAAATCAATGCACTGCATCGCATTGGCAGCAATAGACGCCAGGTCTAACTTGTCATACTTATGACTAGTACAAGCCTTAGCCAACTTAGCCTTCAACAGGTGCGACGGAATAGACATCGAGAGCAACAAGCACTCCTCAACATCCATCCCACTGTCTGCCAGTCGCATGATGTTCTCTAAACAGCGAGGAGACACCTGCAACTTCTGCTCCTTGTTCAGGTCCGCATCATACCAGGAAATCACAGAGGCAACCGTATGTGGAGTGTAGCCGCGGCTGCAGTACCACTGATAGTCCGGATTCGCCTCCAAATAAACATGAGCGCCAAACTTGTCGACCAACGGAATATCAAGCTCCTTCACTTTGTACACAGAGTTTGGCGGATTCTGGGCAGCCCACACCAATTTGAGGTCAGGTAACGGTTGGCCATTCACCCGACGAAACTGAACCAACTCCATACAAGCATCAAGGAAACGTGGATCGGCCTCCCTGTTGATCTCATCGAAAAACACAAACTCAACACCCTCCATCCTTTTAGGGCGAAGGAACCGAAGACTAACCTGTTCTGCCTGTTGCTTCAGAAACATTACGGTCTGGTCAGCAACTTCACGACTGACTCCCATAGTTGTCTGGGCGTAAGAAGACGCCAAGCTGTCAGCACCGTGAGAGACGTACCACCTCAGGCTACGAATCTGGTCAGGCTCAACCTCAGGTGCCGGTATCCCAAGCCAATCGACAAAGTAGTCTGAAGATGGAACGGATATGTAGCACCCGCGCATCCCCAAGTCATCGCAAAGCTGTTGAAAAACTGTCGTCTTTCCGATCCCGTGAGCACCGGTAAGAAGAACATTGAATCCGCCTGCCGCCAACTTCCGCAGCTTGGCGTAAGTATCCGCATTCAGCTTTGCCATGATTCAGGCTCCCGCAAAAAGTGTGTCCCAGCGGGTTTTCCGCCATCACCCGGTCTGGGGTCTTCCATCAACAACCAATTTGACCACTTTCCTTTGATGATCCCCTCGACCAAAGGCATTTGAGCTTCTGACTGCAAAACAAGCCGATACCTGTCATGGCCCAAGAAAGAATGAAGAATTGGCAATACAAGCTCAGGAGTAAGTCTACCGTTTCCGCATCCAACCAACGGAACATCAATCGACTCACCATCTAGAGTAAATGCAGCAAGCTGCGCCGCAGACCTCCACACCAGCTTTGAGTCTGCATCACCCCTCCAACTCATCCAAGGCTGATCCTCATTCATTGGCTTCGTAGGGAACATGATAAGCCTGTTACGCTGATGCATCATAACAGGAGTATCTTCCCTATACCTGCGACACTGAAACCCCCACCAGTCGACAATGTCAGGAAACCTGTCAGCAGCTTCTTTTGCGACACCTCGTCCCATGACAGAACCGCCAGACGACTTCCAACCAATGTTGCACGGAACAACAACAAAGGCGCTAGGATGCTGATCCCAAACATTACCAATTCGGAACCTCATAGAGCATTCAGCCTAAAAGAGCACTATCCAACACTCGCATGGACGTCACGCAAGCCGTGAATAGCTTCCGAAACGATGGCTTCCGCATAGCGTTCACCGCCATAGTTGGTTGCCAATTCCCGCAGCTTGTCTTCTAGCCTTCGTGCCCGCTGTTGCCATGAATCCCTGTCATCTTGAACCTCACGCATGGCGAGCAACTCCTCACGAGTCCCGTTTAGTTCCAACACCATCTGTTGGTACGCATGGGCACGCTCTGCATCATCCATTGATGCCCAGAAAACACACAGGGCAGGGTCGCCATCACCACCACCAAAGTGCGCGGCCGCTTCGTCATAATTGTCTGTCTCGAAACTGCAATGGAAACATTTCCACATCGAATAGACCTGTATTACACCAGACCAGCCGTCGTCTCAGATTCGCAAATCAACGTCACCGACGACGTGGTAGTATAGCTGTTAGACGGACTGCACCTCATAGTCGTACATCCTCACAAGTCGAGGCCCATCTTTGAAGTCTAGATGAACAAAGACGGAGCAACTGTCGACTTCAACCCCGTCTGGCGGCAAACCGACAGGCACAACATCACCTGCCTTCGACAAGCAGTCAGATGCCATATCAGAGTCATCAACAATCCGAAACTGCAACGGAACAGGCCTCTTATAGGCCGTCTGTAGTTCATCAAGAGTCACGCTCGAAGCCTCCTACGCACAAAATCTGCATGTAGCTCAGCAGACATCTCAGCACCGCTGATTAGCCCGTCTTTGATTGCAAGGCCCATAGAAGACGTGGCAGAGATGATTGAATCGAGATCGTCAAAAACAGACACGCACAGACTGAGGAATGGAAATCGGGATTCGGCGCTATCATCCGCGTTAGCAAGAACAAGAAACGGTATGCCAACCCCAAGAGCTAGCCCGGCTAGCCAACAGACCTCGGTATCTGGAACTCGAAAGTCTAGCACAGCTAGACTCGCTGCGCAAAACGAAGATACAAATTCTGTAACAGTCACAGAACTGCTGTAGGACCCGGAAGTAGTCACAACCTCAGAAAACACAGGAGACGCTTCAGACAACCTCTGCTCAAAAGATACGTCACGGCTGTAAACGAAAAGTCTCATAGCGCACGATGCTCCTGTACCTCAGTAATCGAAAATACGTCACAAATTTCCCATCAGAAGCCGAAAGAAATGCCCAGCAGAGGACAAATACTTACGAGACTCCATTTTTGGGGGCATTCTTTGACGCCTACCATTTGCGACAGCGATCCGCATCACAGCAGCAACCTGTCCCCAGTCAACCTCGACAAACCCAGCATCATTCAAGGAAAAGTCAAGCTGCAAACATGAGGACGATGACAAGCCAGAACACCAATTCGGGACTGCTATGAAGTTACCGAATTGAGCCGCGTAGAGCACTTCCACAGCCGGACAGGAACTTGCCCACGGCAGAATCAAGCAGTCTCCCCACTCAGCCAGAGACAACTGCTGCTTCAAACTCCAAGGTCCACACAGAAGCTGAATTCGTGGCCTCCGCGTCTGCGGCAACTCGCACTCAGAAATCGCAAACTCCAAGGCTCTCTCGGCCTCTTCTCTCCGACCATGATAAACAGCAGTCAGAGAAACAGAGTCAGTATCTCGGTACTCTTGAAGAAAAGCCTTGAACAGTGGGTAGAGGGTCCCCACCTCATGCTCCAGCGCTACAGTGTAAACCCGATAATCGCAAGACTTCCAATCAAGCCAGTCCACATGCGGTGACTCTACGACCTGAAAAGGCACGAAACACGATACGACTCGGACAGCGGGCAAAAGACGCCGCAAGGCATAAGCAACAGGTTCTGACGGAGCAATCAACAAGTCAAAACAAGACAGAGTGTCCAACCACCCATTGGGGGGAAGCAGCGGCGAGTTCCACAAAGCAACGCACTTCCCCGTTTGAACAAATTCACTATCCTCAGGTCCCCTGTATAGGACAACAGATACGCACTCCTGATTGTAGTGGTTCTGACTCACAACACCTTGGCCTGCGACGATGGAGTCTCTCACAGCCTGCAGCAATGCTAAATCACGCGCCGGAGCTTCCCTCGGCCAAGTCTGAAACGTCACCACGCTTATCACCTCTAAGACTAGGAACCTCAAGAATCTCGTGTCTAACGACGCGAACATCCTTCGGCGCTTGAATTCCAATACGCACGCGCCCTCCTGTGATTGATACGACCTCCAGGATAACGTCACCGTTACCGATGACAATACGCTCCCCCTTCTTGCGACTCAACACAAGCATGGCAAACCCTCCGTGGTAAAAATCTGTGAGGCCACTGCGCGAATACGAGTCATCGCGTGCCTCACTTGCCGAACAGACAGTCCAGTAACCTCTGCGTACACTGATACTGGAACCGAACTCAGTTCCCTGAGCTTCGTACTGCGATGGCTGTCGAAACACTGACCCAATCGTCGACTCGGTGACACCAACTCATTCCAAACCAGACTCTGGTTTGGTGTCAGCTTGGAGAGAACAAGCGCCTCAAGCTCTCTGGCCTCCACAACGGCAGAGGGTTCAGAAAAGTCAAGAGCAGCATCGGAATCCAGGGGCACAGTTGTACGAACGTCTCGCTTTGACGCTCGCTGAGACCTGCGCAGATCAATCAGACGCCGGAACACGCGAGTCTTCAACAAAGGCTCAAAGTCCGGGTCTGTTGGGTCCGTTTCTTGCATCAAGAGGGTCAACTCAAGACAACACTCTTGGACACAATCATCCAAGTCAAATCGACTTGGAATCGCGTAACCCCCTGCAATCATCTGAAAGTAACCGATCCAGTGTTCCGCCAACTGAGCGCAAAGCGCACGACCGCCTTCTACTTCGGGCATCCGATGTCCCCCGGTTTCAGGTTCTTCGGCGGCTCACAGTCCGCCACTTGGAGAGACCATTTTTCTACGGCAATCTGCTGTGAGGGTCAAGCACCCGAAAGGCACAAAATCTTGTGTCTCTTGAAGAAGCAACCACTAGAGCAAGTCGCCCCTAGAGCACGCAACGAGAACACCGCAATTCTCGCTCGTTTTCCTGGCAATTCGGACCATAGTCCGTCTGAGTTCATGCAAAAGGAACTCCTCAATCGTCTTTCTCAAAGAAGCCGGAACGCGGCCCCTGGAAACCAAACGATTCGCAAGCTCAGCGGCTACAGATTCAAGCTCATGATTCATCATCGCAGTCTCCCCATGCGCTCTTTGATCTCCTGAATCTCACCAGGAGTCAAGTAGAACGAACTTTTTACACACTCGTAGTAAGTCGCGCGCCCAAGGCTAGCAGGGTCCTCACCGTTAGGCATAGGAACTATCCCTGCGAATATGCCGTAAGGTTCTAGCTTCCTGGCCAGCTTCACTGAATACTTGAAAGCCTCGCCATCCATTGCCGCAAGAATAGGAGAGCCTAACCCCGCAATAGCGGACACTTGCTCTGGAGAAAAGTCAACTCCTAAAGTTGCAACAGCGTTACCTGCAGCAATAGCTGATAATGGACCCTCGCAGATAGACACTGGATACCGTCTATCTACAAGAGAACTGCGATACAGAAGTGTCTTCTTTATGGACCCGCCCGGATTGATATACTTCCTCCCCTTCTTGTGATTAGGAAGATACTTACGAGCAACCCAGTAAATGATCCTCCCTAAATCGTCTCTGTGAGGAAAGTAGATTCGAGTATTTCTGTCCTCAGGGGACAGCGAAAGTTCGTTGTAGTATATGTCATGCTCAGTAAGACCTCTAGAACGAAGGTACTCCCAGGCATACATAGACGGCTGAATCTGCTTCAACTCAGGAACCTTGACAGTCTCTTCAATCTTCGGAGCTATATTGAACTGCACACCGGAATCGACAGCCCACAAACGGTTCCTAAGCTGATCCGTAGAGGAAAGCAAAGGCAAATCTGAGTAGGCTAGATTCAATCTGACTGCCAGATACGACAAACCCCCCTTGACGGCACAAGACGCCTTGAAGCAAATAAACCTCTCCCTGACATAGTTCACAGCAAGAGTACGTCCAGGGTCCCCACAAAATGGACAGATATACCTGAACTCACCACTACCACCAGACGGGTGTCCATGACCTAGTTTCGCATCAAAGAGGTTTACATGTGCTAAGCTCATCTGTTACCTCCAGATATATCAATTCCGTATAGTGACGCAACGTGCCCCTCGTCCATCTCCTGAACCGTAGCCCTGGCATAGTCACACCAGCAAGCAATGATGAATGCATCATCTCCTCTACGAATCTTACCTGTCTCGATACGAAACCTATCTTCCCGGTGCTCTTGTTCAGTCTGACTCAGCGCAAGCGCTACATCCGCGTTTTCAATAATCGAAACATCATTGGCGATACCATTGATGTTAGTACGCTCTGAATACCTGTAGTTTCTCTGCGCCTGCTGTGCGGTCCAAATGCCGCACTGAAAGTCATCGCCAGTAGTAATAAGCTCATCTGAGATACGTCCAAGACCTCCAACAGCCTCTCCATCATACTTCATCTTCTTGATGTAATCGACGATAACAAGCTGGGGCTGAAACCCCTGGCCGCGTAGGTACGACAACAACGCACGGAAGTTACTCACAGTAGCTGTACCAGGGCTGAAGTATTTTATCATCAACCGGTGCGAAGAGATTGGCATAGCATTGGCACGCTCGTAGTACGTCGGATCATGCTTTACGATCGCATCCATAGGCACCCCTGTGTGCCTAGATGCATACTTCAGAGCAATATCAATCTCCTTCAACTCTAAAGTTATGTGCAAGACATTGAACCCGTACATCAACCCTCCATAACCGAAGTTAGTCAATGTTGTGGATTTGCCGATTCCTGATGGAGCGATGATGACACCTAGCTCACCGAACCCAAGACCTCCTTGCATACAGCGATCTAAAGCGGGAAGCATTGTAGGAACACGACGCGAGTACGTAGCAGACTCGCAGGCAATTTGTGGGAGGTTCAGCAGCAAGCTACCGACATCCAGCCCACCATGCTTCTCGATGCCAACCTGAAGCGCCTGCTCAACAATCTCACGACAGTCGTCGTACTGATCGTCGCGTTCCAGCTTATCAATGATCTTGTTTACGGCACCCTTCAGCGCCTGACGCTGACCGAATCTTAGAACTGAGTTCTTTACGTACTCACCATCACAAATCTGATGGTTGTAGACCCACCAGACTGTTTGACGAATATGGTTAGCGACCTCTGCGGGAACATGTGCTCGAAAGACATGATCCTCAACAGCAGCAGCAATTGACGAGTAATCAGGTACAGTCCTGTAATAATTGAAGTGATTCAAGATCAACTGACAAACAGTCGTCAGATGCAACCTCTCGAAGAAATGAGGGTTGATAGCATCATGGTGCACCGGAAGGAAGACAGGGTCTTGCGCCATGAGCGCAAGAATCTTGAACTGAAAATCTTCCCCGTATGGATACCTAGTCTGATTCATTCCAGTCTGCCCTTACGTCTCCGACGCGACATATCACTAGATATCGTCACAGCCTCGCTATTTCGACATCAGAGTCCAGGAATTTGCCAAGTACACTCAGGAGGCATATCAACCTGAACTGGATAATCCTCCTCAAACAAAGCAAGCATTCTCGTCTCAGCTTGCCTCTCAACCATCCTATGAGTACGGTCGTAGAAGTCGACAACACGTACCGGTATACCACTATGCAGCCCACGGCCAACTCTCTGATACACTCTACGATTAGCCTCTCCACCTTTTCCAGCTTGAGCCAGAATCAGGTCGGAGAACAGAGGGAAAGACTGTCCCTCGTCAAACTTTGAGGAGCCAATCAAGCACCTCAAGACACCTGTATCGAAGTCAGCCAGAGACTTCTCACTCCGGTCTATCTGATCCCGCTGCTCACAGTGTTCATTGATTACGCTGATCTTGGAACCACCATAGCAAAACGTCGACAGCACACCAACACGAGCCAGTAGTCTCTGCAGAATCTTACCGTGGTCTATCCTCTGGACTAGAATCACAATCTTCGACTGGCTGTCTTGAAGCAACCTCCAGTACGCATACCTACGAATAAACTCGTTACGGTACTCATTGTTGACAATCAAATCCCACTCAACGCCAACCTGAGCGCCACCTTCTCCGTCACCACGCCAAACAGCGTTATTTACACGCCTGCCGCCAAACCGTGAGACGTACTCAAATCTCGAATCAGGCCACAACATGGGAACAAACGTAATCGTTGGTTTCGGTACATGACCAAACTCCCATAGAAACTTAGCCGGCAACGAAGTAAGCGTCGGACCGCTGATGCCAATGATCCGCATGTCCCCAGGATGTGCGTATGGATTTCTCTTGTTTGCATACAACGTGGCCGACAACATCCATCTGTACTCTGCGGGGCAGTTGACAGACAGATTGAAGCACATATCTGCAGACCCATGATGCGCTTCATCAAGACAGAGGACCTTTCGCGAGTTCAGCATCTGCAGCGTCGGCTGATCTCTCCTCATAACAGCACGATGCAACCCATTGACAACGCCAACAACATGACTAGCGTTTTGCCATCCAGAGGAGCCGTAGAGTGCTGCGTCTAACCCAGCATTCTTCATCCTGCGAATCATCTGATTTGCAAGATTCGTCACTGTCACAACAGTCAACGAATCAGAAGAACCTTGCAGTAGTTCCAACCACTTCAAGGCAGCCAAGTAGCTCGCTGTCTTCCCCGCGCCTGTAGCAAGCTGAACTCCGCCTCTACGCCCCATGACCATCTTTCTAGCCGTCGAAATCTGATACGGCTTCAGAATGAAGTCAGGGTGATGGCGTGTACTCAGAATCCTGGAATCAGGATCGCCATAATAGAAAGTCGGGGGCCTTCCATGCACAGCGTACTGAACACCGTGTCTCTGAAGGCTATCCTCCAAATAGTGCAGATGTCCGGTAAGAAAAGACTGACTGTATCTGGAGAAGAACTCATGTGTCTGCCCCGTAACATCCTGATCTTGAACAGTCAGCAATTGGTGGAACCAACTCAGGTATCCAGCATTCGCCTGCACAAACGTTTGTTGAGGCCCATACCAGAACTCAACGGGCGGCAGAGGCGCTGACGCTGAGTACATCTCGTAGTTCCAGTGGTGGTATGGAGACCGACAACCCAAATCTGTTTCGTGACGCCTTGAGCATCGCTAGGAATCCGTGCCCGGCGTCGACAAACGAGAACACTTCATCATCCGACAGCGTCAGGTTCTCCTCTATCAATCGCAATACGCTCGTTGGTTTACCATTCGGACTGAAGAAATTCTCAGCGAGGTAAAGAAACACACCTCCAAGAGGTGGATTCGAGCTATCGAGCAGATAAGACGTATGCAGGTAGTCACAGTCTCGAAACGACAGAGGAATTTCACAGGGCAACTCAGAAGGCCCAGAACCTGAGAAGTTCGGAACGTCTACAGTACACCCAGCGGCTGTAGGTGGTCGTATTGAACACCAGAGACCCTGAACCAGTACATCGGCTGTAAAGCTGAACCATTCTGACTCTCCATCTCGCGGAGGTTCATACACTGGAGTCAGATCGCACAAGACAGCCTGAAGAAAGTTCCTCCACAGATTTGCAACTGTCTTCGTCTCACCTCCAAAATCAATGTCACCCGATAGAGTGTCAAGATTTCTCATCCACAGTTCGTCATCGTTTAGGTTGACCAACATAGACCCGCGAGAGAAACCCGCGGGAAGAAGACGAAAGGTGATGTTGCTGATCCGTCTGGAGTGGAATCGAGTTTCAAACCCGACTGTCGGATTCAAACCCCATCCAATAGGAAGGTTGAGTTCCCCCCGCCTGACGAGACCAGATATCCCATCTATTGACAACCCACAGACAGGGTCAAGCTCTTCTAATTTACCTGTAACTGGACACAACCCGCGTTGAAACGGCTTGAACCTGGAAGCCTTCAAATCCTTACAAGACTCTTTCCAGTCAAAGGAAGATGTAACCCCGCAGGAGAAACAAACACCATCAACTGTTCGTCCACATGTCGGGCAAAAACTCATCTTCAATCTCCTGCGAGTAGACAGAACGTACACAGTCCTGGTTGTTATTTCGCTGACGCTAAGTCAGCGCAGAATCTCCCATTCGACAGGCCCCTTTTGTCCGTGGGTGAGTTCCGCCGTGGCGGCTTCGCCTTCGGCTTCGCTTGCCGCCACTGCGGACCTGGAAGATTCAAAATCTGGACGATGGGGGCATTCTTTCTAGTCGTGGTCGCGCCATTAGAATGTCATGTCGATTCAGAACTTTTTCATGTCGTCGGTGTAAGTTCTTAGGCAGCAAGGTGGTTGCGCATGAACGAACTTTTTACAAATAGTCCGGGTCTGATTCTGTTATCAGAGAAGACCGCGTCTGTGGAGAACACTAGTGAGTCTTACACAGCGATAACAGAACTGAGTTTTGGGCTGTTTCGTCACTTGTTCTTGGCAACACAAACGCGGTCTGGTTGGTTCGCTAGACGTTCTACATCTGCGTCAACCATGATTTTCACCCACTCCTCGAAGTTGGTTTCTGGTTTCCAACCAAGAAGAGAGTGCGCCTTACTGGCGTCTCCGCAGAGACTGTACAACTCTGCTGGCCTCTTGTCAGCCTTTCCTGAGATGACGTGCTTTTCCCAGTTCGTCTCTCCGATGGACAGGAAGGCTTGCTGAAGGAAATCTCTAACCGATCGTCGTACTCCTGTCGCAATGACAAGGTCTACAGGCTCGTCTAACTGAAGCATCTTGTGCATGGCTTGCACGTAATCAGGAGCATACCCCCAGTCACGTTGAGCGTCCAAGTTTCCCAGGTTGATGAAGTCTCGCTTTCCCGCGGCGATCTCGGCTACACCAGTTGTAATCTTCCGAGTCACGAATTCCTCACCTCTACGTGGACCTTCGTGGTTGAACAGAATACCACAAGCGATGAACATGCCGAACGATTCTCTGTAGACGTTCGCCATTGAGTGCGCATAGAGCTTAGCGCAGCCATAGGGGCTTCTCGGTTTGAATGGTGTCTCTTCAGCCTGAATCTCAGTGGCCGAGTTGCCGAACATCTCACTCGTTGACGCTTGGTACACCCGCACAATTCGTCCAGATTCTCGAAGCCTCTTGGCTGCCTCAAGCACGTTCACCGCACCGACTCCCGTCGACATCATCGTAGAAACTGGCTGATCCCACGAGACTCCGACAAACGACTGTGCCGCCAGATTGTAGACCTCATCAGGCATCACCCTGTCGACAATCCTGATGAGGCTTCCTTGATCCGTGACGTCTCCCTCGTGCAGAACAACGTCGTTCAGCAAATGCTTCAACCTTCCCAGGTTTCCGCTACTTGTTCTCCTGACAACCCCGTGAACACTGTAGCCTAGAGTCTGCAGGTAGTCGGCTAGATGGCTTCCATCCTGTCCGGTGATGCCAGTGATGAGTGCTGTTCTCTGCTTCGTCATTTGGGTCCCTTTGTACGTGACTTCCCTGTCACCCAATTATGACGAAAGCGTCCCAACGAAAAAAGGCCAGTCGTCTTTACAACGACTGGCCTTACCCAGACTACACGCCTCAGCGCTTGCTCTTCTCATAGACGATCCGAGGAGTGGAGAGCCAGCGTCCAAACGCATGGCCATACTGCGCCTCGATGACTTTCTTCGCAGCTTGCTGGTCATTGACCCCCTCTATGCGAACGTCCTTTTCAACTGGAGGAACTGTGTTCAGCCGGATTCTTCCCTCGAAGACTCTGTTCATCATCAACTCCAAATTTCAAGGCGTCGATTCTGTGTAAGAAGACTGACGTCAATTCGTCATCAACGTCAAACACGGGCTGGTATGTTCCGTCTCGATCTGTAAACACAAGTCGATTTTGGTCTTTCGACTTCACAGGAAGACGAACCTCGATCCTTTCGGACTTTGAATCCCTGACTATCAAGTTCGCGCAGTACAGGAAGTCACCCTTCTCGCTGATTTCGATGTAGAACCCATCATGCGGTTGTCTGTGATTCAAGTACAACGGCAGTCGACGATCGTTGATAAGCTGACAGAGCTTTCCAAGGCTTGTCAGAAGGTAGGCTTCCTTGAACAGGTCTACTGGAATGGAACGAAGGTACTTCATACTTGAACCCCACTGCCGCCTGTTGCGTAATGTGAATCAACAAGGTCATTGGTTAGGAATGGATACAGCACTTGCGGGTTGACTGTCCTTCCAATTGCCTTGGAAATGATTTCCCAGGTCAGCCGATGCTTTGCAGCATCGTACATCCAGTCAACGCAGTTTGACCAGAGTGCGTATCCATCAAGGTGACTCAGATACCCGAACACCTCACGAATGTGCAGTTCAAACCCCAGCGACTGAAGTAGTGAGTACATCGGCAGAAGCTGCGCCTTGGCGTACTTAGCTGCCCCCCAGCCGACTGACCTGTAGGAATCGACAAAAGAGACTTCGTTACGATGCATACAGACTTGGTCGCAGGAGAACTCAACCAAACATGAGAGTTCAGAGAGTTTCTTCAAACGAACATTCTCCGCTGCCTTCACCTGTTCATCCAAGTCGTTGATCTTGTACTTGGTGAACAACTCAGACCGCAAGTCTTGAAGCCACTCAACAGGTGGATCATCCCGCTTCTTGCGTCGCGGTTGCAACCTTTTCTTCTCAGCGTCTACTCGCTGACTCCACTCCAACTCTGCAGACTCCCTGATGCTCTGACGAGCGGATTTCAAGCTGCGCAGTTCTTCCCCCGCATATATCAGGCGGTACTCATCGTTAGGTGCGAGTTTGTTGCTGCTCACGGATACTCACCTGTAAACCTGAGGCCCCAAAGATCAAGAACGCCCCTGTAGTGGTAATCTCCGAAGTGGTGTCTTACTGAGTCACGAATCGACATCTCAGGACAAACCAAGAAGGACCTGAAGATGAAGCCCATCGGAGTAATCCTGTCTTCTACGCACCATTTGTAGAAGACTCTTGGTAGGTCCGAGTACGACTGAGTCAGTTCATATTCGATCTGCGAATCCGTCATTGATCCTTCTCCTCTTCCTCTGAGATTCGTCCAGTTGGAATCTGGGTCATCGTGCTACGGTGAACGATGATTGGACCCCCACCTTCCCCTGTTCGGAATCGGATTACCGTTTGAGTTCGTCCCTTACCAACGTGGTAGAGGGCAGCGTGCGGTGCTCGGAAGTGAGGAGACATACTCCCCCTGCTAAGAGCTTCACCAACGTCCCACCCGAACTTACCCTTGCGCTTGGCACGTTCAATCAGAACGGGGTCCGGGTTCGCTGGATCAAACCGATGCTTGTCTTTGGCAAGAACGTCTGGAATGATGATTGAAGAATCGTTCTCCAACAACCCACAAGCCGTGACGATCTTTATGACCCTCTCAGATACTCTCCTAGGCGGCTGAACCCCCACTTTGGCAGAATCGAATATGATGGGGGCCTCCTCGATGGCATTTGCAACAGTCTCTCCGGAAGTCAACGGAAGTCTCATCCAACTGACAACAGAGCAGTCAGAGGCCGAGTCTTCATTCGGTCTGACGTGCGCTTCCGTTTCTCCGAAGTCATACAGAACGAGCAGAAGAGTCTCGTGCTTCCTATCTGGCCTATTCGGTATGCCCAGCTTGCAGACCAGAAGACTGCGGAGCCAGAAAGACTCGTTGTTGAACTCGAATTCCTCTAGTCGAACACTCTCTGGGAATCGAATCGCCAGCGTATTCGTCGGGAACTTGATTGAGTCTGATGGAACTTTGGAAAGGTCCAGCTTTTCAAACGCAGAGAGAACCCCTGGCCAAACGTTGTAGTAGGGTTGGCCGTCCCTGTACCAGTAAAGCTCTGCTAAGGCATGGTCCTTGTGCGTTGTTTCGCTAACGCCAAGAATCAGTGACTGGTAGAAAGACTCAAAACTCTTGTTGGGTTCAATACCACACCGTCTGGCGTATTTCTTCCCATAGGAGTAGATCGACGGATAGTCGTAGAACTTCATGTAAGTTTGTCTGTACGATGTAACGGATGAAGGGACTCAAGTGCAGGGCGATAACCGCTTCGACTGGGTTGAGTTCGTGTCCGCATCCGCAGGGACACTCAAATGGTCGCCTGTCTTGTCTCAGGATGCAGGCTATCGCCCTGTTTGCGATCTCCGGTAGAGCGTGGTCAGACGGCTTATTGAGGTTGTCCCTGCAGTGCCACTGCAGCACGTTGGCGAACCCATGCTTGAGTTCAAGACGTCTTGTGACTTCGTGCTCGTCTACATACGGGAACTTCTCTCCTGTCAGGTATTCGGCTAGGCCCTTCAAGATATCAGGCATCGGGTTGTACTTGCTGTCGTCATCTTGCTTGGAATTCATGACTGACCTTGATTGAAGAGGGGTTTCTTGATTTCCATTCTACCGCGGAGGCTGTCTGTAAGTCAAGCGTGAGTTGTACTTGACTCACGTACTGAACTCATCTGCTGCGAGGATGGATGCTCAACCCGGTCGGTCGGTCTTCCAGAACGAACAGGTGGTAGACGTTCTCCTCGTCAACCAGTTCGTATGACGGCGGAAAGACCTGCACGGCCCACTGATCCGGATAGCTTCGCGAGAACGCAGACCAAACTTCAGTCCAACTGAGTCGTCTGTAGTTTGGCGTTGAAATCCGGATGTACTGAACAGCCCCAAGGCAGGACTGTCTGTACCCCATCTCTTGAATCTGAACGTCTGAGATGTCAGGCGTAGAACGGTCGTCTGTTCGTCTTGAATTCCCCATCATCGCCTCTTGTGTAACAGAGTCTTTTTCCGTCAACGTCGTACCTTGGCCCTGGAAGTACGTTCGGAGCGAATTCCTTGCTGTATACAGCACAGTGTGACTTGTTGGAGAACAATTGGAGTGACCAGACTGGATATCCGTTTGACCTGTTGACGGTCCCCAGTATGCGCCACCCGGTCCAGTTCATATCCGGGTAGTTTTCGTGAGTCTGAAGAAGGTCTTGCAGTAGACTCTTGACTGCATCGACAGAGGCTGTACGACACCAGTTGACAAGACCAAGATCGCCTGTACTCGTGTGCTTCCTAAAGCAAGCGGTTGTCCGCTCAAGATCGCGTTGCATGAGTCGATCATGGTCCCCGCTGACGAGGATGTCCTGTTCTCCGTCATACTTCCACGGGAACTTGTGCTGACGGATGAGAACGCCAGAGCCTCGACCTAAAGAGGACAAAGAACCGTAGTAGTCCGGTTCTGCGATGTAGACTTCACAGAGCTTGCTCATGAGTGAACCAAAGTTGAGTGATTGAGTTCTGGAATCAAGACGCAACACCTCGGATACAGCCTCTTACTTGGGAGGTCCCCCAGATACCTCCCCTCGCACCCAATCAGAGATTCGATTGAACAACCCGGACCGACGATACAGGCAGTTCTTGCCCCGAAGTCTCTGGAGTCCATCTGAAGATTCTCAAATAGGACAAACGCCTCTGCGTCCGGATACTGGTCTGCGACAGACTTCAGTCGTCGCAGCAACTCCTGCCTCAGTTTGACGACGTCTTCAGATGGGAACTCATCGACAACGCACGGGCAGAACCGGTCATTTGCTGTTGGGTAAAACAGCCTGACGAATTCTTGCAAGGGGACTGCAGGTATCATGGGATTCTCCAATTGTGACTCCAGACCTGAGAGTACCATTTTACCAGACGGGGAGGAATGAGTCAAGTCCAACTTACGGACAACTCACGGGAAAGTTGGACTTGACTTGGGATTCGCTATCTGGTACAATGGTGAGACACAGACGTCAGGAATCGGAGTCAGTCAAATGGCAACCATGAGCGCAGAGCAAGCCCGGCACGTCGCTGACAACCCGGACGGTGTTGGCGTGGAAGACCTGGAAGCCTTCCTGTCCTTTGTCGGGGAAGGTGCCAGTCCCGTGTGTCAGGCAGCATCTATCTGGCCGAATGAAGAAGTCGACCAGATTCCGAACTACAACCATAGTCTGCTCAGCCCAGTCAACCGCGTCCGTGTTCTTGTGATTCTGCGTGACTACTGTGAGTTGATTGCCAAAGCTCGTCGTCTGCGTATTGATGGTCAGGTTCACAGAGCCATCAGTATCGAACACACCTGTGAAGCCCTTTACCATGTCCTGCCCAAATGGGCCAAGTGGTAAACCAGCAAGGAAGACATCAATGTCACGGAAGAGTAAACGACCGAGGAAGCACAACACGACTGGCTGGCCAACCCCGTTTTTACGACGGATGGTTTCGTGGGTCTGTCGCGAACTGGAGTATCCTGTACGTAACCTGACTGGCTGGTACTTTCGTAACAAGACGAAAGGAGCCTACAGCGGACGCGCTCATTGCCACAACACCACCCGGCAGCGGATAGTCGTAAGTATTGGTCCGGAGACGTCGTACCCGACGAAAGACCGTACTCATAGGGGTGTGTGGTCTGCGGGTGTTCTTGCTGACCGCATAGAGGGACTTGTCTTCGTGACAGCCCACGAGATTGCGCACTGTGACAACGTGCGACGACGTAACACCTCACGTCGATATGCAGAAGCTGCTGGTAACTACGGAGGGTCAGAGGAGTATACTGACCGTCGCGCTAAAGCTGTTCTTGATGTGTTTCGAGAGCAGCGAGAGTTGCTGCTCTCGAAATGGGGTCCACTCGCTGTTGAAGCTGAATCTACCAAGACTGAGTCGACTGTTGTCGCTCGTCGCGCGGCCAAGGCTTTTCAGAAGGAAGCTGAATGGGAGAAGAAGCTCAAGGCGGCGGAGGCTGGTCTACGTAAGTGGAAGAGGAAGGCAGACTACTACAGAAAGAAGTACCCGGACGGTGCATACCCGACAACCAGGGAAAAGCCGAAGAGCCGTACTCTCAAGCCTGAAGTTGAACTTCGCAGGAAGATCAACAGGTACATTACGTTGGCTGTGGCTGATGCTGGAATCAGCCACAACAAGCTGAGGGTCTACGTATTCGGTGCTGAAGGAAGCCTGACCAGACCATACCAAAACTATGAATGGGAGGGTGACTTCTACTCAATGCTGGAGGCCCGAAAGAAGGCTTGTCTAGGGGATCGACTTGAAGTCAACAGCTACACGCGATTTGACGATGCACTCATAGACTGTGACGAGATTGAGATTCCACCTACAGTAGAGCTTCTTGACTACTGTTTGCGTGAGAGTCTACCGTACTACCGCATCAGCAAGTCAGCCGTTGCCAAGAAAGAGTGACTCATGTCAAAGCTCATTTCTGTGTCTGACGTCAAGTTGAAACAGATACGAGAGTCTTCTGAGCGGATGCGATGCTCTGCAGTATGTAAGACGCTCTACAGCGTTGAGCATCAAGGACGACTAATCGGTTACGTCTGGTCAGAGGAGGGTTTCAGCTATCGAGGCACTCAAGGTTGGAATCGCGGAATCCGCCTTAGAGATTACCATCCAACCGAATGGCACTTTGGTGTCAGGCTTGGAATCTCGGTTCTTCCCTGTCCGCGCGTCAGTCGTAAGCTGGCTTTGAAGGCCGGTCTGTTTGCGCTAAATCATGCGAAGTGGTACTAAATCTGCGTCATGGTAAACGCAACAGACCCCCTGGAGGGTTGCCCCAGGGGGTCTGAGATACTGACAGGCTCGTCGAGAAACTACCGACGCTTCGTTGACGAGGTTTCAGGAGGTTGATTCTCCTGAGTCTCGTCAACAACGACTGACGGTTCAGCTTCCACGTTGATTGACAGCACAGGCGAGTCACCTCGCCAGAATAACAGGGTTGCCCCTGGATTCACTGTGATGTCACTCTGTGGCTCATCAAGCTCAACTGATTTGACAACTCCGTCACGAATGACGAACAGGCGGACATCTTGCGATTGCCCGGTTGTCGGAATCCTAACTCCGAACGCAGCAGCAACAGAGACTATAATCGCTGCGACTGCGCTCCATCGTGCAGGATTATCTGCTGCCCTAAAGATGGCCTTTTCAGCCGCCTGAATGGCAACGTCTCTTTGCTGCGAAGTTTCGGATTCACCAGAGACCATGATAAGGTGCTGCCGTTACCGACACCGACTGCAGTACGCGAACCCACAACTTGTACAAGACGTGGACGTGTGACGGAGAGCGAAACGGCTCCCCTTCGTCACGACCTTTGTCTTGCAGCCGCAGCCCCTTCCGCAGCGAATAACTCGCCGCCCGGCAACTGCGTCCGTTGGGGTTGAAAACGCAACGATGGCCAGCGTGAGCAAGGCCAATCGAAAAATGCTTCTCATCATTGCAGGACCCTTAGTGTGACTGGGATCGTGTCTTTCGCGGAGAGGAGGTTTCTACCCGACATCCGGAGGCGATGCAATAGTGAGATTCAGGATTTTTTCCAGAATTCTCAAGTTTCGATTTCAACCTCAATGCTCTGCAGCTTCAAGATGGGAACTGCGGACCTGACAGCGCGAATGAGGTAGTCA